CGAGATTCCTCTACGTCTCGTGGGCTCGGAGATGTGTATAAGAGACAGCTAGCCAACCCAACTTTAGAGGTTATCACAGGAAGCCCCACTGCTCCGGCTTCCAAGAGCATAAGGGGGCCGCCCTCAGACACACTAGCGCATACCACGCAGTTTATGTTATTATACCATACGTTAAGCTCTTTTCTGGAAAGGTTATTCGCATAGGTAAATCTAGCTTTAGTATTTGAAATAGCTTCTTTTATTAGTTCAAAATTTTTTAAAGGATTTTTATAATTGCCAGACCAGCCGGCTATAAAACGATTACTTTTGGCATTATCTTTTATTTTGAAAAATACATCTTTGTTAATAGATTGAGAGACTCTAAAAATATTTGGGTTTAATCCACTGAAAGATTTTTCAACAAAAGAGTTGCATACAGAAATGCCGCCCACTCCCTTCATATATGTATCATATTCTTTTTTTGCGCCAAGATCTGTCCACTTTTCATTATTTATAGCAATTACAACTTTTTCAAGTGGGATTGGTGTAGCAAGAAGCCTTGAATCACATAGTGCTCTGTGATAAAATAAATAAATTATATCATAATTATTATGATCAAAAACTGGCTCTGCCTTAATTCCTTTGCATAAAAACAAATTTTTTTCTGATATTAAATCTTTTAAATCTGCAGATTGATTATTTATTGCACAATCTTGATATTCTTTAATTAGTCCGTAAAATCTATGATCTGGGCGAACGCCATCATATTCAGCCAGATGTAGAATATCTATTTTATATTCTTTGCAAAGTAGTCTTTTCCAATTTTGAGCTGCATCATCATAGGCCCAGCCCGGCTTATCAACTATAAATAAAACTCTTTTCATTTTAATGCACCCTCAAGATATCTGACTATATCTGCATTATATTTGTAGTCATATTTTACATTTCGTTTAACTAAAAATTTCGCCTTAGCGACCCACTCTTTTTTATCATAGATATCTTCACACACGCTTGTTCTTGGGTAAGCCTCACTCCATCCGCAGTTTTTTGAAACCAAAACATTGCATCCGCATAAAATAGCTTCTCGCACGATATTTGGTGATGCATCGTAATAAGATGGGCAGATAATCAATTTTGTTTGTGAAAGAGTCCTTATGATAAAGTCATTATCTTTAGAGTTCATAACTGTAGTTCTGTCTACTGATTTAAAAGCAGATGAGTTATTTCCTATGGCAATTTTTTTATTTGATTTAAAATTACTAAAAATAGATAAAGCTAATCTTGAGTTCTTTACTGTTCTATTAAAATTAGAGCATATAAAGCCTATGTCATAATTTCTACGATCAAACTCAATGGATCTGGGCTTTCTATTTATTTCAAGCGATGTATTGAATGAGTTTAAAATTTTCTTTGAATTGCCATAATGTTTTTGCAGCAATCTTCTTCCAATTTCGCTATTTGGAACAATAAAGTCAGAAGATTTTATCGCGCTTTTTTCAGCAGCAAATTCTATAGACCTAGATGATTTTAAGTATTTAATTGCAGATATATCTTTTGATGATAGCTCCATCATGTGGGGACAGCCAGAAGCTAAGTAAAATATTTTTGAATTTGGATAAATCTTCCTGGACAAGACTGGCGCAACGTAATTTTTGCAAAGCACAACATCGGGCTCTCCTTTTAGATACTGATTTATCTTTTTTTTACAACTTTGCACATCTTTCTTTGAGGCAAGAAATACTCCTCCAATAGAGTCTGGATCAGCATTTACGCTTTTCTCTTCGAAAAATGTACCACATACTTTTATGCCTAGCTTTCTAAAATGCTTTATTAAAGCATATGCGTTTGTTGCCGCACCGCCATAATAGGGGTATTGAGTACTTGTAATTAAAATTCTTTGCATGATTTACTCGAATAATTTTACGAATCTTTTTGATTGCCTCTCCCAGGTCCACTCCCTTTTCGCAATCGCCTCTATATCTGACCCGAAAGATGCAAGGTCTTTCTTATTCTTATATTCAAAAATTTGATCTATAAGAGATTTTCTAGAGTCTATTGGAGTAAACTCCCTTACCTTAGACATCAGCTGAGGAACATTGCCTACATTTGTAGAAATTATGGCCCTCCCACACATGGCGGCCTCCAATACTGGATTCGGAGTGCCCTCTGATTCGCTGAAGCAAATAAGGGTACCTATAGAGTTGTAAAATTTTGCCATCTTTTCCCTGGAAAAATTGTTAGAGCTTCCAACGGTTCTCAGCTCATATGTTGTGCCCAAGCTTTGTATTGCTTCTTTTATTTCGGAATATCGCTTTACCGGCCTATCTTTATTGCCAACCCATCCAAATACGTGTTTGTAGTCCGCCGGATTTGTTTTTTTATTAAAGATATTATGATTTACACCAAATGGCGTATAAACAAGCTTTTTAAATTTTGCACTAGCGAATTCTTTCATTAAAAAGTTATTTGAAAGACCTATAGCGTCAAAAGAGGAAAAAAATGTTCTCATTTCACGCGCGCTTTTCCTGCCTATATGACTTGATACTCCGGTAACGAGCTTGTAGCCTCTTCTGCTAGAAATTTTATCTCGAACGTATCCGTATATTGGCCAATTTGTTATGTAAACAATATCAAAATCATTAAAATCTACTTTGTGCTTATCTTCGAAGGATAGAATTGTAAAATCATAGTTTTTTAAATTATGCTTAAGATTTACTGCTCTAAAATAAGTAGCCCAATTATAAGAGTCAGTTAAAAGCAGTATTTTTTTCATTTTAAAGCCTCTTCAAAAACTTGTTTCCATCTATTAAGATACTCATTTATATGAAAGTATTTTAAAGCAGTTTCTCTTGAGGCCGAAGAAAAATCTTCCTGCATCGAAGGCGAGTCCAATATCTTTTTCACTCCCTCTAGCATATCCTGCTTGCCATTTGCTATAATACAATTTTTTCCGTTTATAAGATATTTTTCTATACCATAATTTGCGGTAGAAACAAGCGGCATGCCGCACATCATGGCCTCCGCTCTGGTTCTCGGCATAGCACTATGTTTTGTTGTATTTAGAAATACGGAATGCTCATTATATATCTTTACCAAGCGATCGAGAGAGTGGCTGCCTATTGACTCTGGGTCGTCATTTCCGTGCCCTATGAGGGCGCAGCGATCCTTTAGACGATCTGCAACCCACCTCCATTCGCGATAACCCAATAGATTGTCTCTTTGCCTATACAGGCTTCCTGCGCCGAGCATTTTGCCATTTCTCTGCAGCCCCAGGTTGCTAAATTCATTCGGATCAAAGCCGTGCGGAATATAGAAGTGCTTTGCCCAACCGATTGCTTTAGAATGTAACTTCATACAATGCTCAGAGTTCCACACAACGCATCGCACCCATCTTGGTGGAACAAAAGGATTTGTTGTCTGCACTACCGCAATACCAGGAGGCTTATTAAAGGCGTACTTTCCTCTAAGGCGATTGTACTTTTCTGCCTTAATAGGGCTTCTTACCATTATAATGGAAACCCTCTTTTCCTGAAGAGCGCTTTGTTTTACATACTTCACATTTTCATTTATCGGTCGGCCCAATGACTTTGGATCAGGCGCGGAGCCATCCGGGTTAGCGCAGAAGAAGTCATGCCCAGTTTTAAAAAACTCATATTGATGACCGCCATGCACTAGCCAATCTGCTATAATATATCTTTTTGACATAACGAACTACGCTTCTAATGCTTTCTTAATATTAAGAGCGCACTTATCTATAGTAAATAAATTAGTAATTTGATTTAGATTTTCCTTCTTATAATCAAAGTTATTTCTGTCTTCATAGCAGCTTCTCATCTGCCTCTTTAAGCTATTGGCACTTGGATTTGCCCACCTTTGACTTGGCTCATACCATGGATTCCAATTCATGGACTTTGCGGCTGTCATAGAATGCTTTATTATAAAGGAGTTCTCATTATTTAGCCATTCAGTTACTCCTCCATACTTCGTTGTAATTATAAAATTATTATGGTTGATTGCATCATGTATTGGCATACCCCACCCCTCTCCATGGTGAGGGAGAACGAACGCATCACAAGTATGATGTAGAGCGTCTAAAAGATGGCGATCGATATGATCTGTGGACAAGAAGATTTTTGGTAAATCTTTTTTTGACCTCTTAACTAGCGATCTTATTTTTAAAATATCATCTTTTATTTTTTGCATTCCGTGAAGCTTATGGTTAATTGGATTAACCTTTAGGATCAAGATCACATTATCTTTAGATGAAAATTCTTCATAATAACTTTTTATTAACTTATGATATCCTTTTCGCTCATTCCATTGAAAAATTGAATAAAATTTAAATACGCTTTCATCTAAAACTAAATTTTTAAATTTAGATGGAATTTGTATTTTAGAGCTTGACGTGGGGCTCAGAGCTGGCGTAGGAATTATTTTAATTGGACCCTTGAAGCCGGCCTTTAAGCAAACATCTTTTACAAGTTGGCATGGAGCCCATATCTCATCCAGACTTGTCTTTATGTCTTTAGCCCACAAGTTCGGTAGTTTATCCGTTTCCCAGTAAAAATACCCAATTCTATAATTCAGAGACCTGTGCCTAGAAAATGGGGGAGTTTGTATGTATAAATCAACATCAGGTTTACAGTTATGTTGACGAAGCTTTTTTGAGAAATGCTTATTTGGCCCAGAGAAGACATACTTTGTCGGTATCCCGGATAAATCAAGGGCCATGGATATAGCCTGAGTGGCGTTTCCATATCCTGTAAAATCCTGGGGATTACCGAATAATCTTATTGATCTCTGGGTCATTAAAAATAAGCTCCGCTTAAAATTGGCAAAGATAAATCTAACTCTGAGTAAGTTAGAGAATTTCCAATTATCTCGCCAAAGAACATGCTCGAATTAATAAGTGAATTATTATTTTTTAGGACCCACTCTCTACAATTTATAGATTCATCAAATTTAAAATCACTTATCATTTTCGCATCCTCATCCAACTCCCCGGTTAGATAACCTATTCCTTCTACATAAGATAGAGAAGCTCTTATTTCTCCGACATCCGTTGTAAATATAGGAAGATTATACGACATAGCTTCAATTATAGATATTGGCGTTCCTTCAAACTTTGAGGTAAGCAAAAAAACATCTAATAAATTATAATATTCATAAACATTTTCTTTGTAACCAATAAGCTTTACATTATCAATTTTTTCTTTGACTATTTTTTCTTTGAGACTATTGCGCAACGGGCCATCTCCGATTACAATCAGCCTATGATTGCTCAATCGCTTAAATAAATCGATAGCATACGATATATTCTTTTCGGGAGACAGGCGAGCAACCATCCCAAAGAGCATGCCCCCTTCTCCTTCCCCAATAAGCTCTTTGATCGGGGAGTCTTTCGGCTTATATTTTTCAACATCTATGCTTACAGGTATTGTTTTTAGGCTAAAGTCTCCGGAAATATCATTGCACAGATTATCAGCAACTCTAATTATCTTGGATATGCCGCTCCTTGAGTTTAGCGAAGATAATGAATCAGACCACTTAAAATTGCTATGATATATTTCTATTAAATCGGAGCAAATAAGATTATTCTGCTTTAAATTTAAAATAAAAGAATATACACTTTTGCTGTTGTAGTAAATAATTTTATCATAATTTTCTTTTATCAGCTGATGCTTCAATTTGCTTAAGCTTCCAAGATTAAAGCAGTCATATTCTTTTAGATAATCTGATAACTTATTTGGTTTTAAAAATAAAAAATCTACCTCTAGTCCAGCAGGTCTGTGGCAGAATAAATTTCTTAAATAAACTTCTGCTCCGCCGTATATTGCATATGGAATAATGACTGCAGCGCGAACTGCAGACTCGCATCTTATAAGCTTATTGTCCGCTATAGATTTTTGTCTTTTAGATTCCTTCGGAAGAACTTCTTCCGAAATCTTAACGGTAAGTCTTCCGATTTCTATCCTGCCAATTCCGTCAAGCTCTCTTGTTATCAGGACTTTTGCTTTTTTGCCAAAGTCTTTTAAGCTTATTTTAAAGATTGATTCATTCCAGCTTTTTGATGTAAACTTTATCTTTTTATTGAACAATATTTTATCTTTTTCGCTAACTACCCTTAAATAAAAAAGACCATTACCTGAAATATTTTTTGATAATATACGAAACTCGTATTCACCAGGCTTATCAATAAATGAATAAAAATAACCTTTATTATTCATTTTTACGCTAGATTCACAGTTTACGCCATTCATATTCCAGTCTTTTTTATTTTTTAAATCTAGAACAATCATTATATTTCCAAAATGCTTTTTGCGGCATTCTCCCAAGTAAATCTTTTTGCAGTCTCTAGAGCATTTTTTCTAAACTTAGCCTTGAGAGAAGCGTGATTGCGATATACTTTGTGCATCGACTCTGCGAGAGCCTTTATATCGGGCAGGCTCGTTGTAGCCCCCGGCGTTGGCCGCCAATATTGATACCGCTTTTCTGCATCAACGATCTTATAATCGTAAAGAACAGAGTTCTTGTCCGTAAGAAAATCAAGATGACCAGAGAAGCGAGGGGCTACAACGATCATTCCTGCCGCCAGACCCTCTAGTAGGGGTAGCCCGAAGCCTTCGGCGGATGTGGCGCTCACAAGGGCATCACAAGCGTTATATAGGGGCACTATGCTTTCGTACCTTTTTTGAACAATTTCGATCATGGGCAGATCGGTTCTCTTTCTATGCTTATTTTGAACAATCATCAGCTGCTTTTTTACGTCACACTCAAAATAATTTTTTGGCGCCTTTAAGCTTGTCTTTAGCACCAGGCATACGTCATCTTTATTTGTGAAAGCAGTGTAATAAGCATCAATAAGACGATCTAAATTTTTTCTATAATGAGGTATAGAAACGTTTAAAAATCTAAATCTACTATCATTAGTTAGCTTTATTTTTTTCTTGTTACTAAAGTCAGATAAATTAATTCCGTGAGGAACTACTATGCATTTATCTTCTGGCCAACCTGAGTCTACAAAAACTTTTTTAGAAAAGTGTGAAGAGGGCAGGGCATAATCAATATGCTTTATAGAATCTCTCCAGACCTGGGGCATGATACTTGTTTCATAGTTATAGATGGCCAACTTAAGCTTTGCATTCTTCTTAAACCTATGCTCGAAATTTCTCGGAAGCGTATAAGCGATATCTATATCAGGATCACTTACATCTCGGATAAGCCGACTCAATTTTGCCGGCAAAAGTGAGGTTCCATTGATGCTTTTCAGATGAAGGTCGCAGCCAAGGTCATGTAGACTGCCCAAAAGATTCCGCATAGTAACAGCCCAGCTATGGCTTGTTCCAAGCATAGACTCGCAGCGAATATTTACATTTTTCATGCAGATATTGTACTAAATATTGGACTTATTTTCTGAACAGCCTTAGATAACGCCATTCTGCTTCAGAAAATTAAAATAATCTTCAGGAGTCTTTCTTTCGCTCAAGAATGTGTATGGGAAGAACGCAGGATCAGCCACTTTATCGGCACCGTCTAAGAGCGCCCTGACCATTGTAGGGCCATCAATTTCTAGTTCACTCATATCCATCTCGATGCCTATCTCTTCTGTCTCTTCTGATCTAATTCTTTCTTTCAAAATTAGTCGAGCTACCTTATTCTCGAATTCTTCTAGAGTCATGCCTGCGCGCTCCTCGGTTTGTCTGATCTTATGATCTTCGGAACCAGCATCAGACATCTGAGCAATTTTTAATATGCGCGCTAATCTATTAAGTCTATTCATTTCAATCTCTAATCAGGGCTGCATCTATGGGAGATGGAAGTTACAGGGGAACGGGCCCTCAACAAAGGTGCCCGTGGCAGTATCTCCGGTGATAAAGAAGCAAAGATCTTCATCGGCAATAGCAGTCTCATCTTTGCAGGTGCCTATGCCGAGCTTCTCAAGGTCCTTAATGCCAATGTAAATATCATCATTCCTAAATCCAGACTTCTTTAGGTGAATGCCAAAAGAAAGTACGGTTCTATTAGCCTTATTTAATGCATCATATAGAATATTTCTTGTGCTAAACGATACAATCCCAGTCGAAGGATCTATGCTAGCTCCAATCTTAAAGATTACTCCCGACGTAATATCCTCATAAGCAATGTCAAAGCTTATATCTCCATCTATATAAAGAGCTGAGTTTGCACCAGAAGATGGCTCTACTACGATCGCCTTAGAGAAGCCTGGCAGATGCCCGGTTCTGGAAAGGAAATATACAGCCATACCGGTAACATCAACTGTAATGTCAGACCCAGCGGCAAGTGGGCCGGGTGTAAATGAAGATATCAGTGACTCGTTGATTGTTTGAGGATAATCGATTATAGTTCCAAGATTATCTGCGTTTATAACTTCTAAGGGTATAAGGTTAAAAGTATCCCCTCCTGGATAAGCATCAGATAATGTAAACTTCATGCTTGCAGATACAATGTTTGTTCTCCGGTTTAGAGAAATTGGGAACCCAACAGTTGCTCTGTTAATGATATTTGTTGATGAGTCTCTGGAGATTTCAACAAAGTTATTACCAGTATTATCAAGGCTCGTCAGGTTATACCTGACCGCTGTACTATGAATCTTTGCAAAGAATACCTGGCCGGCATTTGGAGTAAGCTGCTGGGATAGCTTAAAGGCCAAGGATGCATCCCCAGCTCCCGGTGAGAAGCTTGGCGTCGAACCAATTTTGCTGAATTTTCCATCAATGCTGTCCTCGTCTAGAAGTGTCTCGTCATAGTACATTCCGAAAACAGCTTCGCTTGTTCTTCTTAATCTAAATGTAATCTCGTCCCCAAGGTCATCTTTGGCGACAATGGCTCTATCAAAGTCGTTTAGAACGGTTCCCGTGGAAGTATCAGATAGAGTTCCGGAGTAGAACATCTCGGTTGAATCTCCGGCAGAGACTCTCCAGCCAATCTTTAGGTTACAGGTTGTTCCGTCACCATTAACAATTTCTACCTCACCGAAAAAGCTGACCTTTCCAGCGATTAAGCCAGAGTCTGACCACGTTGATCTTGATGCTACAAAATCTATTACAAAGTCGCCGGAAATTGGATCGAGAGCGGCAGGATAATCGATTATTGCAGTTCTTTCTGGTGCGCTGGTGGTTTCCAGCAGGAAGGTAGCTGGAGTATTTGCGAAAGGATCTGTTGTTATTACGAAATAAGTTCCTCCAGATGGGTCCGTCACCGTCCAATCAGAGAAGCCAACTGATGTAGGATAGCTATAATCAACAAACGTTTCGCTTATAATCTCATCAATTAAGTTGTTTGCTTCTTCATCGGCATAGCCATCAACAGCGTAGCCGTCAACGAGAGCATCGACGTGAAGGCTGGCTATACATTGCGTTATCTTTACTCTACCCTTTGTTAGATCGGTTTCTCCGCCCGAGTCTTCGCAGCCGACGTAGGTACCATCGGAAAAGACCATAGCGGGATAGCCGGAGGCAGTCTTGCAACCACCGGCATCGGATTTTATAAAGTTATTGTAAAGATCAATTTGACAATCTTCAATCGTTCCTGGCGGCATAGCTATAGAGATTGTTGAATACTCAATATCTCCATGATAGGGAACGCCAGGCTCGCTATAGATTTCGCCATTGGGGATGTAGAGGTCATTTGGAAGGATCTTTTGATTTCTGAGGATGGGGCTGCATGCATCCGGCTGAATACACTCTTCTGTTTCGCAGACACATGATCCTGCCACTTCTTCGATTAGGTTTGTCTCCACAAATCTTCTGAGATCGCAAGCTTCTATCTGAGATTCTAGATGAAGAACTCCGGAATAAGATATAGACCAGTTTTTCTCTGCATATGGAGTTTTTAGCAGGTTTAAATTATCTGCAAACATGTTTACTGCAGTCCCACTAACTACCACTACGTCAAACCCGGATGACCCATCAAAGGTGGGCTCTCCTCCGCCAGCATCTTTGACTGTCAGGATTACCTCTAGGGTGTCTACATCAAAGGTCTTTGTTGCAACAAAATATTCACCACTGTCAACAGAAGTGGCAGGAACGATGACTTTGTCTCCAGCCCTTATTGCAAGACCCTCTTGCTCTTTGCTTACGGTAAAGCTTATTGTATTTGTTCCAAGATCTGTGCTTGCAGATAAGCTCGAAGAAACTTCATCGGCAGAGTTGAATAAAGTTGGGAAGTTGCTATCATCTGTTATGTTTTCTAAAGATACCTTTAGAACCTTGATAACTTCTTCCGCCTCAAAGTTTACATATCCATCGACCGCATCTTCTAGAAGCTCTATATCTTCGCCGTCTACTGTACCATCATTATTTAGATCTGATTGCAGAAACTCTACGATATCGAGTTCTCCACCCAGAATTCTGCGATCCGTTGTTTGCGCACCAAGCGTGTTGCCAACGACATCCAAAAGAATGCTGATATCATCGGATGTGTATTCTCCGTCGTTGTTTAAATCGCCAAGTCTGAGGGCGCTGCATTCAACGCTTGTAATTCGGTATCTTGAATTGCATTCGCAATCTAGATCTGGAGTGAAAATTCTTCCTACCAAGTTTTGTATCAGAACGTCTGATCCCGGATCTATAAATAGTGCATAATCTCGACCTATAAGTCCCGGCTTATCGGCAGTTCCGCTTATATCTTGTGCATCTCTTGCATTTTTGTCAGTAACTCTGCTCAAAATGAGGGGAGAATCATCGAGCTGCTCATCAAGCTCTGACTCAGTTAGGACGCCAATTGATGGCGCATCTTTAATATTCGTGTAAACAAAGTTGCCGGTTCTTGGGTGAGTAGCCGGATCAACAAATTCATCCTCACGGTAAAGCACTACATAATTCTTCTCTCCCTCTGCAACAGAGGCTAAGGGAATATTTCTTATAAAGAATGGTATTCTGGTCGAACCAACGTACTCTACCGTCTTTGGTACTGATACTGGGAAACCGTCAGTCGTATAAGCTTGCCCATCAGTTATTTCTATGGAATCAGAGTGGACAACAATCCACATAGATAAATCTGGATAGTCAACATAAGATGAGTTAGTTGGATCGTATTCTATAAGTCTATAGTCTTGTCTTCCAAATCTTTCTTGCGGATTTAAATCTTGGCCATTATCGGTCTTTCTAGAGGGCTTATAATATCCTGCGGGAATTCCGAGTGTTCCACGGCTGTTATTTCCCCTTCTTGATACAAGTACGGCATAGAACTTATCCTCTTCCAGGGACGGCTCTATGTTTGGATCTGCAATCAGCGTAGTTGATAGATCGATACTAACAATCTGCGGATTTTCGTCTAGCTTTACGCCAATTTCAGCAAAATCCTCTTGAGAATAAGCAACCTCTATTAGCGGGGATGGATTTGGATCAAAGTCCAGTAGATTCTCGGGGTTGGGATCAGTTATGCAGGATATGTTATCAAGCAGCTTGTGAACCGACACAACGATCTCACCGGAGAAATCGTACTCGCTTCCGACTGGCGCAGAATCGTCTCTTTGAACGTAAAAGAGTAGATCAATTCTTTGAAGATTGTTTGTCTTAGATAGAAACTTCTGGCCGTACTGGATGGTTTGATCTGCATCAGGCTCGAACAAAAAGTTGCTGGAAGCTTCTAGCTCAAAATAAAGTTCGTTAAAGTTGTATGTTGTACCAAGAGCCGTCCTTATTTCATCCTCAATTGATCTGCTAGTTGAAGATGTAACAAATGACGCAAGACCGTAGTTTGGCGATTCAACCTGAGAGAAGGTATCTGTCTTTGGAAATACTCTTAGCGGCTCGGACTCCCTAAAAACAATTTTTCCATCGGCTGCATTCGTCTGGACGCTTTCTGCCATAGCGGCGTACTCGCTCTTGCCTGTTCCTCCAGAGAAGTTATTGAAAAAGACAGAGATTACTCTAGTGTAGTAGTTGTTAGTTATTCTGGTGCCGTTTGAATCAAACTCAATCAACTCCGTTACAAGCTCCCCCTGAGTCTTGGTTGAGCTATACCTCAATCCGAGAATAAGCACCTTAGCCTTAAGCCTTCCTCCTACGCTAAGGTTTGATGCCGTTACCTCAAGTCTATTTCCATAGGTTGTATCGCTCGGCTGGCGATCAAAATAAATTGCAGAACCGTCGAACTTGCCAGCACCGATTTTTACCTCTGATTCATTTGGTTCAGCGGAAAAATCACCAGGAGATGCCGTGTCAAAAAGAACTCTGCTCTCAAAAATGCTATCCCTGACTACACCATTTTGGTGAAAGTCCAAGATGATATTTGAAGCCAAATTTCTATGATGAATCTGCTCGGTGTCAAGATCTGACTCAGTAACCTTTTGTCCGTCAAAAAAATTAACCCTAGGCAGATTTTCCCTACTGTTCTTTGACATCAATTGCTCCTAATCTTTTATTCTCGATAAAGCTTTTATTATTAATAGAGATTATTTGCATAAATTTCTCGGAAATTTAACCAAAGCATTAGTATGAGAAGGCTTCAATCTGTTAACTAATTCTACGATTAAATCTTCTATTTCTTCTGTATTAATTTTTTCAAATTCGTCAAAGATTTCTATATCGAAATTAAAGATTCCCCTAACTGGGTCAGTGACTTGAGCGTATTCTGGATTCTCATCGAAGTTGAGATCAAGCAAGAACGTTGTTGCATCATCCTTGGTTACAGGAAGTACTGTGCCCAAGTTTTCTGAGTAATCAAGATCGATGCTTTCTCCACTTGGAGATCTTGTATTATCCCGAGGCTTATTGCTCATTCGAAGATTATCAATTCTAGCAAGTGCGGTCTTGTTATCCAACACGCTTCCGCCAATTGATATAACTCTAAAGTCATCTGTGAGCGAGATTTTTCTTCTCTTATTTGAATTATTTGTGGAATTCGGGCTTTCTCCGTATACACTTCCTCCACCATATTTAAGACCAGGATCTCCATATCTAATTGATGTTGCAGCAGCCCCATCAACGAATATCTTTATAAAGTCATCGCTTGAGTTAGCCTTCCAAACACACTTTACTCTATGCCATGTATTTCTCTTCCAATCTACATCGATTCCAGTTAGTATTTGTCTTTCTCCATCGCTGATTGAAAATACTACTTCGCTTTCTTCGGTCTTGTAAACCGATACTCTTTCGCCATTTAAGCCAAGCGGAATGTAAGTTACGATCACATCAACATTAAACCCTGGTAGCGCCTCCTTCAGCCTTATGGTTCGGCCATTTGGAGATAAGGCTGATCCTCTTGAGAAATCCTTTGAAACGCCCGTACCGCCATCTAGAAGTCCGGAGAGGTTGCTTCTTTCAATTTCATCAAAGAGGATGCTATCTTCTTCATCCTTATTATAGAATTTTGCAAACCTCTTGCTCCGATCTAGAAGTTTTACGCTAAGTATCTTGCCGGCAGGGCTCGGCAGCTCAATCTCGATGGGAGATGTAGACTGAACCCTCTTTGTATTTACCGAAGATATATCCACATAATACCTTAAAGTTGAGTCATTTAGTGTATCTAGAATTGGGCTAACCCAGAATTCAATCGTACCACCATTCTTTCTGAATATAGAAAGATCATTATTTAGTGTTACTGGGCGTCTGCCGGCAAAAATGCCAGATAATCCAAAGTTATCATTAACGCTCATCGAGCTAACAAGCATTTTGTCATTTCGGACATACCTTGCATCATTAAATAGAGGACCGCCTTCCGCCTGATTACACTCAATAAAGGTTTGTCTTGCAACATCTGCATCAAAACCAAGCCTTATCATACGAGACTCAAATTCTGCCTGGTTATTTATGACCTCAAGCAGCCTTTCTCTGTCATCCAAGTCTAACTTAAACTTATAGTTAAATTCTTTATTCAAAAACTCTTTCTGTCTCAGCCTTCTTGACTGCAGATCAATTGGATTATCAAAATTAACTAATAGTAGAGTTTGATCATCGTAGCAAGCTGGATTAGGCGAGACAAAGTCTCTCGTTATACTTCTGGTTCCACTTGTAAACTTCTCATAAACTCTTGTATCTGATGACATTTCTGTTATGATCTTTAGATCGTCAATGATTCCATTTATTGAATTGCTCCCCTCGAAATCTGTTCCAAAGAATAAGTCGTGCCCAACATTGGGAATCTTTACATTTAAGAATGCCGGATACTTTACGATATAATCTCCAGATACAAGCTCAAATGGTATAGCGCCGTCTGTTCCATACGAGCTTATTATAAAGCTTCCATTGTAATATTTGAATATTTCTGCGTATTCCCCACTGCTATTTTGAACAGTTATTGGATCTCGCTCTTTTAGCTCAATGACAAGCGGCTCATAATATGGGTCGGCCAAAGTTAAGCTGCCCTCAATTGAGTCAACGGTAAGGAATAGTTTTTCGCCAACTATATCTCCGTTTCCTCTTACTTCAAATTCCTCAAAGTTTGAGCCGTCTACAGTTTCTCCTCTGATAATCAGTATATTTTCTTCCTCCGAATAACCATCTACCATTTCTTCGCAGAAGATAATATTGTCTGAATCAACATTTAAGGTTAAATATCTTCCAAAGTTAGTCTTTGAAACTCTTTCATACTCTGATGATAGCTTTGAATCGCTTATATCTGTAAGAAAAGTTGCAGAGTAGTTTTCGAATCCAGGAGTTATTGTACACTCTGGTATATATCTTTCTTTTACGATTCTCGTTATGCTTACTGATGATAGAGATATGGGCTCAACTGCATGGGCCATAAATACGCTCTTGCCGCCAAGCGTCTTTAGGTAGCTTTGGCCCGTATGCTTCACAGGCTCAAGGTAAGAAGAGCCGGGAAGATATGACGAACTAGATAGGTGAACTCTTTCGTTAACTCCCCTAAATAGCAATCCAAAAGTTTTTATGTGAATATCTAGGTCGGATATGCTTACGGTTGTATTCCAATTGCAATCTTTGTCTAGGCCAACAAACTCTATTATGCCAGACTGCGCGTTTGTCCGATACTTGGGGCTAATGACGGATCCTTCATTTTCGATTGTTATCTGCCCATTTTTTACACTATACTTAGTTCCGCCGATCTCTTCCTCGCTCTGATCACATTTCGTTATATAGATTGAGAATGATGAATTAACAAGATCGGTATTTATAGCGCTCTTTATACCTGCCGAGGGGGCAAGAGAGAAGTTGATATCATTCGCGGAAACATTAAAGATGACGGGAAGAAGGGTATCTGGATCAAGTATCGTAACGCCATTGCCAACCTTCTGGCCGATAATGTATTTCCCTCCAACGTATATGCTGGCATCTTCAGATGAACTAAATATTATCGCTCTACCATACATCTCAGGGGTGAACTCAAATAGCGAAGATGATAGTGTAGCAGAACCTGCTAAAATTGTACCATCACTAATAACCGGATAGTAGGTAATTAGATCTGTTATAAAATCCTGCAATGTTTCCTTCTCTATTCCAGAGAACTTATCATTTATCTTTGCCTTAATTGGGCCGCCGAATCTAAATATATTTGGAGCCTCTTGTCCGTCAACAAAAAGATGCATCTCATCTTTTTCATATAAGGTATTTAACCTCCAGCTTGCAGCAATGTGATGAATCTCTCCTGCTTTAAAGTTCTTTATATTTTTTGCAATATTGTACATTGCAGGATAACCATTGGTTGTAAACCCATTGTCATAAACCCTGAAGTTCAAGAAGCCCTTGCCATCCTTAAATATTGATATACGATTCTTGCTGTCAGACTCTCCTGAGTCAAAAAGATATCTTAACTTGTCGGATGTAAAGCGAAGCTCATCGACATCAAATGATACCTCATCACCATATCCGTCAACATAACCGTCAAGGTAGTCGTCAATATATCCATCTTCATATCCATCAACAAGCTTCTCCGCGAAGAATGAGAATTCGATCTTTTTATCGGTTGAGATATAAGTATCTTTGTCATCCAGAAGGTCTTGGCCATCAGTATGAATGCCATCGAATTCAATTAGGGAAATAGACATCACATTTCCAGGGAATGACTGATGGAACGCCTGTGCGTTTAATGATGCTGAATCAAAAAGGTTTATTGCGAAAAATGGTTCAGACATTATATCGCAACTGTCATATTGAGCTGTCTCAAAATCATAAGTAGAAAGCCTAGATATGATCTCTGTTTCTGTCTCTACAAATATTTGATCGTCAGCCTTTCTTAGGACGATCTTGTTAAAGCTGCTATTCTGCCATTCAAAGTAAGCTATATCAACGATTTCAAGGGCATGTGCATCGATAACCAGTATGACGCTCTGACCGGCATTTGTGACTCCAAGCATCAGCTTGATGTTTATTTCTCCATCGAATACATGGATTGGCGCTATACCCACAGATTTGCCGGAGATATCTCCGCTAAATGTACTTAGCTCAGTTTCTTCATAACTATCTACCCTGAAGTTAACTGACACAGAATAATTGCCACCGGGACATGGCATTGGAGTGTAAACAGAGTTGTTTCCATCTGAGTTTTCATCAAATATAGATGGTCCAATGGTGTAAATTCCAGATGAGTTGGATGTACCAAAGTCCACAGTCTTAGCCCAATGCCCTCTGTCGTTTTGAGAGCCCCCAATAATTGCATTAATTATATCTGAATTAGTCTCATTTATTTTTAGCCAGCCAGAATCCTCAAGCTTGCCATCACCACAATACCTAAACGAGGAAGAGCAAATAACTCCATCGGCGCAGCTAGAATCCTCTTTTCTATGCGACCTGTTGACTGATGAAAATTCACCATCCGTAATTAGCCTTCCGGTTAGGTTGTAATTCAGCGGAACTAGGTCATAAACAAAGAAATAGTCTTCACCAGTTACTACAACATCAACAGGTACATTCGCATCCTCTGCTATACGGCTTCTAAATATCCACTGGCCTGCATCGCTCGACAGCTCTGAGCTGCAAAGTTCGTCATACCAAATAAATATTCCTTCATCATCCTGCAAGTTATACGGAGAAGAACCAATCGGGTAGAAGCTTTCTTTTGATATCTTAAATGGGTTTGTTTTAGGAGATAGTCCGTTCTTACCGATAAATATATCGTTTAAATTAAAGCGATTATTTAGAGTATAAACAAACTTTGTTATATTTATTTCGGAGTTAATCTCTGACTGCAAAGAACCTATGGATAATGATCCATACTCAGAAGTGGTAGGATCTCCTGCCAGCTCATCTAAGCCAAAGACTGAGTAAAATGAGCTATCGCTCGAATCAATTACATCAGTATAAAACAGATCTATAGACTCTGCATTTAAGAGTATATTTACAGTATTTTCTACAGGCCTTCTATCTACTGTTATTGAAATATCGCTCATCAGATCAAGAACAAAGCTCTTTTCTTCATATCCAAAAATCTTATTAGAGGCGGTATTGCTATCAGTTAATATTGTCGCCGTACCATAGGCCAATACACATGCTCCAGATGGATAAGTTGAGTTTATAGCGTCAGATCCCATGGCTGATATCTCAGGCTTATTAATCGGAATTCTGCTTACAACTACTCCAAATATCTCTTCAGGTATGGATCCAGTTACTTCTTCCAAATCAGAGTTTAAGAATGCCATAACCTTAAAGATATTTTCGCTTGAGTCTATAAAGACAAAGGCATTAGCTCCACTATCAGTCACAACATCGGTATCAAGCATTAGCTGAGTACTAACGGCAGCATCAAAAGTAACGGTTACAGCATTAAAGTCTTTATCCCTAAATAAGGATAAGGTATCAACCGTATCTTTTATTGCGCATGAGCAAAGTGATGTTTTATGATATCGATCATATTTATCAAAATCATTTTTAGTTATATCAAATTCGTCGATAGCAAACACTGCAAGCTCATAATTGTTTACAAGCAATGGCTTTAATGAAAATAGTGTTACTATACTTTTATTGCTATCGTCTACGATTAAGCTTCCTGCTATGAACTCTGATAGGGCTGCCGCATTTACATTGGATCCGTAATCACCAAAGCCGCCTGATAATTCATCAAAAGATTTACCAAAATCATAGAGTCCATTTTTAAAGAAATAATTAAAAGAAAGTTCTACTTCCAGCTTGGATCTAGAGATTCTGTTTAGAAGAGCATCTTCTTTACTTAGTAGGTAGCTGGAAAACTCGATCTTCTCATCTTCGCCATCTAAATAAACTCTTTTGTTATTTGCTGTTATTCCGCCTCTTGAGCTATCAATAATGCTAAAGTTATCTTTTTCTGAAAATAGTCTGAAATTCGATTCAAAATCGAATGGATTTTGACCATTCATATAAGAATAAACTTTTTCGCCAAGGTTATCAATTTCAATTTCTATTTCAGCATCATTATCGATACCATTCCAGTTTGGAGTTAGCCAAGCAGAAACTGTGCCCTCTGTTAAATTTATATTTGAAAGAGATGGTGTAGTAACAGTTATGCCATCTTTAATCAAGAGTCCATCATTAAATTTGGATGGCAAAAATTCAAGATTACCATCGGCAACAACCTTTTCTGGATCGAGATAATTTCTTCCCAACACCCAGGTACTGAATGCCGTTTCGGATATTTCCGGCGTCATGTCAGTAAAGGATTCTATTAGATTTTCGAAAGAAGGCAGCGTCGGGCCTGTGGCGAAAGACTCTATCGTTCCGCTCAGGGCATCTCGATAAACTTCTCGGTCGGTAGTAAGGTCAAAGTTTTGAAAGAAAGGAATCTTTGTCAATATGCCAAAGTTATTTCGTAGAGCGTCTCTTAGCGCGCCATATCTGTAGCTTACATAGTACTCTTCGCCTTCTTCGATTGAATCGCTGATTGACCAATCAATTTCGTTATCGCCATATTCATAAGAGACATAAAGATCATCGTAAAGGAAGCTATAGGATAGGTAAAGTGATCCGTAATTATAATCTACAGCGAGCCTCGTACCTATAGTCGGAATATTTTCCGTAATGTATTCGACAGTAACAGAGTCCCCATTAGAAAGGAATGAGTCAGTCGGAATGGATATGACTATTCCGGCATCATTGTATTCTATCGTTACTTTGTTTATAACTTCTGCCGCTCCGAGTTCTGGCTCAAATTTATCGGATGCATTGGCAGCCGGAGAGTCTATGTAAATTCTCGAAAGAAGCTCATCAACGCCAGTGATTACAAACCTTGAACCGTTTAGATCAAGCAAGAAATCGCCATCAGTATCTATAAGCGATAGATTCGGACCAGACTTTATTTCAGCATAGAGCCCGGTGCCATCAGTGCCAGTTGCAACGATAAGCATATCAGAAATTTTTGTTACATTTAGCTTTTCATCAAAAATTTCTTCGCCCGTAGGGTTATAGATCGCCCTGTAAACTCCGGACGCCATAGGGTCATTTACCCTTATTATAAAGTTATCTTCATTTGAGAAAACTTTAGTTGAGTAATAACGCTTTAAATCTAATACATTTTTTTCGAAGCTTGTTACACCTGGAACGTAAAGGTTATAATCATTATTGCCGATTAGCTCGCCAGAAGAAAGCTCGGAGACTCTGCTGTCCGGATCGGTATAGTTTAAATTTTCTCCATAAATATATTTGTAATCTACAACTGATCTTATGGACTTTATGTTATTCTGCAGCACGACTGTGTAGTCATCGAGAATAACATTTGTTTCTCTTGAATTATTATCTAAGTCTAAGGCAAAAGAGTTTGCCCACAAAGTCGTAGAACTTTCCAGATCAAGCACAGATATAGACTCAAAATCATTTGAAATATTGTCATAGTTTTTAGCCGAATCAAAGACGGAATTTGATTCATTAATCTTTCTTGAGGCTTCAGTTACCGCTATAACATTCTTGCTTCTGGTCAAGGCCGAATTGTACCTGTAGGTTATAACGCCAAAGCCTTCGACATTAAAGTTATTAGTCGCAACATATACTCTTCCGTTTTCATAGTCTACAGAGTAATCTCCAGATATTCTTAATCTTGAAATATTGTCGATAAACCCATCATAGCTATCGTACTCTATGGTTGATAAAAAGCTTTCTGAATTAACCCTCTTTAGCTCCGGAGCAAGAGATAGGGGCTCATAAAATTTCTCTGCCCCGAAAAGATCTTTATCAGAAAAGTCAGCAGAAGTATTTAAAAATGATCCAATGTAGCTATCTGTATCAGAAATAATCATCGCATTAGATAAATCAAACGCATATCCAGCGGGGCCTATAGTAACCTCTTCAAACAAGGATGGTGGCTGAGCTGTACTTAAAATGCCGATACTATTTATTAACCCGTTTGAATCAGGCTCTCCAAAAAACTTTATCTCTATATCTTCGACAGCATCAGTGCCATTTAGTCCGAAGCTTCTTATAAAGTAGGTCGTTGTTCCTGCGCTTATAAGCTCGCTGGGAATTCCGGGAGATATTCTTATGTTTGCATTAGACGGAATTGCGTCAATTGAGACAGAGAAGGCCGGGATTACAAATGAGCCAGACGGAATAAGGTCTTCCCTGTCTGATTGCGCAAAACTTGCAACCTCATAAGCTTCCCTTATTTCTGGAGATCTTCTGCCAGAAAACTGGATATCAGTATTCGAGTAGTAAACTGGCTGATAAATCTCACCGGTAGTCTGGTTGAAGATCTTAAAAACATTTGTAATTGGATGCTTTTTTGTTCGAATAACAAATGATGAGACTATGTCATTTTTTACCTGCTCATTTATTACTTCTACATGGCAGTCGGCTTTATAGTCAATATCTTTTACCAGAATCTTCTCGTAGCCAAACTCTAGCTCAACTTCGCTCTCGGCCAGCGACCTGTTCGGAGTGGCAACTATATCATTATCCTTTACGTAGTAATCTAGATTTCTCGTAAAGCTATTTTTGTAAGAATATGCAGCGGTATAGGCGACCCTTCCGGTACCCTCTCCAACAAAATTCGCTCCAGCTACAATCACTTCGCCAGTAGCGTAATTTACCGTATATTCGCCAATCTCAGAAGGCAATTTGGATGAATTAAATGCAATTTCCTTGCGAAAAGGATTGCCTGATTCGATAGCATTCTCATTTGTAGAAAAGACAATATCGCCAAGATCGCCAGTCTCGCCCTCAAAATCAACAATGGGGGCATTCTTAATAAAGAATCTAGTAGAGCTTGAAGGCACGCTCTCGCTCGGCACATCGACTATATTAAAGACCTGCAGAGTTTCTTCATCAACATTAGTCGACAAATCCTTATAAACATAAGAAACTAAAAATTTATCATTAAAGCCTGGTCTCTGAATATTTCCAAACTCGGATATTTGGACCTGATTTGATTCTAGATTTATATTTTTAAATGCAAAATTCGGATCGTACTTATTTTCTGCTAAGGAGTACTTATAAATATCCAGCCGATATCTCGTGCCAAGATTCCCATCACAGTCCTCAGTATCATCTGGCTTTATGTAAATAATCTCTTTGACAGATATGACATTCTTGTTTGAAAGAGACAGAGTAAAGTTTTTAAATGAATTGTTTTCTGAAAATAAAGAAACCTCCTCAAGCTCTACATATTCTTCCTGAAGAGACACTGGGTAATTTGGAAAAGAGTTATTTCCAGGTACAGCAGAATCCTCATTATACTGAAGCGATTTGAACCTCAGCAAATCCCCGGTAGGCTCCTTAGACACCCTATCTACAGCGTAAGCGTTCTCGTTGGCCAGCCTATCTGTAGCTCCAGGCGCTCTTGTGCGCAGCTCATCTACAACAGTTTGCTTTATATAGTTATCAGAAAGAACTTCGCCGACACTTTTCTGAGCTTTGTAAATCTGCTCTGCTTGAGCGTCTACTATATTAGATATGTTCGAGTTCTGTAGTGAATATATATCTGGTAGAACCTGATATATGCTATCTTTAATCGGATTTCTATTGCTTATACCTACAAAGTAAAGCTGCCTTGAAACATCATCGTTTATTAGGCCGATGCCATTTTCTGATTTAAACTTAATATCATCTAGATCTAGCAGGCTTAGTAGATAATAATTGCCAGAAGTCTGAGGTCTAGTCTTTAAGACAACTACGTTGTCATCCACGGTAACGCCAGATATTTCCAGTCCCTCTGTGTTACCGTCGATTGACGTTATTAGAAAGTTATCTTTGGTAATTAATTGGCTTAACTTTTTGTTAAAAACAATTTTAAGCTCAGTGCTTGAAATTGCAGAAAATGATACAGGTCTAAGCATTGCTATTCCTAGTTGATTCTAAATTTATTTCTTGACACTGCCTCAAAAGATATTACTCCTGGAGAAATATATTGATTATCAAGCGCTCTTATAAATGGCCTTCTTCCGGAAAGCTCTGTTTCGTTAAATATTGATATATTTACTGAGTCAACACCATTTTGTGCTGCGGCGGTAGCGATAACATCTGAATAATCGACTGTGCCACCGAGAGAAGAGGTTGAAAGAAGGTTTGTTACTGCATTCGATACACTTTCCAGAATACTATCCGTATTGATTAGTGCATCATCATTTATCAAAATTGTACCGGCAACATCTACCTGAATCTCCTCGGCTTCTTTCACAAGGACATCTGCAGTAATCGGCCTGACTCTTTCGATTTCCCTCGTGGCATCAAGTATAAGCTTATTTATATTGTATGATACCGTAATTCTTTCGCCTTCTTTTGGAGAAACAAAATCGTAATCTATTTGATACTGGCTAGACAATAGTGGCTGATTTAATGAAGCAATAGATACTGAGCCAGTCAATCCGCCGATGTTATCCCGAAAACCTGATGATACCGATATGCTGGCGATTCTTCCGTAACGATTAGATGTGGTCCTCTCCGATGGAGCGCTAAAGAAAAGCTCTTCAGACTCGTTTCTATTATAAACACAAAGCTCTACTCTAACCCTATCTGATGATGACAGAGTGATGTTGCGATTGACCTCGTTGGACGGTATCGTAAACTCATAATTGTTAAGCGTCTGATCCAAGCTTGCCGTGCCAACCGTAAACTCGATCGAAGATAGGCCGTGTCCAACTTTGCTAAATAAATCGCTGGGATCACCATTGCCATCAAGCTTTGAAACTGAGAATATCCTGGCTATACCGATGTCTTCATTTAGCTCATTTAATCCAAGTGCATTTTTTATTTCCGTTTCCAAGTCAACCTTGCTGCCAGATATGCTTACTCCTGCAACTATATCTAGTGTATACACATTTAGGGATGTGCCCAAAATTTTGATCTTACCAGGTGACGTTGTTCCGGATACCGAAACAGATAGATAAGTCGGGCCAAATCTATTTATTGGATTTGCTGAAAAATCAGAAGTGCGATCAAAGAATATAGGCTGATTGGAGCCGGCAGCCCCAGACCCAGAGGCACTAGAGAGGGTATCAGAATTGTCGTCACCAGTTATTGGGAGGTCAGTTAGCTGAGTTGCAGGATAGACTGAAGATGAATCATAAACGTAAGTTACGTACACGGGGTCTTCGGACAAGAACGTTGAATCTACCAGCTCGGTAAGACCCTCCGCCTCAAGGATGCCCTCGGATGGTAGGACCGCTACATTTCCGTAATATGATCCGTCTGTACCGTCTAAGTCAAATATCTCCACCTTATTATAATCAACTACTATCTCATCACCAATCAGGCCCTGTGAGTCAGACGGAAGATAAATATCTCTAGACGAAAATTCTCCATCGGCCTTTTCCGTATTATATAACTCTAGGGCGTCGGAAACCCTTCTGATTGATATTATGTTTGTGACAGCCTCATCGTCTAGGGACAATCTTGCTCCAACTCCAGTCGTTCCGTCAGGCCTTGTGATGGACTCGATCGTTGCTTGGGCAATATCCTTTGTATAGATAGATATAATTCTATTTACATCGTAATCAAGCTCTACTTCATAGTCTATATCGTCAGCCGTTCTTGATATTACGGACTCCTCTTCAAATATACCTCCGGTCTGACTCCAATCTATAACATCTCCAGCATTAGGATCTTTAAACTGATAGTCATCTCCGCCGGAAAAATCAATATTCTTATCGTAGAATTGTCGCCAAGTATAATTTACACTCAGAATGTTCGAAGCATTAGGCAGTGATCTTCCGCTTATTTCTATCAGCCCCGTGTAGTTAAGTCCATTCTCTAAATTCTGATTAACTACAGAGTAGATCTCACCAGTAGTCTTGTTCTGAACGCTTGTAACCTTGACTACCGGAACGTGCTTTAGCTTAATGAAGTTAGATCCAGCGGAGCTAACATCGGCATTTTCTCCAGACTCTACTCTATCCAGATAGACTCCGTTAAGGACATCAATGTCGGTAAAACTTGGTATGTCTAGAGAGAATCTTTCTCCCTTAATTATAGGCTCTGCTCTTACTTTCTTTATGTTCGATATATAACTAATCTTATCAAAGCCGAACGGGCTGCCTCCCGTGTCTTCATTAAAGTCTTTTTTTAACTCGAAGTTACCTCTTTTAACTCCATTCTCATCAACAAAGGCTTCTGTCAATGGGCCAGATTGACTTCCTACTAGTGAAACAATAGAGTCTATTGGTTGCGCCGGAAGAGTTCCGTCCCTAAAGGCTATAACTCTTCTCTCCTCTGATGTCCTCGTCTTATCCTGATTTCCCTGACCAAGTATAAAATCATTTCTTTCATCGCTAATATCTCCGGTTCCAGAGAAATCGGTAAATATATAAGATTCAGTTACCGGCTCCACCTTTCTTCCGAGAACGTATATATCAACTTTTCCGCCCGTCCCTGAATTCAGAATTCTGCTGGTTCCATCCTCTAGGGCTATCGTCTCTGTTCCGTCTCTGAGCATTAGAGAGTTGCCCGGTTCAACGACTAGCGCGTCAACGACACCGTCCACTCCAAGCAGGGCATTTCGATACCCCAGAGAAGTCCCTATATTTGCCCCACTAAATACAGATAGAATTCTTGCTCTAAAAGAAGCGTCTGTTTCGCGGTTTATTCCGCCCGTAGTTGCAACAAGGTTGATTACAGATAAAGTCGCCTGAAGATTTGTTCTCACAATTTGCAGCGAAGAAACATTTCCTGTAGTTCCCGGTCTTTCTGCCTGTATCGGAACTTCAATTACATAAGTGCTATTTAAACCCGCAATATTTAGCGCTCTTCTCAGCCTCGTTGCATTCGCAGCGTATCTATTTTTATCTGCAGATGCCATTACAAAGTTTCCAATGGTTCTAAAGCTCGCACCATTTCTTGCGGTAACCACAGTGCCATTTGGTATGGATATATCGGATGCCAAGTTATTTGTTGCAAAAATAACAAGTCCGTTTGCAGATGAGCCTGTATTTCTTGTTACGCCAAAGTTTGATGCCAACCGATCTAAATCTGCACCAGAAGTTGTCGCAAGAGATTGCTTTTCGGAAACAACAGATAAGGTTGAATAGAGTCTCGATATTTGATCGGCAACAGGGTCAATGAAAACATCCCTAGAAACAGTGCCCGGCTTTGTATCCAGATTAGGCTGTGATAAGCCAAGCCTCTGTATCATCGAGGAAACGATTTCGCTGAATGATCTAAAATTTGCCATTATAACTCCTAAGCAATCCTTACCGATAATGATGTTGTTAAGTCTGTCAGCTCTCTTGTAAGTACCGATACACTTACATTATACAGTCTTGGATCTAACTCGTCCCGCTCTACTGTAACGCTGTTTATATCAACGATTATTTCACCTGGACTCAGACCTTGCCTTGCAGACTGAGCCCTCTGGAGCGCCATTAGATTCTTTACGGCATTTCTAGCTGAACGCTCTAAATCCAAGCTTATTATTTGACTATCGGCAACATCTCCGATATTTAAGCGCCCAATATAACTCCCATATCTTTTATGGTACTTATTGCTGCCGAAATCTGTTAAGAGTATCTTTAGAATATCCTGACGAAGCTTATTGTTGCCAACTACAGTAGTTAAAGACCCATCATTATTAAGAGATATATCGCCATTCTTTATTTTTAAATCAAAAGACATCTATTATTCCTAAGTTCTCTTTTTTACTATAAAAATAATAGAAAGACTATGAGACTCGATTAGTCATCGTAAATAAATAAACCGCCCACTTGTTTATCAGATAAAATCGATCTAAAAAGCTCGTATGCATCGTATGCTGCTGAAGATAATAGATTTACTGCAGAAGATATCTCTATTCTATCTGTATCGTTGAAAAAGTCTTTAGGAAATTCCTTCTTTAGATATGAAAATTGTCTTTCATTAAGAAGGCTAAGTAGTACTTTTTCTTCTACAGAAAACATTGCAATAACATATGACATTATATCTATTACCCCGACTCCCTTGGATCTGCCCATCGTCTTATCTATCTTGGATCTATTTTTATCGAGCTTGGTTCTTGCGTCAGCAAGATTTCTTTCTTCAATCTCTTTTAGTTTTTTATCTGTCCACTTAGAGGGATAGGTGACTGCCGCAGTTACTATTTCCATAAGATGCGCATCATGAACACTAGAAGATCTTGCTACATTTTCCTGTAAGTCTAGAGCTTTATTTAGATTATTTTCCCCTAACAAAAGAAGCATCGAATCATCTATTGCCTTGGTTGCCTTTAGCCTTTTGACTTCAGGGCTATCCTCCTTCTTCTTGGCCTCTCCCGCAGAACCATCATTTTGTTTGGCTCTTCTGCCTTCCTGGGCCGGCACGAGGCCGGTATTTGACTGCTGTATAAGCATTTGCTTTATATTTTCTTTTGTGAATGAAGCTATCCCTGAAAATGAGTTAAATAATCTTGCAATCAAATAAGCTTCCAATATGCCATAATTTTCCGCAATGTCATTGTACCTTACTCCATTAGGATTGTCGCTGCCAAAAGAGAAGGCTGGTCTAGAGAAATCTGATAGACGAAGGTTCGATGTGCCTGTTACAATATCGAGCCTTATTCTAATTATAGCCTCAAGCAAGCTGGATCTCATCTTCTTTGAATTTACCTTCCTCATTGTTTCTGGCAGAAACGGCTCTGCAACAATTGCTTCCGGCTCATTGATACATTTGGCAATTCTTCCATCTTGGACAGGGGGAAATAATAGGCTGCAGTATCTCCAAAAGTTTGGACTTTGATCGAGCGTTCCAATTGTATTACTCTCGATTCCTAATATATACCGAGCAAATATGGCATCCCTTAGCTCCACTCCAATCTCAGGATAAGTTGGCTCAGTAGCTCCGACTATACTGGTTATAATTTGCTTAAAACTGCTGCTAAAATTAGGATTCTCATCTCCATCATTTTCTTCTTTAAAATTAGATGTAAAGTTAAAGATATCTTCTTGCAATTTATTCTGCCTAACTCTACCTGGCTCATTTAATTCCGCATCAGGGACTTTGACTATAGATGCTGATAACTTGCCTTGTGCAAGCTGCTGAGCCTTCTCCCCCCTCGTAGTACCGAGATCATAAAGCTCTTTTAATATCTCAAGAGTTTTGACGAGACGGTCACTAGGCTTATCGAGATCTTCTCCTCGATTTTCGTCATATCCACTCTCGACCAATACTTGAATAGGATCTGGATTTTGAATTAAATTATAAACCTCGATAGAAACAGAGGTATCTCTGTCTCCAACCTCAACTTGCCTAGCGTCAAGAATGCTCCGCGTATACTCATCCTTTTTCAGTCGCTCTATATTTCCCCTTGTATCTACGCAGATTAATTCGACATCATCTTCCAAATCGGCTGTAGAGGGCAGGCCAAGCATTCTAAAGAACGCATTCTCATAGGATTCCTTTAAGGACTCCTGACTGGAGATTTCTATCAGAGACTCTGTTTGACCACTGTTTTGGTTAATAGCATCAGCAACAAAGCTATAAGGCAAATAAGAAGACCTTATACTTTCAAGGCTTTGAAATAAACCATTGAATTCTTCTGATATCTCAGAAAAGATTTTTTTATACTGCTCTATACTATCTTTATTGTTAGGCGCCTCAATTCCCTGAACTATTTCTTGATTATCGCCAGTTCCCTCATCTGCTAAAACACCCAAAGCTTTAGACAGTGCTTCTTTTAAGTAATTTGATCCAGCTACACTGGTTCTAGACAGTCTTTCAATAAGCTCTTCATTAGCCATTATTAATTCTCCAGATTAGTACCGAATACCTGGTCCCTTGGTGTCGCGAGCCTTCCGGCATCGCCCTCTGCAGCCATTGTTACCGGAGCAGAAGTAAATAGTATAGTTAAAATTCTATCGACCTTCGTTAAAGCTCCCGGGGCAAACGAGCCAACGTCATCTGGATCTACGCCATCGTCATCAACGCAGTCTACCTCAGCAGAAGAAACTGAAGAGCGAATAGACTGATCTGTGACCGCCTGAACAGTAACTGAGCAAACGGTCGCCTTTATCTTAACCACTCCAGGAGAGTCTGATGATATTGCCGCCGTATATTCTCCTTCATTTTTAACAAATAACTCGGGTCCTTCACCTGGGGCAACTAAAGCTGCTCCGCCAGTTCCGTCTTCTAATATCTGTATTTTAATAGAATCAGTTAGATCCAAATTAGAAGGCAGCGTATCGTCATAACAATCTCTTGGGATTATCCTTATTACTGCCTTTTCGCCAACTCTAACTGCCGCAGAATCGCCTATTCCGGAAGCATATTCCATTGCGCCTGTAATTTTCGGGAACCCTTGAAGCTCTGAGTCAAGCTCAAGCTCATCTACTAAGTCATAGTTAATTAGATTCGCAAGATCTTCCTGCTCTGGATTGATGTAATTTGTTAGAGGAGATTCGTCTATGTCATTAAGCAGCTTAAAGGATGTGTTCAAAGGATTCAAAACAAACTTGCATGCTCTGTCAACCTTATCCTGTATACACTCTCTTGTCTCATTATATTTTGAAATAACATTGTCTACAACAACTGGCTCCGGAACAATGCCCTGCTCAAGCTGTGCCCTAATCCTCGGAACCACACCCTCTGGAGTCCCTGGAGATACTTCTTTGTCCGATAGGAAGAAGTCTAGGAATGACTGAACGCAATCTTGTGTCTCCTCGATAAGATCCTCTAGATCTCCGATTCCCTCGTCGGTAAATACATCATTATCCAGCAGAAGCGAGTCAGGCCGCCCAAAGCAAGCTGCCAGAATATCATCTTTTAGATGGCGCATATCTACAAAGTGAAGTGTTGGAAAGTCAAATACCTTAATTGAATCAATGGAGTCTCCGAAATCATTCTGCTCTTTCTTTGATCCATTGGCCCAATCATATACTCCATATTCTGGGAATGGCGGAGCTGAAATATTATCAATTAGCACCCCCTTAACACTTCTTCCCTCTGCCATTTCTTCTTGTATATACTGCGCGGTAAATGAGCCAAAATCTTTATTAAACTTAGTTGGCTTAAATATTTGGCCATCAGCTTCGCTCGTAAAGAATTCACTGCCATATTCCAGGCCTTCATCTGGATCAAACTCTCCAGATAACCAGTTTGCATTGGCTTGCTCATAAACTAGTATCTGCCCGAGATCTATATCTCCAGGTCCGCCCACAACAACAGGTATTGGTGGCGTCGGAACAGCCGGGTCATCTCTTGGGCCGGTCAGAGTTTTCCCGTCTTTAAGCTCCTCGCCCCTAACGCTCTTTGGCTTTAGCTCCTCAGCGGACCTGTAGACTTCGCGATCCTCTCTTGAGAACTTCTTCTTTGGTGCAGTTGGATAATTTATCATTTTTGCACTAATAGAGGTTATGCACTGAACTCCGTCGATATCCTCAACGATAATGCCTCCAGTTCCGCCATCGCCTTCCTCTACGTAATAAACGTTAAACTCATCGTCAACAAGAGCTATCATAGGAATCTGACCTATATCCTGCGTCTCCTCTACGATCTCCACCGTCTCTTGTCCATTTTCATCGACCCCTCTTACTTCAACCTCAATTGTTGCCGTCAAAAGCTTAGGCTGATAAGTCCCTCCAGCTCTCTCTTCTAGGTAGAATCCAGTAAATCCTCCGTTTGTAAAGTCAGAAGAACCATCAACTGGTGACGTAAAGCCTACTTGATCGCTGTTGACGATTAAGGAGTTGCCATCTGGAATTACAAAGCCCGGCGGTGAATCCAGAGTCTGGAACAAGTCTATATTCTTTTTTCTAAAGAAAGCTGCTAAGAACCAGTTAAAGGCCAATGGATTAGTTAAGCCTCTTTCGTTAAATTGGAAAGTTACAAGCCTTGGGTCTGGTCCAGTGAAAAGATTAAACTTCTTTATCGACTTTGTAAATGACACACCAAATGTTGCCTGGAAGTTATCTCCGCCTTCATCAAATCTAAGTGTCGTATAATCAACGTTATCGTGCCTTCCATCCTCATCGTTATCCCCGGAGAAGAAGCCTCCTTCTCCAATAACTTTTGGCTCACCGGTCAGGGAATCCGTTAGGCCTGTAAGCTCCCTTCCTCCATAGCCTGAATTATCAGGAACAACTGTCGCTCCTACATTTTCTTTGGCTTCTTTCAGAACGTCTACTCTACCAAATCTGTCCTCGTCGTTATCATTATCCGAGCTTGGAGTATTTCCATTTGTCCCATCTGCCGGGTCAAGCGTGGTGTAAGTCTGAGCCATCGGAAGTAGGGCGTCTGGCTCTATTCGTCCAGATGGAGCAACTTTGCTCAGTATTATCCCGGCAATCATTGAGGGGTCAATGCAGGAGGGCGCATCCTCATCTGATCCAACCTGGCATGGGAATGCGAAAACAAGCTGCAAAAGCTCAAGGAATAATCCAAGTATCGTTAGGATAGGCTCAAGCACCTCCAGATCTGCTTCCAAGCTGGCTAAATGCTCATTTAGTGTTTCCTCCAGAGCGATAATTGCCGGATAATTTTTATCCCTGATTGCAACGTCAAATGCTGATATTATTTCGTTTATTGCGTTAACGATGCTTAGCATTTTTACAATTACGCAAAGTAACAACTCAAGAATATGCAGCAGCAGATTTATTAGCATGGCGGGCACAGAAAGCTGTGGCAAGAGTAGGATTAAATCATACAGGCAAAGGAATAGTCTTATTATTGCGAATGCAAGCCGGATAGGGTGAAGTAAGGCACAGATTACATCAACTATACATAGGATTACTTTGATTGGCACAAGAAGAACTCTAAAATTTCTAAGCTGAAGAGATAGTTCCGCTGTCAGATGGAAGGACATATCGCAGAAGCTCTGCATAAATTCTTTTGGAATATTTGCCTTTTCCAAGCTAACGTTTATAAACTTAAGAGGATTATCCGCTAGAGTGTCCTTTAGAGTGCTCGGAACGCCCTTCTTGACTCTATCTCCGCCTATAAGAAAGCGTTCATATGTCGATTGAAGGTCAATTGCCAAATTATTGTCTAGATTCGACAAAAGCAGCCTTTCTTGATTTGAATTTGTTAGCGCAATCTCAAGACATGGTTTTGATCCAGATAATAAGAACTCATTTTTTGACTCGATTATTACAGATAAGTCCTTAAGTATGCCTAACTCATTTTGTATCGTAAAGTCTGTTCTTATTTTATTTATTTCTAATTTCGTATTCCTGTCTGTTCCGACCGTTGTAAGCAGAAGTATATTTCTTCCATCACCGAGTTTTATCTCAGAGAACTTACCTGGAAGAAAATCTTTTCCATCAGTTGTTATTGAAAGAATCTCAGGTGAGTTAAACTTTATTGCTGCAGTCTGATCAAATCTTGTTTTGATATTTAGCCATATCTCATTTTTATTTGAAGAATCAATGTTGCCAGTCGATATGGCGGCGGTCTTGCTTATTGCCATATCAGCTATTCTAACTCCATAGAAGCTATCGGACCTTGATACCGTTAGCGCATCTTCCGCTTCATTAATTAGTCCGTTTGCTATCATAAGCTTTCTTGATAGCTCATCATTCAGATTTTCAAGCACATTGAGGGCGTTGTTAAGTCCGTCTACAGCCTCATTTGCTGCGTTCAAAGCTTTATTTGCTGCATCTTGCGCATCTTTGAGTGCAGCATCTGCGCTAGCCACTATATCCTCTGGAGAATTTGGATCCAGTGAATCTCGGACCTGTTGTGCGGCCGCCTCCTCCGCCTCAGCTTTCTCAACAGCGCTAATTCCTTCTTGCGCACTTTCATCAGACTCAGTGTAAATTTCCTTAGACTTTTGAATATCTTCTTTATCCTGATTTATCTCCTCTTCTGTTCGACTTAGACCGTCGGGATCTCTATTCTGACTTTCTTCTTCGAGCTTAGCACTGGCCTCATCAAGCTTTGCGTTCGCCTCATCTGCTTGCCCTGATATTTTGTTATAAGTTTCTTTTAGCTCGTCAAGATTATTACTAACGGTTATAGACCCATTTTTTCTTACAGTGGTCATCTCTCCTGACGGATTGTTAACCGTATCAGTATCAGTAAGAAATAAATTCAGAAGCAGATCTGTATCTGGAAATATTTTTATCGGATTTCTAAAGTAAGCATAAGATGACCCTTTATCAAATATTTGGAGGCCACCTCCAGAGCAACTTCCTAGGCTAAATGATCTTGTGCCATCAAACTGGGGATAGTAAGGCAACGGTGATAACCCGCCGTTATTTACATCTGGGAATATATTTGCTGACTCAGAGCATATGAGCTTATTTTCTCCATCATTCGCTAGAATAAATTTATTCTCTTTTCTTAGTACAGATATGGCGTTCTTGCCACTTCCTTCGGTTTTTGTTATTCCAGGGTCAGCCTCATCTTCTGAGCAGTTTGGGTCCGGATTTTCTCCAGTGCATGAGAACTTTACCGTCGATACGTTATACACGGTAGAGTCGTAATTAACATTAAATCTTTTATCTTCTTTCTCTATTCGGATATTGGTCCAGCCTACGTCTCTTACATCTTTTATCTTTTTTAGATTCATTAAGAGAAGGTTTTCATCACTGGAAATCCTTTTTATCTTTCCTGCTCGCTGCCTTCTCCTTACCCTTGTTGACCCTATATATGCAGTGTAAGCTTTCGATACTCTTCTTTCATTGTTTGAGCCAGTGAAAATTAGGGCCAATCGATCTAGGCGATCAGAAGTAATTATAGGCCCAACCACATCTTCATTACTTATCTGGGCGGCATTACTAACGCCTCTTATATCTTGAAAATAATCACCCATAACCTTAGACGATGAGGCAAATTGATCAGAGTCCGGTATACCGGCAACCATCCCAAGGATATGGGGAGGATTTATGAATGCTGGTTTTCTGTCTTCTTCGCCAACACTAGTATTCGATCCTATGGATATTTTTGCATATTCATTATCTGCAGAGATTAATGATATAAATGATCCATCCTGCGCCGGGCTAAGCTTACTATTTGTCAGGATTATGCATGCTGGCGACTGCAAACTATTTCCAGTAAACCTTCCAAATCTACTTATATTTATATTTCCGGCTGGACCAGGAAACTTCAACAAAGCCTTCTTGTTGGATATTCTGCTGAAATAACTAGAGCCAAACTTGTACTCTATATTTGTTGGCACCCAATACCCAAGGCCATCTAGAAAGACTTCGCAAATACCTCCAGAAGTCCCCGTCAAAGGTGATACATCTTCGGATAGTATTTTGTAGTTTTCCTCATCCTTATTTTTGCAGAAAGCAAAATAAGCATAAATTTCTGAGCCTTGCTTAAATATTTTCTTTTTATACTTTAATGTTATTTCAGCGTTTGATCCATCTAGGAGTATCGGTATTGAGTCAATTGTTTTTCCAAATCTCTTTGCCTTTAGCCCATTAGGATCAATAAACTCTACTTTTTCTGTTAGCGGACCAGGGAGCTGGTCAATAGAGGTTACGTCCGGATCTGCAATAAAGAGCTGAATACGGTTTTCAGATCCATTTATCTCAAGCCAAACTACTCCATTGGCTGTTCCGACTACTTCTTCTACGCTTATACCATTAAATGATATAGTAAATCCACTAGATGTGTTTACTATATCTACTTCCGATGGATTTATCTCAAACAACTTGATTCCACCAGACTTTTGGCTCCATGCAACTAGAGATTCAAATTTGGTTGACTCTTCAAGCTCTATAGTTAGGGTGGGCATTGCAGAGCCTACCTGAATAATAACTCCATCATCCTTGAATCCATCGGGACTTACCCCAAGAGTCAACACCTCATTTTTAGTTACGACAATATTTGGCCCATAAGCTCTTGATATCTGCCCAAGCTTATCGACAGCATATAACGCAAACTCTACATCTGTATTTCCATTTGGGCTACCAAAATCATCCAGGGCCAGGAAGCCATTTTGTGCTTCACCAAATTCTATAAATCTTCGCCCATTCGAATCCGCATTGCTAGGGCCGCCCTTAGCTTTTATCCAAAGTTTTGGTATTTGCTCTTCTCTGGCTATATTTGGAGTTAGCGACATAAAGAACTCTTTCGAGGCGTAAATTTTATCGCTTAAATACTTTCTATCATTTCTCCTGTAAGATGCATCTTCTTCTCTGCTTCCCAGAAATATATCAGGCCTGTTTGCAATTCCGCAATATTGAGAGCTTGTTACACCTATGGTTCCCTCGCTAACAAAAAGTGGTACGCCCAGTTGGCTTAAGCCTATAGTTTCTTTGTTTATTTCAATTTCATAATTGTCAATATCTGTTTCTGTTGATGAAACAAATATATTAGATGATGCAAGAGATACAATGATTTGGTCTCCAAGCTTTTTTATATCATCGTTGGTATAGCTGTAGTTAATCTTCGTTCCGAAATCATCCGACGTAAATGAGTCGTCCATAACGAATACTGGCTTCAAACCCTCTGAATCTGAATAATAAGGAACAGCTAGATTCGGCGCAGTAAAAAATTCTACGGCATCAGATACTTTTCTTACATTTTTAACGCCCTGTATTTTTGCAGTAGTTGCCTTATCTATTGGCGAAAGATAATAGGAGGCGCCATCTACAGCTCCGCTAGCGCTAATCTCCACAGAGATGCTTCCATTCTCCTTAATCGCCGGGAATTCGTAATCTTGATCCAAAACCTCTATGCTTGGTGGAGCTAAGTAATCAAAAGCTATTGCGTCATAACCAGAGCTAGTTATTGTCTCGCTCGTGATCATTTCAAAGGCAAAGTTAACATAATCCTGCACATTGTCTACGCCGATGTCGTATGGGTTGATCGAATAACCGGAAGAATCCCTAGCGCTTAAGTCTGGAGTTTTTACGTATATTGAATCTTTATATATAGTGTAGTATCCAATTAACTGCTGAATATCATCGCCGAAAATAAAGTCATCATCAATTCTGAGTATTGGAAATATATTTAAAATTGCTTTTGAAATATCTTCATCTTCAGGATTTGAATCTAGCTTTTCTGCAATCTCAAAAAATGTATTTCCTGATATGGATACATTATATCCATAGCCCTCTTTTGCTATTTTATAAATTTGCTTAATAGTTTCAAATGGTATAAATTTAAAAGAACCAATTACAGATAACTCATTGCTTCGCACGCCAAGTAATCTCGTTCTTTCTATTTCTGATTCTAGATCCTCAAAGTCAACTATATCTTCGGAAATTACAGAAGATAAGGCAAGAGTAGGAACGCCAAGTGACCTGAGGCTTTTTTGAAAAAAGCCAGTCTTTTCAAGAAAGCTGTTAATCTTTACATAAAGTTCGGCCAGACTTGATCCACTTTCTGCTAGAGTGCTTTTATTGCTTACGAAGTTAGTTAGGCTTCCAATGCCTGTGAGCTTGCTGCTTATCTTCGAGGTAACTCCGGCATATGACTCGGGATCGATATCTCTACCCAGCTGTATCTTTACAACAGAGCCGCCATTAAGAGGCACAATGTTCTCGCTGCCCTGATCAGGGAATAAAACCTCCAGCGCTTTTGGCGGGAAAAGGCTTTTGCCGGATCCGCCTTTATCCTCACAGTTTATTTCAACAGAAGTATAATCTTCTTTCTCATTAATAGCTCCGACTATTAACTCTAAAATGCTTGCCATTGATTACCTACTTTTCCAGCTTAAATTATACTTAAAATATTAAAAGAATATTACTATGAGTCTTCGCCAAAAGCTTCAACGTAGCAGCTTCCTATTTCTAGAATTCCCTTTTCATTTGCCTCTGGAGTATCAGCAGACTCAGGGCCTATGTGAGTCTTCCTTTCAGGTCTACAGCCTTCCCTTACTGCTACCGACATGCCGCTAAGAATAAGCTTTGTTGAACTTTCAATCATAAGATCTCCATCATTTCTTATGATCATAGGAGCATTCTTTTTCATGCCAGCAATTACTAGGCCGTTCTCGCTTATTGATATAAGATAATCTGAGTCATTTATGCCCTCTCGCTCATCTCCAACCCACCCCTTGTTTGATACGTTTACCCTTAAGTCAAAGCTGCCCTTATTAAAAGTATCTCCATTCATTCCACCGACATTCAGCAGGACTGATCCATCTGTTTGAGCCACAATAGATCGACCATTTTTATCTTTCCCAAACCATGCAACCATGCCTCCGGCCGTATCTAAAAGAATTGACTTTTGATCAAAATTGTCTTTTCCGACCGAAAGCTCAAGGGAACCTTCCAGATTTATGTTCGCGCTCTTTCCACCCGGGCTGCTTCTTTCTTCACCATCTTTGCTTATGTTCCTTGCAGATATCCCGGCCTCTCCCTCGGAAAGCGTAAAGCTATTTGCAAATTTTATTTCTTTAGAATAATCTAATCCGGCTACAACTGTGCCGCCGCCTGTCCCTATGGCTGGCTTATCTGGGGCGATAGTTACAGTCGACATATAATTTGGGTATGTATATTTTCCGTCTTTACTATCCGCCCTTATTTCAAAGCTTGACCTTATGGAAGTCCCTGCAATATAGCCTGTGCATTCTGCGCTTGTGACCGGAACGTTTACTCTCACAACCTTATTTGCGATTAGCATCTCCGCTGCAGCATACATATTATGATGCTTGGTCGGATTAACCCTTACAGTCTGGGCATCCAGCGGATCTGCAGTATCAGAGAATCCTTTAAAATAGTTATTTTCGTTAGAAAACCTAACTCCAGTGTATCTTTCGGGGATCTCATTATCTTCCGTTATTATAGACGGATACAGAATAGCAGTTTCGCCCTTAGCCCTTTTCGCAAGAGTTATTGGAATCTTCTCTCTTTTCTTGTCAAACGCATACTCTGTCTTTACCTTGCCAGAATCTTCCTGGTAGAATTCCGCAGCCGTTGGATAAAGCACATTTCCAGTGTTAGATGACGCTGGAATATTGGCCTTTAGCACGCCCTCTTTGTCTACGGCAAAAACAAAATTGTCCATATCGTTAGATATTTCAGCAGAAAGACTATTCGTGGACAGCTGAAAATGATAACCAATACTTCTTCTTGACTTTAGCCTAGCATCCTCATATACTTGGGATATTGAGCCATCTCCAACCGGCAGTCCAAGCGCGTTGCCCAAAACTACTGAGCCATAATTGATATCTAAAGCTTCGCCTCTTGAGTTTACAACATTGCCAATAACAACTTCAACAAGCTGGTGCGGAGCAAGATGAAGGGCATTCTCAAAAGAAAGAGATCTCATCAGCTTATTGGTAGCAAATTTCTTTATATTTTCAGAATCTCTTTTGCCAGACTCATTATCCCAGCCTTCGAAATAATCTGTTTCAGAAAACTCATTTGCAACAAATCTATACTCTGATAATCCGGGGTTTCTAAAGCCGCTTAATAATGCAGACTCAGAAGCCTCAAGACCGGGAAATGTTCCTCTCTTTTTTCCTCTATCAATATCTTCTATTTGAAAATAGCTATTTGCAGATACTTTATTTGAAGACTCTGGATCATTTTTCTTATATCTATATATATTTCTTGAGCTAACTCTTGTTGCATCATTTGTAACTTTTAAAGAATTTCCAACTATAGTAACTGCTGAGTTTGTAGAGGCATTTTCCTTTACGTGTAAGCCATCGCCAGATAAGGTGCCTACAGAAACTCCTCCTCCCCGCTCTCCATCTCCCGTAATGTCCACCTTGCCAGAGAGGCCTCTTATTTTTACCTCTCCCTGTTTTACCGCTGGATACTCCGGCATTCCCGCGCCGAGGTTTTCGGAGTCGCTCCTTACTATATTCTCGTTATCGGCGGTTAATGATGTCTTCGGAATAACTCTAATTCCCTGAGTTATGCCCTTGCCTCCAGGAAAAACTCTTGCGCAAATAACTACATCACCCGGTCGGGGGTGCATAAATAGGCCTGTTCCATCTAAACCGCCGTAGTAAATGGGCGGGATGATATCCGGATCAGTTATATCTGATGAACTAGATGCCTTTATATAAATATTGCCAGTATCAGGGTCAACGCGATCGACTATAGCCTCAAATATCTTTAGATTGCTCAAGGCACCTTGTATTTCTTCAGCAGACATGCGCTCTCCGTTACTCTGTTGAGCTAGCCTTAGCTAAAAGGCTGCTTGGTATCTTTAATACACCGACTTCTATTACGTTTGACTTAAATGAAGATGTAAAGTTAAAACCAGAAACCTCATCTCTTAGGTCAAGCCAGCTGGACTGGCGGGGGCCTCCCTTCGGAAAGATCCCATTTACAATATCCGATGATACTGATTCAAACTGCCCTGCATCAATCTGCATAGCTGTAACCAAATCTCTATCAAGGCATCTTATCTCTCCCAGGGTATCCCTATCTCTTCTCTTAAAATAGGATACCTGTTCTATAATTTTCCTAGGACTTATAGGAGTTACCGGAAGGTTATTCGGCAGCCTCATTGGCGCCAGCGTCTTTGTCGTTCCAACGGAGCCGCCTCCAAAAACTGAGCTTGTCGTTGTTCCTAGCGAGGCAAAAGGCTCTATCAGATCATCCCCCAGGCTAAACTGATTGGATTGAGTTAGCTGACTTGGATTTTCAAAAAGATACCTTACGATAGCCATTTTCTCCAAAGTATCTTTAGTATCTGCGTTTTCATCAGTTACGAACCCTCGAATTAGAAGATAATTGCTGCCAGCGATCCTCGCCATTATATCAATCATCATATTTGTGAATCTCACCTGATTATCAGAGAAGGCCAGCAGTTCAGCAGGCCCAGCTCCGCCCGTAGGAAACACGAGAGAAGAGTCGGGGCGGAGAGGAGAGTAATTGTCGTCAGATTCATCTGATCTGTAAATAATTGCGGGATCTTCCAATATGTTTGAAACCAATTGCTGCCCAATTACATCAAGAGGGCTTGGTATGTAATTCCCAGCAGGATGTCCATACTGCAAGTCTAGTGTCGTTGTAAAATTCTTTGACCCATAATCAAAGCTGTGATTTACAGATTGAACATAATAAAGCAGGCCCTTCGATGGTATGTAAATCGTATCTCCTGGCTGGTAAAATTCATTACCCACAACAGTCGCGCTTGCGGTATTTATATTTAGCTTTTCCATTGCAAGCTTCAGGTAAGCATAAGGCTTCCCTTGGCCCTCTGGATCAGATACGAACGGAAGAGATACGCTCGTCGACTTATATCCGTACTGCCTCCATAAATCAAAATCTGTTGCGCCGGCCCAGAAATAAAGGCCATCAAATGACCTGTTTAAGGCCTGATCGAATCCCAGTGGTGCGCCGCCAAGAATGTCGAGTCTTGTAAATCCTGGAGGCTTCTCGTTGAAGGTTATTGCCTTTATATGCTCATCTTTTAGGATAAATCTCTTTCCGGATCCATAGCCAAGAAGATTTCTTGTATCATCTTCAATCAGGTGATCATAAACAGTTCCCTCTGCTAGCTTCCCAGTTATTATATCAGACGCAGTCTGAAGACCGTTTGCCGATTTTGCCAGGAAATCTGCTGTATCCGATAAAAATGGAGATATACTATTTTGAGATCCCTCAAAGTCTTCGTTGCCGCCTGTAAGCAAAAGCTCCTTTATCTCCTCAAGCTCCTTTGATTTTAGAAGGTTAGCCTGAAGCATTGTTACATAGCTGTCTCTATCCGAAATAGCCTTCTTTAATGCTCTTGCTATTTGATCTGCATTGCCTATTGCTTGATCAATTTTTTCCTTATCGCTTATTGAATAAACTAAATCTTTATTGGTGAAACCCTGACCTTGCCTGTCCGATAGAGGCAGCCCCGATGCTGGGTCTTTTCCGAATTGTTTTCTAAAGGTATCTCGGATGTTATTTAAGTCATCTGCAGTGTATTGTGCGGCAGGCTTAACTGTACCGCTTGTATCTTCAATAACATTCTCAATATCATTTAACAAAGAAGCTTGCTCTTGAATTACTGAATCGAAATTACCCAAAATAGTTTCAGTATCACCCTTTAAAACGTCCCCCTTCTCCTGAAATGAAACTCCAAGATCAAGGTTTTCTCCAAATGCCTGGCCAAGCTTTGTATTGGCGCTGGTCTCAAAGTTTGTCTGCCTTAATCTAAGGGCGGAGTCCTCCGGAAGGCCAGATAAGGAATTGCCAACATTATTTACAGCTTTATTAACGCCCTTTTGGTCATTAAGCTCTACGCCAAAGAATGTTAAAGATCTCGCTCCAGTTGACTTAACATTCGGTATAAGGGTATTGTCAGGATACCTTCCAAGCATCAGGGCTGCCAATACAATCTTTACATTTTGAGTATGTACTTGAAGATATAGTGCTTCGATTCGAGTATTGAATAAGTCTGTAATAAATCTTGGAATAACCTCTACATCTTCAGATTCTTGCTTTATTATCGCTTCTTTTAAAATTGTTAGAGGAATTCTATTCCAAAGCGGAGGTCTAAACTCAAGGTGGCCCTGCGAATTCGCAAAAAATTCTAGTTCCAAATAGTTAGATGCCTGGTTGCACATCTGCCAAACATCCTGATATTTGCCCTCAAATAATCTCCATCCACTTTTATTTAGATTTAAAACGAATGGGCGTATATCAGCAGAGTCATACTGATCCGAAACAACAAATAAATTCCTATCCCTATTTAATCTTACATCTTCGATTCTTCTTTGAGCACCTACAAGCATCATCGCTCTAGTTACGTCGTTATTTTCGTCTTCGTTATCGTATAGAGGTAAGTTTGTGGAGCCCCCAAGACTTATTTGTATCCCCACCCTATCCTCTGATGTTAATGCCCTCTCCGAATTAACCGCAACTTTTACCTGCTCCCTAAGAGCGGCATCGATTGTCTCAATCTCCCTATTAAGTGACTCAATAATCGGAGTTACAGACTGCCCTCCCTCCAAGGCTCTTATCCTACTGCGGATTTCCCTTTTCTTTCTCTGGAGGACTTCAATATTATTATTTGCATCATCTCTGTTACCAGCATTGTTTAGCATTCTTTGGGTTGTAGCAACACTCATGCTTAGCATTCTATATGGATGAAAATTGCCATAGTAAACATTTTGCTTTCGGATAACATCCAAAACTCCAGTCAGAGCGTCCCTATTCTGTAATCGAGTTGATCTGTCTGAAATATTGTGAGCAGTATAAGCTTGTTCAATAAAAGTCTCTATATTATAAGGCTGTCCAACAATTAATATGCTTAGTATATTTGGAATATCCAGGTTGTTTAAGACAGTATTTGTTACTGTCAATTGATAGTTCTGCCCCCAAATATTAGATTGGCTTCTATTTTGCTCTGAAGGATCAGTCGCAGCAAAACCTGCAGTAGCAGTGATTATGCCTGTCTTCCATCTATAAACAAAACCGCTTGGATGCTGCATTACCTTTTTGCCGCGCAGCGATCCTATTCCATTGTATTGCCCCTGAATAAGGTTTCCTTCCGAAGCATTTTGGCCGGCAAGCAGTCCGGAATCATAGCTCAATAAGCCAGACTGAAGCAGCTGCTTGTTTTCATAAAGAAGATCTCTGCTTGAGCTAATAATTTTTCCCTGTGGATCTTTCTCAAACTCAAATGGAGTAAGTGGGTCTTCAAGAACATTCTTGGGGTCAGATATCGGCGGCTCAGTTTGAAATCTACTCCACTTTAACCAAGACATATTGTCTGTTATGCTTACCGATAGATCCCAGAAACCACCCGAGAAGGATTCGGAAGTATTTGTGACTAAACCCGCATACACATGAATCATTCCAAAAGAATTATCTTGCCTTCTTCTGAGTTTTTTATATTTCTCATAATCTATGGCGCCAGCGGTGTAAAGCTGATGCTCAGCCTTTAGGATGGTCTCATCTATCTCCATGTACTCTTCGTCAAATGGAGATTCGGTTGTTTCCTCAGAATAAGTTGAATTTTCAGAAGAGAAATCAGTAAAAGTTCTATTTCCCTTTATGTAAAAATGAACTATATCAGAAGCGCTAATAAATGGCTTCCCCAGATAGAACGTTCTAAGTCTTTCTCTTATGTATCCAGTGTCTATTGCAGTATTAAATAAACTTTCGTTTGAAAGCTCAAATGCAGAAGAAATAATAGAGGCTCCATCTACATAAGCTGTCTGGCCGGCAAGCGATTGGCTTGATATTCCTCCGTTCAGCAGCTCATTGAATAGCCCAAGCGTGCCTTTTAGAGCCTCCTGAATTGCAATCTCAATATCTTCTTCGGACACATTTCCAATTCTATACGGATAAGTTATATTCAAACTTGCAGAAGAAGGAGATGAGTCATTGCCTACCGATGTTCTGAATCCACGAAACATAGTTAGCTCTATAACGCCAGTTCCAGGACCTATTATGTAATTCTCGGGATTCTCAGGATCTACAATCCAAGTGGTCAATCCAGCATCCTCTGAGAATGCATTTCTTTTCAGGATAGATATAATATCATCGTTGACTGCGGTTAAATTTTCAACAGAGCTACTCGAAGATAGGATGTTCGCTAAGTCATCAAAGAATCCCGTGCCTTCTTCTGCTAAATTTTGCTTTAAGTTTTCATCTGCATTTAATATCGCGCTTGACTCATTTATAAAAGATGAGAGCAAAGAAAGGCTATAAGAGTTATTATTTTGAAAAAAGCTGTCAAACTTTGTTAGACTTTCATAAGCCCTGATCTGCTGAACCTTGTAGGCAAAAAGAGCCTTCGTAGCCCTCAATAGCATCTTCTCGGTTTTGTCCATGAACCTTAAATCGTTGGATCCTTTAAGGGTCGAGAATACCTTCTTTTTAATCAGAACAGTTGCCTCGGGAGACATAGCAATGTGATTTCTTGTATCTGGAGTTACAGATACAGATTGATCTTGATTAAAAAATATTGAAGCCCCAGTGTTAATTAGCGGATGAGAATTTACATCGAGATAAGCCGGGCTAACTCCGTTTATTATATTAGATTTAGCTTGTTGCCATGTCTGATATATTCTTTTTGACAATTCATAGGACATATTGTATTTTACTTAACCTTTTGTATTATTTTAGCCTTGGCCGGGCCTATTTTGCGGCAGGGATATTTCTAAATCTATTTCTGCTTCTACATCCTGAGTGATAGAAACTTCCGGTCTTGCATTTTCCTCCTCATATCCGCCAATGGGGAAGGAGAAGTTATCACCGCCCGTCAGGGGATCTCCCTTTGCCTCCGTAACTCCCTTGCTCATTTGTGCTACTCCGCTAGCATCCAAAGGATTTCTATGCCATGGCATAAAGTTACTTCTTCTTCCCGTTCTTCTCGTAACAACAAAGCTTGTGCTGTAATTAAAATGTCCCGGCTCATTAGAGTTTTCTCTTACGTTAAAAAACTCAAAATATCCCCTAAAAAACTCGCCCTGATAATACATATCTACATTTGTTGCAAGTGCAGCAAGAGTGGGTATTGATCTAAACGTATTTCCTTCTATCTGAGATTCTCCATTTATAGCATTGCTTATTAGCTCAACTGAATTTTGAAGACCGTCTACCGTCTGAGTAAAAGCTCCTCCTGTAAGCAAGTCTGCAGCGTTAACAAAGAATCCTCCGATGCCTTCTCTTGACTGAGCCTCTGCTATTGCTTGCGCCTGTATGGTGGCGGCTTCTTCTGCCAGCTTATTTCTTCTATCTTCTAGCAGCTTTCTATACTGTCCCTGCTCATGACGATAAATAGAGCGCAAAACATTGATCCCCTCTATTCCAGAAGAACCTGTTGTACCAGCAATGCTTATTCTGGTTAGATCCTCTCCCCAATACTGGGTTACGAATCCGCCCTTTGTTAGATCTGATTTAATAAATTTCTTTTCATTAATATCAAAGCTCTGAGGGTTCATATAAAGCTGAGTCTTAAACCACCCAACATTCTCATCTCTTAAGCTGCTTGAATTTGTGCTTGGACTCTGATCGCTCAAAAAAGCGTCCATATCATTTGGCAAAAAGAAAATTATTGTCTGTCTACCTATTCCTTCCATTATGGACCCCCAACTTCACTAATTTCTTTAACGGCAGCTCCAACGCCCTTAAATACCTTCCTCATTTCTTCGTTTGCAAAATCAATTGTAACATTTAGATTTGACAAGTCCCTGTCGCCAGAAGCAATGCCCTCTATAATAGCCTCTTTAAAAATAGCCTTAAATTCTTCCTTGCTTATCTGCTTGTCCGCCAAGGCAACTCTCGCCGATATGGCGGATAATTCCTTATTCGTAAGATTTACATCGGGAGTTGATTCCTGAGCCGCCTTTGCAATCGCACCCCTTTTTTCGACCTCCTGCACCAGCTTGCCCTCTGCACCTTCGGAGCTAAAGAAGCTCCTTATTGAATCTAAAACTCTCTGGAACGAATCCCCTCCCGACTCTATGGCCCCCACTCCAGCCGATCCGGCCTCCGCAATTTTTGGCGAAGCAAATTCTTTTGCTATATCAAAACCAAGATTTGATAAGGCTTCAAGGTCCTCTCTGGCAGCAATAGCCAGCAGATTACTTTGAGCCGCAATCTCTCTGTTTATTTGCTCCAAAACATCCAGAGTCTTATCTCTTCCTTCTACCTCATTTTCAAGTTGTTTCTGAAGCTCTTCTTTGGCCTCCATATTGCCTGATCGTGTTGCATCATCAATCTCGGCCAAGAGTTCGAGAGTTCTCGTCGCAGAAGCTTGATCCCTTATCCCAAACTGATTCATAAGAAGCTGCTGCTGGGTATAAAATTGAGTTTGTAGCTCCGGGCTCTCTGCGGCCTCAGAAACAGTAACTATGTTTCCTCCGCCAAACGATGCCAGAGTATCCTTCATCGCTCCGACGAGCTGAGCACCTATCGCCGCCTGATCACCGGTCTGCTCAGCCCTAAGCAGCTCTGCCTGAAGCCCTATAGAAGCCCCAAGGGCGCCCCCACCCGCTCCGATATCTAGCCCTCCCCTTTGAAACATGACATAAGCATTCGCATAATCAGTTGTGAGCCCTCCAAGTGCGCTGGCAAGCCCCTGGGTCAAGGAGGTTGCCTCATCTATACCAAGCCCCATATCTTTGACGACTCTTCCGAACCCCTCTAGGATTGGCGCACCAAAATCTGCAGATATTCCAAGCTTAGAGAACTGGGATACTGCCGAATTAAGCGTTGAAGCAACATCGTCTATCGCTATGCCAACTTCTTTTGCGACTCCTGAGTAAACGCCAAGCATCTCTGCCGCCTCACCAGCCGATACACCCTGTTTATTTATGATTGTATCTAACAGGCGCATTGTTTCACCGGCACCCATCGCTGCAGACTCTCCAAAAGCATAAGCCGCAGCAAGAAGGTTTGTTTCCCCAATGCCTGTTGACACAGTTTCGTTTAACATCTCCTGAGTCAAATTATATTGAGCCGCTCTGCTATAAAATTTACTTAACTCATCTCTTGTTAATGACAGTGCCTGCCCAAATTCCGACGCCGGTATAGCTTTTATTGCATCAGCAAAATCTTTTGATGACTGAATTGGATCACCGAATCTCTTGCCCACCTCGAATATGCTCGCATCAAAAGCTCTTAGATCTTTCGTTGGGCCATCAAACGCTCCGGCGACAACCTCCGCCATACCGACTATAGCCTCAGGAAGCGTATTTACCAGTCCCGACGTAAGGTCGACTAGGGCACCAGAAAAGCCTCCAATAGCAGAGCCTCCAGAACCCAGCCCGTCAATCATTGCGTCGATGGCGCCGGCAGTACCGGTTGCGATTTGCCCCACACCCTGAATTGCTTTTTTCAGATCATTTAAAGCAGGAGTCGCAGGCCCAAGGCTGTTGGGGGTTCTGGAGCCTAGGGCGAAAAAATCCCCCAAAGCTTTTTCGGCAGTTTTTACAGAATTTGTAAATGCATCTAACCCTTGGCCTAATGCTTTCAGATTTTCTTTATCCAATGCCATTAGTCGCTATCTCCGAATAAATCCCTGATCCCAGATAGGTCCTTCGGCAGTCTTCTCGTTCTTTCCTTGGAGCCCATATTATTATCAGCTAAATTAGTATTTTTATACTTATCTTTTATAGCCTTAACAATATCATTTTCCTTAAATGCTCCTGTTAGCACCTGTTCTTCGAATTCCTCATCGGATGCGAACCCTTGATCTTCGGGCCTTACTCTTGAACTCTTAATCTTTTGCACAGCCTCTGCATTCCAGAAAGAAGCCAAATATTCAGAGAAGTCTAGATAAAGATCATAAGTTTCCTTCTGATCTGCAGCAACCATGCTTGCGTACCAAGCCCACTGGGCATTGTTGATATCATTAAAGATTGGATCATCAACTTTGCAGCCCCATATTTTGCATAACTTCCAGCGGAGCCTGTGGTATGGCTCCGCTGCTATTTTTTTACAGAATCAAAACCTACTTCTTGTCCTGACCTTGCGACTAGAGCTTCATACTCTGTAAATATCTTCTCAACCAAAGTGGTCTGCATATCCAGTACAAAGGCAACTCTTCTTTCATCCTCGCTATCGCCGGGGTGCTCAGCGGCAAGCTCAGAGAGGGGTACAGAGTTTATTTTCTTTATACAATAGGAGATTGCAATAGACTTTGAATGCAGAACCCTATCCATTTCTTCTGCCTTCATTAGAGTCTTCATTACTTCTGCTTGCTCATTTGCAGATAAAGTTGATAGCTCAAAGCTAAACCCACCAATCCTTACAGTCTCTGTTAATTTGCCTAGAAGAATCAGGTTCTTTAGGTCAGAAATTTTGGCGGGATCCACATCACCGCTATCCTCTTCGGCGTTAGCCTCTGGTGATAAAAGCTCCTGCATTTCTTCCATGCGGTTACCATCAGACAAACTGGCTCTAACCTTTGGCATAGTTACTCCTATTTAGGATATTATACCGCATAAAGAAAAAGCACCATGCTAAGATGGTGCTTTTCAGTAAATATTTATTGCTAAAATTAGCTGCCGTATGCAGCGGAGATTAGCCCTGAGAAGTCAAGCGGGCCGCGTCTTACGCCGGTATCTGCAGACTGCTCCACTGAATCTGTCTGTCTTCCAGGAATCTCTCTGGCGCCAGATACGCCCTGGCTATCGGCAACGGGGCCCCCAGCTCTCGTGGATGACATAAACTCTGCTGTAACGCTTGCGTTCTCTTGAATCGTATAATCATTTACAGTGTAGTTCTTTCCAAGCTGCGTAAAGAAGCAGTTATGGTAAGTTGTAACTACGGCGTTATCTCCGTCTCCAGTAAATTTATCTATTACAACGATGTCAAAAGGTATTCTCTGAGCGTGGATGTTGCGATATCCTCTTGAGAAAGCCTCCGGAAGAGAAAGGCCATCGAACACGATTCGGTTGATGGTAAGCGATATCTTTGCAGGCTGGTTAGGCACCAGCTCAATAACGCCATCCGTTCCGACCTCAGAAATAGGCTTTACGCTTCGGTTCTGACTTTCGTTAAAGGACTGTATCGCACCAACCGGCTCGCCCTCTACATAGACGACAATCTGAGTAGATAGGCCAGTTCTTGTTTTACTGCCATTATCTGGATTATCAAAAATGGTGCCTGTATTTGGATATTCGGCCATTATATTCTCCTAATTAAGGTTGATGAAACTAGGCTTATCTACTATAAAATAATTATAAATAGAAAATGATATTTGTTACATCAAAAATATATTCATATAAATTATTTATTTTTGATGTAAAGTCTTTGGCCTGCATCATATATTTTAAATAATCCCAGCTCTTTTGCATGCTCCGACTGAGAGAGGCATCTATCATCCATATTTGCCCTGCACTTAAGCCTATTATGAGTCTTTTTAAAGTCGGTCCATTCCCATCCAAGGGTTTCTTTTTCAAGTTTAAAGCCTTGGCTTAAAAGAAAGTCTCCAGTGCCATATCTGAGATCAACCCAATAATGAATCGGCAGATCTTGATCATTTTGCCTCTCAACCTCTTTGAATAATCTAGAGAACCCTCCCTGCACAGACCAGCCGGCCTTAGAGCAGAATCTGTCTATTTTTACATATGATTTTCTTAGCTTATACGACATTAGCGAAACAAGCTGATCATTATAATATAAGCCCAAATGCCTCGATGTAATGTAGCCCTTGATGTGGTTCTCTCTCAGAAAAGACTCTGCCTCATCGGTCGTAGGCTTGGCGATCTTACACTTTCTGGCGCCTATCTTACTCTTAATAAGTCCGCTAGCATTATCTATCATAGATTTGATAATATGCATTTTTTTATTAACTTCGTCTTCTCTGAACTGAATTATCCTAAGGCCAGCTTCCTCATAACTCTTCCTCATATCAAAATGATATTTCCTATCGGAGTGAAGTTCCGAATGCCAGTAAAGGCCATCGACATTTAAAAATATTTTATCACTTATCTTAAAGTCTGGCCTATAGGGCAATTCTTCACTTATTTTTTTATTAAAATGATCGATGCCAAGGGCTAATGACGCCAGATTTTCTAGGTTGCTTATTTTCTTCTCATAACTGCTGCAATATTCTGCTATATCATCATAGCTTATTTCATCAGAGCTTGCAACCCATTTGTATAGAGAAGAATGAACGCTTTCTGGAAGACCATTTTCATTAGCTATTTGCTTTATTGTTTTTCCGTCATAGTCTTTCCACGCTCCAGAATCAACCATCATCCTTCTGTGAGCGTCAGTTCCAAGGTAGCTTTTTGCCCCATATTTCTCAAGAAGAGTTGCCTCCTTTCTTTTAAGCTCCTCAGGAGAGGCAACTCTGCCGATCCTTGCTTTTCTCGCAGCCTCAATTGCTCGATCGGAAGGCATTCTTCCGGACAGTGCGCAGGACTTGCAGAACGAGTCATGCTTATTGGCTCTCGCGCAGCTATCTTTTGTTTTATAATGAATAATCTTATTACATTTTGGACATGGCCTTTCCATGGGAAGTACGAAGCCATTCGTGCGAGCGCAGGAAGCGCACCTTGCTTTTTTGCTTCTTTTAATTGATGCATTATAATTATATTTGTTCTTATAAGTTATGCTTTTACCGCAAGTTACGCAATCTCTAGAGTAAACAATGCTTAGTCTGGCCTTTTTCTTGCAGCTTCCGCAGATAAAAGGCTGACTCATTTTGCTCATTTTCTTTAAAGTTTCTTCTCTCTTTACAAAGTGTGTCCCCGAACACTCTGAGCATTTAATTGAATGCCTAGCTTCATATTGTGTAAGCTTTGCACAAGAAGGGCATAGCGCATCACTTTCCTCGCCCTTTTTAAAGCCGGCATATGTCTTGTATATTATAGGGCAACTACAAGATGGGCAAGCCCTCTCTCTTGCTTCCTTTTTTCTTTTCTTACAGGTCTTGCATACTATCTTGTTTTTTTCAGCTCTAGCTGCAGCGTTTTTTCTTGCATATTCCATCTTGGAATTGCATTCGTAACATTTTGCGTAAAACAAAAAAACCCCCTGGCACTATTGTACCGGGGGGATCCAAAAATATGGAATGTTTTTTTAGATTATGCCGACCTCAATGTCGATGAATACGTAGTTAATGGGGTACGCCGGTGTAAATCGGAGGAACACATTTATCTGCCTTGGGTCAACCTTATCTTGCTCAACCTTAATGTTGTCAAAGACGGTTACGAGGCCCTGGCTTACCAGCCCTGACATAATTGATCTTGTTCTCTGTGATATAAGAAGATTTACGTCGGGGTTCTGGACTCCGCCGATAAAGCCTGCAAGAGAGTTTCTCAACGCTCTCTTTACGAAATCCCTGATGAATATAATTGAGATCTCCTCGTCCTCTACGAACCCTGACTGGCTGGTAGTTCTTCCTGCGAGAACTCTTCCGCCGCCCGCTACAGGCTGAAGCAGGGTAGCTCCAACGGCGCCAAGCTGATTCTGTATAATCGGTCTAAAGATCTTATCTCTGGTTAGTGAGAATCCAGAAAGAACCTTGTTCGTCAGAGGTATTGCAACATTCTGTCTTGCAGAAAGATATCCTGCGGCAGCTGCAGCTGCGTAGAATCCATGCAGAGAAACATTTGTTCCATTTACATTTCTTACGATCTCATCTGGGTAGAGATAGACGCATCTGTTGCTGGTGTAATTATCGCTTAACTTAAAGTTGACTAGGTCTTCGGTATTTCCTGCGAGAACCTCTTCCGGATCATCTCCCTGAATTCCCTCAATTATACCGATATCTTCAACAGCAACTTCTTCAGTTCCAATCAATGCGGCCGGAGTAACTCCTCTCTGGGCTCCAATAAATGCAACTCTTTCCTTTCTATTTACAATAGAACTCATGTTTTCACAGTGGTTTACAGTAGCTCTAAAGATTGATGAAATAGCCTGGTTCGGAAGCGGTACAACAATCTGTGCCTCTGAAGCCTCAAGTGCTTCAAGTGCCTCAAACCAATTTGTATCGAAGAAGTCTGCATCGTTCTCATCTACATAGGAGATTCTGATTCCATCACCCTCTCTGATTACTCCGCTGGATACTAGGTCGCGGTGCAGAAGGAGTGAGGCATCGTCTGCGTTGGTATTTGCAGGGTCCTTTACAAAGAACTGGATGTCTGAGTAAGAGCTTAATAGATTTAGCGTTTCGCCATTCTCTGCTGAAACGTAAACCAATGAGTCATCCTGAACTGAATCAATCAGAAGCTCGACTGAAGGCACTAGGAGAGCTACTCCGAATAGCTGCTCAGATATTTCTTCGACTGAAGTGTATACTGTTCCAGAGGCATCTTCCATGCTCGTTATGACAATTACGTCGCCGACATTTGCTCCGTCGAAATCAATCTCTGGAGTTGTAAAGTATTCTCTGCCAGACTCGACATCGAGTGTTCCGTTATCGCCGCTCGCAAGAATATCTGTCTCTGAATTTACAATTGTGTAAGAGAATGCATTGTCAGAGCTTGCAATCCACTGACCCTGCTGGATATCTGTCTCAAGCTGGGAGTTATAGAAAGCAACCTTGTTAGGGAATACCTGAGTTTCTGCTCCATCTCTTACAACAAAAATGTTGACTCTGGAATCCGGATCGGGACGGCCGTTTCTAAGGCCCTCCGTTGGTCTCGGGATAACGAATCTGAGATCATCGACCTCACATGCATCTGCTGACTCAGTGCCGGCATCATAACATGCAGAGAATCCACCATTTCCGAGAGAATCTCTTTCTTCTAGGAGGGTTACGGACGTTCTTCTTGGAACGGCCGGCTTACACTGTACTGCTAGCACGCCAGGCGCTCCGTTCTCAAGCGCCAGCTGAGCACCCAGGGATAGTGTGTTCTCCTCTGATACAAGTCCGTGCTTTAGGAATAGATCGTTTGCCTCAGTAAAGAACTGAGGATCATTTAGGTCCAACTCGTAGATATACTTGGCAACCAGATTGTCGCCCTGAGCTAATGCTCTTGAGCTTACATCAACAAAGAACTTATCGCCAACCTCAAAGGCTGTTCCGCCCTCTTGAATTCCAAGAAGAAGCAGGCCGTTGTTCTGAAGCAGATGGAATGTAAGGCCAGTAGCACCAAGGCCGGTAGCGCCCAGACCCTCTAGGTCTTCAAATGATACGCTATCATCCTCTAGTGATACTAAGCGAACTCTTCTTGTTGAAGTTACATCCGTTATAACAAATCTGCCACCGCCGAAAGCTCCGCCGGGGCAAATTAGAACCGTCTTGCCGATATCGCCGGAAGAGAAGCTTCCCTCTGATGCAGGCTCGCCAGTAATCTCATCATGAGCTACTGAGTCGTCATCGATTAAGATGTTTGTAGCCTTAATCGTCCAATCGAGAGCGTCGTCAGGCTCCTCACCCCATGCAGGATCTGCAGGACCAAGGCTGTCGCTTATAACCGTGATAGTGGTGTCGCTGCCGTCATAGTCAATTGACTCGATCTCATGACCCGCATAGCCATCGAGACAAAGGAAATCGCCAGGAAGAGCCTGACCCTGTGAAACAAGATCTGCTCCAGGGACAATAAATGTATTTGATGTATCAAGAGAGGTATCGCCCTCTCTAATCTTGACGAGGCCCTGTGGGAAGGCTGAGCCTGAGATGTCACCATAGGCGACCGTAAAGCCGTCATCGCACTCTGATACATTTCCAGATACCGCACCAGCGTTACTAGTGAAGTAACCGCTCGTGAATGTTATTGGAGCGCCTGAGTCGTCGTAGATCTGGCCGGAGACAGAGCCCGTTGCCGTGAAAGTTGACAGGCCAGGAATGGGGTCGCCGTTAGAATCTCTGACTACAGATACGCACTTGATTGTCCATCTCTCACTTGGCGCGGAGTCATCCAAGATATCGAGTGTAACAAGCGGATCACAGTCATCATTCTCAACGATAATTCCTGTTCCGATATTTGAAGAGGAAGCAGAGAAGCCCTTTCCATCCTGGTCGCCTATAGAAGCTCCTCTAAGCTCTATGCAGCCAGTCTCTGGATCAAGTCTAAAGTCAAACGGAGAAGCTAAACCAGAGGCATCGATCTCCTCCTCTTTTCCAAAAAGAAGAGTTCCATTTAGCCTAAGCTCTGTTCTGCCGCTTACAACCGGCCAATTCTGGAGTCTAAAGAACCTTCCATCAGCGGAGCCGGTAGGGCTGCAATCAGCGCTTCCATCCTGACCCAAGCCAGCGGCTGACTCAATGATGGTCTCTTCTCTAAGGCCTTCACCCATAATACAAACTATTCTAATTCCACCAGGAATAGACACGCCCCTGGAGATAACTCTATCTCTGGCAAAAGCTCCGGGCTGTATAAATCCTGATACTCCAGGTATGTTAGCCATTTAAAATCCTCCGCATATATTATATGTCATCAAATTGTTTATTATTAGTAGTTTCATTTTAAATTTCGGTCAAATCAACTATTTCACTAAACCTTCTCGATAATGAGTCGCCATTCGTTTTTACGCCCGGTATTGGAGTCCAGGTTGGCTCTAGTGTAAATGCTATTTTTTCAACAATATTTTCTATTGGAATTTCGACTCTCCATTCGGATAATGTCGTCAATGATATTGTGTTGTTATAAACATAATCATTAGCATATGGCTCGGCAGATTCGCCGCCGATTGATAGACTGCTTATGAAAAGGCCATTTGCTCTAAGCTCATTCCAAAGAGAGTACTGCAAGGCGAGAGAAACTATGTCTGTCAACTCTTGAAGCTCGGCCTGACTTTCGGAGTAGATCTGAACATCAAATCTCATCTCCCATCTTCCCGCATAGACCCTATGAGTTGGAGTGCTGAAAACTTTTCTGGCACCATACTCATTCTCTATCACATCGGTCCTATACTTATAAGTCATATTTTGATTGAAAGAGAGCGGCTTATAAGATCCGCCATTTGACTTTACCAGGATCGCAGGAAAAAACTTTACCTCATACCTGAACGTATCAGATATGAGGATCTTTGTTGTTAGCTCTGAGTCGACATCCAGGCCAGTTAGATCGGGCGTTAGCGGATACCCGAATTCGTCATCGCGATAGGTAAAGACAGAGTCATTTTGGAATATCTTTCTCAGACCGTCGATGAGTAGCGCCTTTGGATGAACTATTGCGCTCTGCTGTACTACGAAATTATCAGCAAAAAAGCTTGAATAAACAATGTGATCGCCGTTGAGCGCTGTTCCCGGCAGATTTTGTTCGTCTATCATTTCAAGCCCTGATTACTTTAATCTGTTTTTTTATCCCTGAATTCCCTAAAGTTTAAGGGCAAATACTTAACTTCTTCACTTTCTGACGCTTGATTGCAAAAGCTTTCGATCTCTCTAATAAACCTGTCTAACTCATGCTTTGATTGTAGCTGCTCTTTTGAGATCCTCAAAATCTTTTTCGTAGTAAGCTCAACTATAACTTCATCTTCTATATTAGAAGCATTTAAATTACCAGAAATAATTTCGACACAACTTGAATCTTTTATTATTCTAGTTTTTGACTTTCTTTTGCTTTTTACTAAAGATGATAATTTTGCTATAGTCTTATTTAGGACTTCATTATCTTTAAAATTTCTGTTATAAAACCTTACTACGAACAACCTCTACCTCACTTCATAAGACTTGTCTTCCTTCTTAAATTCTATAGTCTTATTTACTGGCTTAAAATTTTTGTGCAGATATTCTACGCCGTACCTGCCACCAGGCAGTCTAGCCTCCCAATAGCCATTGTCATCTGTTTTTAAATCTTTAACAAGTTCATTCTTGTCATCATAGATCTTTACTTGAACGCCAACCAATGGTGTCTGTGATTTATTAACTATGTGTCCAAAGACTTTAACTGCTCCCAATAATAATTTTTCAACTTTTTGTTGACTAACAGATTTGGGCGGGCTATTTATCTTAACAACAGGGGATTGCTTACTAAGTTTATCAAGCTTAGCAAGAACTAGGTCAAGCTTTCCTTCACTGGCTTTAAGCTTTTTCTCCATTTCCTTCAGCCTGTTCTCCATATCGTATATAGCGTCTATGGCAGACTTTTCTCTATCACTCAATTGAGACATTATTTACCTCTATAACGTTAACCGTATCTACATTTGTGCTAGGAGCGGCAATAAAAGCTGGAGTGAACGCTAACGAGTCGTAAGCCGTAAGGTCTCTAATACAGTTTGTTAGGACGATGTTAGAGTATACTGGGTTATCACCTAGCCCGTACGAGTTTGTTAGAGTTACAACTCCACTTGCTGTAGGGTTCTGGTAAGTCCCAAAGCTTCTAAAGAAGCAGTTTGTAATTAAAACATTTTGAAATTCCGCTCCCTCGATCAAGGATGCGCTTGCTGGTGCGCCTATAGCTATGATCTCTCTCCAATCATTTCCTTGGCCTGGGCCATAGTTCTCCGTCGATAATATTATGTTATTCATATGAAATGACGCAGACTTGGAATTTAGTGGCTCTGCAACATCATGGCTAAATATTATAAAGCACTCTGGCTTTATATTTCCTAGCGCCTCGCTTCCATCAACACCTTTATAAGTAAAGTTAGATAGCTTAACACCATACGTAAAATTATTTACTCCACGATTATCTTTGTCGACGCCTTGTGTGCCAATCTGAAAAACAGGTCTATTATTATCGAGCGGTCCGAGGAACTGTAGCAGGTAATCCGGGCCTCTTTGAATAATACTCTCTGGTCCCGCTCCCTCTATCTCTAAGTCAAAGTCTATAAAAATTTCATTATTAACAATGTGTGTACCCGGAGCAAGAGTGATCTTTGGCTTGCTTTGGTCTTTAAATATTTTTGAAAAAACTCTGCAATATTTTACAGCGCTATCCAAACTACTAAATTGTCCAAAGTGTTTTTCGGGAGAAACAATTAACTGGTTTAGTATCTTGTAATCAATTCTGTCTATAAAGAATCTTAAATCATATAGCTCAGATAAATTAGAATCATAATATGCTATGTGTAAATTTGTCTCTGGAGAAAATGCAGAACTATAATCTGTTCCTCCAGTTTTATCTACTTCGCTTAAAGCTTTTATGCACCCCTCGTTGTCTATGGCTATGTAAAAGCTGTCAGTTGCCCCCGTTGAATAGTCAAATGTAAATCCTTCTTTTCCTAAGAATTCGACTCTTAGACCATTAACAACGACTATTCCTGGTGTTACATCGAACGTAGCAACTCCGGAAGATAAGCTTAGATTTAAAATCTCAAGACCTCTTATGATTCCATTTGATCTAAGCTCATTTCTTGGCCCCTGAATATATCTCTCTAAAAATGGTTCGGATATAATGGTATCATCGACTGTTCCTGAAATTCTTTTGTCAATTAGACCTACAGCACCCGTCTCTCCAAGCCCAGCGTTTATATCCTCTATTACTGTGCCAAATTCTGGGGAGAAAAGACAGCGAGAAAGATGAAGAACGCTATCTGGTATTTCTGAATATCCAATTATATCTATTGTTAAAGATGATGGCACAAATATTGGAGAGGCCTCATTCGGAACGAATACCTTTACCTTGATAAACTCCATACCGTCCGAGAAAGGAATTATGTAGTCTCCAGTGCTTCCTACGAACACCTCTTCGCCATAGCTGCCGCCAGAAGAAAGCTTGATCGACGCCAAGCCATCATTTTTAACCCTTAACGTATACTGATCTTCTTCGGTTATAAAGTTTTTAGATATGTCTGTTACAACCAAGAAGAAATTCGACGAGTTAAAGGAGCCTACTATATCTGCTCTTCTGTTATGATGAATATTAAGATTCTCATCGGCAAAAATATCAAGAAGCATCGATCCATTAATATCAATAAAGTTTAGCTCAGATATGGGTGCAGTGCATCTTATAAATGTAAATAAAGAACTTTCATCTGCTTCGCCGCTAAACAAGCTTGTTGTGTAGTCTAGCGTTACTCTATCGCTTTCAACAGCATTTACTGTGTAAGTACCATTATCTGAATCTACAGATGATCCATCTATTACGCAAAGATCGCCAACCCTTATTCCAAGCTCCAGGAAGTTTAACTCTAATGTTTCAAGAGTTGTTGTTCCAGACCCAATTGTAATTGTTGACCCTGTATAAGTTTTTACCGAGCCGAATTCATTTAGTATTAGCCCGTTGATGTGGAAGGAGTTTCCAAATGATCCTCGAATCTCTTTGTCTACTAAATCTTCAAAACCAAGAATGCCTGATGCATCCAAGGAGCCAGATTGAACAACTTTTAATGATCTAACCTTTGTATCCGCAGAGTGATTTGGAATGTTATGCGATATAGCAAGTTCATAGCAGCTATTTGTTCTTAGTTTATAAGCAAATATATTCAGATTATTTTGAACACAATATCTGTTTATATTAGAAACCGCAATATCTACATTATGGATTGAATAATCAGAGCTATACACAGGAATGTCTATAGCAGCGCCTCCATCTATTTCTAATGATAGATTTTCGTAAACACCACTCTCTAGCCTTGAAAAGTCAGCTCTAGAAGATATAACTGTTGCGGAGTTTGGCATAGCCGCCTGAATCGACGGAGTATTTGTGAAGCCTGCCCTGGGCCTGACGGAGCAATTTAGGCCGTTCCTGTTATGGACCTGATAAGTATTCTTCTTAACTCTAGCAAGAGTGCCGCTAGTAAAGCTGCTCTTTGGTCCACCGAATATAGTTACAGAACTCAAGGTATCATCTACATTGGTCTGAAAAGAGGCTATTACATATTCGCCATTATCATCTTCATTTAAAGATTCTGAGATTTCTAGAATATCAAATTTATTTATATCAAGCAGGAGGCTTGGAGATTCGCTGAAAGAAATCTCAGTCGTTGATGCGCCGGAGTAATCTGCATAAGTAATTTCCGTTAGATCGACTATAAGGCTTCCAGAATCATTCCCCTCAAATGCATCTATTTGGGAGCCAGTTCTTATTCTTCCGTTAGAGTTTAGCTGTAATATGGAACTCCTTAGTCCAACTCCTTCGATATCCGCAAGATCGTCTATTGCGCCCTGAACGCTATTGGATAATATGATATCGCTATTCTCTGAGTTATCGTAAAAAATCTGGTCAGCTTTATGAGAATTATTGGCCTCTGATATATTAGTGCCAGTGTATGATATGTGGGAGTTAAAAAGAGCTTGAATAAACTCCTGCAGGCCCTGCGCTTCTATTGAATTCAATCCTACATCAGATGGCACAATATCAGCTTCTTCTACAGTTATGGCTTTTGCAAGATGGCGATTTATTGCATTTTGGTTAACATGTGTTGAAACAATTGCATTTAATTCATTTATTGCTTCGACAAATTGCTGGATTTTTGAATCTAAAATAGATATCTCATCCTGAAGAAGAGTCGTAGGATAATCCAAATCTAACTTAAATTCTTTTATTGCAGCAGTCTTTGAAACATCTTTATCAGATATTGGGCCAGATAAAATGCCAGCTTTAACTAGGGCTTCGTCTTTTAGATTTCCATTTTCATCTATTAAGTTTGCCAGCCTAGAGGCCAGAGTATTTCCGGCAACTCCCTGGGGATTGATGCCAAGTGTTCTTTCGATATTAAATATGGCCGAACGAAGGCTGTTGAGAACATCCGATCCAATTTCCGTAACATTGTCTCTTACGGCAGGAATCTCAACAGATGTGTCTAATTTTTCCGGATAATTTGACTTAGACATTACGAGGCTCCAATTCCTTCTTCTACCGAGCTTATTTCAGTCCTGACCCTTAGGTATGCAACGCTTAGATCATTAGACGGATCATCATGGCTTATGGATACTAGATAATGATTATCTGTTATATCAACAGTTTCATTATACGAAGAAAAGTTAAAAGTATATTCTTCAAAAAAGTCAGTTAAATTTAGGCTTGTTTCAAAAATTTCTGATCCAACAAGTATTAACGGATTTGATAAAAGATCTCCATCTGCATCTAGCTTATACAAGCTTAGTGTTACTTCCGTTCCCGGAGTCAGTGTGCTTGGGGCCGTTGGTCCGCCGCCCTTATTGACAAGGGCTCCAATTCCGATGCGCTCTATTTTTGAGCCAGGAGTAAGTTTTATTCTAAATGAAGTTCTAAATGAATTATCAGGTATTTCAAAATATCGAACAGGTAAGCCGAATTCTTCTGGTGCTGCACCAGTGGTGCGATATATTTCAGCCTCTCTGCAGAAGACTGTAGTAGATCCTGTGAAAGAGCTTCCAGGCTCATAATAAGCTCTGTACTGATCATTAACAGCGGTCCACCCGATATCCTCCGCAAAGAACTTGGTGTTAATCTTCTTTGTGGTAACTCCGTATAGGTATTCTTGCGCAGTCACAGATGACGCAGCCTCTATAGTGGTGCCTACAGAAAGCGCTCCTGCAATTGAGGCGTCATTACCTACCTCTAAGTCAACACCGACTGATGTAGATCCGTCAATTACCGCATTCTTTACAACGCTTAGCTTGGAACCAATATTGACATCTCTGCTGAATCTTTCTCCCCAGGGATAATCTCCGTCATGATCAATCGTAGGTCCACCACTATCCCTATTGGGGATAAAGTTGTCTCCGATAATATTTCCAATAATGTTTACATTATTTTCTGAAGGACAATCATCAAAGCTAAATATATTTCCAGATGCCGTGCAGCGTATAGCGTAGTTTGTAGCGCCTTCGGTCGGAGGAGTTTCTTGAGATTTAAATACATTATTAGATATAATTGAGTTAAAGAAATATTCTGTTTGAATTCCGCCTATTGTTATATTGCTATTTATAAAAATGCAGTCATTAATATTTATATTTCCAGCGGGGTCGGTCGCAGTTAGGCTTTGATTTCTTATTATCACACCGGCATTCTGAAATTCAAAGCTTTCTTTTTCTGAGAAATCGAATATTACTTCGCTCATATTAACGCCGAAATCGATAGGACCTGCATCAGATATTAAAGCATCAAATACTTTTATTGAACCAAGTCTGACTTTAAAATTGGATAGGCTTACATATCCGGAATTGACTACATCGGATGCTCCAGACGGAGTTTCTGTAAAGCCGGGTCCTGCTATTGTGATTTCTCCAAGCATATCTGTGCCAGGAGAGGTTCTGTTATCCGAACCTTCCGGCAGGTCGTTGTATGCATATATCATGTCCAGAATGGTCGACTCGCCTTCACCAATTATGTTTACGGGGAAGTTAATCCACATTCCTTGGTTATATCTTTCTTGAGCTTTTATGCTTGCGTCGGCATCCGCTAGATCTACGCCGTGATCAACAACGACCCTGTGAGTGCCAGACTTCAGATGTATAGTTGGAGTGCCAGCGTTAGGGAAGATTTCAGAGAATCTTTTGGCGTACCTTAGAGCCTTTGGGATTTCTGAAAAATGTGCCATTCCATCCTGCGGACTGACGGTTATGGAGTTTAGAATCTTAAGATCAAGATCGTCAATAAACAACCTGAGATCTATAGCATTGATTGTGCTAAGGTTATTTTCTACAGATGCTAGTATACAGTAATAAGCTGGATCAAGCATGCAGCCGCAACTTACTGGGTCTGCCGGAGAAAATACGATCTGCCCCCATTCGTCTATAGCAACAAAGAATTTATCGACAGACGGTGGTGAGCCTGCCGTTACTATGTCCGTTATATATCCTTCGTACTCGCTTACTTCAAACCTCTTGCCCCTTACATAGCAAGTTCCGGAAGCAATACTAAGAGTATAAGTATCTCCGTTATCAACAACATCAAAGACTTCCAGACCTCTTACTACTCCATTTGATCGCTTATCTAAATGAGGCTGTATTAAAATATCTTTTCTTACATCGCTTCCAAGATCTTTTGTTCCAGTCACGCCTTTTCTCAGATCCCTGAAGACTCTTGGGTAGCTTCTGCCAAATCCTGATATCCTAGATACACCTGATTCGTAAAGGACTTTTCCTAGAATAATATTTTCTTCTTTATTTACAGACTTATAGCCAAATAAGCTAATCTCAAATGAACTTCCATCTGCAACCAGCTTTGTATTAATTAGTCCTGAATCTGCAATAAATAGGGTTAAAGATAAATCATATTTTCCAGAGTATACCGTAACATAATTGCTCTTGGCTTTATAGATACTAACTTTTTCTCCGCCATCTAGTGATATCAAAACTTCTTCGTTAGCCGGATCCGGCAAAGCTTTTTCTATTAGCAAAGTTCCAGGATTATCTTCGGTATAATTCTCCGTTTTTCCAAATACATTACATGGAGAAACTAAATTTTCCGAACCAAGGTATGACTCCTGCCCATAAGTTAGCAGTTCATTATAGTTTAATATTCTATTCTTATCTAAAAATAATTCAATTATAGATAAAATAGAGGATCCGCCAAGTGTGCCTTTGAAAGCCATTCCATTAAGGGACGCGGCTCTAGAGTATACGACAAATCTTGCATCTTCTCCGGCCAGGGAGGCCCACTGTCTGCCGGGCAGCTGCTCCCGATTTACAATAATGGTATTGCTTGAAATAGACGTAATTACATAAGTTCCATCATCGGCAGTTGAGCCAAAAATGGAAATAACATCCCCAACCTTTACGCCCAACTCAATTGGATTAATGTTGCCCAAGAATATCTCGGATGTACCGCCCGTTAGAATTAATCCGGTTTCATCAAGAAGAATAGCAAGATCATTATATCCCTTTCCTTGAATATAAAAGCTATTACCTACTGTTCCAACAATAGTTTTGTCATCTATCTCAGATAGGCCAAGTGAGTCAATTGCATCATCCGAGCCCCTTGAGATCTTAATCGTATGCTCTGAGGTGGTTGAATTGCCTATGGAGTGAACAATTGCAATCTCGCTAGAGTTAGAATCATCATAGTCAACTCTATAGGCAGATGCGCTTAGCCTATTCGCAGTAAATTGCTCATTTAATCTTTTTACAATAGAGTTTATATTTTGACTAATCCCGGTCAGTGACAGAGAAGGATCGTATAGATCTAGCTCAACAGGCGGAGTGTCATCAATTGAAATTTCTATGTATCTATTTAGATCTGTAATTTCCTGAGGCTTTATTTTTTTTGTAACTATATTCGTAGCACTCGGGTTTGAAATCTGAATAATATCAGCATTTGTATAAGATGTTCCATCTAATGAATCATATTCTCTAACACCAATAAGCAAGCCAGCGCTACTTGATTCTCTATTTTTGTTGCGATATAAACTTACGGTTATTCCCGCTGGCGATGCCTCGGGAAATCTTCCATAAACATCTAGCGATTCTAGCTTTAACCCGTCTGAAGAATAATTTGCCTGAAATACCTGATATTCAGTTTCTTCATCAATGTTTGTTACTACAAGTATATCGGATATATCAATCGCTTCTTCAGGGCTGCTCGGGGTGTCCGTGAGAAAAATCCTAGAAACTCCTAGATCAGAAGAGGCTACAGATGCAGGATAAGTTGCTGCTTCATTAGATATAATTTGAGTTCCGCGAGCTGGATTATTGGGATCAACCAAAAGTGATGATCTTTCAATTGAATTTGAATGGAATAAGTTCTGATGAACATCTGCCTGACCAATTATGGTGTCTACGAGGTCCTCTATTGCGCCTTGGGTGTCTGATGAGGGAATGTAAGTTGATACATTGTTGTTATCAAAGAAGATCTGGCTAGATAAATGCGAGCGATTATCTGCAGATATATTAGTTCCATCATAATTGATATGAGATGAGAACAAGCTTTCAAAGGCGCCCTGAGAAGTCGTTGCTTCCAATGAGGTAATTCCGTCCCCAGAGCCGGTGCTGGATATAGCATCTATATTAATCGCAATACCACTATGCCTTCCTGTAGCAAGAGGATTGATATGGATGGCCAAAGTCGTCGAAAGGTCGTTTACGGCAGACTCGATAAGATCGAGCTGACTTGTTATTTGTGAAATTTCGTCCTGAAGCAGAGTTGTTGGGTAATCAAGATTTAGCTTTGATTCATTGATTGCAGCAGTTTTTGATATATCCTTGTCTGATACGGGACCGGATAGCAAGCCGGCAGAGTCTAGCGCCTCTTTTAATATATTTCCATTAGAATCTAATGATTTTCCGATACGGCTGGCTACAGTATTACCAGTGGCACCCTGCGGATTTATTCCTAGAGTTCTTTCTATTTGAAATATTGCAGCCCTTAAGCTATTGATAACATCAGAACCTACCTCAACTATGTTGTCTCTAACTGCTGGTATCTCAATCGATGTATCTAACTTATCCGGGTAATTTGACTTAGCCATTTAAAATTCCAATTATTTAACTATAACTAAAAATTAGCAAAAGATTAATTTTAATTTGAGTTAAGCTTATCTGCGGCATATATGGACCCAAAGGCAAGGCCAAAGCCCAGAATAAAAGTTCCAGCCCTTTCAAGTTCGCTAAACTGATTTCTTTTTTGATACTTATTTATAATCTTTTGATTATTTAAATCTAATTCCTTATACCTGTCAATTTGAAGGCTATAATATTCTTCGTTTAATTTAAATAAGTCAATTTGCTTTATTCTAATTTGCTCAAGCTCCCTAAGCTTTACAAGTTCTTTTTCTTTTTCTTCAAGCTCTTTTAGCCTTTCCATTAAAGAAGTCGCCTCGTCAATAGTAAAAACATAAGATTCTTCAGAAAGCTTACTGCCTGCTGGCAAAATTTTTCCGGCATATGCAGTTGGAGCTATCAATAGGTTTAAACAGATGAGAGAAGAAAAAAGGTGTTTAAAAAAGCAAATCATATATCGGCCTACCCTATTGGAATCTCTACTCTTGGGATCTCTATATCTGTATCTGCCAATTCCGGCTTTACCATTGACCTAAGAGTTTTAACGTCAATCTCAATATGATGAATTGGATCTGATAATCTTTTTGCAATTACAATAAGTTTTTTATGAAAAACAGAATCTTCATTATCGATATAATTAATTAAATTATTTATTTTATCTAACATTAAAATCCTCTGCTATCAAAAAAATTAAATAGCTCTTCTTTTGTAACAAGTTCAGAGCTTTTTCCAGCATCAATATTTTCTATTTGTTCCTTTATTATACTGGCTTTTTTCTCTAGCTCGATTAACTCTTTATTGTTTTCGGCTATATCCCCTTCAGTCTTTTTTATATTTATTCTTTCTTCCAAATTCTTTAGCTCTAAAGTTAGTATTTGTTTTGCATTAACTTTTTTGCTTACAAATATAAAGGTAAAAAATCCAAATAGCCCAAGTGCTGCGGCAAAAATAAACTTAATTTTTAAGCTAAAATTTTTCCAAGTTTCTTTTATCCATTCAAGCATGCCTACTCCTCTTTGCCCTCTTCTTCGAGCGGGTTGTGCTTCGCATCAGTCCACCTTCGTGTTACATAAGCTGTAAATGTAGCGCCAAGGTAAGCTGTCATAGCGGAAGCTTCCATGGAGGCAAAGCCTATCTCAAATCCATTAAAAGCAATTCTTCCAAATGTAGAAAGAAGTATATTTATTGTTACAACAGAAAAAGACATAAAAGCAAAAGTCAACATTGCATCAGGCTTGCCAGAGGTATTTTTAATCCAGAACATTGTATCTCCTAGAATTTTTTGTTATACCCAATGGTATAAATGATATCTGTTTTATCCATTCTTTGCAAGCTAAGGCGCTGTCTGGTGTAGTGCCTATAAAACAGTTTATCTTTAGTTATATTTAGAACTTCATATATAAACTCTATATCATTATTAAAATCAAACCTAATCAACAAATCACGATCGCGTATAGCGGGATTTGGGAGCGTCCAACAATTGGGCTTATAATCTTGCTCTAGATGAGCCTGAGATGAAAGCTTTAGATCTTCTGTTGTATCTCCAAACATGACCATAATTCTTCCGTCAACTCTTCTTCTATAATCGTACTGCTCATATCCTCCAACGTAGCCGGTTCCAAAGCACTTCTTGCATGATCTTACTTTCGGGTGCATTCTTCTTGAGTCTGCGCAACTACAGGTTTGTCCATTCCATATTCTTCGAAGAAGGATTACTGGCTCGCCAACTTGATCAAGGAGTACCTCCTCCCTGTTTAGCATTCTATCGAAAAGATTCATGCCCCTGGACTTGTTAAACTCTCCGCCCAAATAGCTCCCGCAATCGTTCTTGCCCTGAAATATATCTTGCGGTATAGCCTGATGATATCCGCAGAAATCAAACCCCTGGAAAAACTTTTTGTCGTTATCTTCGTAATCAGTAACTACAAGGCCAACTCCCTGAATTTGCCTGTCACTCTGATAGCCATCAGAGTAAGTTGGAGTCGACATTGCTATTACAGTGTTTTGATCCTGGCACCCAAAGAATATTTCAACTGGATCTCCGGATAAATAGATTCCCTGAGTTGTGCCATTTAGCCCCCTGCCATTGGTTGGGACAAGAAAGGAGGTGGCCGTCTTTGCCGTATACTTTATAACTTCATTTGAATTTAAGATAAGGATGCCTGCAGACGGAAATCCTTCAGTTGACTCTACATCAATAATTGTATCGTTTTCTAGCACCTGCGAAGTGATAGCCGTAGGGCTTGGAATTATGTAAACTCCATCGTCCGCCTCCTGCATGCCAGATAAATCTACCGTTTCTTTGAATGTCTCAAGTCCACGGACTGCATAACACATTGTTTTTCCCGTCTCCAACCCTGTTGCGAGAAACGAGGTAGTGTTGCTTGTTGCTATATACTTTGCTTGGCTATCAAATATATTCAGTCTTGATTCATTTTCATATATTAAGGCGTAAGAGTCACCCTTATAGGACCTAGATATCGGCTTATGCCAAGTTATGGCGAGCGAGCTTCCGTTTCCAACATTGGCTACTCGCTGTATCCCTTGCGCGAATCCTTCAAAGTCTACTTGAGGGAAAGTTGATGGCAAGATTACCTGCGGTAAATCTACTGTAAAAAGCGATGTTCCGGTAAGCGTATTTCCATTTAAATCACTTACGGAGTAGAATACTTTATAGAAGCCGTCCCTAAATGACTCCGTCGGCTCAATTCTTACATTAGCCCCATTCTGAATCTTTGCAAGGGATGATGAAGTTCCAGAGTATTTTTCATCGAATACTCCGGAGGTAACCGCAGGAAGGTCATTTATCTCTACGTTAATAGAAGAAAGATTTATATCATCGATCTCATCTGAGAACTGCAAGAAAACGACCTGGTCAGATTTCACCAAAGATCCATTCTCTGGAGAGATCAGGTCAAGGTAAGGCTCCGGCGTCGTTGTTTTGAAAACATACTCTAGATTGGAGAATTTACCATCTAGGTTTTTAACCTGAATCTTCACAAGAACGGTCTGCCCTTGATTAAACGGAGACTCCTTATCTATTATTACCGAAAGTATTGATCCATCTAATGATATGCTTGAATAAGGGCCATCGAATCCTTCTTTGAATTCGACTCCATCAATAGCCCTTGATCCGCTTAGCTCAACTACCAGCGATGTTAGATCTATACCGCTTCCATCATCAATAATGCTAAACTCGATAAGCGATTCTATATCAGCTCTCTTCTCACCTTCGGCAGGCGATTGGCCAGATAGCGATAGCATAAGATGTCTCCTTATTATCTTCGCCTATTAGTAGAGCTTTATTCTTGTTATTATAGTTAACTAAACGAGTTCCATAAGCTCTTCTTTTTTCTCTTCAGCCTCATCGCCATCGATGTCGTGGTAGTCTAGCAGCCCGTCTACGTAGTCTTCCGCAGCTCCCTTTCCACTTACTACTGAATCGTATAGAATCTGCTTCTGAAAGGCATCCACCTCATCTTTATTATCTAGATAGTCCACAGCTTTATCATTTTTATCTTCTTTTTTGTGAGAGTCACAATGCTGTATCGCATGCACCAATTCGTGTATAACATATCTCATAATCATATGGAAGGATTTCTCTATCAGCTTTTTATTTAAGATAATATTAGAGTTGACAGTCTTAGCAGAAACGTCTAAATCATCGAATCTTATCGGAACGCCTTTTAGAAAATCATCATCAACTTCATTTTCTTTGCAAATATCTTTTGCAATTTTATCATTCATTAATTCAGTTCTTATCTTTGATAAAAGCATTATGTTATTTAGCAAATTTTCTTCTTTCTTTTTTGCAGTTACGATAAACACTATTTATCTCCAAATAAATCTGATATATTTTCAACATTATTTTCTATTGCAATTTTTGCCAAATATTCTGTTTGCTTTAATTCAGCAATTCTGTATTCTGCTTTTTTAATTAGAGCTTGCAGCCCCATAATTTCAAAAGAAACTTCCTCAGAAGTTAATGGCTTTGAATATCCGCAATATATTATTTTGCAGTTTTCGGGCTCTCTCACTTAGGTCTCCAGGATTACACTCTTACCATTAATAAATTATATTAATAATAAAAGATTTATGATGATTAAAATTTCAAAAAATATAAGATTACCAAATGCAGCAAAGCAATGGGTAGCAGACAAGATCCCGGTCATAAAAAGATTAATAAAAACTAAGGCAAAGGAATCAAGCGAGCTAGGCATACTGGACAATATAATTTTACCCGAAAGGCTCGAAATAACCAGAGAGCATGATGACCAAAGGGTGCGAGTTGTCTTTAAGATCTCTCCGGAAGCTCTTTTCTATGCAAATAATTGGCTGGATGAGGATGGGGTTTATGCTGCCTGGGCAGATGCAGCTATTAACTCCATATATTTGAATGCTGATAAATTACTTCACTCATCAGATAAGGCTTTGGAGTTTACAATATTACATGAATTAGTTCATATTATTGATCCAAAGCTATATAGAGAAGAGCTAAATATAGGAATGGATAATGAATATTATAAGAGGCCACATGAAATTGATGCCCTGTCAACAGAGATGTCGGAAATTCTAAGATACAAATATACCCCTGAACAGCTGCTTGAAATGCTTAGGAGTGGCGAGATAGACAGGCTTCCTAATAAACATAAGGCCCTTGGCGAATTTAGCGAAAAAGATCTAAGAAGATTTAAGCTGAACTTATATCATGACATAATGATGGATATTCAAGAAGAGGAATAGAGCCTCTTGGCTTCGTAGGCATAACCGCCTGCTATTAGCCATCTCGAAAGTGCGGCTATTTTTTTATCAATATTAGTTTCGCCAGATAATATATTCAAAAGATTTTTCGAATGTTTTCCATGGAATTTAACTCCAAGATCTTTTTCATATTTTTCCCTATGATCTGACCTTCCTGGTATAATTCCCGGCATCATATCTTCATATGAAAAGTCATAACCCTCTTCTTTGCCGCTAAATTTTCTTTTATTTTCCATATATTCTTTATTATTTTTTAAATATTCAAATATCTTTAAAGCATCCTCTTCAGATACAAAAAAATGCGGACTAGCAAACCATATTGTATCATTTATATTTATTTTAAAATATTCGTCAGAGGAGTCGCTAGAATTAATCTTTTCAATTTTAGGGCTTAGATCTCGCAGGAGATATTTAAAGTCTAGTATTGCAGATTTTGAGTAACCACTTTTTTCTTCAAACCTTACTCCTAGGTGATCGATCAAATTTAAAATATATTTGTGATACTTCTGTTTTGGAGCAGAACTCGCGGCACCTTCAAATCCACTTATTCTTTTCTCATTTGGATGAAGGGTAGCGACAATATGGGGATTATTGGACTTATCCAAAAGCGTTAACATTACTCTATCTTTATCCATGCCCATAACACCAGTTGATCCGCAATTTTTCATTTTTTTTCCAATTACATCACACTTTCTTCCGACATCAACCCAGCGATATCCGTCTTCAAATGCCATAATCTCCGGATAATCAAATAGTATTTTTTTCTTCAAATATTTATCTCTAGCATCATAATAACTTAATTTTTTATATGGCTTAACATCTTTTAGCGCACCAGAAACTATATCTCTTATTAAATCTCGGTCAAAAAATATATCTTTATTAAACCGTTCTTCCAGTTCTTCTTTCGAAAATTTAATCATATCTTTTATATCCATTGGGTATGATTCCCCCGTGGCAAAGCTATAACCACATTCACTTAGTGGAAGGTACCCAAATTCTTCGGCCCATTTATCATATTCTTCTTCTCCAGCAATAGCCGCAAGATACCTCTGAAGAGCTATCCTCATCCTGTCCCCGCCAATAAAAGTAAGGCTCATCAGCCAGTCCTTAGGAGAATTATGCCTAAGACCTTCAGTGTGATAATCGTTCATCCATCTAGCTATAACATGAGCATTTTCGCCAAAGCGATCTATAAATATTTTAGCAATTATTTCGGGATAGCCTAGATTAACTATACTCTGAATTGATGCGGCTATTTTATTAAAAAAAGCTATTTTTTTTATTCTACTATTCATTATATTTAATTGCAGAATATTAGCAGCAGATATAATAATATTAGTTATTAATTTAGCCCCTAGATGATTTTGCGAGACCTCTGGTGCCTTAGTCTTGTAAATGCTGGGGCTCCGGAGCTTAAATTCGTATAAGTTCCAAATGATTGTGGTCCAGGTCTAATTGAATTCTTTATAAACTTCAACCTCTCCCTGTATGATGTCAAAAAGTTGTTGTAAGTTGAGGCGAGGAAGTCCCCCAGGGCAGGAGGCTGATAAGATATACCTCCATCGGATATGGTGAAGTCTCTTCCTTTTTCCACTAGAGCCTGAGATGATAGAGCCAAGATTGTCGCTCCCTCAACAATTGCATGAGAGAATGTTTTATATATAATTTCATCAGCGAAAGAATATGAGGTAAAGAATGGGACCATATTAAATTCTGATAATGCAGAGCATAAAAAGCAAGCCAGAATCTCATCGGAAAAAACATTACACTCTTCCATAACGACTTCGCCATAACCATCGTAAATAAAGGCTCCGTACTCATCTCTTGATGGCTTTTGACCATCAGACCTAACTCTTGCCTTGAGGTATTTTAAGAGAATATTTAAGCCGACTAATTCTGCTTCTGAGAAATCAAACTCCACTTCATCGCCGAGCCTTATAGCTCCGGCGGTCGCCGATGCCTCATCGACGACAAGAAACTTAAACTCATTAGATAAGGTCGCTCCATCGATCTGCGCGATCCACGTATCTGTCCATAGTCCTTTTTCTACAGATGAACCTATCGGATAAGTATAAACGTACAACCCAATATCTGCCCTTGTTATGCCAGAAGAGGTTGCGGCAACAACAACATTGCCATCTGGATTCGTTATTCTTATCTGAGGCGCCGAATCCGCGTCAGCAGGAAGTCCGTCAACACCATAATACTGGATACTTAACTCAACGTTCTCGCCTCTGATAGCTCTATTTCTGTTGTTCGTCATTATCTAGCCTCCGCCCTTGGTATTTGCCCAATAACTTCTGGGTTAACTGTGAAATTTTCGATTAAAGTATACTCTTGAGAAAAGGCTTCATAGCATAGAATAACAATATAGTCACCCGGTATGTCAGGGGTATACTCATAATAATAAGTTCCATACTCCTCATTTGCAAGAGTCATTGTCCTAGGAAATCCTGAGGCAACAGTATTATTTGGCTTTATTATCTCTTTTATAATTGGATTAATTTCTTCAGTAAAAGCAACACCATTGTCAATAACTATTAGAGGAATCCTTACTGACGCTCCCAATTTATAGCTTCCCATTGCCATCGCTATTTCTCCTCAAAGTCTATGACTAGAACTTCATTTTTGCTAAAAAGATCTGGGCTAAAAGTCTCTGAAAAAGAAAAGCTTAAGCCATCACTAGATATCGTTACACTAGATGTTATATTCATCCCGGAAAGAAATACTCTAAATATGTTTGAAGATTCGATCGCATTGCCGTTTGAGTCAACAAAATTATAGGTATATTTGCCCACCTCAAGCTGATCAGATATATCTACTATGTGAGAGACTTTTCCGTCGGAGTTTCGTTTTTTCCCTAACTCCATAATCTCTTCCATTATGTAGGTCGCTTTTCCATTTTTATCAATTATTAGCCTTGGGCATACAATCGCGTCGCCCTGTCTAAATGGAATACGATTTATGTAGCCTATCGCCATAATAAATTCCTATATATTTTTAAGTTGTTCGATTAAAAATTCATTAAAAGCGCTAAGCCCCTCTGGAGCGCCCTCATATCCTGAGTAAGAATCTTTTGACATAAAGAAGTTGTCTAAAAATTTTTCGTAATATTCTTCTTCTTTTCTAAGCTTCTTTCTATTCAGCATAACGAGAGCCTGATAATGTTTCGGATTCTTTGTTTGCTTCCACTTTTCTCTTTGAGCTTCCAAAAGCGGAGCAAACTCCTCTTCTACAACAAGCTTTGCCCTTTCTCTGCAGACTTTCTTTTTGTCTTTAACAAGAACGAACGATTGCTTATTCATTTATAGGACCTTTTTGAACCCATCATTTATTGCATTTAGCCCAGATAAAATCTCGCTATAAATCTGGATTTTTGCATTATGCTCAACCCTCGCTCTTATAAGCATCGTCAAAGAAGAAGGGCTATCATTATCTAGGTCAGCAAGAATATCTTGAGCGCACTGCTCATATCCCTTTAGGTATTCCATAGAATGATTTGTTTTGCCAAGCTCTGAACCTAAATTTTCCACAAACTTGGAGAGCAAGTCATTTATTTTTTTTGCTTTATTTACTTTCTCTTCTGAATCCATGATTCCTCCGACTCATTAGAGTTTAAAAAATTAGTATAATTTTTGCAAAAGAAAGGGCGGGGAAGTTTCCCTCCCCGCCCACAGATAAATCAGCTTTTAGCTAGCAATTAGCCAACGAACATGAAGTACATGTCGTCTGCATCAACAGCGATCGGTGACATGATCTTGCTGCCATCGGCAGAGAACTGCCAGTAGCCACTTGAGTTCATGTCATTGCTGAAGACGTACTCGCCGCCGACAACTAGAAGCGGTACCTGCATACCGTTGACGAAGAGCTTGACGCTCGGCTTGACGAGAGCCTTGACCTCTGCTGCAGTCATATCAGACTGGTAGACCTCAACCTGCGCATCGCCCGTGAGGACATGCATCAGGGTTAGCTCGCCCGGAATGAAGGCTACGCTGTCGAAGGACATGGCGTCAACACCTGCAACATGGCTGAAGGTGTATCTCTTCGGCTCCATGAACTTGGACTTTGTAGTGAGGAGAGCAACGTCGCTTCCGCTCTGTGCGTATAGCTCGTTGATTGCGCCAACGAGTGAGCCCTTCTCAGTCGTGCTGAGAGTGGTGAGATCACCGTCGTTTGCAGCTCTCGTTGCAGCTTCTGCATCGAGGTTTGCCTGAACAGCTGCATCACCAGCAATTCTTGCTGCTTCCTCAGTGTCAAGGTTGCTCTGTAGGGCTGCATCACCAGCGATTCTTGCCGCCTCCTCTGTGTCGATATTGCCCTGTAGGGTCGTATCGGCAGCAGCTCTTGCGGAAGCCTCTGCATCGATGTTGCTCTGTAGAGTCGTATCAGCAGCAGCTCTTGCGTTTGCCTCAGCGGTGTCAGCAGCAGCTCTTGCGGAAGCCTCTGCATCGATGTTGCCCTGTAGGACGCCCTCAGCGGCGAGTGCTCTCGCCTCTTCTGCATCAATGTTGCCCTGTAGAGTTGCGTCAGCAGCAGTTCTTGCAGTAATCTCGTTCGCTAGAGCGAGATCCTGGTCTGCCTGAGCTACAGCAATAGCATCAAACTCTGCCTCTACGCCTGCATCAAGCTTGTTGATGGAATCAACGATTGATACCGCAGTATCAATGAAGAGACCATTTGCATTTGCGACGTAAGATCCGTCAACAGCTAGGCCAGCGCCTAGCTGCGTTGCGTCAAGCTCTGCCTGTACAGTTGCGTCAGCAGCCTCGAATGCTGCCGTTACAGCTGCATCACCAGCAATTCTTGCTGCTTCCTCGGCGTCGAGGTTGGTCTGAACCGCCGCATCACCAGCAATTCTTGCCGCCTCTTCTGCTGCTAGTGCAGCATCGACAGCAGTTACGCGATCGTTGTACGTAAGTACGTGCGCAGCGAATGCCGCATCGTTCTCGGTGTCAACAGAGTTGATTAGAGTTACGATCTCTGCGAATGAATCTGCGTCAGCAGTTGAAGCTGCTAGGATTGCATCAATTCTAGCCTTCTCGGCATCAACAGCAGTCTGTAGAGCTGCATCGCCAGCGATTCTTGCTGACTCCTCTGCGTCGATGTTGCCCTGTAGAACGCCCTCAGCAGCGAGTGCTCTCGCCTCTTCTGCATCAACATCGGCAGTTCTATTTACGATCTCTGCAGCTAGGCCGTCAGCGACAACCTTTACGCTTGCATCGAGAGCTACGTCAGCCTCAAAGAGTGACGTTGCGCTTGCCATGTAGTTTGAGGAAGCGTCTGCGGTGTAAGAACCGTCGGCGCCAAGGCCTGCGCCTGCCTGCGTTGCGTCAAGCTCGCTCTGTAGAGCGGCATCACCAGCAACTCTTGCGGCAGCCTCAGAGTCGATGTTGCCCTGCAGAACACCCTCAGCGGCGAGTGCTCTCGCCTCTTCTGCGTCGATGTTGCCCTGTAGGGTTGTGTCAGCAGCAGCTCTTGCTGCAGCCTCATCGTCAATGTTTGACTGGAGCGCTGAATCGCCAGCTGCTCTTGCAGTTGCCTCTGCGTCGATGTTGCTCTGCAGAGTTGCATCAGCACCAGTTCTTGCAGTAATCTCATTCATTAGAGCGAGATCCTGGTCTGCCTGAGCTACAGCAATAGCATCAAACTCTGCTTCTACGCCAGCATCAAGCTTGTTGATGGCGTCAGAGAGTGAAACCGCAGTATCTACGAAGAGTCCGTCTGCGTTTACGACGAAAGAGCCGTCAGCAGCGAGACCTGCGCCAACCTGTGATGCATCAAGCTCTGCCTGAATGGAAGAATCAGCTGCCTGGAATGCTGCCGTTACAGCTGCATCGCCAGCAATTCTTGCTGCTTCCTCTGCGTCGATGTTGCCCTGTAGGGTTACATCTGCCGCAGATCTTGCAGACTCTTCCGCATCAAGAGCAGTCTTAACTGCTGCTGCGAAATCTGCGAAGTTTGAGGTGCCGTTGAGAAGATCAGCACCGCCGACCCAAGCACCATCGCCGTCTAGGCCGACGAGGCCTAGCATGGTCGGATCTAGTCTTAGAGCGCCAGTTGAAGCATCGACATCGAAGTGTAGCTCAACAGCTCTCATTAGACGAGCGGAAAGTCCTAGTACCGCTCCGTTATTTGTCATAGACATTATATGTCTCCTTTGTTATTTGGTTTAAAACATAACCTTTATATTACACTTAAGGCATCTTTAACAAAACAAGACATATTTGCTATTTTCAATTTTGCTCAAATTATTAGTAGGAAGAAAATAGCGTTAAATAAAAGACAAGAAAAATCAAAATTAAATTATTTAGAAAAATTTTTAATAAAATTAGTTATTAAAATTTGTTTCATTTTTTCGGGAGAATGAAACCATACCCAAGCAAATGTGCTTTTTAGACCCTTTATTTCATTCTCCTTTTTTTCACAATAATCTTTTAGCCATTCAACTTTATCTTCAGGAATATCTAAATCCGGAATGTCCAACTTAACCGCAATGTTTAAGAGAACAAACCAATCGCCCTCTTCGTATGCGCTATTTAGCTCGATGGCCAACTTGTTATACTGCTCGATCAATCTTTGATCTTTTAGTAGTAGAATCTTGTCCGGATGGATTATCGTCATTATTTTTTTATAGATATTTTTGAATTCCTTGCTGATTACTACGCTATCTTCGGAACCCTCATTGATAATTTCTTCAATAGATTCTTCGAGAGTGCTCTCTTGCTCTCCAAACAACCCCTCCGAGCCTTCTTGCTTTGAAAGCTCCTTCATGAATTCCATTTTATATAAATCAAATTTTTCCGAAGTTAAATCGTATTCGGCAGATAAATATTCTGCTTTAAGAAAAATTGACTTAAAATCTAAATTATTAAGTTTCATTTAAGATTATTAAGTATAGAGCCAAAGTTTGCGAGACCCATTTTTATCTCGGAAATATTTGGGCCAAAACTAACTCGTATATACTTTTTTAATCTTGAATCGATATGAGATCTTCTTTTGCCCGGATTTACGTCAAAATACTCTCCGGGAATTACAATTGTTTTGTGCTTTAGAGCTTCTTCGGCAAAAGTCAGTCCATTTGAAAATGGCGCCGGCAGGTCTTCCAGGGATACAAAGAAGTAAAAAGCACCGGATGGCTTGTTGTAAAGCTTTAAGCCTAAAGATTCAAAGCCATCAATAAGAAGGTTTCTTTTCTTTGAGAACGCAGCCTGTATGGCAAGCGCCTCTTTATCTGCATGCTCTTTATTGATTAAAGGCAGGATTGCGCTTTGTATTGGCTTGGGAGCGCCGCCATCCAAGAATGATCCTATAGAGGCCATTCTTTTAATTAAGTTTTTGGGACCAACAATCCAAGCTACCCTTAGTCCAGGATATCTCCAGTTTTTGGTTATTCCATCTATAAGTATAACCGGATCATTATTTACATCCTCTATATATCGCGCGGCAGAAAGAGAGGGTCCGTCAGCTCTTGCTGATTCGCCATATAGATAATGAGAATAAAATTCGTCCAGGATTAAAGTGCAATTGTTTGATCTGGCAATATCTACCCATGCTTGCACGTCTTTGCCAGAGCCAGTCTGGCCGGTAGGATTACATGGATTGGAAAGAAGAAAGGCGCCAAGGCCGCGGTCAACTATCTCAGATCTCATTCGTGAGGGGGAAAGGTGAAACCCGTCAACTTCTCTCAGCGGTATGGGGATTGGGAATATGTTTCCAAAGCAGCTTAGAAGTTCACTATAAGCAGTATAGTCAGGAAGAACATGGCCAAGATGAATGTTTTTCATTGCAGCGCATATTCTCGATAGAGCAAGTCTTCCGCCAGCAACAATGCATACATTCTCAGCAGAGTATTGCGTAGGCATGCCGGCTCTGTACCGATCATTATAAAGCTCGGCAACGGCTTTTCTTAAATCCGGCAGCCCAACGGATGGCGCATACTCACAGATGTTACCTTCAAGGCTTATTTCTTTTAGCCTCTCTATTCCTCCCTCTAGTACTCCAAGTTCCGGAGCACCTTGTCCAAGATTTGCCCATTCATCATTACCATAATAAAAGCCAGAGCCTCTGGCGAGGCTCATCATTTTTATAACACCGGTTTCAGGCTTATCTTCAAAGGTGTTCGCGATCATATTACTTGGAGTATAGAATCTTCTTTAAAGATCTTATTTTGTTATCATACTCACAAAAATCGCTTCCAAAGAACTCTAGGGATAGAGAATCTGCGGTACGATTTGAATCGTCCAAAATAAACTCAAATCTTCCGGACTCCAATCTTTTGGCGCTAATGAGCTTTAGACCTTTTAGGGTCAGATAAGCTGCTAGTGCTAGATCTGAAGTTTCATATTGATTCATTTTAAATTCCTCTTTTTTAAATATTTCTTATGGACAGAACATATGGTTGAACCCTTCGGAGCTTGCCTTTTGCACCTATTTCCGTCATCCTTGATGAAGTCGCATCGAATGAATTCAAATAAACCGTTATTATTATTAGAATTATCTATTTTTTTATCATCATCACTTTCTAAAATTATTGGAGTTGCATCCTCCATAATAATAAAGCCAGACTTATCTTCTGGATTATTATCAATTTCATTATTTTGAAAATCATGAACTACTTCGGGTTCATCAAAAGAGTCAATCTCTTCCATTACCATGGAAGTATCTTCTTCGATCATTTGACTAAACTGTTCAGATGATGGCTTAAGCCCGGAAAGCTCTTCTTCGTAATCGAAAAATGTTTCAAATTTATCTTCTGGATCAGAGCTAGTCTCTGGACTTATGCTTCCGGCGCTTCGACGAGAAGTGGTAAGAGCCTGAGCACGGTCTGGTAGAGCCTTTCCCTTTACAAATTTCATCCTACTTTTAAGTTTATTTGGATTCATAGTTATCTCATTATAACTGCAAAATATTAATATAAAAAAGGCGCAGCAAAAATGCTACGCCTTTTAGATAATCTAAAGATTAAATCTAAAGATTAGATGGTACCCGTTGCAACACCACGGGGGTTGACGATGCCAACACCGATGATCTCGTTGACAACCCAACCAAGCTTAAGCTGCTTGGGCTCGTCGGCGGGTAGAACCTCGATGTCCTGACGTACAGGCATGACACCTACGAACTCGGGGTCGGCCGTAGCGAAAGCACGATTTACAGGAACGACCTTGGAGACGATGATATCGGCGCCAAAGACGTGGCCGTATAGGCCGGTCTGTAGAAGCTCGCGCTGCGTGACGGGATCAACCTGTGAGTTTGTGCCACCGGCAGATTCCCAGGTGAGAATGTCAGTGAACTCGTTGATGTTCATGAAGTACTTGGAAGTAACTAGGTCCCAACGATCAATCTGTCTCTTGAGATTGACGAGGCCGTCCTTGTTGAGGGAGCCGGCAGCGGCAGGATCAAGAGCTACAGCTGCGTTCTCGCCACCAAGGGTGCTGTCGCCAGCGAAGGTGAGAGCTGAGAATACGTTCGCATCCTCCTGCGCCTGGATCTCCTGACGAGCCTTCTGCTGAGCACGGTCGATTACGTTGAAACGACGACGCTTGACCTCAGCGATACGGACGGTCGGGTTAGAAACAACCTCAAACTCAGGAACAGTTACTCTGTCGCCGAAGACGCGTGACTCGGGAGCAGCACCGTTGCTGGAAACAACAACAGCAGCTACGTCGATATCACGATCGTAGACGGGTAGAGCGCCCTGGGGTAGAGGGTCAACTACGAGAGCCTTACGAGCAACGCCCTGGTAGTCAAGGTTTCTACGGATTGGGTTAGCCATTGCCTGACCGAGAGCAATCTTGCCCTCCTGGGTCATAAGCGCCTGCTTGATCATCTCGTCGCGCTGGCCATCATTTAGTGAGGGAGCAGCAGCCTGAGCGGAGCTGGAGGGCTGTAGATCCTCAATGATGGAGGCGTACTTAACAATCTGTGATAGTGCCTCGGTGACATTGGAGGCATTGATTTCACCATGTGTATTGAATAGATTTGACATTTTATCCTCCTATGCCTTAGTTTACGTTGGCCATAAAGAATACCGCGTGGTACTCAGTGGTTGCAGTCTCACCAGCGGCGGTTGCCGTGGTGGAAACGAGTGATGTGTCTGACATTGCAGCTACATAAGTTGCGACCTTTTCGCCAACAGCGGTGGTTAGTAGGCCGGCACCCGTTGCAGCGAGGTCAGCGTTTGCATTTGCAGCATCAAGGGTAGCATCCTGATCCGTTACACCGTAAAGACCGGGAGTTGCCCATACTGTTACCTTGCCAGATGCGCGATCAGTCTCTGGACCAAGAACGACGGCGCCATTGACTAGGCCGTACTGCGTGGAGCGACCAGCATTCTGGCCGATTAGTGAGCCGAATAGCGTGCCGTACTCATCGCCACCCTCATCAGCGAGTCCGCCAAGCACTCCGCCACCGCTAGCTCTCGCCTTTCTGGTGAAGTTAACCATGCCAGTGGCATCGGCCTGCTGGCCAACATCTGCGGCATAAGCCTCCGTGGCAAAATCGTCCTGCTGAAGCTCAACATACTCGCCGCCAACTAGCTGGCCGGCGTCGTCATCATTGAGGTCGAACATGCCGAGGGGTCTTAGGCCTGGATTTAATAGTTTTAAAGCCATTTTTAATTCTCCTGAATTATTCTAAAGTTTAATATATTCAACCATTGAATATATTGTCTAGGTTTTACTTTGATTTAATCAACAAGTTTTTCAGCTTAGCGTATCTAGATGTAAAGTTGCCAGTCGGTGCGCTTAGCGCCACTTCCTCTAACTTCTCTTTTTGCTCCAAACCATTTTCAACCAATCCGCCGTTACCCATTGCATCAGATACTCTGATTGCTTTTGGATGCGCCGAAAGAGTTAAATCTCGGCCTGTTTCATCATGAAGTTTGTTTAGCTCCTCGTAATCTGGATTTCTTTTTTCCGATTCAGCATCATACAGTCTTCCTAGACCTGTAAAATATTCTCGGAGTGCTTTGTCTTCCCCGGCCAGATCCTTTACGGCATCCTTGTGGTAAGACTTTGACATTTCATCTGCCTTTTTTAGCAGATTAACATCATTAATTGAATGATTATTAGTAGTTTCTAGTGAAACATCTCTAAAATGAGATAGTTTTTGAAGTCTATCTGGATTATCAGCATGAGCCCTCCTGACTTTTCTTGGTACGTCTGCTCTCTCTGAACCTAGCATTCCCGGACCTCCTTTTAGCCTTTTGCCCTTCAGCCATCTCCTTCCGCGATTTCTGAATAAATTCTTTTTCCAAAGCTGTAGATTAATTGCTTTTTCAGCAGCCGCATTTAGAGCATGCTGAGGGGACCTCTCGCTGCTCAGATAAATACCGTAAGTTTCTGCTCCTGCATTTGTTTTTAGGTAATCAATCAGGGCTCTCAGGTAGCCCTCTCTAAATCTTGGGTCCTGAATTTTTGCGCCACCCACCTTGGGGGTCATAAATACGTGAGTCATACCTTCGAATTCTTCCGGAAGCTCTAGGGCCAATTCTTTCTTGTATAAATTTTTGATATACTCAAGAGTTTCTCCATCTGCAGCCCTTATAGCTTCTTGCATTAACTGATTATCATCTTTATCAAAGGCTCTTTTTGCCTTAAATTCTTCTGGAGCTATCGTTACGACTTCTTCGTCAAATTCCGGCTTTGATCTCTGTTCCAGATTTTCTTCCAAATCTGCTTCTTCATCGCTGGTATACCAGTCGTAGCCAGCCTTGCCAGCAAAGATCAGTCCTGCGGCTAAAGCTAGATTTTTGAGAATGCTGAAAGCCGCTAGGTTTTTCGCCCAACCTCCGAGCGTTGACAGAAGGGAGTCTGTAGATCCTTGCAGATTTTTTGCTTGCGCCTTATACATGTCGGCCAGCTTGTTATACTCTGGTGTTTTCAGATCTCCTCTCCACCATTTTTTCTTTAGATCCTTAAGTGCTTCATCTATCTTTTTTAGATGCGCTTCCTTGGCCTTGGCTAGTTCTACGCCAATCTTATTGGCTCCTTCAAGATCTCCCGCATCAACTGCTGCCTTCATGCTTTTTTGCGCTGCTTCTTCAGACGCTTCTTCGGCAATTGCTTTGCCTGCCCCGGGGGTAGGGACTGGGCTATCTTCCATCAGCCCGAGACCCCTCCTCAAGTCATCAACATTTCCAGGCATTTCAGATGGAGTATATTTTAGCCTTGCTTTTTTAAAAAGGTCTAGCAATTCGGGATTATTTAACGGTAGTTTATCCTCTAATGCTCTGCTTAACTCTTCAATCTGATCATTAATGCTTTTTATTACTGCTTCATCGGTATAAGCATCCCTTGCCTTTAATAATGATTCATATTTATATAAGTTTTTAAGAGTTTCTTCGTCTTTGAAAAAAAGTTCGAAAGCTTCATCTGGATATGCGCTTTTTGCTGCTGCGACTGCTTCATCGGCCGCGATATCAGCATCTTCTAAAACTTTGACAAAAGTTACATCCCCTCCTGCCTTTAAGGCCTTTGCTGATTCACCGGAAGTGAGGGCTTTAAGAACATTTTTTCCGCTTGAACCGATTAGTCCGAGCACCTCGCCGAAAAGGCTGGCCGTCTTAACGAGATCTTCAGAGCTATCTTGCTTTGCCAAAAAAGAAGAAAGAGTTTTTGCATAAAGATCAAAGGAATCAGACTGTGAAATCTTGTTTATTCGCATTTTACTTCTGGCTCCAAGATCTCATCTATTGTGCGCTCTATTCTGTAGGCAAGCTTATAATCTCCCTGATCTATTGCAAGCTTTGCCATAGAAGTTAGCTCTTCCACAATGCCATCAAATGCCGCATCATCTTCATCATCAAGCTCTTCGTCATCAGCAGACATAATAGCTTTGTTAAGCTTTTCAACGGAGCTAGCGGCTAATTCTGCAGAATTAGCCAGATTTTTAAAGGCGTCAGCCTTCTGCTGGGCAGTCTCCTGCGCAATCTTTGCGGAAAGAATGTCGGCTCGCTTTATTGTATCTAAAACTCTTGCCTCTAATTCAGAGAAAACTTCGCTATTATTGAAGTTAGCCAGATCCTCTTTGCTCCATAGATTTTTCATTGTATAATCTCTCTTTTATTTTTTCAATAATTAGTAGTTTAATTTACAAGAGCATAAACTCAAGAGTTCCAATCGCTGCAGACGGAGGGCCGGTGCAAAGTGCGACCCCAGGGTGAGTGTCCGTGGGCTGAGCGGAAGTTAGCTTTCCGTCTAGACCAACAAATAGGGTGCAGTTAATTGGATAAACCTGAGTGGTATCAAACTGGTCGGTCGCGTAGATACCTCTTTGATAGTGTATGGTGACTCTTCCGCTTCCGATTGTAGTGTCATCGCCAGGTTTTCCGGCAATTCTATAAATGTAATTAGTTATGATTCTGAAGCTATCATTCTCGCCATCGCCATCAGCATCATAGTTTAGTTCGGTGCCAGCAGGTATCGTTATAATGCCATTGACGACGTTCAAAATAACAGATATAGTTGAGGTAAAGCTGTTCTCTATGATATTTGGATATTCAAGAACGCCTGTAACATCAACAACGCTGACTCTTTTGCCATTTGAATCAATCGTAGAACCTTGTGCGTCAACTATTACGGCCTCATCTACTTGGGGCTTTGTAAAAGCTGTTGTTCTAACATCATCAATTATTCCTAAGGGTGCTGTCCCATCACTGATGCCTGCTACGATATCATTTCCAATCAATCCCAGTTGAGCAAACATGCCTGGCTCAAACTCTGCGGTTGGATCAACTGACAAGCTCATAGGCATTGCGTTTCCAGTGTGAATAACCTTAAGCATTTAAAATTCTCCAGTTATATAACATATGCACATTACATTATATATTATTAATAAAAAAGGGGAGGAATTTAATCCCTCCCCTTATTATACTGAAAACAAGCTAGTCTAGCTAGAGTAACCCTATTATGAGTTCTTTATTCTAGACAAAGTTACTCTTACCATATCAGCAGAAAAATCATCTCCAGAAGCATCTAGATCTGCAGCAATTTTGCTGAGCTGGTCACATACAAAGTTACTTCTTGCAGCTTCCTTCTTTAGATCGTCCATGATGCTAAGGGCTGTTGCCTCGACAACATCAGCAGCAAATGACTCGTCCTTTCCTCGGAGACTTGTTGCGATCTTGTTTAGGCCAAGCATAATCTTTGCATGCTTGTCGTCTAGCCCGTCGTAAGCATTAAGCTCATCTACCGCTTCATCGAGAGAGTCAGAGGCCATATTTGCCCCTTCATCTGTGGGCTCGATTAGCATATCAGCAATGTCATCCTCAAGGCTTTTGTCTTCCGCAGAGTTCTCAAGAGCACTATCAGCAGCTGCCGCTTCAACGGTTGCGTCGACAGGAGCGCCCTCTAGGCTTGCTGACTTTTCAATGCCATCCTGCTTTACTCCAAGAATTTTTGCAAATTCCTGCGCTAAGAAATCGCCATTTGATTTTAAACTATGCATGATATCTCCTTACTCCCAGAGAGATGAGAGGGCGTCTGCGGTCATGGGTGATGATGCCTGCTGGCCTGCATCGCTCTCAACTCCAATGTTTACACCGCCTAGGTCTGATGCAACCTTGACGTTTCTTACGGGTCTTGCGCTAGCAATGCTTCTCTTGAATGACTCGAAAGCCTTGTCGTCGAAGTCCATGATCTCATCAACTTGGCGGTCCAGAGCAGTCTTCGTCGTGGGAAGAAGGCCCTTTCTCTGCATATCTAGGCCAACATCATAAGCTCTTCTTAGCTTGGTTCTGTAAGCTTCTCTTGCATCGCTCTCCTCTGCTTTCTTCATGTTAGCAGCAAGAGCCTCTTTGAGCGCGCTAGCACCATCGTTTGATGCCACACTCTCAAGCGCGTCGGCGGCCGTGGCATCGTCGTCAGCCTTAGGATCTGGAGTGGGCTCCTCTTCAATTACCTTGTCCTCTGCCTCATCCTCATTTACCACTTCCATTGCTGACTTGAGAATTGCCTCTCTCGCCTGCTTGCGCTGCGAAAGAACTCTGTCCTCAGACTGCTTTAGAAGGCCCTCTCTTCTTTCCTTGCGAAGCTCCATGGCTGCAGCGATAAGCTCTGCAACTCCACCGTCGTCTGCCATGCTTTCCTCGGTGTCGTCAGCAGCGGCGCAATCAGCCTCGTTCTCCATGTCCTCAGCGTAAGATGCGGCGTCCTCCATCGTGGGGGCCATATCCGCCTTCATTGCAGTAGCAAGGCTTACAAGGCCTCTTGCCTCACCGGAGAGCTGATCTGCGTCTCTGATTGCCTCATTTGCGAGCTTTCTAAACTCCTTGACCTGAGCGGAAGAGAGCTTGGATATATTCTCGTATGTCTCGCCAACCATGGCTAGCTCATCAGCGGATGTGTCAAGCTTTGCCTGCGCAACCTTTAGGCCATTCAAAAGCTCTCTGGATAGGGCTGTCATCTCGGTATCGACCATATCCTCTCCGCCCTTCCCGGTGAATACGTTTACATCCACATTTCCGGTCTCACTCTGAAGCTCATCTACGAGATCTCTAATCTCGTCAATGGCGTCCTCTATCGTGGCAAGTCTGCCATCAATGGCGTCTGCAGGATTTTCTTCCTCTTCCCCTGCACCGTCGTCCATCGGAGCGTCGTCCATCGGTGCATCATCCATCGGAGGAAGCTCAGGGGCCTCCATCTCCATGGGAGGTGCCTCCGCGCCTGCCTCGCCAGCAGGAGCGTCAAGCTCTAGCTCCTGGGCTGACTTAAGAAGGTTTGCTACAGTAGCAAGGCCAGCTTCTCTGATCTGGCTGCATACCTCTTTGCCGTACTCACGGCTTCTTAGCCAATCCCAGTTGTCGTTTAGCTCCGGACCAAAAATCTCGGATGCCTTAGCCTGGATAACCTTCTTGTCTCCTGCAAATACCTGAAAAACAGAGTTTGCTCTATCAACAGAGCCGGCACCGCTTCTCTTCACTAGGAAGCGTGTGCTTAGTGACGGGCCATCATAAGCCGCCTTTCTCATTGGTGCGGCGTCATCAGCCCTGCTCATCATCGTTTTCTTCTCGACATCACCGGGGAACGCTCCCTTGTCGCCGCCCATATTGCCGTCCTGATGCATCTGCTTGTCCTGATTTCTATCGAAATCTTCGCTCTTAAAAGTGTTGGGCTCTCTTCCCTCTGAGCCACCCTGCATGTAAGCCATTCTCTTAATTCTTCTTTCATTTAGCTCTGCTCGGCTAAGCTTTTCCTTGACTGCAGCATCGTCAGCCATCATTCCGGTGTCTCCAGAATGCTCCTGATGCATCTGCTTGTCGTGGTCCCAGGCAAACGGCTCACTCTTATAGGTGTTGGGCTCTGCGCCTTCGGCTCCACCCTGCATGTAAGCAATACGGCGGCGAAGCTCAGCTCTCTTCTTTAACCTTGATTCGTTCATGATGTCCTCCAAAATTGAACTAATTGTTAAATTATCAAAATCAACGTCATTGTCAGAGCCATTTCTGACATTAACGTTTTTGTTATTTGCTTCTACCGCCACAAGATTTTGCTCGGGCGGAAGAGTTTGTGCTAACAGGTCTCCATCGGTTTGAAAGTCCGAATTCCCTTCGGACGGAGCAGCATTACCAAGGAGACCTATGCTGGTAGACGCTGCATCTAAGTGGGGAGCGGCCGGCTCACCAGAAGTAAGAGATTCATCATTTGAAATAAGATCCTGAACGCTTTTGGAAAGTGGGCCCCCGATGTTATCAGGAAGTTCAGAAGCTGTTTGTGCGGTTTCAGCTAGATTTCTTAATTCTTCAGGTGTAAACTCTGCTGACTTCATCAAGCCATTGTTACTCAAAAAGCTTGTGACAATTCTTTTGCGATCAGTTATTGAGCATCCATCATCGCCACAGGCAGTCTTCATTATTCCCTCTAGATGTTGAGCTTGTTTTTCAGAAAGTTTTCCAAGCATCTCGGGCACGTCATCAACGCCATAGTTAACAAACTCTTGGCGATATTCATTTAGTGAAGCTATACACTTTAGAAGAACAGCACCTGGCTCAGCAGGAGTAACAACAAGGCTGTACTCTATTGGCTTTAGGCCAACATTAATTTCGCCATGAGCGGTGCGAGTTAGGACGTGCTGACAATATTCGTCTTGAGTTCTGGCACGATTATAACACTCAGTACATATTGATGTTTCTACGGCAGTACCCATAGATCCATAGCGAACAAGTCCAGACTGCACCTTGGCCGCAAGAGAAGGGTAATTTACCTTATCTAGGGCACAAAGACCCACAACCTGCTTGTACTTCTCGTCGTAATAAGTGTCTAGAATAATTCCGCGAATTCCATCAACAGAGCTTGACTCGTGATCCCTGCACAGTGGTTTGCCAATCCAAAGTGGCGTGGCTAACTTTAGCTGTGCTTCCGGGAAAATATCTTTATTGTTATTTCTATGAGGCTTAACATTTCCGTGCCAATTCCAGTTTTCATCAAAGAATCCCCACGCATCTTCGCTGCCAACCTTCTTTATACTTCCTTTTTCATCTAGCAGGGCAGACTCTGCCGCCTTTAAGAAGATGATTGAGAAATAAAGAAAGTCATCAGACTTCGGGGCTATACTTTTTAGATTTTTTGCAAGCTTTGTAAATCTGCTTACAATTTCTGGATTAGCCTTAATTTCCTCGTTAGAATGCGTTTTTACATCGCTTCCGGGAGAAAAACATACTTTCTTAAACATAATACGGTACCTTCTGATTATATAATCATATATTATATAAAAATTAGTTTTTTAATAATTTTGTGTTAAAAATATAAAAAAATTATTTATTTTCATATTCTTTTAATATTTTTAAACGAATGTCTTTTTCGGCAGCCTCGCCCTCTTCGTCAAGATATATGGCGTTCTCATCATCGTTTTCTGCGCCACAAGGAGGGTTGCACCTGCAAGCTTCGGCTGATCCCTTTGCAACCGAGCGAGATGGACATGCCCTTTTAACCATGATATTCTTTGTTTTATCGCTAAATTTTATAAACATTTTATTACTCCGAAAGAATGATTATACCCAATATATCCTTTGTTATATAAGCTTTTGCTCTATCTATAGTAATAAGAAGATCTTCCGTAGACCCACTAGACTTGCCAGTAGCCTCGCCAAGTTTCGTGACGAAATCATCTAAGTCCAAAGAATCTACCAAGTCGAACACCTCAATCGCAGAAGCTGAGAATACTTTGGATATGTCCGCGAGAGAACTGATTACCTCTTCGGTAGTGGAAATGTCCTGTATAGAGTTTAGGATGCCTATTGAGTCCTTTATTTTCAGCAGTACTTTTTTGCAAATAGCCGAGTTACGCTTAGAAGATTCGCTATATTCTCCTGCGCTATTTTTTATAACGTCCGGCTTTTGCACAAGACGTTCGTAAACAGAAAGGTTCTGCTCTAGATTGTCTCGAAGCTTAGCGGCATATTTCTTAGCTATATCTAATTTTTCTATACACTCTTTTGCTGCGGCTTTAGTTTCGTTATCAACAGGAATGCCGGCCCTCTTTTCTATATCATTCAAAATAACATGCGCGGTCCTGTTTAAAAATCTATCGCCAACAGCGTCGACTATATTCTCGTATCCAAACCCTGAGGGTATGCGCATACATTCGGCGTCTGATATATTGTAAGTACAACTGCTCGTATATCCTGAATTTAAGCCTACTTCTATCGCTTCCTTTATGAGGTCAGCCTCATAGTCACCGGAATACACAAAGGCCAGCTGATACCCATCGTCCAGGCAGTTCCTCATTTTATTCAGCAGTTTGCCGTTATTTTTTCCGGTAGCATAGATTATATCGCTCAAGTTTGGCATGTAATTTTTGCTTATATTTTTATAAAAACTTTTGCTGTAAAATTCCTCTGCAGAAACCTTTATTAGATCTCCAGATGTAAGAAATGATTCTGAGTATAAAGAGAGTCCTAGACGGGCTCCGGAACCTAGATCGCTTACTTTTCTATAAAACGGAATGCTATCTTTTGATATAAAATCATTTAATCTAAATACGGCGACTTCTTTTTCAGCTTCTATTGATGCAGTTTTTAGTATATTTGTCTTAAAAAAGCGATCGTTATTACCTCTTGTTATTAGAGAGAAATTATCAAATTTTTTAAAGCTGCTATCAGAAGCTGATGAAGTTTTTATAACACAAGAATTAGTGGTAAAGTCATTGGCGACAGATACATGCTTATTCATTGAATCTTCGTCATAATTTATAAAAACCATATCGCCAACGTTTATTCCCAGGGCCTCTGTCATTCCGCCGCATACTTCAAGAACATTCTTTGTTTCTGCGCAAGTAAACAGATCCAGTGATCCAGGCTGGATGTTAGAGTATATTTTTTTAATAACATTATCTTCATCAATAAACGCTATGTCGATAGGGAACTTGACGGAGCCCATATGGAAAGTCAAGTTTTCAGGCTTATCATATGGAAAAAGGAGCCCGCAATCATTTGATAGGGCAGAGTATGACTGCAGACCAGTAACCTTATCTTGATTTGACTTTGCTATATCACACAAAAAGGATGAAACTGAGTTATCAGCAGAATTATGATGCCTAATCAGCGCTCGATTTTTTAATGAATTTTTCTTTACTAGCAGCTTGCTTATTTTTCCGTTATATTTTCTTAAAATCTCAAAACCAGCTTCTTTAACAATATCATTAATATCATTATTAGAGGAAGATAAAAGTAGTGCATATGATTTGGGCTTAAGATTTGAGTATATATTGTCCAAAGATATTCTGGCTTCTTCTTTTGTCTCAAATGGTTTCGAGTTAAAGAATCCATCACATTTATTTCTATGTTTATAGAACATAATGCTTGAGTTAACTGCAGCGAAACTACTTAGGTTTATCTCGTCTTTCTCAGACTTGTTTAGGGCTATAACATTTATGCCTTGCTTTTTTACCGCAGAAAGCAGCTTATCATCTTGGGGTCCCCAGCCAATTATGGTTGCATTCTTATGCAAATGTGATATAAATTCCGAGGCGATGGACTGAAGTTCTTCAAACTCTGTCTCCTGCAGGTCCAAAATATCATCATGCAATGGAAAGAATACTCCGGCATACTCATGACCATCATCAGCGTTCTCATCTCCTAGGGCACTAACGGACGGATTTAGCGTGCCATAAGAATTCTCTCTAGAGCCATCGTTACTTAACGGAGCAATATCCTTATCTGCGTCACCCTTAGGAGCCATAGAGCCCATCTCATGCTTTGTTGTCCCGATCCATGGCCAAGAAACTTTATTCATAACATCCCCAAATGTAGTACTTACCTAAAAAATAGTAAAAATTATAATCTAATCGATAGTTCGCTAATAACTGTATTAATAAAGTAAGGGTCTTTTCCGTTTAAGATATTCTTAATAAGTCCAAGGCTAACCCCTATGGCCGCCCCACCTGGTGCGCGCTTATTAGAGATTTCCAAAACATTAAATTCGTTTATTTTATTTTTAACATTCGAAAAAGATCTTTGCCTAACATCTGGGGACATATTGTTGATCATAATTCTTATTATACTTGCAATTTGTTCGGCAACATAAACTGGATTTGTTTCTAATATTTGAGCTTCTTTTTTTAGTTTATTATTCACCTTAAACTCCAAGTTCCTGCTCAACCAATTTGAATGCCGACTGATAAGCCTCTCTGTGCGCGGCCTGCTCTCCAAGCTCATCATAAAGGCTTAAGAATTTTTCATTATATAACCTTCCGACTTTAATCATTAAATTATTTTTCTTTAATAAATCAGAATTTGATATTTTTACGATAAGGTCTTTTAGCAAAGCCTCATAATCTGCGTCCCTCTGCTGCGCTATTTTGCTTATAAGAAAATCCGCAAATGAAGCAAGCTCATATTCTCCACTTTTATCCAGATTATCTGCAAGATCAACAAACACATCCAGCATGCGCTTATGATCTGGAGGCGGAACTTCCGGTTCCTTTTTCTTTAAAAAGACACGGCTTTCATCCGTATCCTTTAGCGGTATAGCCTTTTCACCCGGCATGGACAAACCTCTTCCAATCCCTGGAGCATTAGCAGAATAATCCTCGTCAGAGCCTATATCAGATGGCAGAGGGCCGGATACCGGAGCTTTCGATTTGTACTCCTTATTCTTGTACGAAATCTTTTTCATTTTCTGACTTTACCAAATTCTTTTGAGTTGACCCTGTCTGCAAGCGAAGCAGGCTTTGGCTTTTTGGGCTTAAACATCTTGCCAGTCTTTGGATCTTTGATCTTACCCATGCCGCGCACAAGATCTGACGCAGTAAACTCAACACTCTTTCCGCTAGGGGATACAGTCTTGTAAAGAGGCGTTGTAGCTGTTTCTGATTTTTTTATCATAACCTTATTAAATGCTTGTTTAATAATAGAGTCGCCTCTGACGCCACTGTCTGATAAGACCAAAACCCCTTCGCCTTCAGGCAATCCTTCTACTATTCTTTTTATTCCACTATTAATCTTTATTCTAAGCGCAAGCCCCTTTTCATCTCCTGGAAGATCAAGGGCTTCTATTTTTGAATTTCTCAAAATAAATAACAAAACATCATCATTTGGTATAGAAATATCTTCATTATCGTATAACTGAGAAAAGAAATCTCTGGGATTGCTCTTTATAGCTGCGACCTCACTTGAGGAGTAGCTTTCCGGAGATCTCGGAACAACTTTGATGTCAACAATAAGCTCTTTCCCCCCTCCCGTTAACTTCCAGCTTGAGTCTTCGCGCCTCTCAATTGCTGAGTCGCGATTCGAAATAAAGCCATCAATGCGGTAATTTGTTACTTCCGGCCTAACCTCTGTTGTTCTTGGACCCCCCTCTCTTGCGCCATCTTCTGTGCTATCTGTTTCAGGCGGCCTGGCTGCTCCGTAGGGCCTTTCTAGCACACGGGATTTGTTTAACTGCTTTCTGTAATCCTGTCTAGAAGTAAAGACGCTTAAGGCTTTGTTTAAAACATATGCTTCCTTGCAGACCTCGATTATAGAAGCTTCTTTATCATCTGGCAATTCGCCATTAGCCAGACTATTGGGCAAAGCTTTTATATTTGATTTATTTTTATCGAATACAGAGCTTAATGTTTCTATTCTTTTAGATATTTCTCCAAGTATCTCTAGAACAATATTTCTTGGGGCATCTTTATATATTTTGCCCTCCTCATCATATGCTCTTCGAAGTCTATTATAAAGATCATTTATGATATTTAGCCTATCGTCTGCTTCCATTATATTATTCAGGTAAGCTCCATCCTCATGCTTTATCTGAAGAAGCGTTGCAGATTTGTCGACGAACTCCCCAATAAGCCTATCATAATCTCTCTTGTAAACGCCGGCTCTGTTTCTGAGAAATTCGCGAGCCCTCAAGTTCATCGCTTCTGCGCCGCTATAAGGATTATCTATAGACTTAAGATCTGCAGTGTCTGGATCTAATGATGGTAAGTTGCCGCCGGCCAGTGCGTTGAGTACAGACATAAACTTCTGGTAAAAATTTTTACTTCTTCTTCTATTTATATTGCTGATTCCTGCCTCAAGATTTTTGATAGCTTCGCCCATTTCTGAGCCAAGCTGCCGGTAGACACCCTCTTTTCCTCCAGAAGATTCGTCTCCAGAAGATTCGGCTGAATCATTTTCAAATATTTCTTCGCTCATAATAAATGCCCCTTATATTATTAGATGCCGGGAGGGCCTTCTCCCATGCCGCCCTCTGGTCCTCCAACTCCAGGTAGGCCACCGCCTTCTGCAGCAGGCGCCCCGGGCGCCGCCTCTTCTCCCGGAGGCTCTATAATAGCCTTGGAGGAGTCTATTCCAATCAGCTCTGAAAGCTTCATATTTCCAAGAACCTGCTGCTCTTTCGCGAATACCTGCTCGTCGATCATCTCTTCCCTGATTCTCCTGCGCTCTTCTTCGTAGCTTAATCCCAAGCTCCTGTGCAGAGTTTGAAGAGATACCTGCTTGTTTCCGACAAACTGGCCTACTGACTGAATAAAGTCGGCCATATCATATAGGTTCATATGGTTAAAGTCAATAGAGGGAACAAGAAGTCTCTTTTCTCCATCTTTATATTCAAAGAAATCCTGAATCTCACATATTGGCGCGAATATCTTTCTTTCCAGCCATTTTTTTACCATATTCCTAAAGATGTCATATCGTTGACGCAGCACTTCAAGGCCAACGGATGAGCTGGCATACGTAGAACCTTCCGAGTCCATAATCGCCTTTGGAGTCATAAGTCCGGCGTAAAGATTGGTAAGTATATGCTCTATATCCGAACCTATATCAAGCGTTGCTCCAGAAAATCCTGCTCTTTCGATATTTACTCCGGCATGCGTTACAATCTTAAAGTCTTTGTCGTACTGAGCTTCTTCTAGCACATTTTTAAAAGCTTCAATGTCAGATTGGGTCGGCCTATAGTCTCCCTCGCCACCAAGCTTAACTAGGGTCAGTGGGTTAACCATACCATCTGCCTGGGCAAATTTTGATTCTCTCAGCTTGTCGTATAGCATGAGATCTTTATAAACTGATACAATTATAGATGTGCCTCTAATATCGTATGGTGAACTAAGCAGCTTTAGGTGGGAAACATTGAATGCATCAAGCGGAATATTGTGCCCCTTCTTTACGTAAGAAAGAATATGTTTTGGTATATGCTTCTTCATATTTATATCGGATGGAGAAGTCGAGTTAACTATTCTAATAAGATTCGCATCAGGCCTCAAAGAAACAAGGGTATGATTTCCTATAACAGATTTCTTTACATGAACATAGTCTGGATTTAAAATCGTAACCCTACTCCAGACCCCCATGCTTTCATCAAGCTCTGCATAGGGAAATGCCTCTCCCATCTTCCAGAATTCTAATGCAGCACCATATACAACGGAGTACAGATCTATTCTTTCTGCCATCTCCATAAAGAATTGCTGAACTTTCTTATTTTTGCATGTGATGTTAATCTTGCTAATAGGAAATGATGCATGAAGGTTAATGGCATTTCTTACGATGGGGTGCGTATCGTAGAAAACCCTATTCCAGGCATTCATCGTTACGCGGTCTCTCGGCAGATTTAAGTTAGCCAGCTGGAATAGGGGGGAGTAGATTTCCGGAGACATGCGATCTGTGGTCGAAGTAGTAGTCGGGCCGATCATTGGAGAGACTATCGATGCGCTCTTGATCATATTTAGGCTGTTCTTTTTAAAGGTATGACTGTGAGCTACCGCAGCTTGCAAGCCAGAGTTTTCCTGCTCATCTAGACGCCTATTTTCTGAGTTGGAGATTTCCGCCCTCCGGTACTCAGATAGAGAATCTGCTGTCTTTTTAGTTATATCCATTGGAGGCCTGCTGGTTCTTCTAGTCATCTTTAAATTCTCCTCTTAACATTGGCTATGCTTGCCCTTGGCATTTCTACTCTTTTTTCAAATCCGGGCTTAACACTGAAGCCTTTTGTTAGGTCAAACTTATAAGCCATGTAGGCGTACATTAGAGCCATAAAGCCGTCGTTTGGAACTGGTCCTTTTACAAATGTCTTTACAGGTTGTCCGCCTACGATCTTAATTTTTGACTCCATCGATGTGCAGTGATCTATTAACCACTCAAGATATTCATAGCTTTTCCATGGAAATCTTATCTTTCCTTTTCTAAACAGATCTATAAGTTCGTCAATTAATAAATCCTTATTATAAGAAATAATCAGCTCGTCCTCTCTATACTTCATGGGATTTGCTAGACTTCCACTTCCTTGCGCTCCAATAAATCTATCTCGGTATAACATCTGTATATCATGCACAACATCTTGACCGAAGAACCAGTCAGAAACCCCTCTTGTTACAGAGAACCTTCTGTACATTTCTTTTATTGTGCTCTTTTTATAATCATAAGTATTTTGTCTTAGCTTATGAGCATGCTCAACAAGCAGCGTACCATCTGGCTGAGCGGACAAAATTACAACACAGGAGAATGACTGACCGCCACTAGAGTCCGGATCATCATCTTTGCCGCCCCAGTCTACACCCAAGTATACAGGCTTGGTGTTACCCTGAATGCTTTTGGAAAAATGCCTATCCGGATCTCTGCATAAATTATAAATTTCCGATTTAGTCAGAGGAGAGCCTGCGCCAGAGTAAAACTCCCCAACGACCTCGTTCTTCCAGATTCTCTCTGTCTGCGCCGGGTTATTCTCAGGCATCAACTTTTCTATATTTTCTTTTGTAAAGTAAGGGATATAAAGTTGATTTATATGAAAGCCTACAAAGTCGCAATTATCAGGATCCCTGGTTCCGACCCATTTCCCGCGCCCTATAGCCTCTACCTTTGTTTGCTTTGTACCGCACAGTGGACACTGAACTATATTTTCATAGAGCCAAATAGATTTCCATCTGTCATCATCAGGAAGATAGAAAGGGTAAGTCTTTCTGCAATTGACACATCCAAGGTGATAATAGCGCTGATCTGACATGTCCCAGATCGTAGCGAAGTGACTATTTTTGCTTTTTGGAGTTCCAAAGTAAACTTGCACGCCCTGACCGACGGGACCATATTTTGCGGCAGTTAGAATTTTTGTGGCGTTACCTATTGCGTGTCCAAGCATATCTTGAACCTCATCATACATCGCAACATCAACTGTCATACCACGAATTCTATCACCATCCGTGCCAAGGCTGTCTATCCATAGGGTGCCTGTCTCAAACTGCTTCATAGTTAAGTTGTCAACGGCATTGGCGCTATTTAGCTTATTCTTTTCTATAAAATTATCTTTTGCGGTTCGTATTAGCGTTTCTAGCTTATCTTGAGAAAATTTCTTTACCTGGCCTAATGCTGGGAATAGATGTATAACTCTTATATTTGGCTCGGTAAAAAGGCCGCTATTCGTAAAAAAGAGATCTAGCGCTGCAGCCATAACCGTAGCGCCAACCTGACGACCCTTCTTGATGACGACTGGCTTACCATCTTTTCTCGTGGCATTTAAGGCTATATATCTGTACACATCAGACATAAACTTCCAGCCAGAATCTACTATATTAAACTCAGATCCATCGAGAGTTAGATTGTTCTTGCAAAAATGTGCGGGATCAAAGTCTAGAAAGCTATTATTAAATTGCTCTATTAATTCTTTTTCTTTTCTAGCTTTAGACATATTAACCAGGCAGGGAGTGACTATAGTAGTCTGCCATATCAGACTCTGTGTCTACAGCTCCATCTTCTGGTGTATATTTTACTTTTTTTAAAGAATCTTCTTCGGAGTCTTTGACCTTATTGAGCATATCTTCCAGGAAGGCTCTAAACTTTGTTGAATTAAGATTATTTTCAATCTGCTGAAAGCCGAGATCCTTATTTTGCCTGCAATCGTCAATTATAGCATGGATAGATAGCGGCTCCTTGTTTGAAACTACCTTGTTATTTATCATATCATCTATATATTTTATTACGACCTTTACTTTGTCTATAAAATCTGAGTTGCAGCTCTTGCAGTTAAAGCGGTTACACGAACAACCTCTGCACGAACAGGCGCCGTCACAAGCGTTGCACTCTGAGGCCTTCTTTGATATAGCCGTGTTACCTACGTCTTTAAGAAGCTCAAAGCCAGCTCTGTCCCTAATATCAGCCATCTTCTCCTCGATTGTCGAGAAGTCGGTTCTTTTTCTCATGATAGTCTTGAGGTTTTCAAGATAATTGCCTTCTTTGCTCAAGCCTTTCTCGAAATCGGATATCCAATCAGCTGTAGTTTTGTAGCTCTCGCTCAACCCCTGTCTGTTAACTTTCACAACCCCTCCTTAGGCTAGGTAATTCCTGAGAAAATCGACACTTAGCTTTTCATCGGAAACAGTGCCTCTATCTTTGAAGAGGGGGAATCCGCTGTCCATGCAAATTTGAATAATTGAAAGCTCCTCTCTGTCGGTTATGTCGTACTTCTCTTTTAGAGCTTCATAAACTTCTTCCATCGGCTTGCCGGAAGAAACATGGGCGTTAATCATCATTCCAGTAATTGCTCGCATAAATGGTGTAATGCAAATGACCATATTATTTGGCGTCGTAGCTTCCTTTACCAGATCAACGCTGTCGCCATTTGCCGTGGTCCACAGGGGAGCGGCGTGGTCAGCTGTCTTTGAGTGCTGATCCTTTAGTTTTTTCTCCAGCTTCTTTAGATGATCCTTAAGAGTAATGACATCTCTCATTATATTGCTTCTGATTTCCTCAAGACCAGCTAGGTCTAGGACCTTATCAACATCGGCCTTGATCGCCTTAGATATTTCAGAATTTAGCCTGCTTAAGAAATAGATTGCATTCTCGCATCCAGTAGTACTTCTGCCATCATGAGCTGGGATATTCGCAGGATACTCGCTCTGTATATAATCCATAAATTTGGTTAGATCACCATCGTTTGCATAGTCAGTCTCAACATCCTCTGCTTTATCCTCTAGGTCTTCTGCAGAAATATCTGATCCAGGAATTAGCTCTTTCATCGGCACGTCTCCATGCTCTTTAACTAATTCATCCACAGACTCTTCGAGATCCTCTAACTCCTCTGCCAAATCACCAAGATCATTTGGGCCGTCCGTCAATGACTTGAGTGCCTCTCCTAATGTCATATCGCCAACTTCTTCGGAAAAATCACTTTCAGAAAAATCTCCGGTGGGAAATACGTCGCCAGAAACTTCTTCATCCTTTTGGCCGAACTGCCTCATTGCCTCCTCAAGAATGCTGAACTCAGCCTCCTCATCTTCGGCATAGCTTACAGGGTCCATAACAAAATCTTCTGCGTAAGAAGACTCCTGATAGTAGGCTTGTTTTCTCATTTCTTCTCCCATGCTCTTGGTTTTTGGTCTCAGATATTTTTTAGACATAACTTTATCCTATTAGGCTATATATACCATAATATATATTAGTATTATTATCATCAGAGTAATAATCATTATATTCTTTTGGTTGACCATATTGCGTTTTTGCGCTTTGACCAACCATGATGTGCGGATAATCTTTGCCGCTATTAATGCCGTCAATGCCGACTGCAGTTTCTTTTCCTTCTTTGTCATACTTGCAGTCAACAGACTTGCGATCATCCATTATCTTATCTGCATACGGGCATTTTTTAGGCTCATCTACTAGAAACAATAAATCTAAGTTGTACTGCGCAGCTCGTTCTAGCTCATCACCCTCTAGATCGTGAAGTGGTATCATTAGATCAGCTGCCTTAGAATTGCTGTCCTCTGGACAGCCTCCGGCGTTCTTGCATCCAAATGGTACTTTTAGCCCAAATGGGCATTTATGTAATTTGCCTCTAATCATGACTTCTTTTAATTATAAAATATTAGTAAACTACAAAACTATATTGAATCTAAATATTCTTTTACCATTCTGCGGCTTATAATCTCTCTCTTAAATTCTCCAGAAAGAGGCACAAGGCTAAGTATATCCATCTTTAGAAGATTCTCAATAGTTAGTGTGGGGTTGATCTTTACAGTCTCGCCTATAATCTTTTCTACATAGGCAGTCTTTATTTCGGGATGATCTGAGAAAAATTCTTTATTGCTCAATACAAAATCAACAATATCTTCGCTTATTTCAAAGTTTAATCTTGAAGCAAAGTTAATTGCCCTCCAGAGCCTGTTGGGATCATCTGCCATAGCGATCTCTGGGGGAACTACTGTCTTTATTATCTTGTTATCAATATCCTGCTTTGCGGCCCCCGTGGGGTCAATAATCTCATACGTTTTCAGATCCATATGCAGAGTATTCATAGTAAAATCTCTGCTATATACTTCCTTTAGGCTGTCATCCTCTAGATCGCCTACATACTCTAATGCATCTGAAGATACAAAATTACTTGAGAAATCAAGAGTGTAGCCTTCTAGGTATAAGCTTATATGTCCATCGTCAAATACTTTAAAATATTCTTTAAAATAATCACAAGTCAACAAAGATAATCTTGTTATATCTGATGAATTTGTAGTTATGTCTATATCTGAATTATCGTAATCCAGGCCAAGGTATATAGACCTAGGTATGCCGCCAACGACAAATGGTTTAGATATTTTATTGGCCTCTGATATTTCAGAGATTTTTTCAAGAATATCTTTCATAATCATTACTCAGTGGGAGGCTGTCCTGCCACCTCTTCAGGGGCTGCCTCTGGAGCTGCCTCTGGGGCTTCAATTGCAGCAGAGGCCCCAGTGCCGGGTAGCGGACCTCCAGCCTCAAGAAGAGTCTTTGCATTGGATAGCTGACCCATCATCTTGGTGACACGAGTAAGGGCATAGGAGAATGCGTCAATAAGCTTACTCTGAGACTCTGCTAGCTCAGGGAACATTGATGCGATGCCGATTTTATCAAGCATAATATCAAACTCTGCAAGCTGCCTAATGATTCTTCTATCTGCCAGCATGCCGGCGACATCGTCAAGCTTTTTGGCTGCATCTTCAAGGTTTATATTTCCGGCCAGAGCCTCATACTCACCCGGTTGCGGACCGGGAATAGGCTCTATATCTCTAAGCTTTGTAGGCTCTACGGCGTCCGGTTCCGGCACCTCTACTCCAGATTTCTGCTCCTGCTGACTTGGCCCAGTTTCGACAGGTGCTGCTTCGGGCTGAGTGGACTCCGGAACTTCTGCCGCTGCCGGCTGGCCCTCTGCCGGAACGGCATTTTCTTCGGATATTTCTTGAGCAATTTTTATCAAAATGTTTGCGGGCTCCTGATGCCCAGCTTGCTTAAGTATATTTGCAGTTCTGTGCGTAACATCGCTCATTGTGCTTGCCATCTTAACCTGCTTGATTAAAGAGCTTAGATCGAATAGGTGCTTTGCCATCTGGGAGTAAGAGTCATACGGTATATCACCCTCCCTAAGAAGTGTATCGATTCTCTTGCATGCTCTGTTTATGGCCTTTTTCCAGGCAGTGAGCTTTTCTTTGGCGCTTAGATCTGCACTGCCACCATTAGCGCTTGGCTCACCGCCACCAAAGCTGCTGCCAGGCCTGTTGTTATCCTGATCATAAAATCCGGAACCGATTAAGCCTGACTGAAATACAGATTCTTTCTTCATCTCTTTTCCTTTATAATCTGAGTGTTTGATGGCTGGATACTGAAGGTGCTGACCAGAGCTATAATATTCGAACCATCTTAAAAATCTTTGCTTCTCTTCATTATCCAAATTATTACTATAAAAATCCAAAGCTTTTTGCTTTGTCATCTCTCCACGCTTGCATGCCTTGTATATTTTGTGGACCAGCTCAAGCCACTCGTTGAGGTCAACTTCTTTGTTGAGGCTATCAACGGAAAGTCCCGGATTTGGATAAGCGATTTTTTTTAGCTGTCTATCTGAAATCTTTCTTTTTAGCAGCCCATAAAGTATGTCTCCAGTATCGCTTGAGTTTTTTATTATCTCAGAAGCGATGCGGTCGGTAATAGTAACATTCATTTTACCAGCCTCTCTCTCTAGGAAAAGATACTTTACCAGCTCATCATCATTTGATATACCTATTTCCGTTAAGTGAGCAGCCCTCTTCGCCACCGGAAGTAGTGCGTCCTTGCTTTCTTCGTTCATGTTTATTATTTTGTTTTTAAAATAATCATTTATTCTAGGCATATTATGACTCTTCCTTTAGTTTTTCTTGGAGTTTTTCTATTGCCTTTATCCACTTCCATTTATTTGATCCAACCGTCTTGTCCAAGACGGTTCTTATGTACCCTAGGTATTTCTCCAATTCGCCATTCGGAATCGCTCGCTCTTCATAGTCGCCAGTCACTTCTCTTATCCAGCCTCTAAAAGAAGTCAGAGAGTTTATGTGCTCTTTTTCCAAATTAGCTTTTTCTTTTAGATTTTGTTTTGGGTTTATTCTTACTCGCATTATAATTCCTGTTGAGCTTTAAGCGTCAATAACATTAGGGTTAATAAGCCTCGGCGCCTCTCTATCTCCATCTTCCATTCTTCTGTTCAGTGCGTCCACAAATACGGGGATAAGATCTGGATCCATTTTATGCAATATCTCCATTACAGATTCTCTAAGAACCCTAGCCTGCTCGTTAATAACATTAATATTAATATTATGCTCGATTTTCTGGTCAGCAAAGCCCTCTACGTATTTCTTCCAGTCTTGCATTAGGGCTCGCATTGTGTTAATGTAATCCAGGAATACCTTATCCTCCTTGATAGAGCCGCCATTCTGAAGAAGATTGTAATAATATTCGATACGGGAATTTATCAGAGCGTCCATTTCGAGGAGGCGTTTGGTCGCATCCAGCTCTTCAGATACAATTTCGTCAATCTTCTGCTGGTATGCAGAAGAGTTTTTTACGATCATTCTTGCTTCAGCTTCTGAAGCCTCTTTTGATACCTCAACTCTTCTGTTCTTAATATCCTCAAGAACTTCTCCCTTTAGATTTAGGTGTTCTGTTCTAAACTTTTGCAGAGTCATGTAAGATATATGCATTCTTTTCTTTCTAGGATATTTATCTTTCAGCCAAGACTCTACGCCTTTTACAGATTCCCCTTCCAGGAGTCTTTTTATAAGCTCCTCCTTATCTGGATGATTTAAAACTTTCTTGCTCACCTTATCTCCATACAAAAATATCTCGGCTATATATTACTATGCCGAGATATTATTATAATTTAATAATCAGAATATTATTTGATGCTAGAGATAATTTCATCAACTAGGTCAGCTTCTTTTATAAGTCCGATATTATCTAGGTGATTTGCAAAATGAGTTAAGCTAGTCTGAAGGGAAACGTCGCCAGGATTGTATACCTGATCCCCAATCTTAAAGCCCTCATTATAATCAAACTTCTTGCCCGTCAGAGGGTCCTCGACGACCCCATCCCCTATTCTTCTTGATTGAACTCCTGCGAGGCCTGGTACATACCTAGTGGAAAGGGGAGCGCTGGGTGCGGCAGTGGTATTGGGATTGCTGTCAGCATGCTCGGGAGCAAGGTTGTAGAGAGCTTCGGTCGTTCTGTCGACTGGCGTATTATGCTTCTCGCTAAGATACTTGTCTCTGGTATTTTCCTCTATGGAAGCGCCCTGAAAGCTTTCGAAGATGCCGTGCTGATCTGCTTCGGCGATCTTTGTTATTCTATTATATAATTTTAATTTTCTCAGTCTATTTATAGCCATGATGCACCTATGATAATGAAATCTTCGAAGTTGAGATCATAGCTCCCGTCTCACTTAGATCACCAGCAGAGAATGCTCTCATAGCGGGGATGGGGCGGCCCTTTTCGTCAAAGGCGATCTTGCTGAGCGGCAGACCTAGTTTTGGACAATAAAGCTGCACAGACGTTGGCAGGCTTATGAGATCTCCTCTCTCAACGGCAGCCTTAATTAGAGCATCTCTGTCTGATCCGGTGGAGGAATGCTTTAGAAGCTTTGAGTAATGATCCAGAGCGGCAAGGTGCTGGGTTGGATCAAATCTAGTCTGAATTGCAGAGAGAGCATTTTCTGCTCGCTTATAATCAGAGTTAGCAATTCCTGACTCCATCTCGCCAATTAGCTGAGAATAGTTGAGTCTCTCCATGCTCTCAATTTCTCTTGACACTTTGTTGTGCAGGCCTGCCGCCTCTGTGTTTCTTATCGCAGACCTTAGGCCGGCTCTATTTAGCTTATAGGTTTCGCCAGCAGCTTTAAAGGTGGTTGGAATTACAGCTGAGCCGTTAGGCATATCGACGCAAACGTCTGCGTGCATCTGGCCATTCGGAGAAGGAATGCTCGCCTGATAATGCAGGCTTCTTTCGTCACAGCCGGCCAGCTTGACCTGGGCATTCTTTAGGCCAAGGGCAGAAAGCTCGGAGGAAACAATCGCTGTAGCCCTAGACACCTCTCTTGTAGAGAACGTCGATGCTGCGGCGATTAAATTGTTGTCTAGATCAGCATATCTCTCCAGCTCCTTAGGAACATCCGGAGTATCGACTCTGACGCTTCCTGCGGCACGCTGGCCTACAAAGCCATCTCTTGCAGCCTTCTTCTTGTGGTTATTCTTATCCTTGATAAAAACATAAAGGTTTTCTTTATTAAGCTTTACAATATCATTATCCTGGATAAATGTATTTGGAAGCTCGGGAATGCCGTTCGTTACCTGAACGGGGATGGGCACATTTACCTGTGTGAAGTCCGAAGTGTCAATGGAGGCATTGCATAGGATGAAATGCTCATTAGACTTTACGACAGAAACGTTGCTCGGAGGGCAGCCAAGTGATGTTAGCTGAACTTTTGCAAACTTTGCAGCCTTCGTCAAAGTGTTGTCGGACAAGGCTGAGAAGGAGGCCTTCTTATCTAGTGAAAATATTCCTGCCAGCTCCCTAGATAGCTCCGAATCTCCATATAGTGGCTTTAGCTCATTTTCATAGGCAATTCTTGAGCTTAGGCTTGCGGTTTTCTGTCTCACAGAATCAACCGGGCTATCGGTCATTAGATCCCCTAAGACTTCTCTGAATGCACTTTTTCCGGCGGAAAGTCCGGATATAGCATTATATACATCTGAAATTTCTTTTTCGGTAAAGAACTCTTGCGTGGATGCCCTTTTCGTAAAGATATCTCTTGCATAGCCAATGGCTACGTCGCCGGGGTTGCTAGCTTTTGCAAGCTCCACTCTTTCGCAAACATAGCTTGCAGAATACTTTTTGCCATTAGCAATCTTGTCTAATGCCTTCTGAGCTTCTCTTGCTATCTTTTTTATTTCATTCATCTTATTTATCCTTAATTAGTTCTTTTTAAATAAATCTGGAAATACTTGCTTTATAGCGCTTGCCTTCGCCTCCAGCTGGGCATCAACAACCTTGTTAACAAAGAGCGGATCATTTTTCGCCAAATCTAGCAGCGCAGTCTTAAAGGTAAAAACATCATCTTTAGAAAAGCCATATTCATCAGAGGAAAACGAACAAATCGGGACGCCCCTGTATGCAAGCGTTACAGCACTAGATGCATGATTGCTTTGAGCAGACCAGTCTCCAGCCTCTTCGACGCCGTATCTAGGGTGTGAGCTTCTAACTAGGAACGTTGACTCACCTTCTTTCTCTACTCTCCAGAGATCGTCATAGTTATCTCCGAAAACCTTAACCATATCGAATGCAACCTTTTTGATCTTAACTTCTTCGGTAAGCTCTATTCGATCTTTGTAAGTTGGATTCGTTTCTTGCTTCTGAGAAAGTTTTAATAAAATATCATCTAGTTCAGACATCTAAGAGGCTCCTAATGTAATTTTGTCTTATTAATAGAAATAAAATATCTATAGCGTGCTTAAAAATAGATATTATTAGTAGTAGCCTTCTTCTTCCGAACTTTCCTTTTTAATGTCGGATATTCTTAGCAGAATATCCTTAACCTTATCATTATTCTTGCATAGCTTTTGAAGCTTTTTAACTATACCGCCGTATCTTTTTTTCTGATTTCTGTAATCTATATTTCCGTGCATCGCCTTGTGTACTGCGGACTGAGTTATTCCTAGGTGATCAGCTATTTCGTTCTGCGTCTTACCCATAAGTCTCATAAACAAGATCTTCTTTTGATGCTCCGTTAAATAGTCGCCATTAATTATATCGTAAATTTCGCCTAATAATTCAGATTTGAGTTCAACAAGCCTATCATCTAAAGCGTTTGTTTCAAGCATATTGCTTATTCCATTCTCATTAGAGAAGTTGTTTAATTTTGAGGCATCGAAAGATACCTCAACTATTTTATATTGATAAGACTTGCTTTTTCCCATTTTACTACCATGCTTCTGGAATTATTTGCTTAAAATCCTTGAAGAAAGATTCGACGGAGTTTTCCTGGTTTGAAAAATACTCATCTACATCTTTGAAGTTGCTCGGCAACTTTAAGAATCTAAGGCGAATTCCTTTGTTAATAAATTTGTTATAAATTCTTTCGGCTGATTTTTGGCCCGCATCATCAGAATCTAGGATAAAAGTTATTTTATCAGCATATCTAGCAAGCTTAATAAAGTGCTTTTTAGAAAAAGCCGTGCCACAAATAGCAACAGAATTTTTTAAACCATTCTTTGACATTGAAATATGATCAAAGTAACCCTCTGTAACAAACACATTATTCTTATTCAGTATATGCCATTTAGATTCATTTAGCCCATAAAGTATATCGGCCTTTTTATAAGAGGAGTTTTTGTACTTTGGAATTCCAACAAGCTTTCTCTCCTCCTGCCCTAATAGCGTGCGCCCACTTATCCCAACTAGATCGCCGTATTCAGAATATATGGGAAATACTAAATAAAAATAATTAGAAAAATCGCTACCGCCAGAAAAATTTGTGATGTTCGTTCGTGCCAAGAATTCTTCTGATACATACTTCTTCAGCATTGCGATATTTTGGGGAAAGAAACCTATTTTATTTTGAATAATAGTTTTCTTATCCAAGCCCCTTTCTCTTACAAGATAATTAATACAATCTCTAGAATTTTTCAAATTTGATTGACAAATTTTAACAAGCTTATCAAATTCTTGGTGATTGTTCATTAATCATTCCCCGTATTCTTTGATTGCGGCAACCATCGTTTCTGTTATGTTTACTTGACAGCCCTTCTGATCATTTGGGCAGTTTCTTCCTACCAAGACGCCGTTGACCAGTGCTGTTTGCACTTCTTTTTCGCAAGTGTTGCACGGAAAAGTAAACGCCTTCTTCTTTGTGTTTCGAATAATGTCGCCAGTCGTCTTCATGGAAAGCTTGCTAAATTCAGAAATATCTGACAGAACGTCTCCGCAAGTATTGCAAATAGCATTGTTTGTCTCAACGTCTAGTGAGCAATCAGTTTGTCCGTTGCTTTCTTTACATCTTGGATTACATCTAACTAACATATTACACCATTCCTAAAAGAGGATTATCCTCTAACTCTTCTGGCTCTGCCGAAACCTCCGGTTCACCATTAATATAAATTTCCTTGACCCTAGCAAGGTAGTCATCAGCAAGACCGTTATCCACAAAATAAGTAACGGCAGCATCTCTGCCCCTTATCTTTTCATCACCTATGATATAGGATTGATTGTTTGGCCTCTCCACTAAGTTGTACTTGATCGCCAGATCAAAGACTTCGTTTGCAGTCTCCACGATGCCTTGCTCATATTTAATCTTGTATTCTGCCTGACGGAATGGAGCGCCAACTTTGTTCTTCTGAATCTTGGCCCTTACCGTATGACCTATCTTACTGCCAGATTCATCTTTTATGACTGAGTCAGCCGAAAATACAGGAGCCATATTTATCATTAGGCTGCAAGCATGCTTTAGAGCCTTTCCTCCGGGCGAGGTATTGTGATTAACCTGACCATTGGCTATGTAATTCTCTGTTTCGGGCACACTTACGTCGACAATGAGCAGCTCTTCGTCCACCAGCTCTGCTTGAGGATGGTCCTCTAGCGTAACATACTCCCCATCCAGTAGGACTCTATGTACAGAGGAGCCTCTCAGATCACCGAGCTTATAATGTTTATCAACTTTTTGCTTTATAACAAACTTATCTAGCTTTGCAAAGCCTATTGTCCCATCATCTTTCTGGGTCTCAATTTCAATGTTTAAGTCTGAAATATCAAAGGTGTTTGGAGTTTCCATATCCGTCAGAAGCAAGAACCTGCTGGCGAACTCAAAAAATGTTAGCCCCTCAGTTACAGGTGGAGACCCAAATTCTTTGGCGTATCTTATTTTGATCTTAGTCGAAAATGGATCAACACAGGACGGATCCCCAAACATCTGCCCCAGGTTTACTCTAACTTGATTAATTCCAATGAATGCTACGTTCGCCTGAGCTACCACAGGAGTTAGCTTTTTAAGCTCAGTAGATAGAAATCTTGGAATCGGTGCCATGTTTGCCTTACCAACTTCTGCCGCCACTTCGAGAGGAGTGTTTAGCACTGCTATAGAGTCAAGGATAATTATTCCAAGCTTTGCGAACTTTGGATCAGTGCCTTCAATAACATAGTCCAAAATACCCTTCATGGACTTTGAAACTTTTTTCGTAACAGAATTAACTTTTGTTTTTCCAATAAGGCCTTCGAAAATTGCTTTTGCATCATTCGTCTTGATAACCATCACGCGAGAGGTATCTACTCCTTGCTTCTCCGCCCATACAGGATCATAGGTATACTCTGCATCGATAAACAAAGCAGTGTTTTCCGGATTCTTATTCAGGTACTCTCTAATGCAGGATAGAGCCAGCATCGTTTTTCCAGAGCTTTCTTGGCCAGCGAGTTGCGTTATTCTGCCCATGGGGATTCCTCCAATGCCGATTGCTTCATCGAGATTGGGGCTTCCAGTGCTGATTGCTTCATATTTCGTGGCGATATTGCCATCGAAAAATACCGTATCTTCGCCAAAAAACTTTAGAATTTCTTTTTCTGCTTCAGATTGGGTTACCTTCTTTGTCATTACAACTCCTCTAGTATTTGTGTGATAGCTTTCCCTCTTCTGGAGGGCGCCATCCAGCTGGAGGCTGCCAGCTAGATGGATTATTCGGCTGCTCGGAAACTACCGCTCCAGTATTTATAAGCAGCATAGATATGCTAGCAGCATTTTCTAGTGCTGTTCTAGTAACTTTTTTTGGATCAATGACCCCCGCTGTAACAAGATTCTCGAAAGTATTTGTAGCAGCATTGTATCCGAAGTTAACATCATCAGATGCAAGTACCGTATTGATTATATCTTTTGGATCTAAATCAGCATTCATTATGATTTGGGTGATCGGCCTTCTGCATGCGTTCAAAATAACTCTAACTGCAGGAAGAATATCATCCGGGAACAAGGAGGTGTCGACCATACTCGAAGCCCTTAAGAGCGCCGTACCCCCGCCTGGTACGTATCCCTCTTCTATCGCAGCCTTAGTTGCGCAAATGGCGTCTTCAACCCGGTCGCCCTTTTCTCTTAGCTCAAGCTCAGTAGAATAACCTACAGATATGACCGCAGCCTTACTTCTAAGGAAGGATATTCTATTTTTAGCATCGATCAGCATCTGCTCGGATATAAGCTTTTCTGTATCAGACTCATAGATCGAAATCTTTTCTGCGACCCGTGCTTCGTCCTTCCTTCCTTCTACGATCCTAGTTGAGTACTGATTTACAATTACCCTATTTGCGAAGCCTAGGTCTGATACTTCCAGGTCGGAAACAGAACAATCGGTTCCGGCAACACGGGTTCCGACTAGAGCAGAGAGTGCGCTAACCCACTCGTCTTGGGCAACGCCTAAAACGGGCATCTTAACCGCAACTGCCTTGAGCCTTCCCAGCTTATTGTTCGTAACAAGGGTCTGAAGAACCTCTCTGTTTACATCTTTTGCAAGAATCAAGATTGGAGTATTTGATTCGGATAAGGTGTGCAGAAGCTTTAGGTAAAGATTTAGGTTTGACATTTCTTCGTTGCATATAAGAACTTTGCATTTTTCAAGAACAACTTCCGTTGCTCCGTCCAGGGCAAATGCGGGAGAAATCCAGCCGCTATCAAGCTCTATGCCGTCGACTATATTCACGCTATTTCCTATTCCCGGAGAGGCTTTGGCTATAACGGTGCCTTCCATGTCAACAGAAAAGAATGCCTCAGCTATGCTGGAGCCGAGATCTTCATCATTGTTTGCGGATATAGTGGCAATATTCCTTAAAACCTCAATGGTTTTTGCATCATTCTTCATTTCATCGAGCTTTTTGAAAATAGCTTGCTTTGCAGCCTCGACGCCCCTCTTCAAATTAAGTGGAGAGTATCCGGTCTCAAGTAACTCGCACCCGTTCTTAAGAATTTCGTCGGCCAATACAGTTGCAGTGGTAGTTCCGTCGCCAGCTATCGCGGCAGTCCTTCCTGCCGCCTCCTTGATTAACTGACACGACAAGTCCTCAACAGGATCCTCTAGCACTACCTCTCTTGCAACAGAGACGCCATCCTTGGTTAGGACTGGCGCACCAACAAACTTGCCTAGGATAACATTTTTCCCCTGAGGCCCCATGGTTACAGCCACCGTCTTGGATAGCTTTTGTGACCCAGCCAAGATCTTCTCTCTAGCCGATCCGCTGTAAGTTAAATCCTTTGCCATTATCTAACTCCTTGTAAATATGCGTTAACGCTACGGCTATAGCGTCAGCTTCGTCGAAACACTCGTCTTTTATAGAGCCTGTTTTTTTCTTTCTTATCTCAAATCCTTTAAATTTTTCTACAATAAAATCAAAGGCTTCCTCTTTAGAGGATATCTTCTTACCTGCAATTTTAGATAAAACAGACCTAATTGAAACAACGGCATATCTGCTTGGCTCAATTCCAACTGACTTTATTGAGCCTATAGACGTTACTTCATTAAAAACTGATAAGACAATAATTGTCCTGGCAGTACTCCTTCCTCTTGAGAACTTATTCGCATAAGCTTCTATGGCAACAGAATCTGGAGATTTATCAGATAAGAAATTCATTATCTTATCGAGATAATCTGCCGACCTAACAGATAGGGATCCTTTTGCCGACTTCATTGGCTTAATATGACCGTACTCTTCTAAGGTGCAGCCATCTTTATCGTAAGACATAACGGCCCAGCCGACAGTCGATGATGATATGTCTAATCCAATTACTTTCTTCATAACAAAAGGCGCGTAAAGATTATACTTTACGCGCCTCTGAAAAGTAATTTTATTTTTCTAAAAACTACTCAAAATCAAAGTCAAAATCATCATCCGCTGCGGTCGTGTCAGTCGTTGAGCTGGACGCATCGCTGCTTGACCAGCCCATTCGCTCACATACAGCCTCAGCCGTTGAAGGGGAAATTGCCTTTTCAACATTAACTCTGTCGTTAAACTCCATAAACTTAGCCTTAAAGTCAGATGATAGACTTTCCTTCGGGTTTGGCTGCACGCTGTAAAGCGGCTGCTGCCCAGGTGCTCCACGGAGAATGGTGATATCATACTGAGTTACCTTTCCCCACCGGCTGTTGTTGTAAAGAGCCTTGATTCCGTTGTAAATCTGAGGGCCAACCTCAAGAAGACGGAAGCAATCGTCACTACGATCAAGAACCTTGATTAGCCATCGGGCCTGGCGCTTAAAACCAGAGTCCTCAAGCCTAGAGACAAGCTCGGGATTGTTGACGGGAGAGTTGATCTTACCCTTCTTGCCGTCTGAGCCTACGATCCAGTGGATGTAAAACTGAACGGGGTTACCCATAACTCGAACGGTGTTCTCGCCCTCTTCGAGCCTCATGAAGTCAGACTTTCCGCCTGAACCTGAGTCTGCTGCATTCCAATCTACTTCACCAAATACCATGTTTGACATTTCTTACTCCTATTTGTTTTTAGGCAATTATTGCATTATTGCAAATTAGCGCCATTGTTTTTTTGAGGATTTACTCCCAGGGACTGTCGCTATCATCTACGATGATATCATCTTCTTCTCTTCGGGAAGGGAGTGTTCCAGAAGATGCATCTACTCCATTATATGGAATATTACTAGACATTTCAATAGAATAATCTCTCTTTAAAAATGTCTTTAGAGAATAGTGCCATCCAGAGAAATAGCTAGCCTTATTTTCAAGCCACTTCTTGCAGGCCTTTGCCATAGTCAAGTTGTTGCAAGCCTTAATGTATTCGTCATCTGCTTGGGCAAACCACTCTTTATCTTTGGCAGTTTTGTAACCAGCTTCCTTCGCTTTGCTTAGGGCCGCATTAGACCATGCTCGATTTTTGTCAGACTCCAAAGAACCAATTAGTCGATCAATTTCAATAATTCGCTCCTGACAGAGGTTCTGGGCCTCAAGAGTTAGCAGAAGACCTCTTTCGGCGATGTTTAGATCAACAACACCATTCTTTGGCAGCATATCGATAATATCACGAATTGGCTGAATGTCAATATTGTCCAGTGAAAAATTATTGCTGAATGCAACCTTGTGCAGTAGCGTCATTTTTCCTCCTCCTTTCTTTCGAGCCGTTCCAGCCTCTCAATTATATTAGGCAGCGCGCCGATCTGGTCTACGAAACTTTCGACTTTTTTAATAGAGGATTCTAAAATCCTTATTCTTTGATTTATCATAACGTTTAAAACGAAATAAATAACCATTACATTTATGCCCTTATCAACCGGCGGCATTATCCCCGTAATTAAACCATTTTTATCCGTATCAAATAGCCCCAGAAAATCAGCATCTCCTACGGCTTTTTTTATTTCAAGATAATAGTCATATTCTGCATCGTTAAGATCCAGCCTCTTGTTACCTACGGCTCTAATCACGAGCCGACTCTTCTAACAACCGCTCCAGGCTTATTTATCTGGTTTTCCTTAGCAATTCTCTTAAGCCTTTGTATTCGAAGATCCTCGTCCATTTCTTCGGCAGAAAGCTCTTCCGCAGAATTGACCATTTCCATTCTAACCTGATCCCTTATATCTTCGTAAGACTCAGAATCTTCCTCTTCTTTCTCGCGCTTAGCCACCTCTGCGCTTACTCTAGCTACCTTTTCTTCTCCGGACTCCTCTTCCGGCTCTGAGACATCCTTCTTTTCGACATCAAGGCTCGGCGGGAAAAATTCAACCAGCATAAACAGGGCTATGTCAAATATATCGTCACCATCTAGCTTTGAGGAAAAAGCTTGGTTTGACAGCTTGTTCTTAAATAAGCTAAGCCTTCTACTGTGTACCTCTCCAAGCAGGGCGCTTCCACAAGCGGGGCAGCAATTATTTGATAGAGCATGACGCATGCTCTGCTGCACAGAGAATTTGCATTTTCTACAATCAATCATATCTTTCTCCCATAAACTCTTTCAAGTGATGATAGCGCAAGGTCTTTCTGGCCCATATATTCGTTTACCTTGCATATGGCCTTAATAGGCAGACCTTCTTTTAGAACGGATTTATATTTATCATAGTCATCGGCCCAAAGGGTTAAGCCGCATGTATCGCCATTAACATCTTCCACCAAGTACTTGGCGAACTTTCTTCCAACATTTTTGCCGTTCTTAATCTTAAATTCTTTAATCTTCGTCTTAATTATAGCCTCGATTTTTATTCTGGCACCATTGCTTTGCTCTTCGATATTCTTTAGCGGCGTAACAAAAGGCCCTCCAGAAAAGAAGCTTGAGAAAACTTCATGAAGGCTGCCGGATATAGAGCGTCCAAGGACTTCTCTCTCGTACAGCAAGATATCCTTTCTGTCCCATTCATCTTCTGACGGAGTATAAGTTAGGGCAGAAACGATATTGTTGAATCTTTCCGAATCCGGAAGAATATCAAATTGCTCAAAATAGCGATCCCTCACATCTTTTGTTATCTTCTTTATTTCGGGATGGGCCGCAAGAATATCCTTTTCAACCTCTTTCTTTATAGCGTTCTTTGCCTTGGATCGATACTTCTGATAGTTATCATGCATATCCATTCTCGTTAAACCCGTAAAGTCTAAGGCGCCCGCTTTTGCCAGGGATTGAATAACTGTTTTTCCAACCGTGCGACTGTCATTTGTTGATACAAACTCTATAAAAGAATTATATGGCTGCATATTTACAATCGATTCAATAGCCTTATCTCCAACCCCCTTGATTGCAGACAGCCCGGTTGAAATAACCATATTTTCAAGAACTTTGTAATTTCCAACAGAGTCGTTTACGTTGGGAGCGACAATGTTAATGCCCATGCTTTTGCATTCCGAAAGATATTCCTGCGCCTTATCGGAGTTCGGATCTTCAGAGTTTAGCAAAGCACACATAAACTGCGTTGGATAATGACATCGAAGCCACGCGGTATAAAAAGAAATGTGTGAGTAAGAAATAGAGTGCGAATTAGAAGTTAAAATTCCGTTCGCCAAATAATACTGATGATCAGGGTGATCAACCTCAAGATCATAAGTATGTTCTTCGCCTACATTATCTGCAGAAATGATTTTAGCCACGAGCTACTCCTTTGGAAGCATATTTTTTTCGAGGTACTCTTCGCCAAGATAATAAACGCCAGGCGCGCCAGCGTCCAGTATTTCCCTGACCTTATTTAAAGTACGTGTACTAAAGTCGTTGGAAGACTTTCTGTAATCGTATTCCGTATGCGAGACTCTTATTAGAAGATAGCCGCCATCTAAACAGAACTTGTCTAGCTCTTTATCCTTTTTCTTATTAATCTTTAGGATTTCATCGCCAAAGATCGGATCGAAATGGTGCGGGCCGTCTAACTCTATGATTATTTTATTCTCTTTGTCAATAAGGTCGACTTGCTTTCTGCAGGTTTTGTTTGTAAAAAAATGCTTGTTCGAGTTAACCTGCTGATTTCCCTTAAATAAAGGGTTTATTGATTGGGCGAAAGCCCGAAGTCTTTTCTCAGGCTTGGAAGTCCACGTTTTATGCATGGCTCTTGTGCATTTATTATAAAAATCTTCGGGGTTGTTGTCTCTCCAGTTTTTTAACCTTTCCGCCCTTGCGGCTTGAACATCAGCTCTTGCGGATGTCTTTTTTGCCGTCTCGCTCTGATTCTCCCGGAAAATGGCCGCCTTATCCGGGTCATCCCACATTTCCTTCAGCATAGAAGCTCTTCTTTTTCTTTCTTCGGGATTGCTCATAATAGAATCGCTAATTTTCTTTCCATTCTCAATCCAGCCAGCCCTTACTTCGGCCTTCTCATCGGCAGAAAGCTTTGCAAACCAAGAGCCATTTTGCTTGGCGGCCCTTTTCTTCTTTTCTCTTGTAATTGGAGCCATATAGCTTCCGTACAACTCAACATACTGATCAACGGAGATGTCCTTATGTTCTTTTTCTATATGTCGCCTGAGAGTCTTGGCCTTATGATCGCAAAGGGAGCATTGGATAATTTCACCGATCTCCAAAGCTTTTTTAATGTAAACAACACACTTTGCCTTATGCTTGCCTAGGCCTCCCTTTGTTTTTGATTCTTTTCCGCAGAAACAACGATCTCCATGTTTGCCTCCAGGATTAGCCATAGGGGCAGCATTTCCCCGGTTGTGGTTCTGAATTTGTGATTCTTTGTGCATGTTACAGTTTCTCCAGTTTCTAGCGTAACTTTCAGTACGGGCAGTTTTCCGTGGTAATGATTGCCTTTTACTTCAATCAGAAGGTCTTCACCTGTTTTCTCGTCTCTCGAAGGTACAAGGTCGCCTTTTTTAACGTCTTGAATATCAAGGGTTAAAGGCTCCCCGTTTCTTATTATACTTACTTTCTCAGAAAAGTGCAATGACTTATTGAACGCATAGCCTCCTAAAACCTCGATATACCGCTTCCAAACTAGGCATGCAGTTTTATAGTCCATTCCGGAGTGCGACATGCAATCTTTAACAAAGTTTGCTTCGGTCTTAAGCACAAGATCTGGATCCTTGCCCTTTAGCTTGCTGATTTTTCTTAGAGAATCAGCCTGGTTTAGGTCCCAGCCGGCACAGTCTTGCGCAATAAACATGGCCTGCTCTTCGTAAACAAGAATTCCATAAGTTTTCTTTAGCGCTCTTTCTAGCTTGGGATGGTCATACTTTGTAGGCTCAAGGCCAAGTCTTCTTTTTGCATACTTCTTTCTTTCCTCCGGAAGACAGGAGGGCCTTCCGATTGCATTAATGGCAGAGATATCCTCAATACAGTTTGGCTTTAGCTTTATGCAGAATGGAGTAAGAGATGACTCAAGCTGAAATACACCAGATGTTTCTCCGCGACCTAGCATCTTATAAACTTCTTGGTCGTTAAGATCGATATCATCAGTTGATAAGCTCTCTCCGGTTGAAGACTGTATAAGCTTAAAAGTATTATCGATAACAGTGAGGGTCTTTAGGCCGAGAAGGTCCATTTTAATTAGACCATTTGTTTCACAGCGATTCTTTTCCCACTGAGTTACGACGCCGCCTTCATCATCGATTCTAAGCGGGACGGTCTTATGAAGCGGTTCTTCTCCAATAACCATTCCTGCGGCATGTACAGACCAGTTTCTGGTTAGATTCTGCAGCTTTTCTCCATACTCATAAAGCTCTGGATACTGTTTCATGTAAGCATCAAACTGAGAGCTGTCGCTCATCGCCTGCTCAAGGGTCTTTGCATCGGGCATAATTGATGTGATGTGATTTGCAATCTTAAATGCAGCAGTTTTATCGCCACCAAGCCGTAGGCTTCTGGCAACATCTTTAATTACGACCTTTGGAGAGAGAGTGCTCCAGTTTGAAATAGACGCAACTCTATCTTCGCCATACTTTTCTTTAATGTATTCTTTTACCAGAGAAGGATCTGAAAAATCAGTATCAATATCTGGGAAAGACTTCTTTTGATTATTGTGAAACCTTTCGAAGATCAAATCGTATTCAATTGGGTCCACGCCGGTAATTCCTGTTAGGTAAGCGACAAGGGATCCGGCCGAACTCCCTCTTCCGTCTCCAACTGGCATTCTTTGTTTGGCCCAGTTAATATAATCGGAAACGATCAGCATATAAGATGAAAAGTTCTTGTCCTCCAAAACTGAAAGTTCCATCTTTACCCGATCCCAATAAAGTTCCCTATCTTCTTCGGATAAGTGTGACAGCTTCTCTTTAAAGCCCTCGATACATTTGTAGCGAAGATAAGACTGATCCTCTGGAATAGTGGACCGACTCTTCTCCTTCCAATCTGAGAACTCCGAATAATCCTCCTGATCTTGAACGGGAAATGCGGGAAGCCGAGGCCCTTGTGGCTCAATGTAATGCGGATCTTGGCATGAATTCATGATCTTTATTGTATTTTGCATGCCGACTTCAGCAATATCACGTCCAAAGAAGTCTATAACTTCTTCATGTGTTTTGAGGTACATATCTTGAACGCCGTATCTAAAGCGATCCGGATCATCTACGGCCTTTTTATCCTTGATTGCAAGCATAAAGTCGTGATACTTTGCATGTTCTTTGTCTCTATAGTGAGCATCACAAGTAATTACATAGGGGATATCATAATCTCTTGATATTCTTAGAAGAGAGCGATTCAGCTTTTGCTGATTTACTTCCTTTCCATTTTTACCCACAGCATGTAGAGCATGAGGCTGAAGTTCAAGAAAAAATCTATCTCCAAAAATAGACTTAAACATAGAGATATACCTTAGGGCATTTGCTTCATCTTGCTCTGTAATTAAGGTTTTTGCGATAAGGCCATTTGAACATGCCGTGAGAGCTATAACCCCCTCATTGTGATCCCGAATATGCTCCCATGTAATTCTGGGGGTCTTCTTTCCCATGTATCCGGCGACTTGATTTTGGAAAGCTTTGTAATTTAGGGTAAGAATATTCTCGTAACCCTTTTGGTTTTGCGCAAGCAAAACAAGGTGGTGGCTCTTTTTATTCTCTAGATCATCAGCAAAATAAGCCTCCATTCCTGGGATTAACTTTACGCCAGTTTCCTGTGATGCGAGATAAGCATCATACATTGCGGTCATCGTACCATGGTCTGTAACCGCTACAGCCGGATGATCCACCTCTTTTGCTCTTACGAATAAATCCTTTACATCATTCATTCCATCGAGAGGTGAGCCTAGCTCGGTGTGGTTATGAAGCGATATGAACGGACCTTTTGGCATTTAAATATTCTCCTTTCCAAATAGAAAATGGGTGCAAATTGCTTTGCACCCACCTTAATCAGAAAAACTTTTTTGTCTACTTATTCAGTTACCATCGTCTGAATGTTGTCATAGATCTCATTGACAACATCCATGTCAAGCTCCTGCTTTGCCGCTCGAAGGGCCTGGGAAAGCTCCTTCTTTGGAAGACTCTTGCTTTTAATGAAGTCTGCCGACCACTCTCTTCGAGATGTCTGAAGATCTTTAATCTGAACTTCGTAGACCATGTACTGCTTTACATAGGCCTTTACATCATCCATTGACCAGGTGGTGTTCTCGCTGTTGTCGTCATCCTCATTAAAAATTCTCAAAACTCCTGACATTACTTTCTCCTATTTAGTTGATCCTGTCGAGGAGGCGGATAATTGCCTCGTCCCTTATGCTAATCTCCTGGAAAATATCTGTCTTGTATTTTTCAGATTTCTTAATGAAGCCAGAGCAAATAATCATAGAAGAGGTCTTCTTAAATAGGGCTGCCGGGTCAAATAAGGACTCTTTATCAAAGCCATATGTCTCTGCTGTTATTAAGGTCTCCTTATATTCTTCGATGTAATCCTTTATTCCTTCGAATTTTTTGGAGAAGAACTTGTTTAAGGCATGATGAAAATCGTAAATCCCCAGCTTACGAGTTATTCTCTTTTGGATTCCTACCGGAAGCAAGTCTCTAAAGCTCAGAATATTCTCTTTGCCAGGAGGCCCTTCTTTGCTGCGAGCAAATATAGGGCCTTCTAGAACAAGCTTTGGCTCCTCAAAATCTACGCCCCCAATATCTCCAGAGCCCGTTACGCCAAGATGTTTAAATTTCGGAGTGTGATATCTCCAGCCTGGCAAAGTCTTGTCGAAGGATTCAATGTATCTATCAGATATTCTTGTTCCCTGTCCCTTTTTATTAAAGGATGCTTTTATTGCCTCCAAAAGCTTTTCGATGTCTCTCTTTGCAGTGGTAACTCCGGTTAGTTTGTCCATATTTCTTTTAACGTAATCATCTCCAAAGAAGTCTCCAGGGTCTTCGAATATGGGGAATATAGATGGAGCGAGCATTGCAAATTGCTTCGGGCCCAAGATGCTCTTTAGCTTATCAAACTCCTTGATGCCAACAACCTTCTGGATGACCTTGCCCGTTGCCTCATCCAATACAAAGTCAGTAGTCGCACCGGCTCCATATAACGCGTCTTTAGATATCCCCTTGCCTCCTTCTCCGCGAAGATTGAGCATTTGGGCGGGAAACAGGAGGTCTTCGCCATCAATAGGCTCTCCGGAAATAGAATATTTGTTGCCCACTTTTCGGCCAGTTTTAACGGCAGTGTCGTGCTCATTCATCATGTCAGCCAGTCTATCATACCCGAATGCTGAAACAAGGAAGGATCTTATGGAGCTTTTCGCCAACTCAGGATCAACTTCGTCACCAAATATGCGATGACCTGCATATTCTTGAGAAAAGCACTCTTGAGTCAAGAAGCGATTGGCCGTTATTGGGTCAACCAAGGGAGCATAAGCGCCTAGAGCCAGAGAGAAGCCTCCCTTGGCATTCATATGAGTTCTTGTGTTAGAGTCCATAATCACATTTAGTGGCAGGCTTCTGTATCGATCCATCTTGCGCCGGGCGCCCATAATATAGGTAGTTCTATACTTTTCAAGCTCAGATTCATCGGCACCGCTTCTAAAAAGGGCTCCATATTCCTTCTTGAAATTTGCGTGCTCCTTTTCTATTTCGAAAAGCATCTTGCTAGCCAGCTCGGGGGGCCTTCTCATCATAAGGTCTGAAATATTTGCCCGCAAGAATTCTCCGCTCTCAGTAGGTAGATCGACAGGAATATCACACATAGATATGTTAATAGTCGAGCCCCTCACCTTTTTTTCGGAATTGTCAAGCTCTGCCGGAATACTTATTGGAATAGGAATGCCAACTCCGCAGTCAGCATTGGGCATGGGAGGGTAAAACTTAGATGCTGAACCGTAAGATGATTTTTTCGTCCACGCTCCGTATGTTCCAATATGAAAGCCTACATCGGTTCTTAAGCCTACAGTGTCATTTGCATATCCAGACCTATCTCCAAACTCATCATATACAACATATGTGCCAGGATGATCTATCAGTGATACACTGCTGCTTTCAACCCTTTTACCCTTTGTCGATATATCTTTATTTTTATAAATTTCCTGGGCTTCTCTACCGCCAAGATATAGCCTCCATCCATTTTGATAAAATGCCTCATGTTCCTCAGCGAAGCTTTTGCTGCTTTCAAGTGAAGTAATTTGATCAAAATACTGTGCGTCATCATTGTGAACCAAAAATGCATAGTGGCGACCCTTGACCAGTGACGGCCTTATTCCAAAGGGGTATGGCTCATCATCATTTAGGCCAGGGGCGTAAATAACATATACTGGTTTAGTCAGCTTAGTCTTTTTCTCATCTACTTCCAGAACCCTCTGCATAGTTGGAGGGAGTAGTGTGTGCGCATTTTCAAATTTAGCGTAATAACCTGAATACTTTTCATCTTCACCGGATAGCGATACGCTAATATTTCTAGTATTTGTCAAAACATTGTTTAGAATTTTTTCAACATGAGGGTCGCTCGAATCTTCGATGCTTAGGGCCTCTGCATACACGGCTTTAATGTATTCTAGGCCTAGCCCCTGATACTTCTCCGTTCTACAGGCGTACTCAGCGCCGTGATGAGCCCTTCCAAGCTCATTAGCCGCATCATTCATTTTGCGAACAAGTGTGGCTGCTGACCCTGCCAGCTGGCCCATATCTTCCCCAGATGCAACCTTTTCCATCATCTCCTCATAAATGCCCAAAAGCCTGCTGGGCTCTTCAGAGATTCCCATTAAAGCATCGCTTATAGTTATCTTGATTATATCGTTAACGCTTTTTGGCTGAAAATTTCTAAGCGGGTTATACCCAAGGTAATCTACAGATTCTTTATTGAAGAATCTATCATATATATTTAGCAAGCTCTCTGCCATATAAAAGGCAGTAGCCGAAATAACCAGCTGCTTTCCAAACCATAGCTCTGTTATGTTCATTACCTTTGCCTTCATAGGCTTCGGCATCTGGTCGGGACTTCCCTTGGGGTCTGTCAGAATTTTTGCAAAATCTGATACTGAATCTGAAACCTCGAACTCCTCGATAGATTTTAGTGAGAAAAAGCTTGGAAGTTTATTCGACAGCTCTTCGGGCGTCAGAGAGCCTATAGCTTCGACGGATACCGAAAAATCTTCGTTACCCAGGCTTCCTGCGAGATTTTTAAAACTACTTATGATTACTTCGTAAAAATAATTAAGCAGAACTTTTCTAGAGGCATATGCATAAGCAACCTCCTGAGACCCTATGTCTCGAATAATTCTTTCCTTAACACTGCTGTAGATGCTCTCTTTTAGTCCATCCTCGGCCTGACCCTTTTCACCCAGCATTACCAGGGCATCTTCGGAAAGCTTTTCTCTGAATACAAAATCAATTAGGCCCCTTAGGTCATCCAAAAACTCTTTTGAGCCGATCTTTTCTGATATTGTTTTGCCTGCCAGACGAGGCGAGAAAAACGATACATCCTCCTTGCTTGTGGATGTTGCGGTAAGTAAAAGCTCCTGAATTGTGGTTATATTGCTCTGAATTAAAGCTAGAATAATAGTTTCCTGAAGTTTCGCACTGTTCATACCTGCCATTATCGACGCTTTACTTAGTCCCTGCCCGCCGGAGGATTCTAGTAAGGCATCAGGAGAGGGGCCCTGATCTTTGACGGTATTCATGATGTCCGTAATGCCTTTATCATCAGATTTGCCGACTGTCGAAGACGACTTGCCTCTGCCGTATTCCGAGCGGAGAGTCACTGTACTTTCCTTTGTCCTTATTATGCTCGCTTTATTAGGAATTGTATAAATTTCATCTGCCCCAGGATACATCGATATGTTTTTCCCTACGGCTTTATCTGCATATATAAGATCGCTACCTTCAGCGTCTGGTCCGCCAAATCCTATGTCAGCTATTCTGTCACCATATTTATATGAAGAATACGGCCTTGCTTTCTCGCCAATATTTAGCCTCCTGATAATGGGGCTACCGCTAAGCTCCAGAATTCCCTTCAGCTGCTCCTCTCCAGACATTGCCAATATATTTCTTCTAACTATCTGCTCCTTGGTTTTTAGATCGAAGTTTATATCTATAAACTCTTTGGTGAACGCCACAGACTGCCCTGGAGAAAAGCTGTGCCCGTGAATACAGTTTAATTCTATATTCTGTATATAATCAAAATATTTGGAAACATTTAGCTGGCCGCGTTGGGCGCCTGTACCCGTGGTGGCCATAGCCTGCTTTAGCAGACCAGAGATTTTGTTCATTCTGAAAATAGCGGCATCAGATATACCTCCATCAGAAAGCAGCAATCCAGCAGTCACGTCTGTAAGATCTTCGTTATTAGCATGCTTAAGCATCGTAAATGGTAGAATATCAGTAACGTCTACCCCAAGCTCGATCATAGAATTGACTAAGTTCATATAATCATCATGATTTTTCTCATCTACAAGATCCTTGATGTTCTCGTAAAACTTCATTCTATCAAATTGAGATATGCTAGTGGGGGCTCCGCAGCGTAAGCTAAGTATCTTTCCCCCTCCTAGTACGGCAGCTGTTGCCGGGTGCTCTGTTTGGCCGACCTTAGAGCGTATCGGAACTACAAGCATTTTGTGCTTATCAATTAGGTCTAGAGCATCCTCTCCTGAGGCGTCTATTTCTGTTGGGCATACAAAGGATCTCGCAGAGAATTTGAAGCCGCCCAAGCTTTGCTCGCTAGATAATGCAATGATTTTTTCCTTTTGCTCTTTGCTTATAGCTCCAGTGCCTTCTGCTTCCTCAAGGTATAGCTCAAGGCCCCTTTGGGCTTGATCGTTATATCCTAAGCCGCAATTCCACTCATCTTTAGCGCCACCCTGCCGAAAAGATACCTGACCCTTTAGCGCTGCCTTGGCTGCCGTTTTAGACTTGTCCTCAAGCCATTTAAGCTCATCTATAACTTTGGAAACAGCTTTTACTGCTTCGTCATGGCTTGCGCCGCTCTCCAAAACTTTATTTTGTATTGCAAGAATTTTATCTTTTACTTTATCCTTGGCATATAAAGATTTGTTGGCTCTCTCAATAATTCTTAGAGCACTCTTTGTGTCAAATTGCGCAGACTGCCCAGCTTCGGTCGCGCCAGCTTCCTTCTCTGAGCCAAATGGGCACCGAAATCTTGAGACCGCAAGATTAAAGGTCGCCGGCAGTTTTTTGCCTCCAAGACTTTTGAGGGCGTAATTTTTGCGCATTATAGATTCTATATTTTTGGCATAATTGCCGCTATAATAATCTTGTTCTATTTCTTCCCACGTTTTGCCGGCAGATATCCTAGCACCAAGACCCATAGAGTCTAGAGCTTCCCTTATGCTCTCTGAATCCTCGCTCGATAGAACAAATCTGCCATGAGAAATCAGCTCCTCCAATGTTATCATTGGCGATCTTCCTTCGAGGAATCCAATATCTCTAAAAAGCGAATATTGCTCCACTTGCAGATTATTGGAAGCTTTTTCGCTCGCCTTAACATTGCGTCTTCTGAGGTAATTGTCGGACCATACTTCTTTGCCACAGACAGAGCAGAGTTTTAGTACTTTTTTTACCATAGCCTTGTCGAGCTTACGATCACTTGTGGCAGCCACAAGGTAGCTCGCGCTAAGATCGTATAAGTCTTTTGTGACCAAGTCTATCCTTTCGTCGTAAAAGGAAGATTTAATTTTTTTGATAGCATTTTTTGCTACAACGTCATTATATTCGGACCGTAAGCCATCGTCGACCCATCTGACACCATACTTTTCACGAAAGTCTCGCTCTTTCTTTTTATGCAGGATATTGCTAACAAGTTCTGGCCTAACCACAGATAAGACGGCTTTTATGAATGACCTCTCTAATTCAGGATCTCGCAAAAGGCTGCCCGATTCTATTTCTGGATCCATAAACGTATGCTTTATTAAAACTTTTGTCAAAATGTCTGATTTAGGATACATTTCCGCCATGTAAGATGCGACCTCTTTATCTCTTTGGTTTATCGAGGCGAATAGATATTCAATATCGTTAATCAAAATTCTTCTGCGAATGTTTATGTCCTCAGCAACCTCCCTAGCAACTTTGCCTGTCAGTGGGTAAAGCTTTTTTGAAAGTTCTATAATTCGCTCCATCTCGTCTGTTACGACCTTTAGTGTCGCAGCCACCTTTTCGTCATCTACCTCAATTAGTGGATCAGTGCCAATCGAGCTTTCTATTATATTTATGCCTATGGCATCTTCCATGTTTTCAAACTTGCCGTAAAATATGGACCCATCAAACTCCAGAAAGCTTTTTCCGCCGTATTCTTCAGAATATTTTCCGCGTTCCTCTATGCCTTTGATTTTTTCATAGACAGAATCTTTCTCGTTTTTTTTGGCCACAAAAGACATGTATTTATCTCTTGTTGTAGGGTCCGAAACGGAGCTTCCATCTAGATTTGGAAATGTAGGCGGCCCCTTCTTTCTAGGAGAGAATAGTCTTTTATATTCCTCTGTATCCAGGGAGCGATAGCTCTCAAGCAATGTTTTGCTATATGCCGCCTCAATATCTTCCTGCGGAGGAGCCGCACCCTCTTCACCCTCTGCAACCTCCGTAGCCTCAGTTTCCGCCGCTACTTCCTCGGGAGTCTTTTCGGATTCAGCGGGCTCGGATGGCTCGACTGGAGCTTCGGGCTTATTCTTCTTGAATGTTTCTGCAATTATCTGAGTGGCATATTGCGGAGCCTCAAAAACCTCATCCATAACAGCATTTGCGCCATCCTCCAGCACTATGGAAAATCTTTCCCTGCCCTCCTCACCAAGAGCCTCAAGGTTTTCCTTCAGGAGCTTGCAGTTTTTATCTAATTCTTCTTTCTTTTGCGATATCTCATCTACATTTAATTCTGCATCTAATCCAAGGTCACGAATCTTTTTGATTACATCATCGACTTCTTTTAGCTTCTCTATGATTTCGTTACATCGGCTTGAAACAGCCCCAAAGTCTTCCGCAGATGATCTATCGTCAAAAAAAATAACTTCTGAAGAATTAATAAAGTCGTCTGGGAACATCGGGCCAAAGTTACCGCCATATGGCTCAAGACCCTCAGAGTCTTCGCTATACGTGCTTCCTTCGTCAAACCCCGCTATACTAACTATCTCTACGGCCGGATTAATCACCTCCATGTAATTGGAGGAGTTCTCTCTAAGCCACTTCAGTGACTTAAAAATCTTAAATATGCTTAACGCTTCCTTTGAGCTTATCATCTCACTATGCTCCCAATAATCTCTTTTATCTTATCTCTTCTGAAGCCCTGTTTATCAACAGTATTCTTGCCACCACAGAATTCATTATCGTATTCTTCTTTTAATTCTTTTATTAGTAACTCTATGTAACTTTTGGCCTCATTAAGCTTTGAGGCCTCTGATCTTGTTGCTGCAATAAGTATTTTACTGCGACTTGAGTCAATATCGATTACATTATTAGATAAGTTTATTGCCTTAATCTTCTCTGGATCAGACAGCTTCGATGCGGATATCGACTCAAGATTAATCCCTAAAAGATCAGACATTTTTAAAGCCAAAGAATCATCTAGATTATCTGCCAATATGTTCCAGACCGGCTTTGTCGATATCGCCTTTACATATTCTCCTTCGGATATTCTTGCATTGTAAAACCCCCTCTCAAGAATCTTGTCCAGGCAAGTGTCGTCGTTACAATAAATGGTTCGGTATAGAACTTCTGTCGTTTCATTGCCTACACGGTTCAGAGGAGTCTTTATGCCCCACCCCCTTTCCGTAGACTTTCTTGATATAGGCCTACCCGTCTTTGAGAAAAAGTTCTTATCCACGTTTAGCATTCTTTCTATCTTGAAGCTATCTTCTGAATACTTATCGAGCAGATTAGTGAGCGGATAAATAGATAAAATAAAATCGCTATTTTTATTTGAATTTAGAAGACTATAAGTTTGATCTATAGAATCATTATAATATTTAAAAACTTCATAAATTGAACTTTCATAGAGCGAGTCTACAATCTTCTTTAGCTCTACGGACTGCCCCCTTGTCAGTGTGTCGCCTATTTTTTCCCGAAGCTTTTTTGTCTCAACAAATATATGCCTAGATAACGAGCAAATAATTATCTGTATCCTGGCCTTTGCTTTTTCGAATATTGCCCCACTGCTTTTTCCTACGATTGCAGCCACATAGGAGTCGATCTCATCAGAGGAGATCCTGTCTTCTATGAGCGTCTTATAAGAATTGCTTAAAAAGGATATTCTTTTAAACAGATTTTCGACTTGAGAGGCGGATGCTCTTTTGCCATCATCTACTGTTGAATATTTATTATTGAACATCGGTCTGTCGATACGAAATAAGATTAGAGCTTCTCTCGCCTCTTCGATCGTATCAAACCCTATAGACTCAAAGTCAAACTCTATATACTCTTCCTCCATTGAGATAAGCCTATTTGTATAGCCTCTCCTTTTTGATGCACGCAAAAGAGATAGCTTATACTCAGCTATCTCTTTTTCATTCTTAATGAATTTTGCTATTTCTTCATTCATCTTTTATATCTAGATTCTTTAGCCTTATGTCAGAAAGAAGATCTGCAATAACATTATTTTTTTCTAATTTTTTTAGTTTTTGGCTTGCAGCCCATCCGGTTATCCCTACCTGTGTTGCCGCATGCTCCTTTGAGTGACCGTCTATCCAAACTAACTTTAATATCTTAAACGTTTTTTCATCCAAAGAATTTTCAAGTCTGTCCAGTGCTATATCCATATCTGCTTTATCATACTCATCTATACCATCAAAGTAAAAATTATCAGAATTTGACACCGAGCTATCGTAATAAACCTGCTCTCCACTGTTTAATTTGAGGTCGTTATTTAAAGATGAAAAAGAATACTCGCTTCTAGTTGATCGATACTCCGGCTTGGGTGGTGAGTCGCAACCTCTGCATATGTTGTCAAAAATATCTAAATCAGGATTTTTGCATGAGCAGTACCTTTCTTCATCGGACAGCTTTATTAGTGATGCATCACTACTAAGCTTATTTAGACTTTTTATTTTAGATATTACCTTATACTTTATGTGCGTTTGCAGAAAAGAGCTTAATTTAACCTTCTTTTCTGGGTCATAAGCATCTATGCCTTCTATTGCAATCAGTGATACCTCTTGCTTTATATCCTCAAAAGAATAACCCGGCATGTAGGCTCTGGAAGCCCAACCACATAGTAATGGGTCAATTCTCTTCAAGACCTTATCATAGCCAACTTTTGTTATTTTGCTGATGAAGATTTCTTCATCATACATTCTGACTAATCCTTCATAGTTTTTCATGATGCTACTCCGCCCATGCATCTTGGCATATAGATCTGTAATCGCAATATCTGCAAAGTATAGACGGCTTCTTTACCCAAGTTTTATCTTCGTATATTAAGCTCGCTTTCTTATGCAGCTTTTCATTGCACTTGTCCATATCATATACATTAAACTCATAATCTTTTGAGCTAGACTTGTGTTTGAGCATAACATAAGAGCCGTATACCTTTTTGACATTTTTAAACTTACGACGAAGAGCTTCTGCGTACACCAGAAGCTGAAAGTTGTTTAGATACTTGGGATCCTTGCTGGTCTTGTAGTCGACTACAGCATATGTATCCTCGGAAATTTGATCGACCCTATCGATGTAGCCTCGTACTACTGTCTTGTCATCCAGCTCAAAGCTGTAGGGCATTTCATTTGCTATAACATTGGGCAGATCCTCAAGACCCCTTAGGTTATCCAGGTAATCTTGAATCATAATCTTTAACGCCATCGTTCCTGGCATTTCGCCTGATGGCATCCAAGTTTCTTGCTGCAGAAGCCTTAGGTCGAATTCTTTTACCCCAGCAACAAAGCACTCCTTCATTACGAAAGGGAAGTCTGCCCGCTCAACATTGCCCTTCAAAAGTCTTTCGTGGAAAAGTTCGATTATTCTGTGAGCGCAAGAGCCAAGCTCTGTGAAAGCCCACTTCTCAACTTTTACATCAGGCTTCTCTATATATCTATAATGGTATTTCTTTGGACACTTCTTGTGTGTATCCAAAGAAGATACTGAAAATTTGGTAATCAAATTATTCTCCTGTTTTCCCAGACATTATAGGCGCAGGTGCCGATTTTGACAACCAATATTGATTAAGACATGACTTCCGAAAGGCTTTTCTTTCAGCTAGAGCTGGTCTTGCCAATTAAAGCTGACACGGAGGCTGTTGCAGTCGAGATTCCCGGATCTTCTACCCATCTGTAGACGAACTTTCCTCCTCCAGAGCCGCCTGACGTATGTCCTCTCTTCGTCTCTGTATTCTTCACTTTTTGCTTTGAAATTATCCAGCGAGAATCTGTGCTCTCATAATAAAAGGATACGTATTCATTTGTTCTGGGGTTAAAGTAGCTTCTTACATAATTACCTGTAATTATAGGCTCCTTCTGGCCGAGCCTTTCTGTGTAAAGCCTGGAAGTTGGATCCATCGCATTGTAAGTTCGATTAATCAGCCTTACCTGCTGGCTATTTAGCGCGTCGTCTGTACTGCCATCTATAAGAATAAGTTTTGCCTTTGGATCGAAATAAGACGTGCCATTAACACTTGAGGCAGAAAACTCATCATCGGACTTGAGAACCTCTGTAAAGTTTATAAATGGAATGGAGGTCTCTTTCGTCCCCTCTAGAGGGGAGGCCTTAATGTCTAGTTCAACAAAGTTTATAGAACTTTCTTGAGCGGCGGCGCCACTTGAATCAAAGGAGAGATTGTTAACCGATAATGAGCCAGCGGGCAGAACAGACACCCCCTCCCCTATATTTCTTGGGCCATCTAAGTTAGTTGAGTCAGAGCTATAATCCTGGTCTAAAATATCCGAGGAATCATCTGCGGATATTGCTATGGCCCTTATCCTTACGGTCAGCCCCGAGGTTGGAAGATATACTTTTCCAAGTGCTATAAGCGAGTCTTCCGTAGGGTCTGTGCCGTCAAGAGTATAGAATATATTTGAAGTGACATTAGCCTCAAGCTCAACATACTCCGGGATTCCGGAGATAATTTGACTTTCGCTTTCATATAAGGTTAGCTCTATCATCATATCCTCTATATAACGATAGAGATTAGCATATTATCTTCTCGTAAAGACAATCTCTGTATCGCCGTTGATCTTTGTGGAATCAATGATATTATCAAACTTTTCCTTTAGTGACTCATCATGAGTAATGACCATAATCTTGTACTTTTCTTCTAGAGACTTTATTACATTTACGAATAAGGTCTCGACGCCGAATCGGTCCAATGGCGAGTTAACTTCATCTAGCAGAAGAAATTCCAAGGATGACCCTCCGTATCTTGAGGATATCTCGCTAAGAGCAATTCTTAGGGCAAGAGATATTCTGAACTTCTCCCCGCCGCTCAAAGACTTAAAGCTCTGAAGATTTCCATCCTTTCTAACCTTTAGGTCAAGCGTCTCTATGAGGGAAGAGCCATCTGAGCCGACTCTCTGCGTCTCAAGAACAATTGTAGCAGGCTCATTGCATATTGATGAAAGAGTAATGTTAGATGTCTTTTCTAGATCTTCAATAATTGCATCAAGAAGAATAGACTGTATACCGTTTTTGCCAAACATCTTTGAGAGGCGAACAAAGAGCGATGCTTTTTCCATCTTGCTTGTTACTTTCTTTTTGTCCTCAAGAATCTTATCCACCGCCTCTTTTAACAGCGATTCCCTCTCGATTAGCCTTCCAAGCTCCCTATCCTCCAGCGAAGCCGCCTCTTTCAACTTAGTCTCTTTTTCCTCAGTCTCTCTCAGCTTCTTCCTGATTTCCTGGAAGTCCTCTCGCTTGATAGAGTTCAGGATGCCGATATTTGTCTCAATACTCATCATCACAGTTCTTAGCTTATCTGATATTTCGCCCAATCTCTCTCTCTGCTTGTCACAATTTGAGTTAAGCAGCTCTAAGGTTGGCTCTGAATCAGACAGCTTTTCTTCTGCTAAAGCGATCTTCTTATTTATCTTTACTGTTTCCTGCAGAGCGTTAAGCTTTTCTTCATGCTCGATAATTAGATTTATTGCTCTAACCTTTTTATCATTGTAATCGCTCTTCTTACCCTCTATGTCTCTGACCAATTTTGAATAAAGATCTTCATCAATACCTTGTTTGCATACATAGCACTGATCTGGTGTAATAGAAATTTCATCCAGCGAAGCTACAAACTCTTCGCATGATTTCTTCTCGGCTTTTAAGCTTATAAGCTCATCTTTATAAGCTTGAATTTCAGACTCACTTACTTCTATTGTTTCCTTTGAAGCAAGAAAATCTTTTAATTTTCCTACGAGTTCCGCATACCTTCCCGCTTCCTTCTCCGTTTCTTCTATTTGACTCTGCTGGCTTGCCTCAGATTTGATAAGATATGCTCTCTGCTCTCTGAGCTTTTCTAGATCATCAATCACTCTATCGTAAGTATCAGTGTCAAGTGAATTCTTGATTTCATCATACCGCCTTGATAAGGCCCTCTTTGATTCGGCCAAACTTGCAATATCTTTGCCCAAAGATGATATAACAGACTTCTTGTCTTCTATTTCCGCCCTAAGATCAATCAGACTCTGATATTGTTCGTCATAGGACTCGGTAGACTTTACCAACACCTTGCATTCGTCAGAAATATCCTTTGAAAGTTTTTTGGCGGTCTTCTCATAGGAGTCCCATCTAGATATATCTATTATTGATTTCAAAATCTCCTTCTTCCTAGAAGGCTCCGCTTCCGCAAATTCTGATATATCATTTTGCCTGAAATACACCGAGTTGATAAAAGTTTTGTATTCTAGCTTAATTAGATCTTCTATCTTGGAGTTTGTGTAGCCAGCTGTCGAACCAGATATATCTACCCAGTCGCCCGCCATATCAACGTAATAAAGAGACACGCTTGATGTAGAGCTTAGCCTGTTCCTTGTTCGAATAACACGATACTTTGTATCGCTATGAACAAACTCAAGAGTAACAGAGCATTCCGTCTCTCCCCATCGGACGATATCATCCATCATCGACTGCCTAGACTTATTAAACAAGCACCAGAGCATCGATTCAAATATAGAGCTTTTTCCAGAGCCATTCGACTTATCGTAGTCGCCCTCCGTATTGCCAATAAGCAACGCAGAATCGAATGTGGTGAAATCTATCTCGCTGTCCTTATGAGAAAAGAAATTTTTCAAATGTAATCTGGTCGGAATCATTATGCCTCCATTATGACCTTAGCTTCTTTCAGCATCTCTTCTAGCATTGATGCATCCAAGCCCTGCTTTTCCACAAAAGCCTTAAACATAGAATAATCATCTTTGTGCTCAAGGACAGAATTGTCTCGAACAATTCTTTTCGCTACGACTTCAATAATAATCTTTGATACATAAAAAGCCCCAGCGGCATACAGTTTGTCTGTTATAGATTTCTTGTCTACTGCAGGAAGAACCTTTTCATCAATAACAAATTTAAATCTTACAATTTTATCAGAAAGGTCATGCTTCGCAATCTCCTTGTCGATACCATCTGATATATCAGCAAAGTCAAGGCCAGTCAGGTCTATAGATGCATCAACAAGATCCCTGCTTGGGACCTTTTTAAAGGAAGCCTTTTTTGTGGAAATATCATAATCAATGAAATACTTCTCAACGTTTGCATCACCAAAGTTCGACTTTTCCATCGATCCAGTATAGATACAAACTGGCGATCTTTTTCTTAAAACTCTAAACTGATGAAGGTGACCCATTAGGGCTACGTCACAGCCTTCGAACGCTGCGGGCCTAGCCATAAGTTCAGATCCGCCGTAGTCGTTGTAACTTCCTTCAAAAAAGAAGTTATGCCCCACAGCGATTGTAGGATTCTGGTTTTGTATCCCCTCAATCAAACTTCGTATTTCTTTCTCAAAGTTATCGGACTTGTCCCGATTCCCCTTGCCTGCATACATTCTTTGGTCCCGAAAAGGAATGAGCAGCAAATTCGATGAATCGCCATCGTTGTTCGATACCTCTATAACTTCGGGGTCCAACACCATTCGAACGTTCGGATAATCTGCTGCAGCCAGGGATGTAATGGAACTCGTAAAGCTAGAGCCGTTTCTTCTGTAATCATGATTACCCATAATAACAAAAGTAGAGACACCAGCATTTGATAGCTTTTTTAGTGCTGAATCAACAATCGCCATGTGTCTAACGTCCGGATCTCTATGCTCAAATATATCACCGGTCTGAATGAATATATCGGCTTTAGAAGAAATCGCGTAATCTACAATATGATTTAGACTTTTAACATAATCATTTACCCTGGTGTTTCCGCCATTGCCGTCTGGCCTTCCAAGCCCAAAGATAGCTCCGATATGAGCATCACCGCATATAATAGCTCTCATTTTCTGCTATACCTCCTGATGGCAGCTCTTTTTATATTTAGCATAAGCTTTTTTGCCGACGCAACATCGTACCTTCCCATTTCCGAAATGTAATGATCCGTTCTCTTCATCATCATTTCTATCCAATCTGAATCGTCTGGGTGGGCCATCAAAAGCTCCCGGTAATAATGCGAAATATCCAATAGGCTTGAGAATATGGTATTCTTTGAATAAGTCTTAACCTTTTTCAGGTTAGCTTCATCAACATGCTCTGATAAATCTCTTATCGCGTCTGAGAAGCCCTTGTCAGTGCATAGTATGTAAAAGTCGATTACATTATTTGATGCATTGCATCCAAAGCAATAAAAATTGTTTCTTTCGTTATCAATATAAAGAGAACCTGTTCTTTCGAGGCCACCCTTATGCTCTGGGCTTGGACACTTGCAGCGATGAGTAAAGTTCCCCGTACTTACCTCTTCCATGGCAATTCCCATGATCTCGGCAACGTCTGATATCTTTACATTTAGCAGAATTTGTTCTTTAGAAAAATACATTAGAACCCAAAAAACCCAAATATTCCTGACGCCCTAGACTTCTTTAGATTTAGGGCCGATAGCTCCTTGTCGATGTCGCTTATATTTGGAGCCCTGAATAGGGTCGGCTCGGAGCTTCTGCCGTCAAGAATAAGTCCGACTCCGATATTGTCTATCTTTTCTGCGCCAGCCTTATCAAGAATAACTCTGCTGTCAACCGCCGATGCTACTCGCATGGCAATTCTGCCAGGAAAGTTTGCCTTAACTAGCCCCGAGATAACTGAAGATGCCGGCCTCTGAGTGGCTAGCACCACAGAGATGCCTGCAGCCCGGCCCTTTTGCGCAAGAACACACAGCTGCTTCTGCAATCCCTTTTCCTGCAGAACCAAGTCTGCCCACTCATCAATGATTAGACATATCGGATTGATTTTTTCGCGACCATTTTGGTCTACAAATTCATTGGCGCTTCTTGCTCCAGCTCTCTTAAGGACTGAGAATCTTTGATTCATCTTTGCCGTTAATTCTTTAATTACTGCAGAGGTATCCTCTGGGGAGCTTACAACTTTTTTTACTCCATCGAACTTTGCGTATCGGTCGAACTCAACCATTTTTGGATCACAAAGGTAAAGGCTTGTTCCGTGCTTTAGAAGAGACATTGCCAAGGAATGAAGTAGAACGCTCTTTCCAGAGCCCGTTGTGCCCCCAACAATGAGGTTGGGCATTTTATTTAGATCACTGTAAATGGCCTCTCCGGACTCTGAGATGCCAATGAACAATGGCATATAATAGGATCCATTATAACCGTTAAGCATATCGCCAAAAGTTGGAGACTCAATCTCTTCTCGCTGAACCGATAGCCTATAAACCCCCTTACTCATTAGGAGGGTTCCAGTCGGAAGAGTTTGGGCTCCAAGCGCCAACCCAATGTCTTTCAGCAGACGATCGAGCTTCGAAGCTCTAACTCCAGGCGAAAGCTTAATATAGTAATAGTCGAAAAACCTCCCTCTCTCCAGGGTGATCGAGGAAACGCTCACCTTAAAGGATTTCAGGATATTTAGAAGCCTTGACTCATCAATATCATAAACCTGAAACGGTACTTCGCACTCTTGAAACTGCCCCATCAAAACCTCTCAGCTTTTGCAATACATCTTCGAGGGCCTGCTTATAGGCCACATGGGCAATATAAGCACGATCGCCGGTAAGGTCAAGGGAAAGCTTCGCCCCCCGATCCTCCAGCGCCCTGATTATGGCAGCTTCATCCTGTATTTTTTTCATAAGCCATCCAGCAAGGTCTTTGTCCGTCACTTTCTGGCTCCCTGGTTTTTCTTTACCCGCTTCAGCTCTCTCTCCAGCTCAGCAAGCTTTACTTCTAGCTTTATATTTTCGTCCCTCAATTTTAAAGAAGACCTTAGAGATAGGACTATTAGCCCAAAGATGCCCTCTCCCGGATTTTCCTCATCTAACTTATCTGCTGCGACCAGCAGTCGATTTAAAACTGAAACTACATTGTTATGGTAAGCCGGAGTTTGATTATCTGGATGAGTCTTGTCTTTCAGAAGGGTCTTGAAATCATCGAAGGCCTTCTCCACAGTGTTTCTCGCAGCAGCCTTAGATTGCAAGTATTTGTTATTAGCCGGAATGTTTAGTTTGCTCACAATAGTCCTCCTCTAGCATAAGCATAACATAGATACCGCAAGATTTATGCATTTTTATAAATGCCTGTATCATATGGAGCTTTTCTTCTTCTATTATACCGAACTGTCTGTATAATAAGTTTATTATATTTACGCTCTTGTTATAGTCAAAGCATGGCCCATCAAAGAGTCCGCAAGCTCTCTCCAGAAAGGCTATAATTTTCTCTCTCTTAGACGCGCCAATTTTTGATAGATCAATAATCGGATTAGCTGCAGAGTTGCAGTAAACAAAGTTATTTTCATCGACAAGTCCGTTGCAACCCAATATTATCATTATATCCATTAGCCATGCTCATAGAGGTTATAGTCAGATTTATTCCCAAATCCACAAAAGTCTTACGCCAACCAGTCTGGTGCATGCGGCCTTGTCTTCGTTATCCATCTCCGCATAAGGATCTGCTGGCTCAGGAGTCTCTGTTAAATAAAATGAGCCGCTAATATCGCTAAGAGTTATTCTGAAATTTGCAAGGCCATCCGTAGGTAGCTGAGTTTGTAGCTTTAGTGGGGAAAAATCACTTACAACCATCATCCCATCCTGTACGGTTCCAAATGGGGAAGGTGGCGGTCCCGGATTTATTCCTCCGGAATATGAGTGAGTATTTTGAAGAGCAAAAGAATCAGAGGAATCATTTGTGCCCCAATCTCTGACGACTCCAAGTCCGTTGTGATTCTGCAGGAACTCAGCATCTGCAACTGGAACAATCCTTGTTTGCGGCGGAGGAACTATGCCAGTCAAATTGCCATATGCAACACTTACCGTTAAGTCCGCGCCCCCCTCTAGGCTGCTAGGTGTTTCACCTGACGGCAAGCCCGGTAGAGTGTCATTTGTTCTGTCTAGAACAAAATATGCCGTCACCCTACAGGAGGTTGGGGCATCATTAGCTGTATCTGATATGTTGTTTCCGACCGGATAGCCTGTCAGCCCGCCTTGGAATGAGCCATCCGTTGTAAGGGATCCAGTCTGCGCCTGTCCGAGCTGACCGTCAAGTGGCATCGAAACATTTATAAAGAAATCGCTAATTCCGAGATCCCCAAGGCCTACCTTATATTTGTAGGCTATTATTCTGTCTCCGAGTAGAGTATTTCCCCTGCTTCCTGAATCCTTAGGTATCACTGCCTGATCTACGTCAATCCATTGAGAGAAAAACTTTCTTGGAGCATCTTCTGCAGATATTGTTACGGTGTCAGATGCGGCATCGCCATCCAAAGTTATATTCGGCCCAGCAGCGAGGGTTAGCGTCTCTGTGGGAGAATCTGCAGATAAGGTTGCGTCCCCCGTCTGAGTTCCGCTGGTAGCCGTCAGATCTACTGTGTTGTACAGATCTTGATCTGGTACGCTAGCTGATATAGTAACTCTATCGTTTCCAGCATCGCCAGTTAGAACGATATTTGTTCCTGCATCCAGATAAAGCTGATCATTTGGACTGTCCGCAACAACAGGCCCTCCGGTCGCAGAGCCTCCGCCAACGTTAATTAAATTAATTCTTTTAAAAGAATCTTGACTTACGATTGATGGATCACCGTATACATCCCCGCTGCCATCTACGACCAGAACAACGCCAGTACCAGGGGAAATACCCTCAATTCTAACCGGGGGACTAGAGCCGTCTGCTATGTGTATCTTTCTCTGCGGAGAATTAGTTCCAACTCCAAGCTTTAAATTTGAATAGTCATAAAAAAGGTCGTCATTTCCACCGAAAGAGCCTGCCTCATTGAATTGAACAGACCCGTCGACTCCACCTGCTGAATTTGATAGGTCAAGATAATAACAGCGATCTCCTGTCAGCGGGTCTTCGGTGTATTCTGGTATCGCCAATATCTCAAGATCATAACCCCCAGCTGCTGCGGCAGCCCTTCTGGCAGCAGGCGTTCCATATACCGACTCAGAGTAGCAAACTATATTTGTATATCTAACAGCTGGATTGCTGCCGTTTGTCCCGCCCAAGTTTGCGTTAGACAAAAAGCCCCTAATGTGAGCGCCGTTTGTCAAAAGAATCTTTGATGCATGGCCGTCCTCATGAGTTCCGTCGTGTACATGGCCAAAAACAAGAGGATCAAATTCATCGACATCATCTCTAAACCCAAACTCTCCACCATAAATCCTATTCATGGCGTCGGCAGTAATTACTGTCGCAGACGATGTATATCTAGTTAGTTTCTTTTCGTTATCGCTCGCCATTACTCCGCCTAAACTTGTCTATAGAGATTTATGCTTAACTCTGTTACGTCCATTCTCGCTGACAGGGCCTCTCCGTATAAGACTGAGCCAGAACTAGTGCCGGGACCTCCGTTATTTAAGAATGTTCTATTCTCTAGAACAAAAGAAAATCCATAACCAGGAGGAAGGCCTGGAGGCCCGATCAGTGCGGACGAACGATTTACAGGAGTCGTCGTATCATGCGTGAACCATAAGCGAAAATCATCATTCGGATTCGTAGTTCCCGGAACGCTAAACCTAACTGATCCAAAGCCGTAAAGATCCCTTGAATCGTGGGTTATTACAAAAGAGTCTGTATTGTACAGTATAGAGCCATCATTTTGAACCGTAATGCCCGTATGAAGCTCAAACGTAACGGAGTGCCTCATCGTTCTTATAGGCCCATAGGGCGGCGCAGGATCGGGCTCTGAAAAAGAGATTGTCCCTATTGTTTTTATAGAATAAGAAGCATTTACCCTTGGTCTGAACGGCCTTCCTGGAGAAGATGAATCTTGCCCGTTATCAAGATTCGCAATCATTGTCTGGGGAGTATTTAGAGTGAGAGGGATAAGATCAGTTGACTCATACTGGAAGTTTCCAAACATCGTCATTGTAAATGTTTGGGCCCCGCCTTGATCCGGAACGAGCAGAACCCACTCTGAGCCAGCAGGAGGGAAGGTCGTAGAAAAAGTATTTAACGGAGCATCAGACGGATCAAAGGTTCCTGATGACTGAGCATTCTGACCGTAGGCATATGATGTTGCGCTTTTCCCAAATACAGAGGAGTAGTCTGGAGTTTCAGATGAATTATATTCTTGAGAAATTGCTATAGCATTAAGATTGCCGCCCTTTATCAGCGAATAAGATGCATCTGTAATGTAATTATAACTTCCATTTAATATCTGGGAATACTTTGAGCTGCTGCTAAAGATCTTGAAAGGCCCACCGGATACAGACCACGTTCCTGTTATGACATTAAACTCACCGCCCATCACCCTGGAGTGCTGGCCGCCCTCTATTGAGTTGCTATTCCCACCACTAATATAAGAAAACCTAGAGCTGTTAATTTGGCCACTACTTCCACTTAAAATAGAGTTATGAAAAGCGATAAATGATGGGTCCGGAGAAGATGTATCTGTGATCTCCCCGCTGAACCCTGAATAAATAGAAGAATATAAATTGTTTATTATAACAGAGCTGTCTGATGGCCCGACAAACGCATAGTTTGAGTTGCCTACAGCATTTGCATTCCCAAGAACAACTGAATACTCCGAATTCTGAACTGTATTATCCAGGCCAAATACTGCGGAGTAGTCAGAAGAAGTTAGGCTATTTCCAGATCCAAAGGCAGCGGATGCGTTCGATGATGCGGCATTATTTACTCCGAATACGGCAGTGCCGACGCCCCTATTTGCCTCGTCCCACTGCGTTGAGTTGGCCAGCCCAGCATGAAAAGTTCCCTTGCTTTTGTCAAAGAAGAAGCGGCTATCACCATCGCCACCGTCATCAATATCCTCCAATGACGGTGAGCCAAATACAAAGTCTCTCCCAGTTGTCCTTCCCCACACATCGGGTATGTCAACAAAGGATGAGCCATCATAGTATTGGCTTCTTTGTCTTATAAGTGCATTTTCGGATATCGCAGAAGCAGCTGAACTAGGAGAGTCGTCCTCTATAAAGGTAAAGTCAGTTCTTACTGCGGTTAGATCAAGATAATAATAAGTTATACCGTCAATTACCTCAAGCTCCGGTATTGCCTGATCTTGATACTCGGTTTCCCTTACATTCCTTTTTGTTACAGCATCATCAGCCAAATTAACATTTAAAAGCTGATTATCAACATGATCTACGAGGTCTATCTTTCCGGCGTGTCCATCTGCCTTAACCCCATCATGGACATGCCCAATGACCCGCGGATCATCGGGCGCTAAATTATCAGCCTCCGAAGAGCCATACAAACCGCCATATACCGAATTGGCATAGTCTGCCGTAACGATTGTGGTTGCTGACTTAAACTTCGTTAATTTGCTATTGTTGTCTACAGCCATTTAATCTACTCAAGATTTTTAAAATGTTTCTTTATTTTCTCACTGACTTTAAACTTAACCGACTTATAAGTCTTGAGCATCATTTCTTCTTGAGTTTTTGGGTTTCGAACCGGCCTTGGGCTGTGCTCATATAGGTAAAACTTTCCAAAACCAACAAGGGAAACTTCATTGCCTTCTTCGAGCGAAGATACTATTTCTTCTAGCGCTACCTCTAAAATATCCAAAGACTCTTTTTGAGTCAGAAGAGTCTTCTTCGAGATTCTTTTAGCTAGTTCTTTTTTGTTTATCATAATTTTCTCACTCGTACACGCGCGTGTGCGTGCTAGTCAATGTATTATATTTTATTAATAGCAATTATATTATTTCTTCTTCATCGAATTTTACAGGAAGATTTCTTGAGTTATTATAATCTGACTCAAGTTTATCCGGATTCCTGTGATAGAAATTATATACTATGCTTATATCTCCCTCGTCTAGTCCCTCCGGATCAATCCCGTAGTTTTCATATATCTTGTATATCTTTCTCAAGAGAGCTTCATTTATCTTCTCTTTCTTTTTTTCTTTTTCCTCAGCCATAGCTTAAGACCTTCCGACTGCCGAGGTCTTGATTATTCCGCCACATATATCGATCATTTGGTTTACTGACATCTTTTGCTTAAATACATTTACGCAATACGCGCACCAAACAACATTGCCGATTGTATAGCCCCTGTCTGGATCAATGCAATCTAGCGACATCTTCATCGGGTCGTTTATAAGCCTGTCTTCTTTAACCATGTTTAGATTTAATCCGGAATAATAACACCTTCCGTTTTGCTTTTCAAATAAATCAATAAGATAATCTTTATCTATATTAAACGGAACTCTTCTTTTCTGTGATCTCTTTCTAGCTTTCCTTAAAGCTTCGCCAAAAACTATGCCTGGATATTTTTTGCATCTATCCTGCCATTCAACCATGACTAGTCTCCAGCTGGCTTATTAGAAATGCTTACCATAACTTTCGTTGACAGCTTGGCTCCAGCGGCCTTCATTACAGTTCTTATTGAACTGGCGATTCTTCCGCCCTTACCAATGATCTTTCCAACATCTTCTGCGCCGACCTTCACCTCAAAGGATACGCCGGAATCAACCTCCTGCGTCTCCACTTCAAGAAGATCTTGGCTGTCTATAATCGATAGAACTAAGGTTCTAAGCGTTTGCTCTAAATCTTTAAAAACTGGGTTAGACATTACTTCTCCAATATATCTATGCTTACAGATTGAACTTCATCTCTTGCGGGAATGACTATTTCAAGTAAGCCATTCACCATCGCTGCCCGCATACTTGAGGGATCAAATGAAGTGTGAATAAAATATTTTGCCTGAAAATTTCTCCTGGCAATTCCTCTTAGTATCATGCCTCTTTGCACGGCAACGGTCGGAGTTAGCGCCGGATAGTCCTCTTCATCCGAAGGCACGGATCGATCACTAGAATCGCCGAGTGCTTCTCCGAGCTTTTCGCAAAAGCCCCTAATTTCTACCTCGTTACCACGAACGTTAATGCTAATATCGCCAGGGCTGTATCCGGCTAATGCGAAGGCCATATGAAAGCCATCTGAATCGCACCATTGGTCGCATCTAGGGAACTTTCCAGACGAGGATACCTTTTTGTTTGAAGAAACTTCTCTGTAAAACTCATCGTCCCTCCACAGCAAATCCCAGACTCTGCCTGGAACTGATATTCTGACCGCCTCTGCCTTTAGGTTTCCATCTTTAGTCATCGCTATCTGATTCCTCTTTTTCAATTAATGTTTCAAAATAAAAAGTAACCGTGTTTAATGCATCAGCAAAAGAATATGCAAGCCAACTAACTAGACTTGAGGACAAGCCGGCATACACGGGATTCATGCCAAAGAAGGCAGAAAAGAATACTCCAACCCAAAGTCCGGTACACATTGGGCAGCTCAAAAGTTCTTTTAGAAAATCTGATCTAGAAAATATAAAAAATCTTACCGGCTCAAGAAGCGAGCTTCCTACAACTCCAGAAGTTGCCCCGGCTGATACCAGGAGGAATATTACAAGATCAACAAAATCCATATTACCTTCATCTTATATATACTTTATTTATCTATAATTATCAATATTTTTTTAATACTGTCGCATTATCGCGCGGCTTCTTAAAAAGCGCCGGTATTTATGTAAACCTTTTGCCCGATTTTTTTGCTCTCGGCCCCTTGGCCAAAACCATAGTAAACACATGGCGATGTTAGTCAACACCTTATCTTACCCCATTAGTTATTGGTTATCATATTTTTTTGCCTCGTTCAGAATTAACTTTGACAACCGTTACTTGGCGGTTAGAGAATTCAATAGACCGTGCAACCTTCCGGGACTCATGTCCGGTGCGTTGTACATTTTTATTTCATCCCACATTATTATTCTGGAGTATATAAGGGCGTAAGCAATCCATTCGGAACAATACCACCTGTTTGCCCTACGAACTTTAAAGGGAGTTAGATTTGAAAGCAACATACCCGGCCAGTCGTATCTATCTCCAGAAGTATCCTCTATAAATTTAACCAAGTTTATTTTTTGGTATTCTCTAACGGGATCTCTCTGACTTAGCGGAAGATCTATAAAGTCCCATTTATCTTCATCATATTCGCTTACAATTCTTGGAGTAACTCTTGAATTATAAAATGGACTTATTGTAATCCAAGTTGTGCCATCTGGCATAATCAACTCTGCATGTGAATATTTGCTATTCGTATACCACCTAACAACGTTATGGACTAGGCCTCTTCCATTTTTATAAAAAGCTATTCTTATAACGTCATCTTCCATGATCGGTCACCTAACAGTTATGCCATCATCAGAGGCTTGCACCCCAAGCTGCTCTGAATAGCAGTCATCACAAAGGGTTCTCCTCCAGCGAGTATCCCTTAGCTCTCCATTGCTTCCGCAATATTCGCAAGTTGAATACGATTCTTCTTCTGCCTTTCGAATAAGATCATATATTTGATCACTTGCTGATGTCATATAAAATCTTAAGCCACCAAACTTCTCCTTTACTTGTAGCGCCCTTGGGTAATCTCCCCTGTACTTATCGCAGAAACAAGCATAATAATTTTCTGGAGGCTCTCCTTCTGATTCTGGGTCTATATGAATCGAAAGACACCTACCGGGAGAAATAGTCTTTGAGCCATAGTGCTTAGCTTTAGAACAAGCGCAATTTGCACAAGACATATCTGGATTTTCTTGAATATAATCTTCTATTATCTTTTCAAGCTTTGAGCTTAAATCCCAGATGATATCCAACCATCCATCTCCGCAAGAAAAGCCCCAGCGCATTCCGCTAGACTTATTTCCAATATAACGATCTGAGTAAAGATTTGGAAAAGCTTTTACCAGCTTTTCGTCTAGCTCCGGCTTCATACCTTGCTCCTAATAGTCTGAATAACTTTTTCCGCCCTCTTTGAAGCCTTCTTCGTCAGAAAGCCTTTTCTTATCCCATGCTCAAAAAGTAATAAGGTGATAGATTTTAATATGAAATCTTTTGTTTTAAGCAACTATATTTTTCAATATAATATTTATTCATCATATGGCAACAATTCTTCAACCGGAATAAAAAGATCAAAGCCATCATCATCGGCTGGATGGTTAATCGTTTCTACATAGATTACATTTGCCTTCTCCCTCATATGATAAAAGCAAGGCCCTCTGTCTAGATTTGGGGAGGGCAATTCATCCTTTGAAGGCCAGCCTGGACTTTCCACCCACATAGCAATGCTGGTGTTTCGGCAGATGCCTCTGTAATAGGCTCTGTCCTTAAGCTTGTCTCTTGGAATCATACCCATCGACTCAAGCTCTCTGAGTTGCTCTTCGCCAATGACTTTATGTTCTCTTAAGTAGCGGTACATCTTACTTAGATTTTCATTCATTCTTTATCCTCACGCAGTCTTTTTAGGATAATCTCAGCTTCAGCGCCGGCTCCACCTTCGTCAGTTTCATCGATGTACCGAAGGACTGAGATAATCTCTGGAGTAAATGCTTCTTTTCTCTCAATTTTTCCTAGAGCATAAATCAGCGTGGACCTCTTTCCAATAACTCTTTGCTGGGGCAACACCCTCGTTAGAACAGGGACTATCTCTTCGACCTGCATTTCGCAAAGATCCATTGCTATTCTATCCCTAACTCTTACATCATTAGATCTTTCGAGCAATATTAGAGCCGCCTCAATCTCCTCTTCTTCAATCATTGCGCTGACTGTCTACCAACTCAATGGTCTCTGGGAGCATCCATCGAACTGGCAGCTTCCCATCGTAATCATAAAAGTTTACGAGAACTACATCATGTTCGACCTTATCACTTCCGACTCTCAGGACTTCTCCGTTACCCAGAGAGGCGCCGTTTGAAAGCGGAATGTGCCTTACAGTATCGCCGACTTTCATTCTTTACTCCCTACGCTTTACATTTCAATTAATCTAATGCCTGTTTCTGCACGATAATATTCTACACAGTTTAGATTTGTGCAATAGAGAACGGATGCGTTATGCTTAGCCTCTAAGTCTTCTATTACACTGTCAATAATCTCTTGGACATAGTCAGGTCGACCGCCTTCAATTTGCACTTGAACACAGAAAAATTGATCGTCCTCGCCCATCGTTTTTTGGTGCTTTAGAATAAAAATGTATTCTTCTGTCTGTGCTCCCATTCTGTTTTTCTTCTTCATTTTAGTCATTCTTCGTTCTCCACTACAACATTAGATACTGTTTGCTTGCCTTCCAACTCCTCAATCTCATGGAGCCAGCCATCTGGCACAGCGCCATCATAGTAGCACTTGAGATATTGGATAAGCTCATCAGTATCATAGTTGTCCTTTACCCATGCAGCAACATCAATAGTAATTGTTGCAGATACCTTTTTCATTCTTCATTCTCCATAGATTCAAGAAATAAAAACAACTCTTCTTCAAGTTGAAACATAGCAGCCCTAAAGTGCAGGGCTCTTTCAAAAGAGCGATCAGACTTCTTGGCTTCTCTAAATGCTTCTCTGAGTTCCATGATTAAAAGAGTCAGGTCAGGTGGTTTCATTCTTCGTTCTCCACCTTTTCAATAATGCTATCCAAAACATCTTCATCAACATCTCGCATAGCATCAATCCGCTTTTGAAAATCTACTACTTCTGGAAGTTCGTAGATAGCATCGTAAAGAACTTCTTCGATAATCACGTTTGTAATTTTACTCAGCCAGAAATGTGTGTGCGAACCCATGCGCGGTTTAAATTTTAACAGGTCAACGTTTACGGTCCAGTCTTCGCTCCAACAAATCTTTACCTCGTAAGAGACGCCCTGAAACTCACCAGCAAATCGCTCACCTAATATAAGGGAGCGGACTTCTTCTTCTACGGAAAAATTCACAATGACCTCGTTATTTATCACTAATAAGCTGTTCTATCTCAATAAAAAAATTTCGATAGCGCTGAAAGCCTTCTATGCTAATCTCAATCTTTGAATCAATTTCCCAGCAAGTGTGCCATGTTTTAGGATCAGCAGGCTGAGCATAACGGGGTTCAGTAACCCAGCAATACCATCGCTCATTTAATTCAACAATTCTGTATCGCCTAAACCCTACCTTGGTTACATCATTGTAAATAAAGCCCTCTGAAACAACTTCTTCCCACTCATCTTGTTCAATAGGCCTATAGCCAGCCTTACTGGCCTCTTCTTCTACATAATAATTCATTACATTTTCCTCACCGTGAGCGAGCACAATCGAACTTGCCCATCCCTTTTGTTGCGACTGCGAAAGTCTGCAATGCACTGAGCACTTAGCATATCCATGGGAACGTCCAATCGCCCAATATCATCGAATACAACCATATCATAAAGATGAAACTGATCGCTGTCCATAATTTGACGCAGTGTTGACAGATCATAAACCCTAATGCAATCAGTTGCAATGTTACGAATGTGATCGTTTGCAATATCAGTAGAAAGCCACAGCACCTTTTTGCCATGCCAATTTGCTTGAGTTGCTCGACCTGCCAATAGCGCTGTTTTGCCTGTGCCAGAATTTCCACGATAAATTGTGAAGTTATGTTCCGGGTGATGGGTTACGTTAATACTACCATTCATTCTTCGCTCTCCTTACCAAGTAAATCCAAAGTTGTGATTGCAAAAACAGACCTGTAAGTACCAGCTTTCTGGCATAAAGACATGAAAGTAAAAGCCTGTCTCTCTTGTTTCGGACTTATTATGTGTATAATTCACACGAAACCTGTTGTTAAACAAGTACAGAAAGATCGCGTCAGGATTCGCGACTTTTGACTGAAAAAAAGTAACAAATGGCTTGAAGTCATAGTTAAATTTGTAGAAATCACCATCCTTCATTCTCCACCCTCTGGCAACAAGTCTGGATATTCCCAACCCTCTACCTCTGCCCCCTCTGGGACATGGGCCTTTAGAACTTCAAACATTTCATCAAACTCAAATGGCAAATCGCCATAATATCCGTTCTCATCTTGTTTAATGATACTGTCCGGCACATCTACAATAACGTAGTGTGAGTAGTCAATGCGAACCTTCATTCTTCCACCTCGACAACTTTGGCCCAATAGCCATCTGGAATAAAAATATATTTGCCCACTTCAACGTGTGCTTCGTCCTCAGTCTCCGCAATCACATAACCTTTTGGATTCTTACGAAAACCTTTTGAGAGATCATACTTTGAACGCGATTGATAAACTGCCCACTTTTTCATTTTTTTTGCTCTCCTTTACGACAATATCAATTGACAAAGTACGCTGATCCACTGTGGGACTACCACAATTAAAGCACCAGTAATCACACAAATAATTTCTCTACGTGTCATCTTTCACCTATGGCCTAATTCCAAGCTTATCCATGATCCAAATAAAGGGCAGAAATATAAAGTGTGCAAAGAGCCATTTCATTCTTCGTTCTCACAAGTACATTCTTGGTCTGGGTATCCGGCATCACAATGAGCGCAGTCATACCACTTTGAGGTGTCTTTTGCTCCGAGTGCTTCAAACAACTCTTCTTCAAGTCTGAACATATCCCCTCTGAAATGCAGGGCTCTTTCAAAAGAACGGTCGGTCTTCTTGGCTTTTTCAAACGCTTTTTTGAGTTTTTGCAATAGTTGATAGTTACTCATTCTCATTCACCTTTTGAATGTTTCTCCATTCAATTTCCAGCCTTGTTGGTGCTGTCATTTGTTGAGACGCAACCATCTCGTCAGCAGTTGGAACTCTATGAACCTTCGCCGCCCTTCCTCTTCCTACTTCCTTGTGAGGACGGTCGTGCTTGATCGCGTAATGCTCTTCTTGATAGGCGTCATAGTCTGTTTTCAAAACGTAGTAAGAGTCCTCAATATCTCTATCATCAAGCACAGACTCTACAATTGACTCCAACTGATCAATCCGTCGATAGATCTCAAGATTTTTCTCAGCTTCCTTTCCTCGCTGAATCGATAGGTCAACAGCCGCTTTGAGACAAGCAACCCTTGAAGGCAAACCTCCCCAATCTTCTCCTTCGATAATATCGTCAGAGCAGCCAATCGCCTTGTAGGTTTGGCGAATAATAGACTTTAGAGCGCCAAGTTGTTCTTTTAGATCGCTAACCTCTTCTCTTAGTTCGTAAGATAGATCTTCAAAATAATCGTTCATCACTTACTCTCAAAGTTTATCATTCTAAAAAGCTCTACTGCTTCTTCCGGATTTCTGCTAACTTGTTCCCAAGCGTACCGAGAAAGATTTTCGATCTTTTCAAGCTTCTTGATTAAGCGCTCTCGTTCTTCATTTAAGAAATTAACTTGATCTCTCAACTCCTCGATGGTTTTGCCTCTTCCGCGAAAAGTGTCTTTGTTGTTTTCTGGTCTAATATCCATTGTTATTTGCCTCTCACAACTTCACGAACCAAGTCAGCAATTGAACCTTCATCATCAGGATCTTCCCAAGCCCACTGCTGAAGTGCATCGGCATCCCAAATAATCCTTAGGACCTCAAACATCTTTTCGTTTTTCTCTTTAAGGTTTGCACATTCTTTTTCTAAATCATGATACCAATGAGCCAATTCCTCAAATGAGGTGTGGTTGTGGTGCAATTGTTTCATAAAGTCTTCAAGTGTTTCTTTCATTTTTTCTCCCAACCTGCTGTAGTTGCTGCTCCGTCTCCGAATTCTTTCAGAGAATCTTCATAATCTTCTATGCCGTCATTGAAGCCTTTCTCAAAAGCAACAATATCAAGTGCCTCTGATGCTGGTCTGCGAACATCAGCAATCCATTTAGTGAAAAGAATGTTGATTGGAATATCGTGGTATTCAGTATTTAGACCTCTGTGGTATCCGGCATTGTAGGAATTGATGTATGCAGCATCTTGTTTCATTAATAGTCTCCATTTGGCATTATCGGATTATGAGGAGGAGGGTTTTCTTCTTCCTCAATCTCAATCTCGCAGCTTTCATAATGGCGAAGTAAAGAACCTTTTCTATATCTAAACTTTCCCGAAATGGGATCAGCACGAAAGTAGGGCTTATCTGCTGCTGCAAGCGTTGAGTTTTTCACATAGTCTTTTGCATCTTGAACTTCATCGAAAGTAGCAACAAGCTCTCGGATAGTCTCTCGGTTTCCTGTCCAGCCGCCGTAACCATATTCATGTTCTTCCCTGATTCCGTAAAGAGAAATCATTCTTCCTCCCCATAATGCTCAATCATAATATCGCAAACTTCTTCAAGGCGAAAGAGAAGTTCTGATGTATCGTTTTCTCTTCCAAAGTTTTCGATCATATTGTCTCTTACATCGCGGAAAGCATTTCCAAGACGAAAGAACATTCTGCTCATATTCTTGTTGAAATCTTCGTTAGTCATCCTGCCAACTCCAAAGCAGCAACAAGTGCCTCGCCTTCTGAAAGGTAATGCTTTTGGCTCATCATAAAGAACTTTGTATCTTGGCGCATTCCACCAATGATGCGAAACCTGTAACCTGACTCTGCGGTGTAAGAACCCGTTACACACGCAATACCATCGTCTTTCCAAGCGTTGCGAACCAAAGCAAGAACGCACCCAAGGGTTGCGGGATCTTCAAGGTCTGGTAGTCCAAACTCTGTTTCGTTCCACTCCCAACTTCCCCTATCAAAACCGGCCCACATATGAACGCCTTCTGGTGCATTTGCTCTTTGCCCAAGATAAAAGTTTCCGCCCAAGTCTCGCATACCCGGAAGCCATCGGAAATAGCGACATTCAACAAGCCTCTTTGCTGTTCCAATCATTTGCTATGCTCCTCACAGGCCTCAACACCTCGCTCTCTTTTTAGCCAAGAACAGGAAGGACAGGTAGAATAGGGAGGTGATTCATGAACCTGCAACTGATGCTGGAGATGTGAAATAAGATTCTTGATTGCCTTTCGATCTTCCTTGTCTTTCAGATCAAACCACATCGTAATGAGTTCCGCTTCTGGATAATCTTGATTCCAAGCCTCAAACTCTACACCTGTGGTCTTTATATCAAGGTAAAGAGACTTGCATCCGTCCGTTTTGATTTCGACGCTAGAACTCATTCGATCTTCCCTCTGATAATCTCTGCGATGCGATGCCTTTCGTTATCAGTGTGGTTGCTGTAAATGAGCTTTGCGCCATCTGGGAGAGGCTGGACGGGGAACAGCTTTCTTCCCAGCTCTTGGTAGTTCACAAAATGGCTTACTGGTCGGGTAAGAAGATAGAAACCCCAGACTTCTCGCATTCTCTTGAGAGCCTTTTTCTTACGAAGACGCTTCTTTCCCCTTTCGCGGCTCATATAGTTTGCGAGTTCTCGATTGCGAAACTCCTTCCAAGTTTTAGGATAGAAAGGAGGTTTAGCAACCTCGGCAAAACGCCTTTGGTTTTCCAGCAGTTGCTGAAGAATCTCTGATTGAACAATAGAACTAACTGTTTTCATTTTGCTTTCCCTCAATAAGCCAAGACTCTATTTCGTTTGCTACGTCAAAAACTTTTGAAAATTCATCTGGGTATTCGCCAACAAGAAGATTGTCTGCTTCTCTTAGTTCGTTTACAAGTTCCCAGCAAAGTTGTGAGATTTGCCTAAGACGGTTGTTGGCAGCATCAAGATTTATCCACATCGGAGCAACTGCTTGTTTTACCTCTTGTTGGCTCACCTTCACTCTCCAACCAACTTTGTAATATCATCGCAGAATTCTAAGATCATTTCTGTTCCCTTATCGTCTTCTGCGAGGTCGGCAAACTCTATCGCTGACCTTGTATCGTCTTCCAACTTGTTTATGCGAGAAAGAACACCTTCGTAAAGTGAGCGAAGTTCGTACAGTTCTTTTTTGTATCGGTCGCAGAGAGTTCTCTCGTAATCTCTTTCTTTTACGGCAACTCTGTGAAATGCTTTGGCTGTTTCGAGACGCTGTGATAGGTCATTGAGCATTTCTTTGGGATGCCACCGAATACCTTTCTTGTCTACAAACTCATCGCTCATTTTCTTCTCTCCAAGTTTTGTTGAGCAAAACTGAACATAAATTCAGCAAACTCGTTTGCATATTCCTTCTTTTCATAAAACCCTTTGTGTTCTTGGAGCATTCTCACCATTGATCCTGTTCCGTGAACCACACAAAAAACATCAGGATCGGTTAGATCCGCACTAACCACCCCCTCGATAGGAAGTGATGGATGAATGCGAATTTGCCCTTCTTCGGTTCTGTATTCTTCTTTCAGGCTCACACAGTAATAAAGCCAACAATCTTCTGGCTCTGGGTGCCCTTGTCTATCATTCATTCTTCTCTCCCAAAAGGTGTTAGGCAACCAACCCACCTAACTGACTGTTTCCAGCCCCACCCGCAGATTAGCAATCATGGAGTTTATCCCTCTCCTGCTTGATCCTTACAATCGGGGTAACTTCATTATGGAATAGAGTGGTGGGGTTTAAACCCACAGATGTTCAAGTATTCCTTTGTTAGACGCTTATTCCTTGAACCGGGTCGTGTATCGTCTCAGTAGAACCCTGCGTAATACCGCCTCACTCTATGTTCACAGTATAGCCCACTTAGGTCTCTGTGTCAACTTTTTTTTCGTTCACGAGAAGATTCATGTGATACAACTTCTCGAAGTGACTTTGCTTCTTTTTTGGTGTGGATTCAACAATCACAGGGTTCTTAACCTCTTCACAGGCATTTGTGTATTGGTCGAAGACCTCTGGTGGAAGAGCACCCCAATCCACTTCGTATGGGTCGTAATGAAAATATGAACAGCGATTACATCCCTTCACTTTTCCTTTATCTGGGGGAGTGAGATAAGTTTCTTGAATAGATCCAGTTACACACTTAGGACACCCAGTCTTGTCAGCGCTCATTATTTCTCCTTACAAATCAAATAATATCACAAGCCTTCGCCATTTTACACTCACTATCAACCTCCCACTCTTCAACATCAAAACAAACTCGCCAATTGTCGTCTGTCTCATTGTCTCTAACAAAATTGTACGCTGCCGTTTCCGTTGAAAAAACGGCAACATTCATACGATCTTCGTGAACCCATCGTTTTGTTACGACCCAAACTTTCATCACTTCTCCTCGTTTGGCTCAGTCATAGTATACCACCCACCAATCCGTCCGTCAAGTCTTGAAAGCAGATTTACAGAGGTGTGAGTGCCATCTGGATCGGGCGAAATCTCTTGCAACTTATCATCAAGCATTTTGATCTCCTCTGCCGCTCTGCGACAAAGAGACTCAAGACGAAGAATCTCAAGAAAATAAACTTGTTCATCCAAACGTCCGTATTTGGTGAGCATACGCTTCATAGACTCGGTTGCAGTCCATTTCGGGAAATACTTCTCGACATTTTGAATAACTTCATCATCAGTCATTTTAGCGATTTCTTTTGCGATTTGATCTTCGTTGCTCATTTCATAACCTCCACATAGCCAGGGGGCTCTTTTGTTATTTCACCATGTGACCACAAGATAGTCAAACGATCTTGAAAATAATCGTTGTGGCGATAGAAGTCTTTTTCAATGTCTATTAAAAGACCAATATCATGCTTTTTCTTTTTGAAGTTTTCATCCCACTGACTTTTTGGCCTTACAAGATCTCTGACTTTCATTCTTCGCTCTCTACCTCAATCCAGTGCTCAATGCTAGTCTGAACTCTGTCATCTAATTCTTCCAGATGAACCATCAGATTTCCATTCCCGTGATTCACATAAGTCACATATCCGATATAAAAGTCTGGAACATATATCCTGCCTGACTTCGCCCAACAAAGTTGCCCATCTTTCTTGACTCTTACTCTATCACCGACTTTCATCGCCTTTCCTTAGTTCCGCATTTCTTGCAAACCCAAAGCTCATTGTGACCGCCGAGATAGATCCAGTCATGAGAGCAATCGGATTTCAAAATAAACAAATGTTTATTATTAGTTGAGCAAAATAAGCGATCGTTTCCTTTGGTCACTTTGCCCTCCGCAGGCTGCCGCTAACATCTGGCTCATAAAGACTCTGCAACCATTCGGGGATTGAGACGCCTACATCATAAAGTAAGTTTCCTTCAGCATCCTTTTCTCCTAAGTAAATTCTGACGAATCCGCAATCTTCGCAGGCTGATGCCAGTGAATCAGGAATCGGATACCACTCTACTGAATCATCGCAGCTAGGACATAAATCTCCAACTACCTTTTTCTTTCTCATATCTGAAGCCTCCATTTCAGGCGCACTTGCAAGCGCGCGTGCAGATCACCTAAGCTCTACTTGAACCCAGTTGAACCAAATTTCATCAGTTTCATTCTTCAGAATAAACTCATCAACTTTCGCCAGGGAATCGAAAGTTGCAACAGGTTCGGAGGCACCATTCGAAGTAACTTTCGTTACGAGATAAACTTTGGGGAACTCCCTTCTTGATGACCTTTTTGCTTGAGGGTTCCACTGCCTGTCAACAGCCTCTTCCCACTCGCTTACCGAAAGCGATACCCCATTTAAATAAAAGTCATAAGTTCCGTCTTGCCACCAAACTGCAGGTCCATGCTCACAATGTTTTTCGCCATTGTAAGTCCACACAATTTTAGTGTTTGCTCCAATGTAATCTACGTCAACTTGGTACTTCATATTTTCCCTCAGAATGGTGCTGATAATCAATTAAGGCGCCTGACAGCATTAGTAAGGCCGCCAAAAGCGTGAAGAATGCAGATCCCCAGGCTCGCTCAAACAAGTTTATGAAAAATTCAATCAAATGAATTGCTCCGTGAGCGCCCAATCCACAGCGAACAACCATATGAAATGCGCTCTTTCTAATAAGGCTCATTTCTACCTCCATCTATAAGCCATGATGAAGACTGAATCTTTTCGCCCAGTCGATCAATTAGGGCTATGCCTAGCTCTTCGCAAACTGCTCTCTCTGGGATTGAGTCATTTTTTTGATCGCCGCCGTTTGCAAAATAAAGGTTACAATTATTATGCCACTTCGGAGCATGAACCTTACTTATTTCACGAAGAGTATTGCACACGGTTCTGTCATCATCTATTGAAAGAATAACATGATCAACATCTCTCAGGCTTTTGATAATTAACAGCCTTTCTTGCTCATTCATAAAATAGCTCGAACCTTTTAAGGCGCGCTGAACATCATTGTTTACGATAACACATAGTTCGTCTCCGCATGATTTGGCCAAATGCAGATACTCCACATGCCCTACGTGCAAAGGATTAAAATAACCTGAGGCTATAACGATTCTCTTGGGCCTTTCCTCCGGAAGATCAAATACGTCAACAAACCTCATTTTCGGCCATCTTCCTTTATCTTTTCCAAATCAAGCTCAATATCGAATGACTTTATCATTCGGTATAGCTCAGGCACAAGCATATTCTCTCCGCCAGCAAGTTCGCTAGAACTATTCTGACTTGTGTAAAGCCCAACTTGCAGCCCAAGCTCATCTGATGGACTCCGCAACCAAAAGACCTTTTCAAAGGTGAGGCCCCTAAAGTCAAAGCCTTCATAGATCGCTTGCCAGCCCCACTCATTAGTTAGAGCTATAGCCACTGGATAATATTGATTTGTATAATTCACCTCAACCCTCCTAACTATTTTTCTCCAGCCACCTATCAAGATACCACTTTGCCTTTTTAATATCTTGGAGCGGAGACTCGCTTTTTCTTCCCGCTCTCGAAACATATTTTACAACATTCCCAAGATGAAAGTCCAAATCCCAAGCTTCAATTACCTTTATTGCCTCGTACTTCGAAGTTCCATCTGCGTCCTTCTCTCCAAACTGGTAGTGGCCGGGATGATTAACCTGCTCCTTCATGCCAAAGTTCCTCCCGCTTTCTCTATTGCTTTTTCTATAGTATTTCTTCTAAGCTCGTATTCTTCTTCTGTAAAGAATCCTGCGGCTAGAGCTTCGCATCTCTTGCATACAAAGCGAACGCCAACACTATTTGTGCTCGCGCACACAGATATGGGGACGTAATAATGCTCTAGTCCGTTACTGCACCTTCTAATCTGCTCCGTTCTCGGAAGCATGTAATTGTATCTTGCCATATCATTCTCCCGGATAGACGGCTACCCATTACCGCTCATCTGCATGACCTTTTTCGTCGCAATAATTTGCTAAATCAAAAAGATATCTACTAACCTCAGATTCCGCCCTATAAAGATCCTCCTTATAGGTTGGCACTTCCCTAATGTAACTATCTATAGCGGCTATTAGGTGATTGGTTAGGCAAGCTATATCAGCAGGATTTGAATTGGTAAAGTCGCTCAAGCTACCCCTCTCCCATATTATAGGCACAGCATTAGAGCGGTCCACAAATTAAAAACCCCAGCATCACTGCCGGGGGGGTAAGCGACTCAATCGCCTCTACAGATGCATGTCAAAAGCTTATCTGTATTATATATTTCTTTTGCAGCAGCCCTTATATCCTCTGGGCTCACTTCATCTATCATCCTCATATAATCATCAATCTCAGGTATACCTACGAGCCTCTTCTTTAGAGCCCAGGATGCTAGGTTGTAACTATCCTCTATAGCCGAATAGAAAGAAGCTCTAATCTTGTTTTTTGCTCTCTGGATTTCCTCGTCGCTAACAAGTGTGGTCTTGATCTTCTCTAGCTCACCCAGGACCACCTGCATACCCTCTTCTACGTTTGCCTCTCTAGTGGAAAATTCAACCAGAGATAGCCCTCCATTTTGCCATTCGCTGGATGATGCAGATACCCCGTATACAAGTCCTCGCTTTTCCCTTACCTCCTCAAATAGCCTTGAGTCCATACCGGATCCGAGTATAGACGTAAGAAGCCTCACGGAAGGCCCCATGTCTGAGGACTTGGTTATAGATGGCATACCCATCCACACGTATGAATGCTCCAGCCCCGTTCTAGAAAGGTTTAGCTCGCATGAATCGCCGTAAACTGGGTCATCAAACTTGTAGTGCGTCTTTGTTCTGCCGCTGGCTTTGCCAAAATACTTAGTAAGCAAAGCCTTTGAGTCTTTTTTGGTTAAGTTACTGCAAAGAGATACGATAGCATCCTTTCTGCTGCAGAATCTTTTGTGAAATGAATCGATCTCATCCCTGGTAAACCTAGAGATCGTATCCTGATACCCAATGACTGGAACGCCAAGATAATGGTCGCCAAAGAATTTAGAGGAAAATTCATTCCAGATATATCCCTCGGTATCGTCCTTTGTTGACATTTCCTCCTCTTTCACAACCTCAATTTCTCTGATAATTTCTTCTTCAGGAAAAACCGGATTAAATACCATGTCCGAAAGAATGCTCATGCAGGATTCTATGTTTTCATAAGGAACAGTGATATAGTATGCTACCATCTCATGCGAAGTAAAGGCGTTAGATCTTCCTCCCAAAAAAGCTATCTTCTTTTGGATCTCCATTGCACTCATCTCTTGAGTGCCCTTAAAGATAGAATGCTCAAGCATATGAGCTATGCCATAATTATGCCTTGATCTCTTCTCGTTTCTTGAGCCAGCATCAAATGCTACTATGATGGTCGCAATTCTAGAATGAGTCTTTGTTATTTCGTGAATCATAAAAATCCTATTAAAATGTAAGTGCTTTGCCCGGCGAGGCTCAGTTGGTAAGCCAAAAAAAATAGGGGCAGGCATAGGATAAACCCAGCCCGCCCCCGCGACATTTATTATCGAGACTTTTCTTCGATCACAACCTTCTTTCCGTATGGAAACTCTACGGCTGAATCACGCTCACAAACAGCCCACATCACACGGGTCTTTGGCTTTGCAGGGAATGGAGCATAACCGTCCGTAAAGATAACTAGACCATCATACCTCTCTTCATCGGCCATGTGAATGACTGGAGCAAAGCAAGTGCCTCCTCGACCCTTAATGTCCAGCTTGGCAGCGCGCTTTGAGTAAGGCTCTGGCTTTCCATAGATTTGGGTATCAAACTGAATAAAGTCAGCCTGAACGTGGTCAATCATACCGTTTAGCTCTGTAGCAAAGTATTCAAGTTGCTTATTTGAAACAGAGCCAGAAGTATCAAACGCAACAAGAAGGCGACTAGTGTAGTTTCTCTTGCTCCCAGGCTGCGATGTTCCGTAGCGACGATTAGGGCGCATACGGGTACTGCGACGACCCATCATAACAACCTTGTTGATAAACCAACGAGCTTCCTTCTTCCAGTTTACAACAGGCTTGTTTGCAGCAATAATCTGACCTGCAAGGCCGCCAGGAATGCTTCCCCAGCCCTTCTTCTCCTGTTCCTTAATAGCCTTCTCTGCGATATTGCGGACCTTCTCTTCGATAATATCGTCGTCAAATTCGCCCCACATACCGTGGTCGTCTACAGTATCTCCCTTGCCTTCAATCGCCTTGTCGAAGTCTCCTCCATGCTTGTCCTCTGCTTCCTTCTTTAGCTTCTCGTAGTAGAACTCAGAAGACTGGTTATCATCGAGGTTAAACTGCTTTGGATAAAGGGCTCCATCTGGAAGCCCCTCAATATGACAGTTAATTGCACAATCTGCAGCAATGTTGTATCCACGAGGATTGTAAGCAAAGTGCTTTGCTCGCGTAAGATGATGCAGAAGAACGTGCAAAGCCTCATGCTTAAGGACGCTTCTAAGCTCAGTTGAGCTAAGTCCTGCGACGAAATCTGGATTGTAGTAAAGAGCCAAATCTACGCGACGGATAACTCCAACGCCCATCGTTGGAATCTCCTTGTTTTCGCGCTTGTTTAGATGAAGGAAAACCTCACCGTAAAGCGGCTGAAAAGAGATAAGTTTTGAAATAGCGGAATCAAGTCGCGCTCTAATCTGTGAGTTAGCCATTGTTTATCCCCTCGCAAACAGGTGGGTTTCAATATCTTTTGAGGAAAGAGTGAGCGGGACACCTGATAACCCTGTGCCCCCCTGTGGGTTTCCCCAAATCAGTTGCTAAGGTAAATCACCTTAAGATGCTCACGGAAGTCCTCATCAGACTGCCACTCCATAACAATCTTCTTCGACTTCTTACCGGCAAGAAGACCGACCCAAGCCTGCGATGCTACGTCAGGCGGCAGAGCCATAAAGAACTTGCGAAGATTGGTACGCTGCTTTTCCTTCATAGTCGTAAGGCTACGCTCATTGACCTCCGCTACAACAGAGCGGGAAAGGGCTGCGATAACCTCAATGTCATTGCAAGCAGCTTCAATCTTTCCAGATACCTTATCGTAGGAGTCAATGACTTCTTCTGGACGAAGGTTTGAGAACTCATTGGTAATGAACTTCTGGAACATTACAGCAATCTCTCGACCAACCCAGCCCTTAGTGATTTGGGTTAGCATACCATCATCCGTTCGAGAATCAAGTCCCATGTAGATCATGGTATCAGAGAGTGAAACCCAGCTACGACGCGACGGGTAAACGCGACCTGCTTCCAGGTTTCCAACGGGAGGGTCCAGAAGATTCTGATTGCGGTTAACAAACTCCACGACAGCCTTGTGGACTCCATTGCTACGAGCCCAGGTGAGCCACTCTTCAGCAGAGGGGTCAAACTCGATATGGAACCAGCGATCATGCAGAGCAGGGTCAAGCTCAACAACATCGTAGTCATCATCGGAGTTAACCGCAGCGACTACGCGCCAACCATCAGGCAGCTTTTCGCCATCAAGGCGACGGTCAAGGCAAATCTCAAAGACAGCCTGAAGAACATCCTTTGATGCTCGGTTAAGCTCATCGAAGAAAAGGATGCCCTTTGAATCCATAGCACGGGGCCACCACTCTTGCTTTAGGAAGCGAATAATGTCTCGCTCCTCATCAGTAACAGGCATTCCCTTAATGTCGCCAACTTCGCACTGCGAAAGTCGAACATCGAAAAACCCGCACTCTTCGCCAGTAGAAGCAGCAATTTCTTCTGCAGCCTGGCGAACAACAGAGGACTTTCCAACGCCGTGCTTAGCGTGAAGCATAACCGACTTATCGGCAGGCATATCCTTGAGAACTTCTTTGGTCTGTGCAATATTCATCTTAAACAACCTCTTTGGGGGGAAATTTTCGGCGCGGCCCGGTGCCACGCCTACCTATAACCGGGCTGGGATATGGTGCAAGAAATTTGCACCCGAATTCAGTTTGCCTACTAACTTTTTTCAGTTGCTGCAGCCATAGCGTTTCTGATGCCTGCAATTCTATCTTTAAACTCGTTTAATGATCCAACCACCTCCTCGAATGACATATTATCTTTATCGACTCCTTGAGTCGGATCAAATGAATCGAGCGGAACAGATAGTGAAGATAGAGTCGTCTTCAGTGACTCTAGCATCTCTAGATTTAGCGGGCTCGATTCGTCAGAAATAATATCTGATGCAAAATCACCTATTCCAGTTAGACTATCTTCGATTGAAGAAAGCCTGTTCTCAATAGACGAAAGCCTATCTAAAACAGCATTTTCAAAGTCGGCATTCGACATGCTACCTCCTAAACTTTTGTTCCAAATGCATGAGACTCGTCGAGAGATGACGGAGACATTCTAATGAACCTAACATTCTCTCTGAGTTCTGCAATATCTCTTGCGTTACAGTAAGTCATGGCAGACCTCAAACCGCCCGAGAACTCTTCTAGAATATATCTGGCCTTACCCTTTATTGGAATATGGGTTGATACACCCTCTGCGCAGGTTCCAGGCTTTAAGCCTCCGCGCTTGTCCTCCTGAACCTCTCTTGACGCCATCCCTCTATAGGTTTTTGATTTTACGCCGTCAACAATAACTGTTTCGCCAGGTGACTCTAAGGTTCCCGCAAATATTCTTCCAGCCATTATTGCGTCTGCCCCGAAGGCCAAAGACTTAACCAAATCGGATGGATACCTGATTCCTCCATCGGCAATAATTGACGAGTTATAATTGCCGCTCAACTTTGCCTTATAACAATCCGCAACTGAAGCAAGAGTAGGAACGCCAAAGCCTGTCATAATTCTGGTTTTACAGATGCTTCCGCCACCTATCCCAACGCGAATTGCATCGGCGCCACGATCAGCAAGAAACTTGTACCCATCGCCAGTCGCAACATTGCCAACCATAATATTTGTATCAGGTGATACTCGATCCTTTATCCAGCTTAGCATTTCGGCCATATACTTAGAGTGACCGTTTGCAACGTCTATGGATACCCAATCGATGGCAGATTCAAATTGAGAATAAACTTTATCGAATCTCTCTTTCTCAGAAGAGCCCACTCCGACCGCAAAGGCAAGTGGAGCAGGATCTCCTGGGCCTTGATTTAAGTCAGATACACGGTGAAGCTCTCCGGCCTGATCTTCTGGAGACATAAACCTGTGAACCACACCCATTGCGCCCTCTCTGCCGATAGCAGAAGCCATCTGAGATCCGGTAACAGTATCCATCGGAGAAGATACGACCGGAACCTCTAAGGCGAAAGAGGTGGAAAGTGAAGTGCTAATATTCGGTTCCAATCGAGAGGCAAGCCCAGAGTATCTTGGAACAAGCAGCACATCATCAAAAGCCGGTGGGGCATCTAACTTTTCGAGAGAGTCTCCTGGCCTAAAAATATTCATTGTAAGTTGTCTCCGCTTTTCTCTCTATCAAACGAGCAAAGTCTTCTGAAGATGGATAATGCTTCTTTAGACAATACCGGAGCCACCAATAATGAGCATGTTCATGCTGGATAGATTGGTAATTTTCCCAGTCGCCCATGTCAGATAGAAGAATATTGTTGTGCCCCTTTACTTCAACCGTTGCATCAAAAAAGGCGTGAATTTTATAATGGTAGTTATATTCTTCTCTGAATTTCTGAAATAAATTCGAAGAGTACATTGTGTCTGGATGAAGGATAAAAATATGCAACTCGTAGGGAGAGCGACACTCGATTGGAGTAACACCAATACCCTTTAGCTCATCCATAACAATCATGTGCGATAATGCAAAGTTATTTTTGATATATTCTTCGGTATACTTTTGTCGAATATAGTCGCCCTTACCCACCTCATAAGATATGGTGACCGGCGTTTTGAGCCTAGAGCTTCCATTCTCGATAACCAGAACTTTGTCCATAACGGTCTCGGTTCTGACATGCTTGATAAATGAACTCTTATAAGGCTCAGCCGCCTCAGCACTTAAGGTGGCTGAGTAAATCGAAAAAAATAAGATGAATATAGTATTCTTGATATGGTCAACAAAACTGGCCGTATACATTACCTGTTCTTGCCTCCAGCTATAGCTTGCATTATCACACTTGATATATTACTGACTCGATTCGTCCTGATTTCTAGGCCCCCTAGTGCGGCCGCGACTTCTTCCTATAACCTCTACTCTTAGGTTTGGATTCATCTTAATCATCTCTACGTGATCTAGCGGAACATTTGAGTGAATATACTCTTGCTTTGAGTCTAGGTTGGTAACCTTAATTTTTAACAGCAGACCTTTTGACATAATTACTCCAGTCTTTTATGACATATTCTTTTCTAGTCTTGAAGATAGCCATGAACTCCCTAGGGAGGAAACGGCAGGAACACACCATACAAGATTATCTTTACTCAGCACATCGACCAACTTAATCTGAACATTCATATCTTGAATGGGCGCAAACAGTATAAGCTTAGAATCTATGGCGTCAGCTTTTTCTTGCATATCCTTGAAATCTTCATCCGTATACCCTCCATTATAATCGTTCCTCTTCATATAGGAGAGTCGATTAAGTAGGTCGTGCTTATCGGCAGAAAGCCATTGTACGATCGTTCTGCGAAGAGAGATTGGCGAGGACTTAGCAATTTTTTCAAGAATCTTATTTGACAAAGCTCCGTACTCCAAGGACTTCCTTAAAATAAAGTCTCTTACTTCCGTTGCTCCCTTTCCTCTTTTTACAGAGAAATAAAGCTCCTCGAAAGCCTTCTCATCTCCTTGTTTTAGAGTTTTAATATACTTCTTAAGCCAGTACATATACTCTTCGTCATACTCCTCCATAGAAGAAAGAATGCTCTTATGGTCCCAGCTTTTACTCAGAATGCCAGCCCCTACCATTCGGTCAACTTTATCGACCCAATGTCTGGAAAAGTTGTCAGACTGACTTTCCAAGATTTTCTTGGCAATCTCAGAGCACGAGCGCCTAATATCTTGACGTTCGGTCACCATATTCTTTGCGGAAAGAGATCTATCTACAACCGAAAATCTCAGAACAATATTATCAAATATACTATCCCTTAGGTTAGGGTAATTGTTCCAGATCTTTAGGAGCCTGCCTCCAGTAAAGAAGCTTGTAATAACAGAAGTTTTATTGTTATTCCAATAAGAATACTCCTGGCAGGCGTGTACCAGGGCATATTCATACACCTCATCCGGAAATGAGTTTAGCTCTACATCTTTTGCTTCAACAGTTACATCACCGAAGTACATATTACTTTCCCGAGTTCATTCTTTTTTCAAGATAACTAGCAATCCACCGATTCTTTAATACATTCCTATTCGCCATTAGCATTGGCAAATACTCCGAGCTTAGCTTTTTAATTAAAGCTATCGTAGGCCCCTTTGCGATTTCGGTTAGAGCCTTCTCTTCTAGGGGCGGATAGCCATGCGGAGCATAGTTATAACCCATCTCTCTATTCTTTGCGTATTTATCATTAATCATTTCATCAAGACACTCTACAGGCCCTAGCCTTTCGTATGCGATAGTCTTGACCAACCTAAGGGCATCCTTCTTCTTCGATATTTTTCTAAGAACTGAAATTGAACATACTCTTGATGCGGCAACAACAAGATCTATATCTTCTGAATTTTCGGCAATCCAATCAATCATTTCGACTGACTGATAGTGTCCTCCGGTAAATAGAGCCAACTTTAGGCGATGGTTCTTTGACTTCTTAAGAAGCTCATCCGATTTGCTGGCAAGCTTCATAATAAAAGAAGCGCAAAGCTTATTCTCAATATAACGCTCATACCAAGGGGATGTTGGAAGGCCGTTCTTTGACATTCTCGAATGCAAATGTCTTGCGATTTCAGTTAATGCCGTCTCATCCATGGCAATGGAAAGGCATTCCGATTCATCGGCGTCTTCTAGCATGGAGTCAACGCTCAGAAGCTCTACCGACCTCCATGGAGTTGACGGATTATGCGGCAGCTTCATTCCGCGAATCTTCTTCGTTACACTGTTCTTGATAGTCAATTTACTTTTCCAAATCAGAGATGTTCATAACCGAAAAACCAGAAGCTTTCTTATGGCCTCCTCCTCCAAACTTTTTGGCCACTACAGAGACATTCTCTCCATCTTCGTCCGACCTAAGCGAGAAGACATACTTTTCTCCATCATAATAGTAAACAGCAGCATACTTTTCACCGCGACTCAATTGAGCGCCTATCTCTGATTGAAAAAATGGAGAATTTACAGCGCGGATAGTATCATCGCCAATCTTTACTGTATGCTCTTTCTTTTTCAGCCTCTCGATAAGCTGCTTGTTATAGCGCAAGATTGCAGAGCCCTCAATGTGCAGCTTAAACCATGACCTCGAATGAGGCTCATCTAGCTTCTCATTTAAAGAGTCCCAAGTGGAGAAGCTCTTGTCATACGAATCTATAGCAGATAAAATCTGCTCTGCAGAAGGAAGCTGCCACTTCCACAAATCTCTATCCTCAATATACCTAATTAAAAGCGGTACGTCTTCTTCTCCAAAGAGAAAGGCCCATGATAAATAAGCGCCGGAATGAGACATATCAAAGTGGCAATAGTCTAAGCCATGCAGACTTTCTTGGGCAGTAATGTGATGGTCTATTACCGTCAGCGATTCTGCTGCCGCGTGCATTTCCTCCAGTATAGTCCTGGGATAAGAAAAGTCAACAATAAAAACAGTCTTTCCTGTAACGTCTGGAGGAAGATCTCCGTGACGAACGGGTATATACTCAGCTTTAGTGCCATACTTTTTGTAGAAAGACCACGCAGAGCCAAAGCCATCGGGGCAGCCTGCGTGATAAAGAACAGTTACGTTAGACAAATCAAATCTCCATAGGGGAGCTTGAATACCTTATCTCAGTTACCAGAGGACAGTTTAAAGTAACTTCGTTGGTGATGAACTCACACATATTCTTTAATGATGCAAAACTCACCATATTATCATTATAGAACAGATTAAAGTATCCTTCTCCAAGATCAAGCAGTATATCACATTTACTTATAACCAAGTTGGTTGTGCCAGAAAGATTTATAGAGTCAATTAGCATATTTAAATTTAGCCAATTAACCTTTCTTCTTCGCCCCGTGGTTACGCCATATTCTTGTCCAAGATTCGCAACATTCAAAAGCTTTGGATCATCTAAGAGTGAGTCAGGAAATCTTGGATCCTCTCCAGACTTTGTATCATAAATCTTTGCTGCACCCCAAATATTGCGAATCTTCTGAGGAGGAAAGCCGACGCTGCAAGCTCCATAAGGCAGAGTCGTTGATGAAGTTACATAAGGATAAAGACCATGATCAATGTCAAGCCATACGCCCTGTGCTCCTTCGCATAGGACATTGCCATCTAGCCGCTCATCCCACAGCATATGACTTGGAAGAACATCCTTTGCTAGAATTCCGGTTCTTGCAAACTTTGCAGAGTAAGCTGGAGCAATTCCTCGTCCTGTAGTTCCAAGCTTTTTAGCAAGATTATTTCGGTCATACTCAAGGTGCTCATCAGTTACAATATGGCATCTTGGAGAAACCTTTACCAGCCCTGGGTCAAAGCCGTTCTTCTCCAGATAAGAAAGCTCCACATTAAAGTGCTCCTGGTGCAAAACACAGCCAGGGCCAACAATCGATTTCACACCATAGAATACTCCGGATGGAACCAAGTGTGTCTTAAATTTTTCTCCGCCAACCCATACAGTGTGGCCTGCGTTATTACCACCGGCCCAACGGACGATGTAATCGTAGAATGAGCCACCGTTTGACGCTGACCTTGTTGATGCGAGTTGGGCAGTAATTTTCCCTTTTGCTTCATCGCCGGGGTAGTTAACCCCAAGCTAAACCAACTACAACATCTGCGAGTCTGATTAGCTTGGACATAAAGCACCTCCTTTTCTCTAATGACTGCCTTGGGGAGTTGGGCTTTTCTATTAATCCCAAGGCAATTAATAGGAGCCAAAAAAGCTGCTGCTATAGAATTTTGTAAAAACAAAAATATAGAAGATTATATTTTAATGATAGATCAAATCTACCTTCCTGACTAATCACTATCTTCCTCCATATTCTTTTCTACCTTAACCAATTTAGTTGGCCTGCGCAGAAAGGTAATCCCCTCTCCGTGACCGGAGGGAATTGCCCTGAAGGTAATATAGTCGCCAGAAGAGAACTGTCCAGCCTTACTTGTTTTAAAGTACCACTTCCAGCCTCTTTCGTCCTTGCACATAATGGCTGGCATAGGATATTGGGATTCAAGCTTTGGAGGAATAATCCGATCTACCATGATGGGGCCAATATCGATTCTCTCTCCGATCTTAATATCGGGCTCCTCTAAAATTGATGCGGCAGCTACATCATCAACCCACTTATTTAGCTTCTCAATCCAATTATCCGATAGACGATGAGGATTGTTCTGAATTACATCGATTGAAGAAGTGATAAATCCAGACGGCCTTTCTTGGGCTGCAAGTAGAGGGATGACCATTGGATTTAACTTTTGAAGAGCCGCCTTACCCAGAGCTTCTTTATCTGCAATTCGCTGCTTTTCTGCCGTACTTTTCTTTTGCTTGTTATTGCGGTTCGTCCGCTTCTTTGTTTGGGCTGTATCGAATATACTGATCGACTTTGGGCTCATGGGGGCGCCTCCTCGGAATGGGATAACCCGAATGGGATATGGTGCAAGAAAAAAGCCTTCCGTTATTTCGGAAGGCTTTAATTGGGTCTCTTTCCCTTATCTGATGATTAAACTATCTTCTTCGTCTTTCGGATCTTCCCCTCTGCCTAAGGTCTCTTCTTCTGGTTCCAGCTGCGGCTCTCTCCGCTCTCTCAGCGCCTCTTCTTCTGCCTCTCCGGGTATCGCCCTTAACGCTCTTTCTCTGTCCCCTGATCACATCAGTATATCTTGTTCTCTGCGCTCGACCCAGCCTATCTCTTCTTATCTGAGATATAAGTCTTCCGTCCTCTTTGCCCTCCAAGAATCTTGCTCCAGTGAATCTGGGATCATCACCTCTATCGGTTATTCTTACGGCATCATGCCTGCCGCTTTCATTCGGCTCTTTTGATATTGCAAATATCTGGTATGCATATTCAGTTCCTTCTTTTCCTATCCCGACATAATGGCTTCCATCATCCGAGTCCGCTATATACCAGTCTTGTAGGTCTCCTGTGGCCTTGCCCTCGGCAATAGGTGATTCTTCTGGAGCTACCTCACCTGGCCCTCCTCCCCTTGTAGTATCCGCAGGCTCAGAGGGTGTTGGGGCAACGACTTCTTCGATCTGAGCATTCAACTCATCTAGTGCCTGCTCCGGGGTTAACGCTTTTGGTATAGGCCACGGTCTAGCATTGGGATCATAGTTAGATCCTGTAGCTGCGTTGTAAGCAGTGGTAGACTTCTCACCCATATCTCCATCGGTCGCTAGAGGCTCCCATGGATCGGGCCTTCTTGATTGCAGTGCTCCACCGTCAGCAAATAACTCGTTAATTCTCTTCTGTACTGGCACCCAGGGCTCCTCTTTAGCTGCGCTAGTCCCTCCCGGTAATGATTGAGTTGTACCCGCAACAGGCTGGCCGGTTGATGTGCCAGTGCCCTGCTTCTGCTTGTACCTAATTACACTATTCCATGCATCAACAAATGTTTTTGTTTCATCCTGCACCATGTCCGTAAAGCTAGTTTGAGCCTGGCCTATACCTGTCTTATATCCACTTTCTCCGTCATTCCACATAACGCCAATTAGTCCTTCAACAGTAATCTCTGTGCTTTTTTTCCCATCGAGGAAAGTCTTAACTCTTGCTTTGTCTGTGTCATTAGGCTCTCCTCCTCGGCCAAATTTCAGATCTTGACTTATCCAGAATTCGATAAGAGCTTCTAGAGTTTTCTCTACGCCACTCTGATCAACAAATCGAAGTTCGCCCCCATATGTGACCCACATATCTGCTATTCTTTCCTTCAGCGCGTTTTTGGGTAAGTAACCCCCTCCCCATGTCGTCAAGCTTCTCAGGCTTTGACCAGCACCCCTCGTTAGTTCCTCCCATCCATCGAAGAATGCCGAGTTACTACCGGAATTCGTGTCAGCCTGCTTTGTCAATCTAATAACAGAATCAGACGCAGAGACCTGCCCTCTGACGCTCAGGGCTTTAGCTAGTTTTAGTAATTCAGATTTTTCGAAGCTCATTTTATTTAAATCTCCTGATTCAGGTTTATTTTCATTTCTTTTTTTATTAGTAGGTAGCTTATCTTCTTTTTCAAGATTATCTAGAACAAAATCTTCCTGCCCTCCGAACCATGTCGTAAATTCTTCCTGACCCTCTTCAGTGCCGGGGTCTCTTCTTCCAAGATACCCTTCATTACCCGGAATTGCAGCACGGGGAACATCGGTTAACCCAAGCGCCTTTTTCCGAATAATATCCAGCCTTGCTTTTTTTGTAACCTTTTTGCCCGGCTCGGGCTCACCATCTTCTGCATGATGCTCGCCGTCGCCAGGATAAAATGATGTTCTATTTAAATTGGGTGTTCGCTCTTTCAAAACCGGTCCCGGCTCATAATACTCTATTAAATCAATTATTGATAATTCGTTATCTGAGCCGGCCATTTTTTAATACTTGAAAAGCTTATCCAAAGCTTTTGTCATAGCCTCAATCTTAGCCTCTTGATCAAGCCTTTCTTCAACACTGTCCGTCATTTGATCAGCTTGCGCTAAGTAAGACTTTTGCCAAGGGTCAAGTTTCTTGCCTCTTTCCAAATCCCCTACGATCTCCTCGGCACTATTTTCAATGCTTCTAGCGTGAAACTCTGACATGTAATCGCCATCATGAGAGGCTGTTACCATCTGGGCTGTCTGGGCGACGCCTCTTCTTGTGGTCATCTGAAGATCCTCTATAAGATTTCGCCAGTCTCGGAAGCTTCTGCCCGTTATTCTCGCATGCTCTCCGCCCCTTACAGAAAACCCTTCCGGGCCAGTATCGAGGATTGTTTGCACATAATCTTCCGGGCTATGCTCTGAGTGAGACAGCTTATCAGCATTAGCCTCTAAGAATGCCTTGAGAGCAAAATAAGTTCCCTTGTTGAAAGGAAATTGGCCAGTGGCCTGTGCCCCAATTATACTCTCGATAGCCATTATATCTTCGTTATTACGAATAACGCCCTCTGACTCATCGGGCATATCGCCCCTGGCCGCCATGGTATCAGATTCTGAGTCCGTCTCTTGAGCCATGGCCTGCTCAGCAAGCATCACACTTTTCTTCTCCGTTTCGGCCCTTTCAATGTAGGCTTTGAGTTCATCCTTATCTTCCTCAAGGAGTTCTTTTTCAAAGGGCAAATTGGCTTCGCCTAATGACTTAATAATCGTCTCTAGCTGCCACCTGAGAGCGGGAGCCTGCTCAAAATCGGGGGCTGCACCAGAGAGTTTTCTGCCAGTTGGCGAACCACGGAATAACTGTGTAACTTGATCGCCATACACAGAGTTCTCTATATTCGCAAGGATCTCTTTGGTCTTTTTAACCGCCGCCTCACGAGAGGGGGTTAGCAATGACTTGCCATATTCAAATTCAGAAAGTGCTCCGCTCATAGTCTGGCCCGTCGTGGCTTGAGCCATCTTTCTTATAACAGAGTCTAAATCATCAGATAAGTCTCTATGACCAATAGAGTCTAGATGATTTGCTAGCTTTACTAATTCTTTTAGCATTTTAATATCTCCAGATATTTTGTTTGTCATTCCAAATAACATGAATTATTAGTAGGATTCTTAACTCTTTTTGATCAATCCATCTAGTATATCTGCTTCTTTAATCAAGCCATGCTTATCCAGGGCGTTTGATATCTTAACCAAATCTCTAATAATCTCCAGCTTTGCTGCAGCAGACATTCCTTCAAAGGAACTATTGTTATTAGCTGGAGCCATTTGCTCAAGCCTTTGTCTTAGCACCGGCTCGAATGCTCTCTCCGCCTGTTCTGCGGCAGCTTCGCCTCCGGGAAATTCGCCTGTTTCTGGATTAAAATCTTCGATATGACCATATTCATGCACCAAAGTTTTTGCAACCATCTCAACAATGGCATCCATCTCATCCTCATTTGCGTTTGGAGGAAATTTGCTTAAAACAAAGTGTATCTTATCTATCTTTCCGTCACCATTCTTGTCTTCATTTGTAACATACGCTACAGCATTTGGCTCAGAAGGAGGCGGGGCCGCATCCCACACTATCTGATTGAAGTTGTTAAGCATCGCCATTATCTCTGGCCTTAGCCCTAGATTCTTTATCTTTGTTAAAATAGATTGCCAGTATGGAGGAGGTGAGTTTGCCTTTTTATACATTTCAATTCCGATTCTTTTTAATTAAAAGCCTTTGGAGACATCATTCTAGGTTTTTTTGGCTTAAAGTAGGATGTGTTGACTCCAATTATTGTTATAAAACTTGATCCAATTATAGATAGAAAAATGTTAAAAGGCCTTCTCATTGTATAAACTTTTCTTATTTCTATCCAATGTCTCTTGCGGGAAGCTACATCGGAAGAGTTTGCTAAGAAATGATGAACAACCCCATTGGCGCTTGCAGCAAAGTCCTGAGCAATTATTTGGTTTAGCTGCTTGTTTCTCAGGTCAGAGTAAATCTCTCGATCATACCTTAGAGCCTTTTCCTCAGAGAAGTATTCTCTATACTTTTTTCTCACAGTCGTTGTCACATAAATCGGAAGCCCTGTCCTTGGATCATTGAGCCCTCCCTCTTCGGGGCCGGCAAGCTTCACTAACTTTTGTTTATGAGATATAAAGTTATCCATATTTTATTCTACCTAATTGAATTCCATGATGCATATAACAAAAAAAGCCGAGAGGAAAAATCCTCTCGGCTTTATATTTTTTATTAGCTGTTTTTTACATCTCAACCCAAAGGGCCAGGTAATTATAGAATGATTCTACAGATTCAACCCTCACCTTTTCTGGCCATGGCTTATATCCAAGCCTCATCATATCTACCTGTTGAGCTTCAAATTCTTTCTCAACTAGATCGCGCTTCACGGCAACAATAGAGCCATCAAATGACAGCTTTAAAGTTTCTAGAACTCCCTTATTATCTTCAAAGAAGTTCTTTGGAAAGTTATTTTTATGCAAAGGCTTTTCCAACCACACAAAGTCATCCATAATCACTCTCCGGAATTCATCCTTGCTTCTACTGTACGCCTGACCCAATCATTCTCTGTTCCAAGCAGAGAAGATAGAAGGTAAACTGGAAGTCCATTGGCTAGGGCGTAAAGAACATCAGGATACCTTGAATCAGAAAAGCTAAGCAACAGGTCCGTATGATTTTCGTAAATATCCCCACATTCGAGCAGGGCCTTAACTCCTGCGACTGAGGCTTCTTCCGAAGATTCGGAGCGAATCTTTCTTGCAGTCTTTAGATCAAGAAAGCCACACTCAATGTACTTTCGGTACATGCGACCTCTAACGGCAGACTTTGGGCGACCAGCCTTGCTCTTGCCAAACAACTTGGTATCAACCAATAGCTTGAGAGATAGCGGGCTTTCTTCGCCTAGCCTATTCAGGAGATACAGCCACCTTGAATTAATCCAGTTGTTCTTGATGAGATTATCGCTGACTAGCTCAAACAGGGTGTACGTCTGAAGATTATCATTAATCTCCATGCCATACTCAATATGAGGACAGTTACCTCTGACGTAGCCTGCAACATGCTTTGATACATACTCTGGGCTGGAAAAGCGTGCAAAGCTATCCTTCCAGAAGGATGATGGTTCCGCCCCATTTTCGTCTTCTTTCGCCTGCAAAAATGTCTTTGCAATACGGTGAAGTGCCGCCTCCGAAGTCCAATCATCTGAACTAATAAGATTCGAGAAGTATACCTCAAACGCCGGATCGTTTAGAATCTGAAGACCAAAGCCATTAATTCCGCGCGACCTATACCCGCCAACGAAGATAGAACTAAGACCTTCCGCAACAAACTTGTCGATTGCATCAGCCATTTCTCATCCACTCTTTGAAGTCTTCGGAATTTTCGTTAACATACTCAACCTTAAGCTTTACATCTAAGTCATCCCACATCTCAATCAAAACTTTCTTAGGCAACATTCCGTATTGCCTCATAAGCTCTACTTTATCAGAGCGATACGAGGAATAAACATAATTGATGCCCAGGGCCGCCAACCTATAAAGAACCGACTCATCAACACCACTATCTCGCAAAGTGCTGACAATCTCTACAACATTAGAGTCACTCATAAAACCTAGCCTCCGCTCTACACCAACCTATAACCGGGCTGGGATATGGTGCAATATTTTTTATTTCGGGTTTTCTTCATCAAAAATAGCAACCTGAGTTGTCAACAGCGTGCCGGCAGATGATGCTGCATTCTCAAGAGCAGTTCGAACAACTTTAACTGGATCAATTACACCAGCCTCAACCATATTATCCTCAAGCTGCATCCTCAATGCATTAAAGCCTGACTGTATGTTGTCCGTCCTAATTATTGTCTCCATATGAAGGTGGTAATCAAGGCCGGCATTATTTAGTATCTGCGAAAATGGCGCTCTGATTGCACGAGATACAACCTCCATTCCAACAACCTCTTCGTGCATAAAGTCCCCGCTCTTTATAAATGCCTCTAGATCCTCAACACAGTGCAAGAGAGCGGAGCCGCCGCCCGGAACAACGCCCTGCTCTATAGCCGCCTTAACGGCGTTGATGGCATCCTCGACTCTATCCTTCTTTTCCTTGACTTCTGCCTCAGATACTCCGCCCACCCTAAAGACGGCAACAGACCCAGCAAGCTTTGACAGCCTCTCTCTAAAGGCAGCAATCTCGTATGTCTCAAGAGCTTCTGTTCTCATTCTTTGCTTAATAGATTCTTCTCTGCGACTAACCTCTTCATCATCACCAGCACCGTCAATAATAGTAGTGGTATCTCGCGTTACCAGAACTCTTCTTGCTTGGCCTAAATCTGATAGACTGACGCTCAAAAGCTGATCTTCAGTATCAGAGGAAAGAACCTTTCCTCCGGTCACAGCGGCTAGATCCAGCAGCATATCGCGCCTAATATCTCCGAACCCAGGCGCTCTAACCACGCAGGAAGCCAGTGCTCCGCGCTGCTTATTTAGCTTTAGAGTCTCAAGTGCTTCATCCATAACTGTTTGAGCTACAACCAGAAGCGGTCTCTTTGTTTCTGATACCTCTGTTGCTACCTTCATTATGTCTGTTGTATTTGTTATCTTTCCATCGTAGAAAAGGATAAAAGGATTCTCAAGTTCCGCTACATATCTATCCTGATTCGTTACGAAAATTGGATGGATATAACCACGGTCAAACGATAGGCCGTCGGAGTAAGCAACCGTCGTATCCGCTCCTGTTGACTCTTCGACAGAGATTAGTCCGTTCTCGCCTACTGCTGCAACTGCTTCTGCAATTAGCCTTCCTAATGCGTCATCATTGTTTGCAGAAATAACCGCAATACTTTCAAGCATCTCCTGACTAGAAACGTCAATTGATACATCCAAAAGCCTTGATGTTACGCGCTCCGTAGCTAAATCAACACCTCTTTTAATTAGGACAGGATTGTGCCCAGCGGCAACCATCTTAGCGCCCTCATTATAGATGGCTTGCGCAAGAACCGTAGCAGTAGTCGTTCCATCGCCAGCTAAAGAATTAGTGGATGATGCAACGTCTTTTACTAGAGAAGCTCCCATATTCTTTAGCTTATCGCTAAGCGTAATGGAGCGTGCTACAGTTACGCCATCTTTTGTAATAAGAGGCGGTCCATAGCCCCTATCAATGGCGGCGTGCCTCCCTCTTGGGCCCAGAGTTGACTTAACAGCATTAGCAAGAATATCAAGACCTTCTTGCAGAGCCGCTCTTGCCTCGGCTCCAAACGAAACTTCTTTCGACATTATATCTCCTATGTAATAATGGTAATCGCAAACAGCTATTTATCAATAGCTATCTTACCATTATTCGCCATCCTTTTTCACTGATTTTGTCTGAAGCCTCTTCATTCTTCCGGAGATTCTTTCTGCGGCAAAAACAATCTCATCTTCATCCAGAGAGTCTGCAAAGAAATAGAAAATAGCCTTCTGCCCCTCTGTGAAAGACTCTTCGATTTTGGCCATCTCCCTCTTCATTTCATTGTAACGAATCATATCTCTAGTTAAGGCAAGTCCAGCTTCTAACAGAAGCTCGTCGTCAATACCATCGATCATTTCTCTAAAGTCATCTAGCTTGTTCATTTTTACTACTAATATTAAGTGTTATCTTGAGGTTACAAGTGATTAGAAAACTAAGTTCTTTATCTTATTTACTGAGTCATTATGGACTCCGTGATGAGTCTGAATTTGCCGGAAAGCTTGCGCTCGCAGAGTCTTCTAGGATTAAGGAAGTTCTAGAAGCCCTAAAGGGTGTTGGTCCAAATCTTGGAATGGAGCCAGAAGGCGAAAAAGAAGAACAAGACCCTGATAAGCTCAGAGCTTGGGAGGAATTGCTAAAAGCAATTGAGGGAAATGAAAAGTTTCCTTATGAAATAGATATGAAAGAAATATCTAGAAGACTAAGCAAAGACACTGAGGCCGCCAGGGCTAAAGGAAACATACCGAAAAAATCTGACGACGAAAGAGAGGAGATCCTACCCCTCCTCTCTGGTAACCTGTCCGAGCTAATTGGTCAAGCGAAAAATTCAGCAGATGATCAGATGACCGAAGATTTGCCAATTATAACATCGGACTTTGACAAGCTCCAGGCGGATACCGATAAAGCTATATCGTCTATTATTGGGCTACCAGAAGGGCAAGCGAATTTGAATAAGGGCATATTTAAAAGAGCATTCTTACAAGTGGCTGGCGCTCTTGCGTCCCTTACGCTTTTTACAAAAAATGTAAATGAGACTTATAATAATGGTCTGAATATTTTATCAAACCTTCCTCTTTCAGATTATGGCTTATCGGTATCTGATGCAATAAAACCTGGCGGAGCTATTGATGCGCTAGATAACCAAGTTGATGTAAACTCTGATGATCCAAAAAAGCTTATGGAGATACTTGAAATATCATCGGTGATTAAAGCATTTCAGCTAGACCTAGTATTCTCTATTACAAACGGTATCGCACTGATACTTGATACAATCAGCTTAGCTTTACTTGCTGCCCCCGAACCAGTGCTAACAAAGATTGCGGCCGTTATCTTTGGCATCGGAGATTTCCTATTCCAAATATTTGGACTCTTGGGGATAGAGCTTGCCTCAGAGCATCTATCCGAAAAGCATTGGAGTCCCATAAAAGAGAAAATCCACAGCCTAGCAAAAGAGGCTGTGGGCCAAGGGTAACAGGGCTTTTCGACCTACTCTTCTGAGGGCAGCTCTGTAGCCATAGTTCGCTCAACATGCTTCCAGTAATTGAGCCAACCCCTCTCCCATGTCTCTCTAGAGACCTGCACTTTACGGCGCTCATCACTCCCGCCTTGCCCTTCAGCATTTCCTGAAGTTCGATTGTCGTAGGTAAAGTAAATAAAGTCTTCTCTTTCTTCGCTCATTTTTGCTCCCTATCGTGTTAGTGTCTTTCTAAAGAACTCGCTCATGGCAACTGTGCCGGCTTGACTTACATTTAAACAGTATCCAACTCCTGGCATCGGAATATGAATATGTTTGCTGTTAAACAAGATCTCTGCAGGAATGCCCATTGTTTCATGCCCCAGGACGATTGCAGACTTTTTTTCTGCAGAAAACTCCACATCATATATTGACCGTGAGTCATCCGTAATATCTAAACTAAATAAGTCGATCTCATTATCTCTGCAGAATCTCAGAAAAGTTGAGGGCCTTGAGAAAGACTTAATGTTTACGTAATCGTACAGTGACCCAGACCTGGAATTTAGAAAAGATCTGGGCGGCACAGAACCTATAATGTAAATGTCTCTTACTCCGAAACAAGCAGCACCCCTAATCGTGAAGGCCAAGTTCTCATCATTAGAGAAGTTTATCGTTGCTATTGATAGATTTAAGTCGTTGGAATTAGACTTTTTTGTTTCATATCTTTGTCGCCTGGTTCTATCTCGAAAATTGTGCGGATTAACAGGATTGCTATAATAGATCTTTTTAGCTTTCGACATTGACTCTTTTATAAACTCTTCCAAATTGTGTGAAGCTAGCTTTCTCTCCCAAGATTAGTCTGCATAGATTTAATATAAACTCCGCAGATCCCTCTCTCCAGCTTTCTTTAGATTCATCGTATAAGTCTATTTTTTCTTCCCACTCATCGAAGAAGCCCTGCGGAGATTCCCCAGTTAGCCTCTCAACGTAAGTTGCGTAATCGACAAGCGCAGTTGCGCTACAGCCTTCTTTGCTTGACCACTCCAGATCTTCTTCTGAAGTTTTCTTTGATCTAGACGGATAGCTTAATACATAATCTTGATTCTTATCTATAGAATCAGCATCGGTCCACCCAAAAGCCGTAATACCATTACCCTGATCAACCTCAAGGTATTTATAGTATTTGTCGATTTTTCTGCCCACGACTAGCCTAAGCCTCCAAGGCTAGATACCAGTACCGCAGTAACACGGTAGGGGTCAGCGTTTGAGTTTGGGCGCCTATCTTCAAGATAGCCTTGTCCATCTCTAGAAACGTGAAGAGGAATTCTTACTGACGCAGACCTATCGGCAACACCAAAAGAATACTCATCGATATTTGCAGTCTCATGCTTCCCAGTAAGCCTTCTTTCAAGGCCCTCTCCGTAATTGGCTCTGGCCGCCATAAGCGCAGACTCCTCCCCGAGTAGCTCGCACGCCTTATTGATAGCGTTAATGCCACCAGCTTCTCTCATGGATCTCGTTGAGAAGTTTGTATGCATTCCGCTTCCGTTCCAATCTCCGGTCACTGGCTTTGGATCAAATGATACCGAAACACCCTGAAGCTCACACACCCTCTGAAGAAGGAATCTTGAAACCCAAAGATGATCACAGGCAGCAACAACATTGACTCCGGGACCACCAACCTGATACTCCCACTGACCCTTTGCAACCTCAGCGTTCACACCGACGATAGATAAGCCAGAGTTAATGCAGGAGGTTAGATGCAACTCGACCAAGTTTCTCCCGGCTACATTATCTGTGCCTACTCCACAATAGTATGGACCCTGCGGCCTCATAGCCTCCGGATCTTCCTCCCAGCCCATGACGCCATTATTGTCATAGAGGAAATACTCTTGCTCAAACCCCACGAACGGGTCGGAATCTCTGTGCTCCAGAAGCTGATCTATAAGCTTTGCTCTATGATTTGATTCATGCGGAGTCATATCTGGATTAAGAACATCGCACAGGACGACAACGCCGTTCTCCCTATTCGAATCAACGCAAGCAAATACTGGCCTAAGAACTAGGTCTGAAGCAGTTGTTTCGGCCTGATTGGTGCTTGATCCATCAAAAGACCACATCGGAATATCTTTTAGTGATAAATTCCAGTTCTCCTCTTCGCTTCTAAGCGAAAGAACTCTTGTCTTGGATCGTAGAGTCTGGGTCTTGTTTCCGTCAAGCCAGATGTATTCGCACTTAAGTATCGTAGTTTTCATGTTACCTCTTTAGTCTGCTGAATTCTTGCTCATAAGATTCTAGGTAATCTGCTTTGAGCATTGAATTAAAGTTCATCATTTCAAAATCGCTTTCGATTGCATTGATATCAAGATCAGAACTTGTTATCATTATATTACTTTCTTCTTCCTTCAAATCAAGGAACTTGATAAGTTTATAAGAACTCTCGTAGGACTCTCTAAACTTATCTGAGAGTAGCTTTTCCTGAAGCCCGCCCTTCTTTAGAAGGATCTTTTCTGCACCAATCTTGCCTACGCCTCTAACTCCAGGAATATTATCCGCCTTGTCACCAACCATAGCTTTCCAGGCAACGTAATCATACGGAGTATTTTCTCTATACTTTTTTGCAACCGGATTGTATAGCTTTACATTGTCTGAAAATTCATTTAAAATCTGAATAAAATCAGTATCTGAAGAAACAATTGTAACATCATCATTATAGTGGTGATGCTTAACTAGATAATAAATCAAGTCGTCACACTCATTTTCCGGATGATAAACTACCCGAACTGGATAATTTTCTCGCAGAGATCTAATAATCTCTCTTTTTTGCTCCCTAAAGTATTTCCAGTAAGCTACTACTTCGGGATCAGACTCGTCAATCTTTCGGTTTGCCTTATACTCCGAATCCAGATCAAGCCTTACCTTTGGGGTGCCGTCGAGCGGAAAGTACACCACGTCTGGCTGAAACTGGGTAACAGTTGCCTTGAAAGTTCTAAAGAAGTTATATACAATTTGATTATCACCCTTCGCCAATCCCCCACCCCACTGAAAGCGGCAGCGGTGAATCATATTATAACCATCTACAATCAGAACTTTATCTGCCATTTACCCGCTCGTCTAAAACTTTGTTTAACTAACGCAATAAAGCCGGCAGCGACTATTCGCTGCCGGCCCCCTCTAAGAGACTACTTATCAGTCGCCAAGGTACTCATTTAGAAAACGACGAATAACCTCGGCATCTCGAACGCTCAAACTTAGGCTCTGGTTTGGAATGCGCCAGTCGCTTGAAGGCACGGTAATGCTAAGCTGATTGCATCCAGCGCGCTTTGATGGCTGATTCAAGCTTAGTCGTAGGCGAACAGACTTAGTTGACTTGGTCTTATTGATTGGCTTCGTGCTCATGTTATTCTCCTTTTTTATCTTGATCAAATATCATAATCTTTTTCTTCTTGGGAGCCTTCTTGCTGGTCTCCGCAGTTTCTTTTGCCATATTACCTTCCACGCTAGTTGTCTTCGTAAATAAGGGAGGGATCTAGACCCCACCTTTGTTTAAAGAGAGGGAATCTATCAAATGCCGGATTTCTTGCGCTAGACTTTATTGATATTGCCCTAGAGGGATTGCTCAAATTGGCATCGCTCTTTTTTAGTGTATCTTCCTCAAGATAGTCTTGAGCCATATCATAAAGAACTTCTGCGATAGCCATTACATCATCGGCAGATAACTGATACTTATCCAGCAGATCCAGAACCTCTGACCAGGCCAGGGAACTAGGAGTCTGCTCTTTCAAGCCAGCCACCCTTGGGGTCTCCCAAGAAAACGATAGAATTAATGTCAGTCATATAATCCCCCTCATTTGTAACGAATGAGATCATATTTGTTTCTTCATCTACGTAAGTAACAACGCCTCGTAGGCGGCGTGTGCCACGTTCTACAAGAACGATAATCGAGTCATTCTTTCGAAAGTCTCGAATATTAAAGCAATCGTATCGGTCTGAGGCTGGGCCTCGGACTCTTTCAAAAGTCATTATAACTTCCTGTCTAGAAATTCAATGCCCGCGTTATAATCTTGGGCTTTTGTGCAAGCCAACCATCCGGCCCACAACGACATGCTAGTCACCCGTTAGAAGAAGTCTATCGAAACTAGCAAAAATTATCGATTTGATATTCAAAATCTTGCTGCGCCTCGTATTGAGCCAGAATCTTCTTTTTTACCGTCTTATGAAGTCCTGGGTTCACTTGCAGGGCATTTGGAAGAAGTGTGTGCCTAATGAAGTTTCTTGCAAAGTCCTGATTCGCATTAGAAGGATCGTCAAGCCATTGAACCCCCTGCCTATTCGCATATTCGATAATCTCGCTTTTCTTTGTCAGCAAAAATGGGCGAATATAATTCTGCCTAGCATAAGGAATAAGCTTTGCATTTCCACGGATAGAAGAGAAGAGATAAGTTTCTACGGCGTCATCTAAATGGTGGCAGGTAACAATCTTTGATCTCTTAAAAAATTGATTATCAAAGTCAACTACTCTGCTGTGCCTCTCATCATCCCATGAATCAAAAAAGCTATACCTTTGCTCTCTCCAATAAGCCTCCTTTGATTCGCCCGCATCTCTCTCTCGACTAATAGAACCAACTACCAGTGGAATATTGTTTAGAAGACATACCTCTTCTACAAAAGATCTTGCTCTGGCTCCGTACTCCGTACCGTGATCGAAATGTAGGGCCAAAACATTTCGATTGCGCTTGGCCAAAAAGTCCAGCGCAACCATGCTGTCTACACCGCCTGATAGGGTAAGAATAAAGTCTCTATCGACCCTGCCTAACATCTTAATCATAAAGGCGCACTCCTCCATAGGGGCTATAACCGGGCCGGGATAAAGTGCAAAAAAATTCCTCCCGATTATACTAATAATTGAAAACTGGGTATAAAAGAGGGCAAGAGATTAGATCATGAAAAATAAATCATTGATTATTATTGTAATATCTTTATTTTTTATTGCAGAAATATATGGATCAGATAAAACTTATGGGAATATATCTGAAACCCTAAGTGCTGAAAACAGAATCATTCCCGAAAGCATTAGTCCTTACGTTAATCTAAGCATGAATTTGGACTACGGCGGATTCTATCGCCCGATCTACGTCAAACAGCTTGGTCTTCAAAAAAATGAAGAAGAGAGTCCGAAGAGGCTAGAGAAATAAAATCCATGTATTTCTCGGATGACGGGAAGACTATAGTTGAAACTATGGCACCACCTGTCGGCTTCGCGACGCATACCGTAAGGACGGGAAGACCGCTATCTTTCGACCCCATAGTAGATATGAATCCCTGCATATCAGCTTCGGTAGAATCAAAAGGTATCTTTAGCAGAATTCTCCCGCCCATTTCCCTCTGGCTTTTCCAGAGGGTTTGTGGAGTTTCTTTCTCCGATGGAATGGCAAAAGACATATATTAAACCTTTATCTTGTCTATCTCAAAAGTTATTGGGTATGAGTTAGACTCAGATAATTCTACTACTTCGCATTGTAAAATCTCTTCCAATAGATCTTCTTTTGTTTTTAGCCAATCAGGCTTTCGCCCGCCATGCCATCTTTTTTCTGCATTTGACGCTCTTTTTAGAAGGTCATTTAGCTTCTTTATAGCTCCGCCCTTTCTTGCCCAGACCTTACCAATGCTTGTCCAGTTTCCAGATGAAGCTAAATACTTGCCCGTCTTTTTGTTTCTTATCTTATAGCCATAGATCTTTTTCTTCATAATAACCCCTATATATTAAAGGCATCACTAAAAAAAGATCTTGTGCCTATTCCTTGTTTGAGTCTAGTTCTCTTGCAGATGGGTCTTTTACATTAGTCCACTTTGGCATCCAGAAGTGCGGGATAATATCATCCATGGATTCCGGGAAAAGCTTTCTATGCACCCTTCTGTAGTATAGGCTTTCTTTTAGCTCTGGCGTACAATTTTTTATAGAAATCCTTTCTTGCTCAAACTCATCATCGGTTATCTCTGAATCTATATGAGCCTGCAGAGTCTTATGCCAAGACTTCTCCTTTGCCGATACCCCATCGGAAAAAGCACACTTATGTCGCCAAAGTATCTCCATTGGCAACAAGCCATCATTCCTAAATGACGATCTCAGAAGCTCTTTTTCTATCTTATAGTTCGAGCCAAACATCTTTAGGCTGGGGTCAATGGACATATAGTATTGCACAAAGTCCTTATCCAGAAATGGCGTTCTAGCCTCAAGCCCATTAGAGCTTATTGATCTGTCTGACCTCAGTACATCAAATAAGTAAATCTCATTTACAAGTCTCATCGACTCTTTGTGCAAAGCATATGGAGATGGAGCATTAGCGTTATATATGTAACCACAACATACCTCATCACTTCCATCGCCATTAAATACTACTTTGCAATCAGTATTATCTGAGATATACTTAGATACTAAATAGTTGCCAACACTGGCTCTAACCGTAGTTGTATCATACGATTCCGTAACGTATATAGTTCGCTCAATGTTAGATAAGAATTCCTCTTCGGTTAGCTCGATTCGATGGTGGTCAGAGTCAATCCATCTTGCTGCAATATCTGCATAATCAAGGTCAGGGCTGCCATCCATCCCTATTGAAAATGTTTTTAACTTATAATCAAGCTTCTTATCCTCGAAGAACTCCCAGGAGTCTCTTTCGGCGTATCTGACCAGCCTATAACCATTTACCATCATCGATACAATCGATGCTATCAGGCTGCTATCTAGCCCTCCAGAAAGGAGGCAACAAACCTCTCTGTCTGACATCATCCTCTTCTCGACCGCCTTAACGAGACGCCATCTTACCTCTCGCTTTACACCCTCAGTGTATCTGGCGATATCTGGAGCAATAATCGTGTGCCCAATCGGAAGACTGTAATAGCTTATCTGGCTTAACGAAACTGAATCTATGTACCTGCCAGGCTCAAGGTGAAATACGGTATCGACAAAATTGGCAATTGCCTTTGCTTCTGATGATACACAAAGAGTTCCATTGCTTATGCCGAAGAATGCCGGCCTAACGCCAAACCTATCTCTTGCTGCGTAAGCTATATCTCTGTCGGAATCATATAGGAAAAAGGCAAACACGCCATCCAGCTTATTGAGACACTCTGATATTCCGTACTTTTCATACAGGTGGATTATAACTTCGCAGTCTGATGTTGTGTCTACTGGAAAGGATTCTGCTTCAATTAGTTCCTTATGATTATATATCTCGCCATTGCAGACTAGGTATATACCATTGTGATGTAGCGGCTGATTTCCAGATTCATCTAGCCCCACTATGGCAAGCCTATGAAAAAGCATACCAACTTTATTCGACACCTCTCTGAACGCCGAATTATCTGGGCCTCGATACCTAACTGACAAACCATCTTCTGCAAAGCGTTCTGGCGCTTCGCCATAATAAGCCGAAAAACCACACATTTAAATAATCTCCAGTTTGCGCTGCAGGACTTCTGCGGTACGCATACCTTTTGATGTATTATTCATATAAAATAACATCTTGCTTGCAGGCATCTTGCTAATAAGGATTGACTTGACTAAATCGCTATTGCAGCTATCTATCTGATCATCCAAATGCTTTACTTCCGACCTTGATGCAAACTCCAGGGCTTTTCGCGTCCACCAGTAATAGTTGTAAGAGAATCTCTTATTAGAGAGCCGCTCTAGATTATCCGGAATAAATAGCCTATAGCAGTTTATAAATCCAACTCTTTTTACAAGCTTATTAGTCAGACTCCAATCGCCCCTGCTAATTACAGAGATCATTTCTCTCTTAATCATTGGGAGTGGAGCATAGGTTAGCGACCTGCCCCTAACTCGCTTATCGGTAGAATAAAAGAGTCTTTTCGACATAGCTATTTTTTCATAAGCCTCTGCCTGATCGAAGGCATAAACAGCAAAAACACCTACGGCATTTTTCACTAGAAGCTGCCTGTCGGATGGAGACAGCATAATTCTTTTAGATACAAGATGGCCTATGGCTTCTCCGTATGGCTTTCTTGAGGTTCTAGACCAACTGCATGAGGGATAATGTTTAAAGCTAGGATGCGAGACAAGTCGCTTCTTGTCGGCCTTGCTGAGAGAATCCCAAAAGTCAATTACAGAATCTTTATTTTTAAGATTGATTGCCCAACGCTTTCTAATTACTTCGATATTTTTTTTCATATGAAGAAAAAAAGAATCAAAAATTTTCTTCTGCTTTGCACTTGCCTTCACGATTACCTCAATGAGTCTAAGTTAAAAAGAAACTTGTCCATAACCTCTTCGTCTTTAATGAGGCCCATAATCATACCTGGATCAAGCAGTACCGAGCGGCTGCCTATAACGTGATCAATTATCTCAGGAAGTATAGAGACCATATAATCGTGAATTATTTCTCGATTTTCATTAGAATCTTCTTTCATTACTTCAGGATTATTGCTCGAATAATATCGCGCTGCTGCAGCCGCTCTAATCGAAGACTTTACATAGGAATAAAATGTGTATCTGCTAGCCAGCCGCTTGTCGTGCAGCCTAGAAACTGCGCAGCAAAACCGCGCCGTCGCTCTATATGAAAAAGATCTTTGAAAGTGCTTTTTGATAGCCAACTCACAGGCCCGCCTAGCGAAAAGCTCACCCTGATGATATACCGTAGAGGCATTATCTGCAGATAGATCACTCTGATCGCCGTATACATAGTTCTTTGCCAGATCAATCGCTGCGCACGACACACGATACTCTGCCGGAACAGCAGACTCCAAAAAGTGAAGCCCAACCTTCAGGGACAAGGCTGGATCTGGATATGGCGAACACAGATTATTCAGGTTCAAGTATGCCACAATTTTCCTCCCTATACTTTAGGAGAGCTAACTCTTTCGCCTTTGCCTCAATCATAATATCAATATCTAAACCATAGTCATCAATGCGATTGTAGATATAATCCGAATGAGCATTATCCTTAATCTTCGGATCGCCGTACTCTTCCGACCTTGACTCCGAGTAATGAACAACAGGAGTTACATCACCCCATGTTGATGCAGCAAGCCTTAAGGCCTCTTCCTCTGACTCTCCATCATTTCTAAACTTATGATGATGATAGTCAAAGACTATTGGAATTCCAAGCCTCTTGTAGATTCCATCGTAAAGTTCGTGAGTTGAGTATAAAGAAGGCCGGTCATCGTTCTCTACCGTAAGTCTTGTTCGAACTGAATCTGGAAGCCTCTCGAAATTGCGACAGAACGTATCAAGTGCGACTTGCTTTGAGTCATATGCTGCGCCAACATGAATATTGATTTTGTTGTATGGAGTTCTTGATAGGCCCAGCATATCGAAGAACTCTCCGTGAATCTCTAAGTCTCTTATTGTATTTTTAACAACATGCTCCTTCGGAGAGCACAGCTTGTTAAAAGGCCCAGGGTGAGCCGTCAGCCTCATACCATAATTACTAGCAACCCTTCCTGCTGCCTGTGCCGCCAGAAGGATGGATGAATAATTGCTCAAGCTCGCGATAGAATACTCTGACGCCCATGGAAAAACTTCTGATGATATACGAAAAAACTTAATATTCTTATCGTTATTCCATCTCAAGATTTTCGTTAAATCCCTAACATTTTGAAGAGCAAGCTCTCCGGCGTAGAGAGATCCTTTTTTCTCGAAAGTTCTTTTGATCATACTCCTGTTAGTCGTCACCTTTTTCTTTGGCGACACATTTGATAGAGTCATGTTAATGCAGGCGTATCCTAAGTTTTGCATAATGCCTCCAAAGGCTTTACCATCCAGGTGATCTAGCGCCTTCTCCGAAGGCTGATTTAACGAATTCCTGGGTCACCAAAAGCTCCTTAGACTTAAGGCCTATGAGGAAGGCCAGGTTTTCTTCTCTGAAATTTTCCATACCATACCAGATCGAGATGCTATATGCCAAGTTTTGCATCATGGATCTTACCGTATTTTCCGAAGCATACACCTTTCCATAATGGATATTCTGAAAGCTGGTTTTCTCGGCATATTCTTTTAAGTCAGCATCGTCCGCCTCTAGGAATAGACTAAGTATGATAGAGTGAATTTCATCTGAAAAAGATAAAGAATACCTATCCGCATACTTAAATAACCTCAGAGCATTGTATAGCTTTGAGGCAAATGTCAAATCGCCTTCATATGGGTTGTTTACGTACTCAAGGGCACCGGAAGCAAACGCCGCATCCAGCCTATCATCAATATAAAGAGTGTCATCCCTCCAGGCAATCATGCAGTTAGCAAGATCAAAGCTTTCGATGAGAGACTCTGGGGATTCTTGAACCTTCTTCACAACCTGCAGGGACCTCATTCTTGGGAAGACTCTATTTCTCAAGAGAAAGGTATTTGCCCAATTCGATGTTTTTATTGCATTTGAGGAAGGAACAGAAGCCATCGCTGAAGCCAGAGCTTCTTCTGAAGCAAACCAAACGTCAACATCGCCAGGGTAATCGGTAATGCCATCTGATTTATTCAAAAGATACTTTCTGATCTCCTTGTTGCCGCTGAATCTATCTACCATCTTGATCTTTGCCATGACCTTCTTTGATGCAAAAGAATTTTCGTCCCCAAACATCAGGTAGAAATAAAGAATCGAACCCCCTGCCAAGATCGGGTCCAAGTCTTTAAGCCACGCTGGTATGCAGCAATTTCTAACAATAGAGTTTATGACATGATTTTTCTCTTTCCTAATCATCTCTACTCCTCTAACTTTTTTGAAAAGTGGTGGAGGTGGCGAGAATCGAAACTCGCGTCCGCAACAAATAACCATTCAAGTCGTTCACAAGCTTGTCCGATTTACTATCACAAATCAGCAAAGATAGACAGATTTTCCAACCAGCGCTCACTGCCCTATTGCGCTCCACCTCATACAACGAGGGTAGCCATTTTGATTTTTTATTTTCGCAGGGATCTACCTGTTATCTAGCCTTTGGTTACAAGGCGACTAGAAGCCCCGACGACTAAGCCGCTAGAGCGACAGAGTTGTAGTGATAATTGTTGTTGGCAATTATTAGTTTTGCAACACTATTTAGGTCTTTTGTTGCCGCAGACCGCTTGCACTATCCAGGCTCATTGCCACGTCGAAACCTATTCACCCCCATAATAAAAGCTGTCCCACTTCTTATAACCCAGGCAGAATAATGTGCAACAAAATTCTTGTGTTTTATAAGTATGGTGATAAAATCGCCCAAAAGCCGTCGAAGAAATGACTGATTAATCAGCAGTCTTTTAGCTTTTTAAACTTAGCCGAGGTATCTTCCTCAACCCTTTTGGTCAACTCTATATTTAAGGCTGTTGATATTGACTTTAGATCATCATCTGATATAGAGTCTATAGAAAAGAGGCCTTCTTCTTGGCTCCATATAATGTATTTATATTTTTTGTAATCTTCGTTAGCGCCCATAAAAAAATTATACTAAAAAATATTTTAGATATCTAGCATATCAGAGATTCCATACTCTGTCTTTAGGCGCTTCTTGACTCGATTCAAAGCACGCATCTCAAGCTTTCTAATCCATTCGCGCGAGATAGACATTTCCTTCTCTAGCTCCCTAAGGGTCTTTGGGTTATCAGCAAGATAGCGGTCTCGGATAATCTTTGACTCAGATTCAGGCAGCGATGAAATTGTCGCCTCTAGTATCGCCACCTTCTTCTCACTCGCTACGTCCAAGATAGTCTGGGCTTCGCCAGAACCCTCATCTTCAAGCAGAGTAACTCGAAGAGTCTCTGAGCCATCATCCGACTTTACTGGGGCATCAAGCCTTGTGTCGTATCCCCTGGTTGAGCAAAGCATCTTTCTAACAGAACCTTTCCCAACACCTAAGCGCTTTGAGATATACTCTACCTTCGCCTCTCCCTCGACCCCAGAGAGGTCGGCCTCCCTCGATACCTTTGACAAATTGTTAAATAGAACTCTGTCATCACGAGTAGTTCCCATCTTAACTATTGATCGATTGCTCATAACATGAGCCCGCATATTAGCCTTGACCCATAGCATAGCATAAGTTATGAACTTCACCTCATGAGATGAATCAAACATATTTGCGGCCTTTAGCAAGCCAGCAATTCCTTCCTGTACCAGATCATCGTAAGAAAGATGGCCGTTCTTCTTCTTCGCGGAGAAAGCCTCCTTATTGATTAGCTTCATATTTGATAGAACTAGCTTGTCTAAGCTTAGTTTGTTTGAGTTGCGCTGCCAGTCGTTTACTAGATCTACTTGCTCCTGATGAGATAGAACTGGATTACTTTTAATTACAGAATCAATTACACTTGCAGTTGACATACTCTAATCTTCTCCATGTTTTTTTTATTATATTGTTTGCGCAAAATAACCTTAAATTATATCATCGCTACGAACTCTTTGGCAAATCACTCATAATCTCTCACTGCAATTCCAACGGGGAATCTTGGCACTCCATCATCTGTAAGCTCTTGGTACCTTACCGTTAGTTCTTTTCCAATGTAAGATTGGAGGTTGTCAAAGATCTCCCTCCTAGACTCTTGAGAGCCCCTTGGCCTTACATCAAACTCCAGCCCAGACTTTGTTTTGCACCTAAAGATAATTAGTCCAGACTCTCTGCCGGAACCGTCTTTGCCTCCAATGATTTCAAACTCATCATCAACAAACCTCTTCACCTTTTGCAAGTCAAATGAACGATGCTTGTATTTATAAAGACTACTCTCGTTTCTCACCATCATGCCCTCATAGCCTTCTGTTGTAAATAGAAGCTCTTGGGTGTCAAAGATTTCTTTTGACATGGACCTTAGGGTTTCAACGAATACAATATTTGAGCCATGATCTTCCCAGCCCTTACAATATTCCGGGAAAACTCTAGATTCCTCACTAATCTGTGGCATACGCTCTTCGAATGGCAATTCTTCATGTGGAGCATCATAGATATGATACTCTAGAAGATCAGTATCATCCGACTTCTTTTTTACCGCAGAGATAATTCTTTGAAAGGTCCAGCCGTGAACATACACTTCTCCATCGACTGCTTGACCTTCTCTTAAAATATTGGAAAGCTGGTCCTGAATCTTATCCAAGAGTTCTATCGGCTTGCCCTTTCTAGTCCACATCAGAACATTGCCGCCCTCTTTCTTTGCGATCATTCTGCAGCCATCTAACTTTGGCTGAACCAGGCAGGGGTATTTGATCTTTTTATAGTGCTTATCGTACCTGTGGGCCAGCATCGGCAGAAACATCCCTTCTGATTCCTTTGGAATATCAGATGGAGATGTGTAGTAACCCTCGTCTACCTTCTTGTTATAAGCCGACTGAGCCTCGGAACAGGCCTGTTCATATACAGTTGTCTCGTTTGCTCGGCCAATATTCTTTCCAGAGTCTACCAACCTTTGGTCTAGTTGCTTCTTGCCGTCGATATATCCATGCTCCGTCTCTACATAGCATGTTCCATCTGCAAGCTTTAAAACTGATACCGTCCACTGCTTGATCTTTCCAGAGGTGGACCTTCCATATAGCGTATCAAACTTCATTATTCTTTTCCTTTAACCTTGCAATGCCATTAAATATATTTGCAAGGTCCGGTGTTAGCGTAAATGAAATTACATCTCCCGGCCTTAGATTATCAGAGAATCTTTTTGGGCGATAAGCAAAGATGCTCTCTTCCCACTTCATCTTTTTGAAATCGAAAGTCTGCATGGCTAGTACCGCAAAAAAGCCTGCAATCCTATACCCGGAATAAATACCGATCACTAGTCCAAGCAGAAAGATAATGACGCCGTTTACAATGCTCACCGCAACACCCACAAACACCAATGCCCAAGGAAAACCTCCCTTGGGTATTGGTTTATTGAATAATTTTTAGGAACCACTGATTACCAGGAATTGCAATCTTCATAATCAAAGTCCTTAGAGCCCATGTCCCTGAATAAGTTAAAGTACTCTATTATCAGTATATTTCTAAATATATCAGAGGGAAATTCCTCAAGAGTTTGCCCGCCAGTAAATGCCCAGCTTTTATTATCTAGAATTCTGGTGGTAACATGCAGGCTTGTATCCATTGATATAAGAACAATATCTACAGCCTCCATTACTTGGGCTCTCAGATACATGGCCAAAGGGTTGTCCAGATTGTATAGATCTGACTCCTTAAGCTCATATTTTGAGTAATCATCATCGAGTAGTCCATCTGCTACGGCATCTCTCAAAAGGCTATCATCCATTGAATCTAGCCTCTTTCTGGCTACGCAGATAACCTCTTCATAGGAGCCATGTGGCGCCTCGCAGAATGCAAGCATCATTGTAAGAACTACTCCTGCACTAGACCGTAACCCGCCTGGGATAAGATGCAATATTTTTAATATTGACAAGGAAATCTGCCTTTCTTCCCAGCCGCAAAGCCTACTACCGCCTCTACTCTACGGATCTTTCTTCAGTAAAGATTTCGTACAGCGATCGGGATTCCTTCTGGAGAGAAGATAGGTTTAGAGACTTTTCCCACCACGAGATTGCCCTTACCCCATCCTCTACCGTATTTGGTCTGACCGCCTCAAGTTCAACCACACTTCTTCCATCGGATAGCGTGTAATACGAAACATCGCAGTCTTCAAAGTGCCAGATCCAAGCTTCCTTATAGACTTGAAATTCCTTCTTATATCCAGTTAGCTTTATGAACTCCACTACCGAAGAATCATCGTTATCTGTTACGTTTAGATTCACCTCTTTTCTTACAACATTTTTATCCTCTTTGACCTTTATTGTCAGCTCATAAACACTGCCGCCCTTTCTAAATCTAATAAAGTCAGCATGATCTTCGCATTTCTTAATATAATAATCATCACATGATACAACGTAAAGGGCCTCTGGAACATCTATTTCGTCTATCGACTTTAATCGAAAAAGGAAATCCTCTTTAGATAACTCGCCTGCCCAATACTTATATTCTATTTCTTTATGCTTCACAATCACTCCTTAATGGCTGGAGATCCTACTCGTTCGCACATTCCAAATTCTTCGGCGACACCAATATAATATTGGTAATTTCTTTTGGCAACCTTTTCTCCAGTTTCATTGGATAAATTAAGCCAGCTAAGGGCAATCCCGAGATAATCTGGAACGCCCATATCATTGCACAACGTAATTTTATCTTTATTTAAAACGATTCCGATATTATGCAAATCTTCATTTTTCAAAACGATCACCTAGTTAGCGGAAAATATATAACATCCCTAAGGGTTTGCTTATCTGCAAGCAAGCAAACTAATCTATCTATGCCAAGGCCCAGACCAGACTGTGGAGGCATACCATATTCCATTGCCTCAAGGAAGGCTTCGTCAATCATCATAGCCTCCTCATCTCCTTCGGCCCTTTGTTGCATTTGATCTTCGAGGAGTTTTCTCTGCAGGACTGGATCAATAAGCTCGGTATAACACTTGGCTATTTCCCAGCCGTCCACTATTAGCTGCCACTGCTCTACCGTTGATTCATCATTAGGCTTTCTTGCAGCCATAGGCGACATATGAGCCGGATAATCTTCAACAAAAAGAGGCTGTATAATGTTCGGCCTAATAACCTTCTTGAACAAATCATCTGCTTCCTGCGAAGAATAGGAGTCCGGGCCATTTAGACCATACTCCTCAAACAATTCCCTATACTTCTTCGTTTCTATATTTGAAAAATCCAGCTTTACGTCGCCACGCTGAACTAAGCCTCCGTCGAAACCTAGGACATTCAACACTCTGCCTATAAGTGATGAAAATAAATGCTTATTCTTTTGGTAATCAGCAAAAGCATAATACCACTCAAGAGAAGTAAACTCTTGAACGTGAGACCGATCTAATCCTTCATTTCTAAAGGACTTGCCAATCTCAAATACTTTATTGAATCCTCCTGCAGTCATCATCTTTAGATAAGTCTCTGGCGCAATCCTTAGGTAAAAATCCTTATCCAATGCATTGTGATGAGTTATGAAGGGCCTGGCAATAGCTCCAGATGCCTGAGCAGATAAGATTGGAGTCTCGACCTCAAGAAAGTCCGACGAAGTTAAGAACTCTCTTATAATACTTATTACCTTTGACCGGATAAGAAAGGTCGATGCCGCATCAGCATCTAGCGCCGTGTGAAGGTATCGCTTTCTAATTAGGCTCTCTTCGTCCGCTATGCCATAGAACTTAGAGGGCATTGGTGTAACCGGCCTAGAAAGCATAGCTCCAGAGGTTACAAGGACCGTCTTCTCGCCAGTCTTTGAAAACCATATGTTTCCCTCCAAGGAGAGGAAGCAGCCATTTGTTATAGACTTTACAAGCTCTTTGTATTCAGACGGACTATGCAGAGAGTTCTTCTTTATACAAAACTGAATTCTTCCTGTAGCATCTTGTATATGCCCGAACGAGACATTGCCCATTCTGCGGAAACCAACCACTCTTGCTGACAGAGCGATTTCTGCCCCTTCGTCCAAGTCAACATATCTAAAAATCATCTTACATCACCAGCTCTAAGATTCTAAGCTATCCAGCCATTCCTTCGGCAAAGTAGACGCTCCGCACTTTGGGCATCTTCCGAAAAACCAAAGGGGTCCGTGAGATCCACAACCACAATGGCGACAATAATAATTGAATTTCATCTTAGCACCTCGATATTGAATAAGAACTTTTCTTTCTGCAAATCGCTTAATGATTCAAGAACTTTTTCTGAATCACCAAAGCCTCTTGAATTAGCAATATTATAATCAAGAATATGGTCTAAGCTTTTTTTTATTATCCTATCTACAAACTTATAGCTAACTTCAAATAATGCTTCTGATGCAAAATCTGCGGAAGTTCTCAAGTTTATTGAAAGATTATATCTAGCATTAACGTTTGTGCTGCCGAAAAGCTTATCTCGCTCATGGGCGGCAGCATGTGCCGCAGTATAAGCAGCATAAGCTACTGAATATGCACTGGATAGTGAGGCCTTAGACTTGGCGGAAAAAGTTGCCTGTACCGCTGAGTTGTATGCATCATAAGCTCTATCGTAGCCTCCAGCGGCGGATAAGTCTCCATAAATTTCGCTTACAGTATCCAGCGATCTTTGAGGCCTATCGTCATGCTTGTTCGCCCCCTCCCAGATTGGCAGAGCCTCTTTCGCAAACTCTATTGCAAGAAAGGTGGATAGCTTCGCATCAGGCAGTATGGCGTTTAACGTCAGCATGATCAATTTAGATTTTACGAATTTTCAACCCAGACCGGGTAGTTGATTCGATAAAAGTTACCATCTGAATCCACAGCAGTCGCCTGATCATCCGGTATAATGGCAGAGTAAAACTTACTTCCGACCCAGGAAACCTCCTTTGCAGAGAAGGTAGCTGTTACCGTTAAAGGCTTCTCGTTATTAGGATAGTGAAACCCGTAAGCCCCAAGCTTACTCAAATAAAGCTTAGCGCCTATACTCACCTTCATTTTATGCTCCAATGCTTTTAGTTTTCTTCTATTGTTTTAGAGTGCGGAAGGCGGGAGTCGAACCCGCATGTGTCCAGTTACCCTTTCAACAGCTTAGGAGGCCGAGGGGATACTTCCGCTAATTAACTTCTTATAGACCCGCTTTATCTCTCAAGTAAGAGTTCGTGCGAGAAATCCAAAAATTTCTAAGAACCCCAGAGAATGATACTCTTTTATATGGAACCTCGTGAATAGCTGCCAATATTTTTTTTAGCTTCCTAAACTTTCTTCTGGCAGCAAGAGCCTCTTCTTCAGGCATTCCATCAAACGGGTCTTCTTTGTTCTTCGTTTTCTCGTGCCATAGATCAAATGGAATCAGACCAAAGTTTGATTGCAGAATGTAGTTCTCTGCGCTAAATCTACGAAAATGCTCTGCTTCTTTTTCAGAAAGCACAAAATCTCCTGCACACTCTGTTTGATATTTTTTGGTCACCAAACTCATGCAGTCCACCCTACGATGCGGTTACTAACCCTCGACTGAGATCAAGAGGTTTCACCTCGCGAAAATAAATAAAGCAAACAGGCTTTTGATGGAAAGGTGAAAAACCATGCAAGCCTCCCAGGTTGCCACACATTATAGCGGTTCACCTTTTTTACAGGATAGGCACGATTATTATCCTGTCCACAAAAGGTAAATAGGCATCTATGGGTTAGGCTTAAAGCCAGCTAAAACCTGGCGGCAACCTGCCTGCAAGAAAACCATTATCTTGCACAAGGCGGTTAATATTGGAACAATATGGAGTTACAGGGACTCGAACCCTGAATTCCAGCTTGCAAGGCTAGCGTGATCCCAGTTTCACCATAACCCCAGATTGTTCCAATCAATATACTTCTATAAATTAATAGAATTAAACAGAAGACCAAATTAATGCTTTACTTTTTCTATCAATTCCGTGAGAGTAAAAAACCTTTCTCTAAATCCATCTTTCCAGTAAAGAACGGCAACCTTCTCCCAGCTTGTCTCGCCGGCATCTTTTGCAGACTCTTCATCAAGATAATATTTAGGCGGACGAGGCCAGCCTGAATCAGAAGCCTTTTGTTTTACAACAACAATTTCTTTAATCTTAAAGTCTTTCATTTTAAATTAAATATTATATGTGGAAAATAAAGATTTTTTTCCGGATAATTCCCTGTTGTCTATTGTTTTAATAATTCCCTCAAACCACAGGGGGTCTGCGTCACATGCTTCTTCAAATATTCTAGATAGCCTTTTCCCATAGCCAATAGATTCACTAATGCCTTGAGACCACTTATATCTTCCCAGCCTATGAAGTCTGGCTACATTAGTCGCAAGACCAACCAATAACTCCTCTGCCTCATCATCAGATAGCTTTATCGTTACAGATTTTCTTTCAATAATCAGATTGCCATTAGAATCATATATTCCGGACATATCTCCTCCGCCCCCTTTAGGCCACCGCATCTAAATTAAACAGAAATCTTTGCTTTTGTTCTTCGGTTAAGTAATCAAAAATTAACTCTGGATCTCCAAAACTCTGTCCATTCTCAATCTTATATTGCAGAATCCAATCTAGGTTTTCTAAGATTACTTCGTGGATTAAGCTTTCCTTATCTGCCTTTAAAGCCCTAGCAGCATAAACAGCAGCATAAGCAGCAGCAGAAGCAGCCCTAGCAGCAGCATAAGCAGCATAAGCAGCATCATTAGCAGCAGCAGAAGCAGCAGCATAAGCAGCAGCATAAGCAGCCCTAGCAGCAGCAGCAGCAGCAGCAGAGGGATTGCTTAGCCATTCCTTAGCTGCTTCGATTGCTTTTCTCGGCCTCATATCCTTCGGATATTCTTTTTCCCAAACCGGGAGTGCCTTCTCTGAAAATCCAATCGCAAGAAAAACAGAGAGAGGCTTATCTGGATTTAGTGACTCTAAGGTTAGCATTTGCTTTCTATTCCCGATAGAGGAAACTTATCTACAAACAACTGTGATGCTGGTGCTCCAGTAACTTCGCCGTCTTTTGATTCTATTAGAAACCAGTCTTCGCCGTCTTTCGGGCCTAGATATTGAACTATAGTAACCGGAATATCTAAATCTCTAATTCTCCAAATGCCAGGCAACCTAAATTTAACGCCGACAATATCCATAGATCACTCAGTAAAAATACAAATAAGCAAAGCTAAAAGAATAAAGCATAAAGGACATTAGCATAAGGCCGATCATTTCCTTTGTTGATTCACTCATTATTCCATTCCAACAGGCTATCTGGAACCCTCACTTCTTTTCCGCACTTCAAAAGAATTAAGGCATATCCAGTTTTAGATAAGTTTCTAGATCCAATTTGTTTTTTAAACATTCTTTTCTGCCCAGCGATCTGGCTTACGCAAACACCGAAATCTCTTTTAAGTAGGATTTGGCTTCTTATAGAAGAAATCAATTTCTTCTGAATATTGATCTTTTCTTCTATTTTATCAAGTTGCATCAACGCAATATTTGGATCTTTATCTATTGCGGTCACTTCCCTACCCACTTTGCGTCATCTTTGCTCATAACAGGTTGGTAGGCACCCTTATTGAAAGCTGGAGCAGAACAGCGAGAGCGATGCCTTGCCAATTCTCTTGCGCTAGCATCACCGCAACTAAGGCAGGTGGCGTATCCAAGAGCCGCTCTCTTTGGATTGTATTCTTCGCCGCACTCTCTGCAATTAACTTTATCGAGCATTACAGCAACCAAGCTTTAGTGTTTTAAAAAGAGCTAGGGACAGGATTCGAACCTGCGATGTAGTCTCCTAACTAGATTACAAATCTAGTGCCTTCAACCTCTCGGCCACCCTAGCATTATAAAGAATATTCTACCAAATCACTCGCCATCTTCAAAGATGCATTCTTTTAATCTATCCACATCTGATAGATTCTCTTCATCCAAAGCTACCGGACCCAGGATTATATAGGAAGTAATCGCAACTACAATCGAGCCGTATATCAGGCCGGCTAAGAAAGACAGGTTTGATTTCGCCAAGGACTTTATGAAATTTTTTAAGTTGGCCATGCTTCGCTCTCAGCTATCAAGAAATAATTAGCTTGCGATATTATTTGTTGCAGCAAATAATGCGGCCGAAATTTCCCTTTACTTTTTAAGAATATCGAATGGGGGCAGGAAAACCTTGCCCCACATCAGGGTAACCAGCCCCACCACGATGGGCAACAGAACCTTTAAAATTATTCATAAGCTCCATAAAGCCGCAATCATAACAATAGAGTTCACGGCTTTCAGCAAGCCTTATTCAACATAGCTCGATTTAGCATCGCCATTCTGGCTCGCTCAATCTTTAGGGATCTTATTTTCTCCAGCAACTCGGAGTGGTTCCGACAATCCAGCATGAGTGCTGTCAAATCGGACGCCTCTTTGGTGAGGCCAACCCGATTTAGCCAGTCAATAGTTATTCTAAATTTATGCTCATATGACATGTGTGAAGCTCTTATCTTATCTCTTTTTATTGATAGCACAGCCATTTTGTTTTAAAAAAAATTGACAGATAATTTTTCGTGAGCTATATATACTTAACAAGGGTTACAGGCAACTAGAGTCTACAAAGGTTCCAAACAGTTTGTCTATCCAAGGGTAAATTCCAGAAAAATTCACTCTGCCGTTTCTGGTATGGTGATATCTATGGTGCTTGGAGAAGTAGGAGGACTCATCTTTATTGTGGATTCTCTTATGTCTGTAGGCATATAGTCCAGCAAAGGAAGCCATGCCAAGTGCCAGATACCCATTGACAAGAATACCTATTCCTCCTATTATAAAGAATAACGAGCCAGTGAGCCATAGAGGCTCAAAGTGAAGATTCCTTTCGTCATCATAAGCATGTCTGTGGTGAGCGATATGCAACTGCCTAAAATCTTTTAGAAGAGGTAGCTTTCCAAGTTTGCCATGCAAAACAAATCTATGATTAAGATAAACCAGGAGTGACGATAAGACGTGACCAAATAAAAACAAAACTAAAGACATAACTTCCTCTCTACATTAATAATTTTTTTAGCACCTCTTCTGAGCAGTATCCTCGACTTCCGGTCTTGCCCATACAGTCAGCATATCACCAGGCTGTAGTACCGTACTTAGATCCATACCTTCATTGAGAGCTACGTTATCCTCGACAGACTTGCCCGTGCCCCTTGTTGCATCTTCCCATATGCTGGACCATGATTCACCAGGGCATACTTTGTATTGAACCTTCTTCGGCTCAGCCATTGCTTGGGCGGCCTTCTCTATAACGGAGTCCAAAAAGTCAGCCTCTTTCTTTAATCCTTTTGCATCAAGGTGATTTGCCAGTTTAACTAATTCTTTAATCATTTCTTTATTCTCCAGGAGGCATTTTATCTGCCGGTCATTATTCCTTTAATATTAGTTGATTATAAGCATTATATTTGCTAATATATTTTATTTTATTGGATAAGTAAATTATTTTGATATTCAGCAAATTTAAAAATATATTTAAGCCTTATAGCGGTAAAAAAATAGGAGATATTCTTCTTGCATCAGACGAAATATGGTCAGACGACGAAGGAAGAATATTACTTGCAGTAAGGCTGTCAGATGGAAGTCCAAAGGTTTTTTATAGATCAACCGGAACCGGAACACCTCATTTAAATAAAGAGGGAGACTGGATTCCTATGAACGGCATAACAATATTTATGGAGAGGTCTGAGATATATTATATAAAAGATCCCAGCAAAGTTCCTAAGGGAGAGCTTAAAACAATCGCAGATAAATTAAAGAGATTATATGATAAAGAGAGCAATCCAATAGAGGCGTCTGAAAAGAAGTCTATACGACTTCATGGTCTGTCCGATCTTTCAACCTATGAGGAGATTGCAAAATTCAACAGATGGCTTGAGAGGATTGGGGCGGTTACTTTATACGCAAGAGAGACGGGGTTGGGCTTAATTGGAGTTAGTTTTGATCCAACTCCAGATGATGTTTATAAATTGGCAAAAGATCTAGGCTACTAAAGTTATAGCCCTAAATCGCTAATGTAAGGCGGAACGCCCAAGTCAGGCTCTTCCACCTCTTCTGGCGAATCAAGACTTCCGGATTCATAGGCAGGAACTTCTTGGTCAGAAAACTCATAGCCTTCTGGAACCATCTTTAGTGGTTCCATCTCTAAAATATCTTGAGTCATTCCAACTTCAGCCAAAGTTTTGGCCTCTTCTCCAGAATAGCTTCTTTCGACTGGATACTCTAACTCAGGATTCCAGACAGTTACAGTCCAGTTGTCGCCAGAATCTTTTTCTGCCTTTCCAATATGATTATTAAGTTTATACTCACTCATCGCTTCTTCGTCGCCAAATGGAGCATCGGCGCCATTGAGAAACCAGTTGACCACAGAGCCACCTTCACTCTCCTCTTTAAGAGCGCCGCCTAGTCTTGCCATATCCTTTATAAATCTTTCGCCCTCTTCTTCGGCAACCTTTCTTATTATAGAGTCCAGGGCATTAGCCTGTTTCTGCAGACCTCTTGAGTCTAATGCATTAGCTAAATGAATTAATTCTTTGATCATCTCGATTTCCTTTTACTAGTTTCGTCTATGACATAGAATATAAATTAATTAGCATATTCAAGATAATATAATCAGCGACTACTTAACCATCAAAGAATACCGGCTTCCCGCCTCTTAGCCCCACGTTCAATCCGTGCAAATCTCCTCGTTCCGCTTTTAGGTTAGCTATAATAGCTTCGGCCCATTCCTCTTCCCATCCTTGCTTGAGCCCAAGCACCGTCTCAAAAGCTCCAAGAGATTCTTCTCCGTAAGATTCGCTCCACTCTATATCTTTCTCCATAGACCATTTGATTTCTTCTAAAACATCGGGATCTTCAGGGTCTTCCTCATCGGCTCTTGCGAGAGCTACGGCCTTATCATAAGTCTTGACCATATCCCATACTATATGGGTAGTCATATAAGTAACAAATTTAGTCAAAAAAGAATCATAAGGATCTTTTTCGTAAGAATTCCACAGAGGAATAGGCACATCTTCTATTGGAATTTTATTTATTTTATGATCACCATCATCTTTGTTCATTAAATGGGGATTATGTTCAACATAATCTTCGGCGATTGTCTGAGGCGTATTCACTCTTTCCATAATTACCCAAGCTAACTGGGGGTAACGCCTGTTATGCTCAGATGGAGATTTAATATTATAGAACTGGGCAGGAACCTTTAATTTGCCAAGACCATAAACCATTGGCATAGATGAATGCCCCTCACCCCTCCATAAGCCATCTTGGATAGCTTTATATTTTTCAAAATCGTTTAAAGAAGCGCCAGCATCAAATATCTTTAAGACCCGCTTCCCCCATCTTCCTTCGATTTCCCAGGCAGTTCCAACTTTTCCAGAGCCCAAGTACCTCTTTGGCGACCACTCATTAAACTTGTCGCTGTTTAATCTTATAAATTCGTTGAACGCGGCCTCTCCGACTCTCGCCTTTATCTCTTCGGTAATCCCATAGTTAAGCCATCCATAATCTTGTGAACCGCCCTCTTCGGAGGCCAAGGAAGACAGTTTTCTAATTCTACTTGCTTCTTTACGAAACCCAATAGATTCAAGAGCCTTTGCCAATGTTGTAAGTTGTTTGTCCATTTGTTTTTCGCAACGATTTTTTTTTACCCCCTCCGGGGAGTCTAAACATTATGTTTTAGGAAAGCTCGGGCTACTCGAATGAATCACCATTCCCTCTCATGAGGTAATGCGACAATTAGTAAGTGGGATGGTCAATGTCTGGAGCGCCCGATGGAACAATCATCTCCTTTTCGAAAGTCTCCTGAGGACCATCGTCATATCCTTCTTTATGCTGCCTAATTTTGGCTTTAAGACTTTCTTTCCTCGCTGTCTTGGCCGCCTCTTTCGCTCTATTGATTTGTTTAAAAAGATTTTCTATAGCTTCGCCTAATTTCTCTTGCTCTTTATCTTCAAGTGTCCCTATAACAAAATCGTAAGTTAGTTCAGTATCAACTCCTTCCGGTCCATTCTTAATCTTTTCCATGAAGCGTTTGACCTCATCCCATATGATGCCTTGCTCGCCGGGTTCTTCAGAGAACCATAGAGGCCCGCCCAGCGTCTTCGCCCAAGGTTTCATAAGCGCATCACCCCATACCTCCTTAAGTTCTCCTAACACCCGACTGATGTTCCGAATATAGTTATCTTTTGAATCACGGAAATGCTGAAGAGGAATTTTGGGGTCTATAGACTCAAGACTCTCGGGCGAAAGCCTCGGCTCTACCTCTGGCACATAATCTAAATCCCATGGGTTTTCTAGATCTAAGTCTGATGAAAGCTTCCTTATAACCTTATCTAGATAGTCGGCTTCTTTTCTTAAGCCCTTTGAGTCTAAATCATTTGCTAACTTTATTAAATCTTTAAGCATTTTATTCTCTAGTAAGTTTGTCTAGTTTGTATTCAGGCGCGAAAATTTTTTAATCTGCCTGCCTTGTCTGCAGTTTCTTTATCCTAAGGATTGCCGTTTACGTCTGCGGAATGGCTTTTTCTCTAGCAGTTCCGGGCTATCCGCTAGGTTATCTCTGATAGCTTTGACCGTAGTGGGAAACCACTTTTCCATTCTGTTTAATGCTCTTTCCGGATTCATTGTATGCTCGGCCCAACTTATTGCGGCCTTCTTTGTGACTTCCGCGAACTCTTCTCTTTCATGCAGACCTAAGTCAAAGTATTCCCTTTTATAGCCCGGGTATTCAGCAAGTTTTGTTGCAAATTCCTGGGCTAAGTCCGGATAATCTTTATCGAGTCTTCGGGAAAAAAAGAATCCCGGCTTTATTTTGTGTACAGCTTTCTCGCCCAAATCTGGGTAGCTTTTGTGCAATCTATATATAAAGAAAGCTGCAGGGTCGAATTCTAATATTTCTTTAGCCTCATCCCTATTGGCATCCGATGGATGCCAAGACTCATCCCCTTTAAAATCTCGCGTTTCATCTATAAAATCAAAAAAATCATAATCGTCTGTTGGCCAAGAAGCCGCAGACTTCTGAATTATTGAGTCCAAAGCATCGGCTTCTTTCTGCAAGCCTCTCTGGTCTAAAGCATTAGCTAGCCTTACTAATTCTTTTAGCATTTTTAAATTCTCCTAAGGTAATAAAAGTTCATCATAATAAATGATATAACTTATTTTTAAAAATTAATAGAGACTTTGATCTTGCGCAAGCCGGTTTGGTTAAGATCAAGGAATAATTATAAAAACTTAGTTAACAGAGTTAACAGAGTAAACAATAACATGACCTCGGGCTTCGCCCAGCGGTCCCTTATAACCCCATTTATCTTCAGAGCCTTTGGTTTTAATTAGCTTCATAAACTGGTCTTTAAAGTTAGATATTAGTTTGAGCAAATCATCTCTTCTAGATTCTTCTAGATGATATTTCTCGTCCTCAAAAGTTATCGTTTCCGGAATTTCTGCCTTTAACTCTCCCGCTAATGCTGCCGAGATTACATCGTTAACTTCATCGCTTGGATCACCGCCGTAGTCGCCACTGAAAACATTTTGAGGAAAGAACTTTCGGGTCATCTCGTTGATATCATCATAATCATAATGCTCCCCATCTTCATCATCGCTTAAGGCAATAGCCAAAGAATCGCCGTCTTCAGATTTATATAATCTAGATGCTTCGAATAAGAAGCCCCATATAGAATGATAAAGATCCATTACCTCATATCCTTCGCCACGAAGGCCAAGCTCTGCATCTATATGTCCAATGTCGTGAGCAAAAAACTCGGGGTCCAAAAGTATTCTTGGATCTGGAGACTCATCTTCATCGAAGATTAAATAAATAACCTCTTCTTCTCTTAAGCCCTTTTTCGCTAAGATTTCCGATATTGCTTTCCATAGATTTGGATAATGCTCTTTAAGAGTATGTCTGTCTCCAAGCTTATTTTTGGCCTTATATGAAAAAGCAGAAAAAGCATTTATCTTTTCTAAAAGAGAAGCGGAATCAGATTCATAGTCCAGTCCAAAGATATTGGATAAAGCCCATATATCATCTTCTTCTAATAATGAAAAAGACATTGGAATAAGTATAACAGAGTTTCCGAGAGCGGATAAAGAACCGTACCATCTCCGCGTCGGATAAGCGGAAACATAAGGAGGTTCTACTCTGGGCTCTTCATCTTTCCATTCGGGTTCCTCATCTTCATCTTCTTCGTTATATCTTATGGATGTTTCCCCGGGAGATATTACAGCCTCTATCGGCACAGCTAATTTAATTAGCCTCTCAACCTCTTGGGCTCCAGCCTTAAGGTTAAGAGATAATAGAGTCTTTTTTAAATTGATTAACTTGTTAAACACCTTATCCCCTTGTACTAAGTATTGGGTTAATAGCCCAGTTGCTCAATGGCCTCAAACCCATGATCGGAAAGAAAGACTATAATCTTATCTAAGTAATCTGCTTCTGCTCTTAAGCCATTTTCACCTAAGGCATTGGCTAAACTAATTAAGTCTTTTAACATTTTTAGCTTCCCTTTATCCTAATAAGTTATTGTTCATTATGCCCAAACCCACATAACATCAAATAAAACTTAATTAGTATATCCTCACCGACCGGGGGGACCAGGCGGTTTGGCTCTTATCTTTTCCGGACAAAGACCTCGGCAAATCAAAAATCAAAAAGCCCTGGGCCCCATTATCTCAGAGGCTTTTTTGGTCCCGGCTTTCTTTCCTCGGTTTCCGGCGTGCAGGCCCCATGGCCGCCCCTATCGCGCGTCCGCACGCGCGTGCGCTTATAGGCTTATATGAAAAATCCAAAAAAAATATATAGAAAATTTTTTGGGTCAGGCTCTTTCCGGATTAGTGGGTCCGGAAAAACTTATATGGAATTTGGGGAAAATTGGGAAAAGCGAAAAACTGCGCTGCGTGGCTTTCCCCAATTTCCCTAAAAACCCCAAGAATTATTCCAGAATTATATAGCCCTCTGATCCTCAGAAAAAAAGGCCTTCTAATTCTCAAAAAAAAGGCCCTCTTTGCCCCAAAAAAAAGACCCCTTCGCTCCTGGGAGAAAAGGGGTCCTTAATAAATTAGAAAAAGTTGTCTTAGTCTTCTACGTCTAAGGTCTTCCAATCCTTCATTGAAATAACTTTTGCTTCTTCCCTAGTGGGGGGAGAGCTTTTTGTCTTATCTGCCTCTAACTCTTCTTGGAGGAATCTATAAAGCATAGACTCCATTGAAGTTTCCTCTAAGGGATGATTGCTGTATGTTCTTATAGAGTTATAGAGGGGGTCCATCTTTAGAAGATGGTAATCTTTTAAGTCTGAACAAAGATCTAAACCGGGCGGATTGAAAAAAGGATTGCTGGGAATAATGGAAAGATCATTTTGATCTGGGTTTGGAAGGCTATTGATAGAGAAGGTTAGGTGAGCGGTATCTTTGTCGGACTTTCCATTAAGCTTTTGAGAAATCCATTCGTGAGTTAGAGCCGGGTGGGTCGGCTCATTTAAAAACAAAAAATCCGAAGCGACTTCTAGAGTCACTCCGGATAAAATGCGATGGTCTGTTTTTAGAGAATAAAGAGAATAGAGGTTGGGTGCTACCTTGTGAAGATAGAATAACCTTTGGCTCGTTTGGTCTGACATAACTTGGGCTCCTTTTCTTTTGGTTAAATAATACCAGATAAGTCTTTATCGGATTATCTTTAGTTTGTTTGAATTTCTTCCATTAGAATGGTCAGTTAAGTGCTATTACTGTTGCATCTAACGGGGGCCTCGCCCTCCCCTAACCCGGCGGGGATAAGATGCAAGAAAAAAAGAAGGATGGTTTAGATCCTTCTTTAATGGGGGGTTGGTTCTTTTGTAAATAAATTGCCCTGGGGGTTGGGATTATTTCTAGAAGGGTGCTTCCGGTAAAGGCTCGGACATTAGAGCTTCATTCGCCTTTGATATTAGGACCTCTGGTTTAAGCTCGAAGGGGGGAAGCTCTTCTCTAAAGAGTTTGTTTGCAATATCTATAAGAGCCTGCACATATTCTTCGACTATTTCTTTTTCTAAATAATAACCAAAGCTTCCTTCTTTTGAATCTTCTAGCTGGCTAGCTACATCTTCTATTGTCCCTCCAGAATCAACCATATGCTTTGCCAGATTAAATATCCCGCTCTCTAGCTCCTCATATAGTTTCGCATATAGACGATGATCTCCAGCCGATTCTCTTGCTCTTTCATCTTCGAGGATGGCAGGATCATTTTCTGCGCCCCTCTCTACCCTGGCTATAAGGTTCTCTGCGGCATCTATTATCGGATCGGCATTTGTTATTTCATCATTATAATCCTCATCCGGCTGAAGTGTAATTGCAACTTTATCTAAAGTATCGGCTTCTTTATGAAGTCCAATAGAGTCTAGATGGTTAGCTAAACGAATTAGATCTTTAATCATTTTTGTTTTCTCCTACAGACAGCTAACGGGGGGCTGAATGATTTCCTTTGTAAATAGTTTGCCTTCGGCCAAGTTAGCCTGAAGGAGACTCCTTGAATCTCATGATATTATAAATTATTAGCAGAAGGCTGAGTAATAAGTTCGTAAAAAAAGTTAAAGAAGTTTTTGATGGCTAAGTAAACATTTTGCCCCGGGGTGCCCGGTCTGCGGGAATTATAATAAAAATTATTTTTATTATAATTCCTTTGATTCCTTGGGCGGAGTAATGAGCTGTCAGATCCTTCTCTAATGAAAATAAAAAATTTCTTGCCCTATATCCTAGCTCGGTTATGGGGTGGTGTGGGATGGTCCCGCCCCCCTAAAAAGGAAAGAAAATATGTCTACCGCAATCTTTGGTTCCGATAACACTGAGTCTCCCATTCAGGTTGTTCGCTCCACTATGTCTGTTTCTCTCGATGATTCGGGTCAGCCTGTTGTTTCTTTTGCTACGAATCGTGGCAAGGGGACTGGCGCTCAAGTTATTCCTGTTTCCCAATTTGCTGAAGCTGTTGAATGCCTTCAGAGCTTCGTGGAGGCCGGCTTTGAGTCTGAGGCTACCGAACCCTCTGTGACCGATACAATCCGCTCTACGATTGGCTGTGAGGGCGGAGTGGTTTCATTCCGGGTGCGTAGTGGCAAGGGAGCTAAGCCCGCTCGAATTCCGCTGGATGCTTTTGAGGAAGTTATTTCTCTTCTTGCTTCTACGGTTGAGGCAGTTCAATCGGCTGGAGCTTCTGTTGCTCCGGAGGAGTCTGACGAAGACTGATATAAGTCGGGGTAACAAAAGAAAACCCCTCTCAGTAATCTGCTGAGAGGGGAACCTTTATTTAGAAATGTAAATATTTTGCCCGGATTATCGCCTTACAGACTTTGCCAATCCATTAAACTCGCCGGATAGAAGAGAAGCAATCTTGGAGATTCTCTTTTCTTTTCTTGAAGCTTCGGCGAAAAGAGCATCGTCTGAAGCATTGCTCTTTTCGGCTTTGCGGATAGCTTTTTCAACAATTCTCTTTAGCTTAGCAGTAGAGATTCCTCTCCATATATCAAGGCGCTCCTTGCCTAGAAGGGCTGCAATTTGTTTAACGTTTTTATTATCCTCGGGGATCCTGAGAGCATCGCCATACTGAGCCTCGACTGCCTCTAGGAGTGGTCTAAGCTTTGATGCAAGATAAGGATCATCAACCTCAGGAGTTGATGCCTCTTCCTCATCCGACCTTGTCATGGGTATCTCGTCGACATTCCCTGGGTGCTCTTTCATGGGGGTCGTAATGCCGGCCGCCGGAAGAACTCTATCTTCCAGATTTGCAGTAAGCCCTGACTTAAGCTTTATATATCTATTGGTCTCATTTATATTCGTTCTTGGCAGCTTATAAGCAGTATAAGATGCATTTCCCTCATCCATTACATAGCCATAAGTCTTATCACCAGGTATTAGGAACATTCCCTTTGGAGGTGTAGCAATCTCAAGAGTGGGCATTTCTACAAATCGGTTCTCCATATTCAGTCCGCCGGGGTAGCCAACGTCCTGAGCAAGCTTTCTTATAATTCTATCTAACTCATCAGCTTCTTTCCGGAAGCCCTTTGAATCCAAGGAGTTGGATACTTTAATTAAATCTTTTAGCATTTTATTCTCCCTAAAAGTGGTTATTCAAAATAGCCTTAAATTATTAGCAGAAATGAATGTAAATATTTTGCCCGTCGGGGGGCTCTCTCAAATAATGAGATTCATCGTCATTATTTATGCTTGCCGCAGGAACATGAATCGCAACTGGCTTCGGCAACCTCGCGTGGAGTGCGAACGCCACCCTGAAGCAACTTAAAGTTCTTTCTCTCCTCAACGTGCCCGCTGGTATAATCCTTATGCTTTTCGTATAGATAACCAAAAACATGAAGAAGAAAACTTGTAGATAAAGCTAATGAGAAACCAACAACTAGTATATATCCTATGACCTGATCCATAATTACCTCTACCCCGAATGGTTTTATTATTAGAATTAGGCCACCGCATCTAAATTAAACAGAAAACTCTGCTTTTGTTCTTCGGTTAAGTAATCAAAGACCAACTCTGGTTGAGCAAAGCTTTGTTCATTCTCTATTTTATATTGCAGAATCCAGTCTAGGTTTTCTAAGATTACTTCGTGGATTAAGATTTCTTTATCTACTACTAAAGCAGCAGCATAAGCAGCAGCATAAGCAGCATTAGCAGCAGAAGCAGCAGAAGCAGCAGCATAAGCAGCAGCATCAGCAGCATAAGCAGCATAAGCAGCAGCATCATAAGCAGCATTAGCAGCATCAGCAGCATCAGCAGCAGAAGCAGAAGCAGCAGAAGCAGCAGAAGCAGCACGAGCATCATTAGCAGCAGCAGCAGAGGGATTCTTTAGCCACTCCTTAGCTGCTTCGATTGCCCTTCTCGGCCTCATATCCTCAGGATATTCTTTTTCCCAAACCGGGAAGGCTTTCTCTGCAAAGCCAATTGCAAGAAAAACAGAGAGAGGCTTATCTGGATTTAAGGAATCTAAGGTTAGCATAATCAGCCCACGGCAAATAAAAGCTCAATATCGCACTCGGAAGCCCAAATCTTTTTGTCTGGATCCAATAACTTTAGCTCATAGCTAGATTCGGCAGAGTCGCCAGGATTATGCTCTCTTATTATAATACCAATCTGTCCCGTTGGCTTATACTTAATTGTATCGCCATCGGATAAGAATAAAGTTTCTTTTAAAAGATTGGTCATAAAGCAACCTATCAATAGAATGATCTGAACGGCAAGAATCGAACTTGCGTGCTCCGCTTCCCAAAAGCGGCGAATCATCCCCTGTTCTACGTCCAGAAAGCTTTGTTAATAATCAACGCCAGTAAGGGTTCCGCGAAAGGAACGCTTGGTTCCAGTTTCCATCCCCTCTTCCTTTAGATCATTGCTGCGCTTAAGCTCGTCGGCAATTCTTTCTAGCAACCTTAGGAATTCTGGAACGTCTCGCTCAAATAGAGTGAGCCCCATTCTAGTCTGAAAAAAGTCAAGACCCATTTAAGCCTCCAATCATTTAAACAAAGAAAATCATTGTTAAAACAAATAAAATAATTAGCACCAAACTTCGAATGGCCTTCCAATCTTCCTTGGTCATTGTTAGTCCGGCAATTAAAGATTCCCAATAAGTGGGAGGTTCTTCACTCAAAACTTCTCCTAGAGGCATCCAACAATTCGGTACATAACCTCATAAATAGCCGGGGTATCAGATTCCTCAACCCACTTCTTTGCTTTATTAAGCGCTTCCTTCAAACTTAGATCTTTTCCGGTAACCCAGTGCGGGCCGGCTTCGGCTCGGTTCTTCGAGTCCCAAATATCGACAACATACATTTTGTTCCTCTCTGAGTAAGCCCGCTAAATAGATGGCTGCCCCTCTCGGACTCGAACCGAGGACACGCGGATTACTTACCACTACAGTTTTCACTGCCAATTAAATTGTTTGTGGTCTGGACTATCCCATCACCTACAGCTTTATCTGTTTAGGTGCCAACCGTCTAGTTTTCTAAAATTGGTTTGAACTTATATTCCATTCCAGACATACAATAAGGTTCTAGAATAGGTATCAACTTACGAGCATTTTGCGTTCCACAGCGAACGGAAAATCTTCCTTTCATTTTCTTGATCGTCATTTTAACTTCATATCTTTCATAAAAGAAGTCACAAATTGTTTGCGCTTCTTCTACTGTAGGACAGCAAGTTGAAATAACAAGCTCAAATGCGTGAGGTATTCCATTTCTTTTTTTAGTATAAAGACTTCCATCGTCCATATACCAAATAGCAATTGCTTCATCTGTTAGTCTTCTCAACACTTTAATGTTAAGAGTTTTTTGATTATTTTTATATAACCACTTTCTAACAAATTTCAAATATGGATGAGTAACGCTAAACCGAATACAATCATATCCGCCATATGTTTTTATGCGGGTATTAATGTTTCGCTCCAAACATTCTCCAAGCAATTTTGCTTTTTCTTCACAAAAATCTTTTTGCTTTATACTATGCCCAATTTGAAGCTCTGGTCTATCTTTACGGACAGACCCATCACCGATAGACATAGCTAACAAAAGACTTTTTGCTCGTTTAGTTGTCATTGTTCCTTCCTTCATTCTAGATGAGGTTTTAATTATTTAGAAAATAGTCTCTACACCTTCCTCTTTTGAGGCTTGGCTCGGGATTGCCATTTTAAAGGGTTCCCCGAATTTGATTGGTTTTCTTTAAGAGTTTCTCCTTAAAGCTGCCATTTTCGCGACAGTCCGCTGCTCTAACCAAAGCTGAGCTAAGGGGCATCAAGATTAATGCAAAAACATTATACGCAAAAAAATAGGAATGACTATCATATTTTTGGGTTGGCACACTTTACCCGGTGTGCCAGCGGGGTGCGGTCCCAAGATCAATAACCGCTCTCCAGATTTCACGCCAGCTATAGCTGGAACCGATTGTTTCACCATAAGAGGTACTGGATTTAAGCGAGGCAGTAACGTCTATTGTTATTCGGGCGCACGAAGTCCCTACTTCCCTCTAGTTTCCAACATCATTAGCGCGACCCGCTCACGGGTGTCTTACAGAGAGTGGCTTATGAGAAAGCCACTCTCTGTAGTCCGGACCCTATGTTGGTGGTGAGCATACGCTTTTCTATAATCTAAAAGGCGACCATTTGTATGGCATTTTTCAGGCTGGATAGAGCCTTCCCAGGCTCACCTTACTTTTCCATTTTATAGTCTTAAATATTATAGCCTCAACCTATCTTTTTCACAGCGAGGATTCGAACCTTGCAGAAGGTAATTAATCTCCAGCCAGTTTGCTAATAGAGATAGGTACGCTTGAGTGAGGGGAGTGGGCCCACCAGGGCTTGAACCTGGAACCTACAGATTAAGAGTCCGGTGCTCTGCCAATTGAGCTATAGGCCCGAAGGATACGGAATGAAAAATTGTTTTATCTGACGCCCCGCTCCCTACCTACCTATAACCGGACTGGGATATGGTGCAACTTTTTTAAAAGAACTATGAAATCTTCTGAATCTGGTCCGGAGAAACTTCGGTATCCACGGGGCGATCGAAAAGATTTGTTGTAACAACAAGCTTTTCTCCAGAGCTAGAAAGTCTCTTTACATGGCCCTCTAGCCCAGTTCCAATGACGCGGACATAATCTCCTTCGGAGAAAAGAGAAGTGGGAACAGCCGGCTTGCTGCTATCTGGAATCCCAACGTCCTTTAGAAGTCGCGCAACTTCAGCCTGAGACATTGGAGGAGGGTTCCTTCGGTTTCCAACAAACCCAACAACGCCTCTCGTCGAAGAAACAACATGCCTTGCCTCGCTGTTGAGGTCAGCATTAACAAAGATATATCCGGGATATAGATTTACGGTAGTTTCCTTGTTCTTCGATGTTTTAATGACCTTATTAACCACAAGAATATCATCAAAGAGATTATCCAAACCCTTTAGTCCAGCCGCAACAGAAATGGCGGACTTTACTTTATTCTCGGTTCCGGAAAGAACTCGAACAGCATACCAAGCTTTATTATCAACGGCGGTCATTTTAACTCCTTTTGAAAAATCCGGCGGTGGATGGGTGCAATTAACCCTATAGCCACCCGGGAGGACTTGGCATCTTTTTATAGAGAAACTTGAGAGTATCGCTCTCCCTCAATTGTTTGAAGCATAATCCCTTCGGGAGTAAAGTTCTCTCCAGAAAGAAGAGACTTCATAATTGCCGGGGAGAAGCCAGAGACGAGAGCGGTTCCATCTTCGCGGAAGAGAACCGGAACATTGCCTCCTCGCGCATTGAGGTTCCAGAAAACAATCTTTGGAAACTCATAGCCCGAACGAGCCCATAGCTCCCGAGCTTGCTCCATGGCAGTCTTGTTTACACTCACGCCCACATCGAATTCCATATCCGAAAGAATGAGCACAACATTTGGCATGTCATAATGCGCTGCGCGTACACGCTGAGCATGGCTCAAGATAGCATCAAAAGTGCGGTAAAGATCTGTATTCATGCCCCAATCGGCAGACGATACCGAATTTACACGGTCCGTTAGGTTATCGCCATACACATATTGCATTGCCGGATTCTCAGAGAATGTAACAAAGCAATCCTTGAAAGGACCTTCGTTACGCTCAGCAATGTAAAGACCAAGAGCAACAGAGACTTGAATGGGCTTTAGGGAAGAGGATTCGGCGTAGCTGCCATACATTGACCCAGAAGTATCTACAACAGGCAGAATCCGGTAAGGATTATTCTCCATCCAGTTCGGCATAGCAGCCCACTGAGCTTCCGAAACAGCGGGGATCTGACGCTTTTCATATTGGGAAATATACTTTCCGATAATCTCATGCGGGTAAATGGCTCCAGCATTAACCTTTTCGGTTCCGCTTGCAAGTCCCTTTAGATATTCGGCCCAGCGCTCTTCGGAGTGGCGACCAAAGGCATTCTTATAAATAGACATAGCCTGCGAAGGCACATGCCCATAGTTAATGGAATCCCATTCACCCGCGCACATCTGCGACTCAACAACCTTAGTCGTAGAGCTAAGGAGCTTTCGGTATTCCCTTGGACATAGCCTCATATGCTTACGAATCTTGCGTGCGAGAGCGCGCTTAGACGAGCGTTCACGCGGGCACCACTTCGCGGCCAGGGCGTTACCGGAGTAAAGCGCATCAGCAATGAGAAAGAGAGCCTGCTCCTCACATGGAGCCTTCTCGGCCTCTGGATTGATGAAGCAAAGCAAATCATCCCATCGGCCATACTCGGGAATAAGCCGCATAAGGCCGTTCATTAGTTCGGTATGATTCTGGGCGAGATGCCGGCAGACAACCCGGAAAGTGCGGCGCTCACCGGAGCCCTGGCGAATATCACGCGCCCAGAAAAGAACCTTTAGAGCTTGAGCTTGATTGTACGCGAAGGCACGCTCAAACGCCTGGATGATAGCCTCTTCCGACCACGCGCGCATAGCGCCGATCTGAAAAAACAAATCAACAACGGGATTGTTGGAAGAAAGGTTTGTTGCCCCACCGTTGAGAGTGGTGGAGGCATTCATCATAGACTGGACAATCGGATTCATCTTCTTACTCCTGGATGCATTTACTTAATTAATGGTAAGTATAGATTGCTGTTAGCATCCTATGAAAGAAAAAACAGGGTAGGGTTTAGGCACCATTTATTAGCCAGTATGCCTTCCCGACTGGATTGGCACACACGAATGCGCGCCCCTCTTAAGATATGAGGTTGCTGAAACTACCCTTGGTAAGCTGGGTGCATTTTGTTGTGCTTCAAATAATAAGTTGCTGTTAGCACCCAAGATGGTAGGGAGACTGGGATTTGAACCCAGAACCGTTCGGGTATGAGCCGAATGCTCTGACCAGATTGAGCTATCTCCCCATAAAAATTAAATTACTCCAATAATCTGAAGTGCGCGAGTAGCAATCGTTCGAAAGATTAGCCATCCCATAATAAAGACAACAATCCAAACTGATGCCGCTAAAAAATGTCCCAATGGATCATGGAGGAAATCAACTAATGCTTCCTTAAGCGGTTCAAGACTTTTCTTCATCGAATCCCCCTCGCCCATCCAGCTTAACCAGCGGACCCGAAAAGTCCACCAAATTTTTTTGATTATTTTTGGAGGTAGGCTCTGTTGAGGTTTCCCTCCGAATCAAACCAATAAACTTTATTTACGCCCTTTCTTCGCAGAAGAGACATACAACCCTTGCAGGGCCTAGAAGAAGTTAGCCATTCCTTTTTAAGAGTAATTCTTACTGAAAGCAAAGAGGATCCGTAAATCTGATCTGCCCGCAAACCCTTTAGGCAGTCTCTCTCTGCATGAATAGAAAATTGCTTTGTATTCGCCCTTGGCATTACAACCGGAAAGTTATAGCCTGTCTGAAGAATCTTATTATCCTTCCAAAGAACCGCTCCATGCCGATATTGCATTGGAGACTTGCGGGCCTGACAGATAGCAAGCTCAACAATGTTATTGCTTACCTTCATTCGCTCGACCCTCCCCGCACCTACCTATAACCCGCCTGGGATATGATGCAATAAAATTTAAAAGGTGGTACCGGGAGCCGGGGGATTTTGCTTACCACTACAGCTTTCGCTGCTACCCCTACTAATACTTTCGTATCCGGTATAGGCTTTGATGGTCTGGACTTTCTCTTTACCTTATGCGTCCAAGCACGTAGGCAGCAACCATTAAGTCTCCAAACTTCAAAAGGAGTATCAAATGAAGAATCGAAAATTTACCGAAGAAGAGTTTAAGAAAGCCGTAGCAAACTCTCACTCTATTCGCCAAACCCTAATCTGCCTGGGATTAAACTCTAAAGGCGGTGGAGCCTATCGAGCATTTCACAGTGCAGTTAAAGACTGGAATGTGGACACTTCTCACTTCAAAGGACAGGGCTGGAACAAAGGCAACAAGTATACTCCCAAGAGAGAGCTTTCTGAATACCTATCCAACAAGCATCCTATTAACTCCCATCGCTTGCGTCTGCGCTTGCTTAAGGAAGGATACTTTGAGGCTAAATGTTCTGTCTGCAACCTTGATAAGTGGAACGGCAAGCCTATCCCGCTTGAACTCGATCACATTGACGGACATCATTTAAACAACTCTTTGACGAATCTTAGAATTGTTTGCCCCAACTGTCACGCCCAATCTCCTAACCATGCTGGAAAGAATAAGGGCGCTTACTCTTAACTTTAGCTCGGGATTGCCATCAGCTTTAATGGTAGGGCTGGTGGGACTCGAACCCACACGAGCTATGCTCAAAGGATTTTAAATCCTCATCGTCTACCATTCCGACACAGCCCCGTATTCCATCATCCCGGCTTAACCGCTTTCCTCCCTGCACTTACCTATAACCCGCCTGGGATATGGTGCAACTTTTTTTAACAAGGCGTTTCGAACTAAGTAAATGATTTGCCCCGGCGGGGCGGGAGGACTAATCGTTTGTCCGACCGAGCCAGCAGCAATAATCCCGAAAAGAATTAAAGCCCCAAGCCTCCCATTCATTTTTCGAATAAATCTGATACATTCTATCCGAATCAGGATTAGGGTCAGCCTTTTTTTGAGCTTCTCCGCATAGTTGAGCGCCCTCTTCTTTCCCAAGAACAAAGGCCATCGTCTTTCTCAGGGCCGGAGAGATTTGGGGTTCCGGCTTAGGTCTTGCAGACTCCCATCCAGCAATCAGGCCTTTATAAAAGGCTCTTGTTTCATCGCTGATGTTCTGAGAGTCAAGGGCATGCTTTGCGATAAGAATCTTTTTTGGAAGCCTTTGAGACATATCAGTAACCCTCCCACTCTTCAATCGAGATAGTCTTTCCAGAGGGCGGCTGATTAGGATCCCAAGTAGGCTTTAGAACAAAAAGGAATCCATTCAAATAAGGCTTAACGCCAAATGGAAGCCCGCAATTATTGCAGCTATGATTTCTATCAACGAGGCTTACGCTTACCTCGGTTGAACAAAGAGGGCAATCGCCCGTTGCTTTATTTCCGCTTCTTGTTGCAATAGTTGCGCGCATTTTACCCTCCTAATTGGCAGCCCAGCCGCCAACAACCCAACCGATTTCTTTTGATGGAGAAGGCTTTTGAGCTTCCTCCAAAAGAGCCTTGGCTCTCTCAACCCTCTTGTCTAGCCTCTCCAATTTGTTATTTACAGTTTTGCTCAAAAGAGATTCAGAGCAAAGAGGGCATTGTGGCAACCTGCCATAAGAGGTATAATGATTTCCTGTAGAATAGACTGATTGGCTTCCTCGCGACATAAATCTCGCATTGTTCAGCAGCTTTCTGTTCAGCTTTGAGCCGCAACAACTACACCCAACGAGCTGCGAACTTCTTTGCGAGAAAGCATCAATTTCTGCATTTACAAAATCAACCTTCTTCTTTTCCTCTTCCCTCAGCTTTGCCTTAGCATTATCAATTCGCCTTTGCTTTGCAGCAGAGTTTTCTTTCGGAAGGTAAAAAGAGCAAGCGTATGGGCTACCCCACTTCCGGTGATTGTCCATTACCCAATGATAAGCCTCGGCTTCAGAGCCAAAGGCTTTATCATAGAATTGAATGGCTCCGCCCATAGTCGTGGCATTTCCAGCATAAGCGCCAGAACCAGAGTCATAGGCATCTTCTTCGCAAAGCCGTGCCCACGCGCTTTTGACCTTATCTTTTTCGTAAAAACGATAAGTAACTGTATAATCATGCGCGCCCATAGAAACCCTCGTCAGACTGGATGGCCAACAATTTCTTCTTCCTCTTCTTCTCTGGAGTTCTCAACAGAGAAGTTGAGGGAGTTATCTTCAATCAATTCCTTTAGATACCAATAAACAACGTCGCGAAGTTCCTCGGGATCTTTATAGTTTTCGATAAACTCAAGCCGAATGGTTACCTCGGTCATCGTTACCTCCGTCACTCAACATCAGCTTATGACAAACAAGATAGGTGGCAAAAAAAGAGGCCATCATAGTGGTTGTCCAGCCGACGCCCATAAAGGCTTTGGAAAAAGACTCCATAGCAACTGGATAGTCAACTATGATTAAAAGAAAGGCCGCGAAGACCAGGGCGTTAATTAAACCGGCAAAGACTACAACGAAATCCTTTTTTGTAAAAGTAAATGGCATTGATTTCTCTCCAATAATCTATTAAAAGATCATTAGCAGAAAAGCCAGAGAGATGCAAAGGTAAGCAGCATCTCTTCGAGAGATTGCAGAATCAAGCCGCTGGGCTTTTCTAGAATAATGATAAAGAATGTAAATACCCCAGAGAAGACCAAGAATTTCGGTTAGACTCATAGCGCATCTCCATGATTAAAAAGGGAAAGGGGAGGTTGAGGGTCAGAACGGTCAGGCGAAAGCAGCATTGCACAGCCCGTGCTACCTTCTCTTCTTACATGTACTATTGCGTGTGCAGGCTCAACATTGTAATGTTTGTTACGAGCTTCTGACCCCTCAACCGACTCTGTTATCCGTCGATAACAGCCCCAAGTGTTAAAGTTTATTGTAAAATGGCACGCCCGGCAGGACTCGAACCTGCAAATCGTTGGAGTAGAAATCCAATGCCTTAATCCAATTTGGCCACGGGCGCTTAAAGTTTATTCGATGAGCGGTATTTGAGCTAACCGCTTCACCTTTTTCTATAAAATCATCTTAACCACGCAGAGGTGGTCCGTCCACAGATACCTATAACTTATTTTAATTGCTATTAAAAGACCAACCCCGGTCCCCCAGGTTGCCCCCATTATAAGGGAGGGGGCGGACCCTGGCAACCTTTTTGGCTGCTCACGCTTACCTATAACCCGGATCGGATAAGGTGCAACTTTTTTTAAGATCGAAAGTTATGGGGAACCCAATCTACTTCACGATTTAGCAAAAGATCCGTAAGAATAGCCTCATGAGCTTCCCAGCGTGCGGGTCCTGCGATTAGCTCATGCTCTTGAGTGTGCATGCGTCCAAGTGCGATTTGCCGGCCCCGCCGCTTTACAAATTGATCTTCTGGCCGGCAGAAAGCGGCCCCGTAAGTCAGCGAGTTATCCTCTCCGCGCTGATAAGCTACCGTTACATTATAACGGGGAGTGCGATGGTAAAAGTAACAAATATGACGATTGTTTTGGTTGCTCATTTTTATACCTCGTGTGTGCGTGTTCTTTTATGCTTCAGCGGGAACGAATGCTTCCGCCAGACTAGAGTAATAAAACTCTTGCCCCAGAACGGTTGCTCGAATATCATAATCTCCAAGAGATTCATTCCAAGAAACTTCAACAAGCCCTTTCTTATACATGTTCAGGAGAGCCATGTTTTGATTTGCAAACTCGGGCTCTTCCCTTGCTTTCTTTAGGATAAATTCTTCAAAGTTATCTTTATTCATCGTATTCTTCCTCATCGGTCCATTCGATTTGATTTTCTTCAAAAAAGACTACATCACCTTCGGCATATTCCGCTTCGCCTTCAAATGCCATGCCTTCTTCTCTCCATGTCACATGGAAGGTAAGCTGCGGCCATTCTGCGGCAATATGCTCATAAAGAGCGATAGGTGGAGACCAAGCTGTATCAAAATCATAAAAGGCTTCGTTATCAGTAGCTTGACAATAACCAATGGAGGCTTCCCATTTCGTTCCCCAATTTACAGACTGCCAACCATAGCCGCCCATACCGGGATACTCAACACCTGCAATTTTAGCTGCTTTTAGGGCAACTCCATCATCGAAACCAAGTTTCTGAATTTGCTCAGGAACGGGATGCAGAGCATGAAAAGAAAGTTCAGATACCTCACCAGGCTCCGGCATGCCAGAAACAATGGCGGAGATTCTTACATCATCAAAAGCATCCCAGCTTTCTCCATTAAAACTATTATAAGATGAAGTGGGACCATTAGCCCTTTGAACAAAGGCTTCCAAAATTTCTTTTGGCCCGGTTACCCGCATTGTGTTAGAACACCAGTTAGGCATAACCGCCCTCACAAGGCCCGCGTGCTTTTTCCACACGCGGGCGCACAAATTAGTTTACGCGCTCACGCTCTGTCCGAGAAAAGATAAAGGAAGCTTCCTTCTTTCTTTCTCTTTCAACAATCTCAATGCTTCGCTGATTTCCGCACAGAGCCTTATCCTCATGATAAGCGCGACGAGCCGCCTTTTCCTGGTCCCTCTTAGTTGCTTCTCGAAGCTGAATAACCTCACCTCCGTCCGCAAAAAACTGCTGCAAAGCTGCCTCCAATTCTTCTTCGGTCATTGTCGAGATCATAATTCACCTCTCAAAAGATAGAGATAGAGTTAGAGTTCTTCTTGGCTCGGGATTGACGAGTCTTTCTAGACTTTGGAGCCTCATCGGTCGAATCATCTTCAGTTAGATCAGATTGTGCAGAACGCTGAAGCAAAGCAGGGCTAACACCTTGTTCTATGGCAACTTTCCGCAAATCAGGGAAAACGCAAAGCGGAGCCTTTGTGTTATCTCCGGGATAGAAGCCAGAACAATTACGACGATTACCGCGACTCAAACCATACCAGCTTCCGTTGGAAAAGTAGTAATTATCGCCATTGTATGCTACCGTCACCATGACCTGCCTCCTGCTTCATAGGGCTTTATCCGCCCTGCACCTCCATATAACCGGGCCTGGATATGGTGCAAGAAAAAAAGAAAAGTTTTTAGATCGCTCTGTAAACATTTTGCCCGATGCCCGGCATTCGGGGATCCAAAAATTTCCCCCTTATCCTGGCCCGGTTATAGATCCGGCGAGGGGCACGGACCCTCCGAGCAAGGGGAAGGCTCGAAAAAATAACCCCAACCTCCTGCATCAAGGCCAGAGGGATTCACCACCCTCTGGCCTTCCTTTATTTTATTATGTAAATTTATTGCGCGAGCAGCCATTCAATGCTTGAATCAATAACCCTTTGGTTATAACCCTCTTGGATCCCTACAAGCTTCATCTCTTCATTTATAAGATAAAATGTAGGAAGGGTATTAACCTCCCAACCAAGATCGGGGTGAGGAAAAACCATATCCGAAGAACCCTGCAAGACTGGTTCATCGATACCATATTCATCAGCCCAGGCCTTTGCATCTTCTAAATCTGGATCAATAAAGAATCTATCTTCAAGCAAGACCGTTATATAATGAATTCCATATCTATTTGCAACCATTTGAACATCTGAGGCCGCATTCATACATGGACCGCACCACATTGTGCTAAAGTCAAGAATAAAAGGTTCTCCCCTAAAATCGTAAAGAGAAACTCTTTTATCTCGCTGATCTTTTAGCGTAAAGTTGCAAGGATGATAACCAAGCTTTTGGCTGCATTGGGCGGCCACAAGCAGGGGGTTGGGGCCATCGCTTGAACTGCCGCTTGACGTGCAAGCGATGGATAAAAGGGCAATTAAGAAAAAGATAATCGCCCTCATTGGATCAAGCCTCCTTGCCGAGAGTTAGCTTAACTAAATCTGCAGCCTGAGTCTTTAGCTCTCTTAGACCCTTGCGGGCGCGTCGACCGGCAGCAGCGTTACCAGCAGCATTCTTCTCAACGTCCGCCTCCAAAGAAGCAACAAGAGTCTTAAGCTCTTCCCATTTTTCCTGAACCTGATTCATATTATCTCCTATGAATTTTAATAATCGTTCTTAGTTATTCGAGCGGAATTATCGCTCCCTCAACTATTATACCAAGGACGCTATTTAATTTTTATTTTTCTTGCTTCCTCGGGCCGCTTGTCCTCGGCTATCTTTGAAATCCTGATGGTTAGAATTCCATTAGAACAAGAAGCCGAGATTTTTGTCGAATCCAAATTTTGGCCGAGAGAAAAAGATCTTTGAAAAGAAGATCTTTTTATCTCTCTTCTCACAAACTCGTCATCTCCATGGCCAGCTTGGTTTGATTTTCCTCGGATTGTGAGCAGATCTTCCTTTAACTCTAAATCAATATCATCTCCGGATAATCCGGGAACAGCGGCCTCAATAACCACGGCATCTTTCTTATCCAAGACATTTACTTTCGGATAAGCTCCCTTGGCAAAGAAGTCATCCCCAAATGATTTATTAAATTGCGGAAAAGCATCATTCATTACTTGATTTATAAGCGTGTCAAACGGCGTAATAATTTCTGCTTTGCTCGGCTCAAATAAAGCTCTTTTCTTGTATCTCATTTTTTTCTCCTATTTGATCTTCCGCCCTGTATAGGTGCGGAGTTTATGACGGTCATTTTGACTCGCCAATAGGGTAAATAAGAACGAATAAATAAAAGTCAAGAACTTTTTTTAAAAAAAGTTCTTCGGGCAAAATATTTACAATAAAAAGCAAAAGCCATTACATGCTTCGGAGTGACGGGAGGGTTTGGAATGCCTCCGAAGCATGTAATGGCTCGTTATATTTTTGGTTATCTAAATTACTTTAGATTAGACCAAGCTTCATGTCGGCCCGGAACAATGGCTACAAGCTTTAGGTTGTCATTCAGACTTCCCCTCACCTCTACCAATAGGCGTGCATGGCTGAAAGCCTCGCCCCTATCATGCGAGCTTTCAAATTGAAAAGACTCAAAAAAAGAAGAATTATCTCCGCGAGCAACGATAGCGGTATAAGACATTGTGGCCTCCGGGCAAACTATTTACTTTTTATTGATCCTGGCCGAGGGCCGACTTTACAAGGTCGACAACCTCTTCGCTAAACCCGCCAATATGCCAGTGTGTGATCTGGCTCGCATGAAGGCCAGAGGCACCGCAATAGTTAATGCCATTCTTCCAGTTATAAACAGTAGCTACTTCCCCGCTGGAAAACTTAATAGTCCACTCTGCATCGACTTTATAACCATCTGAACCTTGCGGGTACCCAAAGGCCCTTACTAGTTCGTTATATCCAGCATTTAGATAACCCTGCAAGTGGGTGCCAGTGGGGTTAATCTGCGCGTTATTATGCGTCTTATATTCCATTGTTACCTCCAATCACTGCACATGGTAATCGATGTTTTGCACCCGCTTATCCCAACAGGCGCGGCAGGGACCGCACTTGTTATCTCGGGTGTAAGCGCGGCACTCTTCGCCTTCCTCTGCCTGAACAGTCGAGGTAAGGTAGCCCGCCATAGAAGCCGGAGGAGACTTCCCAATCATCGGGGCAGAGATGCGGATAGTCAGGTTTTCTGGCCAGTCAGAAACCTTTGACATAACCTGCTTTACTAGGCTGCTTTCCTTAGTGGGCATCCAGAAGTTAACCCAAGGCAAGTTACGGGCAACCTGAACCCACAACATAAGGTGGTTTTCATCCTGCAAGTCTCCGGAATCATGAATCCGGAAGTAAGGATCAGACTCATCGGTGTAATGACCGATAAGCAGGGTCATAGCCTCAACCCATTGGGGATGAGAGAGCGCGGCCTCTCGCGCCTTATGAGCGGCCACAACACCAGGGAAGGTATAGTTTCCCTTGAAAGCGTAACACTTAGAGCAAACAGACCCCTCAACCTTGGCAAGCTTGGAGCCAACCTTGCAAGACTTTGGAGAGATAGCAGTAGAGAAACCGGGCATCTTACTGGGCTTTCCGAGTCCAGACTTATGGCCAGTAATCAGCTTTGCTTCCGTCAAGTTCATGGTAACCTCCCTACACTTACCTATAACCGAGCCTGGATATGATGCAATAAAGTTTAAGAGCCGGTTAAAGGCGCCCCAAACGGGGCGCCATAACCTTATTCTTTTGTAATGTTACCCTTAAACTTTACTCCACCCTTTACAGGGATAAGAGGCAGCTTTCCAACAATCTCTTGTTCAAAAAGAGAGATGCACTCATCATAAAGCGCCCTCTCTTCATCGGAAAGAGACTCATAGAGAAGGCTGAAACCATCCTTATCAAGCGTGCCAATCTCTGACCACTTCTCGATAATCTGACGTGGAGAGTGGTTGCGAGTAACGCCAGAGGACACAAGTAGCATGATCATGCTTGCGCTCGTACGTGCGCGGTTAGTGCCCCGCCTGGGAGTGCCTACGCCGCGCGTAACATTCCCCTTTACATGGACAGTAAAGTCCACGGGTTGAGAGGTCTGTTCCGGCAAAGCAGAAACATCATTGCAATCCGAGATACGGATAGCTTGAGCAAGGGCCATAGCTTCAACTGGAGAGAGGTCACTAGGAGTCTTGGACATAACGTCTTATCCCTTCTTTCTATGTTGCGAGGGTTTGGCGTGCTTCGCTACCCTCGCCTACATATAACCGAGCCGGGATATGGTGCAAGAAATTCCTGGCTGCCTTCACAATCTCTTTACAGGGTGGATCAGAACTTTGTGTAAACAGATTGCCCTGAGAATGATGCGGACTAAAGGGCTAACCAGAAAAATTCTTAGGCCCCTGAAATATTACTATTACATAGTATATATAATATAAAAATTCATTTTATTCTATATTACATAGTAATCTAATTGAAAATCATTTTCATTTAGCCTTTGTAAACATTTTGCCCCAAGTTTTGTAAATATTTTGCGCGGGCGCATGTGGTCGACCCTTAGATAAGGGGAAACAAAATGTTTACATAAACTGGCGCGCGGACACAAAAAAGGGGGAGCGCGAAAAGTCGCGCTCCCCCGGTTAATAAAACGTGGCACACTTTACCCGGTGTGCCAGCGGGTGTGCGAGCGTTTACTCGTCGCTGTCATCGGAAGAGGTAAGGCCCTCCCCCGCAGACTGAACGGCCGCAACAGTCGAGCGAAGCAGCTTGACAGTCTCCGCGAAGTCCTCGGAAGGAATCTTCGCGGGCTTCGCGCCCTTACCAGACCGGACACGGAACGAGATAACCCCGTCATCCAGCTTGATAGTGCGGGTCACAGACTCCGCAGCAGTCAGGTTTTCCTCTGGCGTTCCCTCTGGAATGCCATCAGCGACGTAACCCTCCAGAGTAGCCACATAGGCATCAAACTGGTCGACCGGCATGGTCTGGGCGCCCGAACCCTTGCCACGGTTCGTGGCAAAGCTGACAACCGGGGTTCCCCCGTCGTCGAGCGAAACGCTCATGGTCTGGCGGATAACGGTGAGCGGGCTCTCGTTGCTGTCGTTGCTGAAGATGTTAGCCATCGGATACCTCCTACGGTGGATTAACAGGCTGGCGATGAGGGGTCAAGCGTTTTTCGCTTTTTTCTGCCTCCCCCTCCTCACACTACCATATAACCGAACTAGGATAAGAGGTCAATAATTTCGGTAAACAGTTTGCCCCTGGGATTATGTAAATAGTTTGCCCGGAGGCCCCGCCCCAAATTATTTGCCTCTTATCCTAGTCGGGTTATGTAGAGGCGTAGGAGGTAGCCCATGACCCGACGTAGCTTTTTTGCCCGGATGCGGAAGCTTGGCTTTGAGAAGTCTGCTATGCAACTGACCCGTGTTGGAGTCTCATATAAGAGGGGAGACACTATGGTAACTGTCCCCAAGTCTCATGAGGAAACTGTCATGATTCTAGGTGGCGAGTGGAATGGCACTTACACCACGTCTCCTGTGCCATGGGGGAATTATGTAAACCCCGAAGACCTTGGGAAAGAAAATCTCCTAGAGGTTGTCTATGGGATGTTTACAGGGGAGGTTGTGAGGGCGGAATAAAAAGCCTCAAAGGCCTTGTTACTTCGCGAAGTAACAAGGCCGGGGCAAAACATTTACAATGTAAATATTTTGTTTTGTAAATGTTTTGCCCCGGGGCTTTGTAAATAGTTTGCCCCGGCGGGGTAGATGCCAAGATCTTACCCCGGAGGAATTAGTTAATCAGACCAGGAAACAGAAACGGTCCACAGCGTGGCTTGCCGATCCTTTCCAACGTCAACAGCCAATCCAAGATCGGCGAGTTTATTTACCCCTCTAACCGCGACACGATAAGCAACATTAAGTCCCTCTGAAGCTTGACGGCTAGTAAACTCTCCGCGCCCCAATCCCCAGCGAAGCAATTGAAGAGGAACCTCTCCATATGATGGCGGAGATTGACGCGGAGAAGGGCTCCACAAGGGACGCTCATTATCAGCATTACCTTCCATCACTCACCTCTCCTTCTCCTTCCGAGAATATCTTTCTCAATCTCTTTTGATGCGGCTTTAATCCGCTCGATATACTCTTCACACTCTTCTTTTGTAGCACCCTTATATGGCGACCAGAAATCTTCTAGTCGAACCATTCCATACATATTGGTGATACAAACTTCGTAAGCATCACTGTTCCGACTGCGGCGACGAATTCCAAAGGCCATCACTCACCTCCCTCGCCAATAAGATTGGTCCATTCATCGGGAGTAATCCCGGTCATAACAAACTCGCGCCACTCCGGATCAATATCCGGCATAGCATTCTGGATTAGCTCACCGGCCTGCCAACGGGTTACGGCGTCCTCGGTCAAGCCAGGGACAACCAAGGTCCGCTCGACCCCGGAGAGAATTGAAGTAGCCGTCCATTCCATCGATCACCTCCCACACTACCCTATAACCGAACTAGGATAAGAGAGCAATAATTTCGGTAAATAGATTGCCCAGCGGCTGGGTCAGGGTCGGGCGGGTTACAAGTGGCTTCATAACCCGCCTTTCCCTTCGCCTCTAAATAAGCATTAGCCACAACGCTTATTTAGAAACCGAGTGGTTACTGGCCAAATTCCGTCTCTTGACGACCGGGGAGTCGAACCCCGGAGTAACTCTCGCCCATTATGCCGCAATAAAGTAGCTAGCTTTATTGCTAACAATCCCTACCACCAGGAGGTGTAGATAATATCATAGCCTTCGCTCTGATATTGCAAAGCCTTCTGAATAAACTCGTGAGTATTTTCCACCTTTGCCAGACTTGATTCACCCCAAAAGAACCCGGAAGCCTTGCGAAGCTCACGATGCTCTTTTCTCAATCGAAGAATATCATCTTCAAAGAGCTTCAAGTCAACGCAGTTAAACTGCCCCTTTCCACCGCGTTGCTTATAAAGATCAGCCATCCAACCTTCGAGGTTGGCATGCTTCCTCCAGTACATAATCTCGATCCGCTCATCGTCCTTCACAGCAAAAGCGTATTGGTCAAGTCCCATTCCAACCTCCCTGCACCTCTATATAACCCGACTAGGATAAGAGATCAATTTTTTCTGTTAATATTTTGCCCCATAGGGTTGGCTCCAAAAAAATGGGGCGGCCATGAGGAAAACGGGTTATAAAAACCCCAGGGGCAACCGGCGGCTAGCCGCAGCCAAAATAAATAAAGATTAGAAAGGCGAAAAGAAAATGATTAAAAAGACAAAAGAATTTTTTTACAACTTTTTTTGCCCCGCAAATAACCGGGCAGAAGATCAAAGAAAGATAGATTACATCGGGCTCGCAATGGTCGGAATAACTTTTTAAAAAAAATAGTTGACAAAATCAATCTGGTAATTTATTATACACTTAACAAGGGGACTCCCCAAAAAGGCAAAGCAATGATACTCTGCATCTGCAAAGGAATTACAGACAAAGCAGTAGAGGCCTTAATTGACAGGGGAGCAAAGGATCTTCATGAAATAACTCAAGCTTCCGGAGCTGGATCATGTTGTGGGATGTGTGAGTTAGATATTCAAGAAAAGCTAAGGATCCGAAAGAAGATCAGCCCGACTCCGCCCGGAGCTTCAAAAAGAGAAAAAAGCCCGTAAAGCTAACGCGTTCTTCCGCGCGCACACGCCCCCTTCTCGCCCCCCGCGCGAGGGGCATCTAACAAAGCAAGTCAAATAACAAAACAAACCAGTAGAAATCTTTTAACAAAGAGGGCTATAGATTATGTCTGTTAAGGATCTGACCAATCAGAAGGCGGAACTCCAAAAGGTTTTGGATCAAATGTCGGTTCCCCAAATGAGAAAGAATCTAACGAATCCTAATCTTCGCTGGCTTCTAAGAAACCTTCATATTAACAATCCAGAGAATCCTCATCTGGTTACCGCGACTTGGATGATTAAATGGATTTTGAAAAATAATCATTAGCCCCTATTAAGGTAGAGTTAAGTTATTATTTATTTCCCAAATAATAACTTGAGTCTTAATTATTCAGAAAAGATAGAAAACAAAAAGCGCGCCGGGCAAACCATTTACTATGTTATGTAATGGCCTCTTACTGGTTAAGTAAACAATTTGCCCGATGGAATGTAAGTAGTTCTCACATTTAATGTAAATATTTTGCCCGAGGGAATCTCAGATTTAAGTAAACATTTTGCCTGAGCTTATTACTTAGCTAAGTAATAAGGCCAAAGAAAGGCACAACAAAGCCCGGATTAAACCGGGCGTCTCAAAGCAGATTGAACAGCATCTTTAATGCCCACTCTGCTATCTCTTCTTTCGGCCACATAATCCAGAAAGCTAAGGATTATGTAACCAAGGGTTCTAGCGGTTCGAACCATCGTTACCTCCAAGGCATATCTCTTTATTACCAGGCGGCTTAATCCATGAATCATCGTTCATGTGGACGTGCGCGGTCCACCCGTCCGTTAGTCCAGGCACGTCCACATGGGTCGCGTGAGGGTCATAGCCCATATCTCCGCTCTTAATCCAGATAGGATTACTGCGAAACAGCTTTTCTAGCTTCTTATTCTTAATATCCTCTTCAATATCTTCAGAGAGGACGTTAGCCACAAGCGTGTCCGTAAAGTCAAACAGCTGCGTAAGCTTTCCAGGAAGCCCTGTAGGATCGAAGAAGTATTCATCGACAGAGGAAAGGCTAGACCACCACCACATGAGCGCTTCCGCGTCCATGCCCGTTTCCCACAGCCAGTAACGGTAGCCGTATTCTTCTTCTAGAAAGATTGTGATGCCCATTATTCACCTCGCTTAACTTCAGAGCCCCAAGTTCCACGCACGCATGAGAGTGGCACGCCCGACTGAGTATAACCCGAAAGCCTCTTGACGTAAAGGAATTTATTTCCCCTAACCAATACTACCTCCCATTCTCCACCATCATTATACCAATACCAGCCTGGTTTACTTGGAGCATTCATACTTAGCGAGACCCACATGCTTAGATGTTGTTCTGGAAACAAACCCTAGACCATTGGACGTGTGGTCATACACGACCTTCTTTCCGCAGATAGTATCTCCAATCTTAAGACGATAACTCCAAAGAGAAATACCATCGGTGCTAAGGTTTTGTGAACTGCACGCTTCCTCGCGGACCCATGCCTTGATCACGTCTGAGTTTGCCATGATAAACCTCTTGTGCGTGTTGCTTTATCCAATTCTTTAGAAGGAATCAGGCGACCCATTACCAATCGGGGTCGATTGGCTCGTCAACGTCGCCTTGAGAATACCCGGTGAGAATCTCCGGACGGAAACGTGCCATCTTAGCTTCATAACATCTATCGCAAACCCTCGCAAGGGGAATTCCCTGATAATCATTTTCCCACCAAGACGAATCACGGTCGCATTGGTGATATTCCAATTCATCTTCCATAGGAGCCTCCCTTAACCTTGCCGGTGGTAACAGTCAATGCAGAGGGTTCCCCTATCATGGGTCCCCTTAATCCAGAACCAACCTTGACCCGCATGCCCGCACCTATCGCACGTAGCCCTGTAGATAGCCACGTAAATTTCCGTCCATTCCATTCCAACCTCCTTACGCTACCATATAACCGAACTAGGATAAGAGATCAATTTTCTATGTAAATGATTTGCCCTGCTGGCTCAGAGATAAGTAAATATTTTGTTTGAGCCAAAGCCACCGGGCAATCTATTTACAGGGTAAACATTTTGTTTTGCAAACATTTTGCCCGGAGGCTCTGTAAATAGATTGCCCCGGAGGGGCGGGTCACCCCGTGAACCAGCATGATGCATCGGACTTGGCTTCTTCAAAGCCAGCCTTCATCGGGATGTCCTCGCCGCTCCATGCCTCGCGGTAAAACCAATTACCAGCAGACGTGCGAACCATGGTGCCTCCGAAGCCTTCCATGTTTGGCCCGACGAGCCAATTTCCCGAAGGCTCGTAGTCAGGATAGCACCTCTCTTCGCGACAATACACAAAGGAGGCATCGTACCCTGCTTCCTCAGCGTTTTCCACAAGAAGCCTGTGGACAACCAAAACCTCTTCCGGCGCACCAACCAAGTTGCTCATCTCAACCTCCTTACGCTACCCTATAACCCAACTAGGATAAGAGAGCAATTTTCTGAGTAAACAGTTTGCCTGCGTGTGCGCACCAATTAAGTAAACGTTTTGCCCGGGGATATTACCTGATAAGTAATATCCCCTTGCTTTCCGGATACCAACACACAAGCCCGGGCAAAATATTTACAAAGAAGCTCAGGCAAAATGTTTACAGAAAACAAAGAAAGGAAGTTCGGCTTTCGCCGACCTTCCATTAGCTCACCAATTGAATTTCAGAAAACGATCATCCACGTCCGCGTCTCTGTCGAATATGACAGCGATGCAGCCCTCATTTACAGCATGCTTCCAAATTCCAAGCATCCAATCGGGAACCGTTCGACGGGCCTCCCTATCTCCAAGGTCACCAGAGATAAAGACAATCCATCCGAATTCATGCTCAACCACGCGCACCCGTCCCCAATTTGGAGTTGGGCCCGGAACATGAGCGTTAGAAAGGTCCAGCACGTTTGCAAGCACGCGCACCTCCCCGGGCAATTTATTTACATTTCAGGCATACGCCCCAAGGGGCGGCACGCTTTAGCCCGCGTGCCATGGGCCTTCGCTCTAGAGATCCTTCGCTGCTTTCTCCACAGCCTTGACGGTTCCCTGGAGAAGCTTTACCACGTCGGCAAGTTCATCGCTGGAAACCTTGGCAGGCTTAGCTCCCTTTCCGGAGCGAACCCGGAAGGAAATAACCCCATCGGACAGAGCTGCCGTGCGACGAATCGACTCGGAGGTAGAGATTTCCTCCTCCACTTCAGGCAGACCGTTGGAAGAAATTTCCGCCAAGGCTGCAACGCAATCGGCGAATTCAGCGACGGGGATAACCTGGGCACCGCTGCCCTTCCCCTTGTTCGTTGCAAAAGAGACGTAAGCCTCTCCGTCGTCGTCGCGGTACACGCGCATGGTGCCCTTGATGTTCTGGACGGCGCTCTCGGTGGTCTCGGTGGTGAAGATGTTAGCCATTGTTGTTTACCTCCTGCGAGGGTTCGTCCCTCACGCTACCATATAACCCGACTAGGATAAGAGATCAATTTTCTATGTAAACAGTTTGCCCGGGGACCAAGGCGATTGTGTAAACAGTTTGCCCCGGGAGAGAAATGGATTAGGTAACTATTTTGCCCGAACGATGGGAAGGCAATGTAAATAGATTGCCCAGAGGGTTGGGTCTAATTATGTAAATAGATTGCCCGAATGAAGCCACAATATCCATCAGCCATCCAGGCAATCTATTTACACGCTTGTGTAAATAATTTACCCCCCGACTCACTCCTCCTCAAAGCGGTCGGGAAAAGCCTTGTCAAATTGCTCCGGATGATGCGCGGCCGCATGGTTAAACAGCATCTGAAAGGCTGCATCCGGGCCGCGAGTCTTTCCAGACTTTAGCTTGCGGAACTTGAGTGCTTTCCAGCCGCAGAACGCGCACCGGATGTGGGTGGAATGCTTTTCCATCGCTACCTCCTACAAGACTGATAACCGATTCAGAGAAAAAGCGCAATAAAAAATGGGGAAAGCCCGGGCAAACAATTTACAGAGCGGTGAGAGGCCGGGGGGAGTCACCCTCTCCCCCCGACCCAGGTTTCTCACGCTTCCCCGGATATCCAGCCGTCGGCCGTCATCATCATTCCTTCTAGCTCCATATCCAGCTTTGCGGCTTCTTGCCACATATCTTCAGAAATTTCCATGCCATTCTTTTGGAAGAAGGCCAGGCAAACCTTAGCTGTGAGCCAAGCATCAACCTGCTCTGCAATCATCGCCAGAGCAATCAACCTTTGCCAATCCATCGGAACCTCCCTACACTACCCTATAACCCAACTAGGATAAGAGATCAATTTTCTATGTAAATAGATTGCCCGAAGGAAGGCAAAGAGAATGTAAATGATTTGCCTGCGTGTGAGTGACTCTGTGTAAATACTTTGCCTACAAATTTACCCTCTTTTTACACACTTACGTAAACATTTTGCCCCGGCCGCAGGCCGGATCGGGGCACGACCCCGGGCAAATCATTTACATTTCCGGCAAACAAAATATTTACATTCACACGAGCGCGAAAGGCCCCGGGAATTCCCGGGGCCGGGCAGATCAGGTCAGGTAGCGGAGCACCTTGCCAGCTTCCCCCGCTGCCTTGCGGATGATGGAAGGGTCGTCGCTCAGAGCCTTTCGCCAGCTGGCGAGGTAGGCAGCATGCTGGTCGTCAAGACCCTCACGCTGCACACCCGCATGCTTGCACAGGAAGCTCGCGGAAATTTCCGCCACAAGCTCCTCGTATGCGTACTCGGCCGAACCAAAGCCCGTCATGTTGACGATGCCAGGACGGGCGAGCCGCGTCTTATGGCCGGTCCAGTGTGCATGCTCGTGCAAGCTCGTGGCCCAGTAGGCCGCTTCATCGTGAAAGGAAGCCATCTCGGGAAGCTGAATACGGTCCTCCTTCGGGGAGTAGAACGCACGCCCACCGCCGTGGCGGACATCCGCGCCAGCCTTCTCCACAATCTTGCGAGCTTCCTCGCACGTAACTTCCCAATCGGACCCGGCCTCGGGCAACGGGGTTTCGCCTTGCAAATTGTTGAAAACCTCAGACTCGCCAAAGCCGATGCACCGCTTGTCGGTGTATCGCTTGAATTGGGCTCCACAACCGGAGCACTTCTTCGCGAATCCCGCGATCTTGTTGCACTTGACGCACACAAACCGGGGAAAGAAGATTTTCGTCCCAATGGTGTCCCGGGGAATGACATTCCCCTTGGTTCGCCACTGGCTACGGCCAGCGAACCGGCTGTCGCCGAATTGCGATGCTGCAATCAGCAGCACGAGCCCGTTGTAGTTTCCGCCATACTGGCGGCCCGTAACCGGGTTCGAGGGGAACCCAGCCGAACGGTCCCACCCGGGGACCCACTTGACGCCACGGGCTTCCGCGTCATCGATGCTCGCGATGATGCCCTCCGCGATACGGGCGTCGGTTTCTTCAATCAGGGTCGATGCCTTAGCCATGATACTTCTCCTTCGTGGCACTACTACATAACCGGACTAGGATAAGAGATCAATTTTCTATGTAAACATTTTGTTCGAAGCCCTGTGCAACTTGTGTAAATAGTTTGCCCGAAGCCTTGACACGCCTTTGTAAATAGTTTGCCCGACACCCGAATAAGGATTTGTAAATAATTTGCCCGGATGATATTTCTCCTAGCCTTCCCGGTTCATCGTGTTAATCCTCCTTAGGAGGTAGCCATGTCGCGCTCAAACAAGCAACGTCGGAAGGCTCGGAAGGCTCGCGCCCGTCGGAGGGCAATGGAAAACGGTAAACAAATTGCCCCGGCTCGACGGAACCTCGAAGTGCTCGGGATGATTCTCGGGAACTCTGGACGGGCCGGATCCCACGGGGATGCTCGAAAGGAGCAAAGCCGGAAGGCTTGTCGGGGCACCGTCAAGGGAGACTGAGCCCCGGGGCAAACTATTTGCAAAACAAAATGTTTACTCTGTAAATAGTTTGCCCGGCCGGGCCGGTGGCTACCAGCCCTCACACTCATAGGCCTCGGCCTGGCCTGCATGGTAGGCCTCCACCGCAGCCGTGTAGGCTGCGCCATCGAGGGCATCGATCCACCGCGCACGGCGATCGTCGGGGTCGAGGTCCCGGCCGCACCGAAATGCGATTTGGAGGACCTGGTCCTCGCTGGCGCCGGGAGTGGGCTGGTAAGTGGTGCGGATGCGTGCCATGGTGTCCTCCTGGGTTCACACTGCCTCATAACCCGACTAGGATAAGGGATCAATAATCTCTGTAAATAGATTGCCCGAACACCATACAGATTACGGTAAATGGTTTGCCCGGCCGGAGGCCGGCTCTAGCCAAAGACCCGGGCAAACCATTTACACACTTAAGTAAATAATTTGCCCGGCCGGAGGCCTCAGCCTCCCCGAAGATTCGAGAGAGCGGCCGCAAAAGGATTATGGGTCAGAGCTGGGCCATCGCAGAAAGCCCGCTGGGCTTCCGCGAGATGAGACTTGCGCACTAGGATCCGAAGATCCTCATAGTGAAACTCCATTTTCTGCTCGAAGTCACACCAACCGCTGTGGTCGATGAGCTTGCCTCCGATAACCTCCCACTTAGAGAGATCCTCGATGCCAGCGTCCGCGAGGCGCTTCGCGCTGATCTCGCCATGGACGCCGCCCCACTCGACGAAATCCAAATCCATTTTCTCCGCCACCGCGAATGGCAGGCCCGCGAGGGCATCCGCCGGAAGGTGGTGAAAGAGTTCGAAGGATTCAAAAGTGTGAACCGACATAGTGTCCTCCTTACTCTACTTACATAACAGAGCTGACCAAAAGGGGCAACAGATTTCTCTGTAAATATTTTTCTTTTCAAAGGAGCGCATTTATGTAAATAGATTGCCCGGCTGGAAGCCGGGGCCCGGGACAGAGTCCCGGGGCAAATCATTTACAATTCTGGGAAACCCCCCGCTAGCCATGGAAGCGGGGAGCGTGGTACCAGCGTACTGCCGGGAAGCCGAGCTGCCGGAGCTGGGCGAGGTAGCGGCGAGCAGAGTCAAGCTTCTGCGAGAGGGCAGAATATTTCTCCCATTCGGGGCTGTAGACTTCGGGCACCGGAAGCTCCTTCCAGCGGGCCGTGCCGATGTCATGAATGACCTCGATGGTAGCAGCGGTGAGCTGCTCCTCAATCCATACTAGATGCTTCTCTGCCATAGCCAGCGCCGCTGACACGTCAACCCCGTCCCAAAGATGGAGTTGATGAAGGTGCGCGATGTCTGCCCGCGCCCGGTCGGCCTGAGAAACAAGGTCGGCGTAATCAGTCATGGAAACCTCCTTACTTCATTATCATAACAAGGTGAGCTGTGAGAGTCAATGAATTTCTCTGTAAATATTTTGCTTTTCAAGGCAGAGCACTTATGTAAATAGATTGCCCGAATATCACAACGCTGCCTCGGGCAAAATAGTTACATAAGTATGTAAACAGATTGCCCCGCGAGGGGCCTCCAGACGGAGCGCCGGCCTACCGGGGAGCGTAGGCCACCTCCACCACCACCTGGATGGCGTCCGCGAGCATCTCGTACACGGCGCTCTGGTGATCATACTCGATCACCGTCGGATCAACCATATTGCCGCTGCGAGCGGCCTCCAGCGTGCGCTGGAGCTGTGCATCGCGCATCTCGTTCAGGCGCGAGAGGATTTCACTGATTCGCGCGCGGTAGAGTTGTCCGTCGTCAGCGTAGGGCATTGCCTTCTCCTTTTCACACTATCCTATAACCCGACTAGGATAAGAGATCAATAATCTGAGTAAATAGATTGCCTGGGCTCCCAAGGAATGCTCGGGCAAACTGTTTACATACTTATGTAAATAGATTGCCCCGGAGGGGCGACCCTCAGTCAATGAAGGTCCAGTTCATCCCCTCCGGAGTCTGGATCGACTCAAATCCATCATACTCGGAAATCAGGTACTGATTCCCAGGAATCTCCACGACCCGGAGATCGGAGTAGCGTTCTCCGGCCCTCTCGCCCAGCAGCTCCACCACCCGAACCAGGATCGGGTGGTGCCTCGGGATGTCGCCCACCCAGATCGCATCCCAATCCGTGACCGGCAGGTGCCGGTCAATCTGGATCTGATTGAACAGCCGCTTCGCGTCCTCGGACAGATTGAAGCCGCCGTAGCAGCTATTAACCACAACCTTGTTTCCCATGGTAACCTCCTTACACTACCCTATAACCCGACTAGGATAAGAGAGCAATTATTGCTCACATGCTTTTGTAACCATTTTGCCCGAGACCCTGTATAACTTGTGTAACCATTTTGCCCGAAGCATAACATGCTTATGTAAATAGATTGCCCGGCGGGAGGCCAGCTCCAGTCAAAGACCCGGGCAAAATGTTTACACACTTATGTAAATGGATTGCCCCCGGAGGGGCGGCTCCTACTCTCCCCTCTCCCAAGGGGGCCGGGGGTCGGCGGCTCGCCAATCGGTCTCCCAATTGGCCCGCATACGGGCGATAACGTGCTCGGGAACACCATGGGTGTTCCGGTCGGCCAACTCCTCATCGGTGTAGCCCGAATCGAACACGTCGATAACAACAATGCGGGCTCCCGCAGCCTTCGCAATCTCCACGTAGGGCGCAAACTCCCAGCCCTGCGTGAAAGTATTCGCAACGACCGCCACAGGCGGCAGCCGAGACAAGTCTTCGCGAACCTGGTTTTGACACCAGGTGTGAGCCCTGGCTATCATCGGCATCCCCTCGATGCGGCTCATGCCGTGGAACTCCACGCGCCCATCGGAGTGGTACGTGTAGAGCCCGGGAAACTTGTCAGCTTCCCGCACGGGCGCGCCGAATTCCTCGGCGATGGTGCTCTTGCCCGCGCCCGGGAGTCCCCTGACGATAATCAGGGTGGGCTGGGTTTCTCGGGTGTTCAGCATGGCAACCTCCTTACACTTCTATATAACCCGACTAGGATAAGAGATCAATAATCTCTGTAAATGGTTTGCCCGCACGCGTGTAACTCTATGTAACTATTTTGCCCGAAGCATCACATGCTTATGTAAATAGATTGCCCAGCCGCCCACCGGAGGCCGTCACGGGGGCTGGATGCCCCGGGCAAAATGTTTACAATTCCAGAGCGAACAATGCCCCCGGGTAGCTCTTGCTACCCGGGGGGGGCCGTCAGGGCTGGCTAAGGCTCACGAATGAGCGAGCTAGCTCCACTGCGCAGGCCAGCACCACCTCGCGCGGGGTCCCCCGGGGGAACTCTTCGCGAGCGAGGTTGTTTTCCTCGTCCGCGTCCACGCGCGAAGCGCTAAGGATAATTTCCCAATCGAGGTCCTCGGCAGGGTCGACGCCCGGCTCGAAGATGGACACGCGCGGCCCATCGGCATCGAGCGCGGACACGAGTCCGTCTACCTCGACCCATCCGCTTGGGAAAGTTTCGAATTCCCACACCCAGCCTGCAGGCGGGTGTGGAAGGGTGTGGGGGGCTTCAGGCTGCATTGCTTGCTCCTTCTTACACTACCATATAACCCGACTAGGATAAGAGATCAATTTTTGCTCACATGCTTGTGTAAACAGATTGCCCCAACGAAAGAAAGGGAGCCCTAACCGCATACGCACAAGCGTCAAGCTTTCTTGACCCTTTCTTGACACTTGCTTATGTAAACAGTTTGCCCGGCGACCGTAGGGAGCGAGCACACACGCCCCCATGGGGGGGCAAAATGTTTACAAAAAAAAGCCCACCGACCCCCGGGGGGATCGATGGGCGTATGGGCGTGAGGACGCCCGGGGGCTAGAGGTAGTAGCCCCCTTCGCACTTCTTAGTCTTCCTCTTGCTCTGGATGGACACATGCCCGCGCAGCTTGTTAGCGAGCTTGTTCTTCTGCACTCGGCAGAAGCGGACGTACTCGCCCTCGGGGGCGTCGAGGAGCTGCCGAAGGAGGGCTGCCTCTTCCGGCTGAAGCGTGCAGACGTGGCGCCCGGCCACGCGCACCTGGTGGTTGGTGAACAACCGGACTCCGGCTTTTTGGGCGACAGCGTGCCGGTCCTTCCTGGACCAGCCCACCGGCTGGTCGCTCGCCCATGCGTCCAGGCCGGCGGCGTCCAGCCACCCGGTGAGGGGCCGGAGGTGCGCCAGGTTCACCTTTAGAACGCGGTATCCCGCGCTGGTGATCCCGAAATACACGGTATCACCGTGCCCCCGCTCACGACGGACTCGAATATCCGCGCACGCACGGATTGCAGGACCCAGGTCAAACACCTTGACCTGCACCCCTTCGGCGGGGCGGATAGCCCCCTCCGTACCGGCCGGAACGGAGCCCGGCGCGACGTAGCCCCGAGCGAAGGCAATGGGGATGCGCGCTCCACGGCGCGCCGCCGAGATAACACCCTCCACGGGCTTCCCCGTGGTAACGTGGACCGTACCCGGCATGGCGTCCGGGTTCGCACTGCCCTTGATAGACAGCAGGAGACCGCTAGGGGATGCAGCATCCCAGACCTGCATACCACGCCCGCAATTGAAGGGCTCGGCGAGCAGGGTGTAATTGTACTTGCCTTCCCCCCGTTCGGAGGACGCCTCGATAGCGACGGCCCAACGGGCCGCCCAACCGGTGGCCCACGATTGGGCCAGGGGGGAACCCCCTGCTGCCCACCCGCGAGCCGCGAGGGTCGCGACCAGGGTGTTCTCGACGATACGCTTGGATGCAACGGCCATGGGAACCTCCAGAGCGGGGCGGGTGAAGCGTTGCCCCCTCGCCAACTATATAACCGGACTAGGATATGAGATCAATTTCTTATGTGACAGTCGTGTGACAAATGTGTGACAGCCCGTCACATAACTTTGACATACTTTTGACATTTGCTTTACAACCTTTTGACAAACACTTTACAAACACTTGACAACCTTTTGACACTTGACATTCTCTTGACATTTGCTTGACAAACATTTGACCAAATTTTTACAATTATATGACATATTCCCACTTGACACCGCGCGCCAGCGCGGTACCTCCGTCACCCCCATTTTCTGCACCAAAAAAGATTTGCAGTTTTTTTAAGCTTTGCAGTTTTCTGCATTAAATAAAGCTATGCAGTTTTTTTAAGCTTTGCAGTATATCCCAAATAAAGCTTTGCAGTTTTTTTAAATCCATTAAAGCTTTGCAGCCTACCCTAATAAGATTCTGCACTATAAACAGACTAAGGTTTTGCATTATGGCTAACCCATAAGAAATAAAACATTTCTTTAGCTTAAAGGGAAATCTATGGGTATATGGTTAGATCTTTAATATAAAAGCTCCGTCTTATTTGGTTAGGTAAGACTTATGCTTAATAAGAAATAACTTTGGTGCGAGAGAGGATTTCTATTTCTTATAGTATTGGGGAATCTTTAGATCTTAACCTTTCTTATTACACCGGGGAATTTATTATTTCTTATCAAAAAATTAAACCCGGGATAATTTAATTTGGATTGCTTTTGGGGGTTAGCCCTTGGGCGTCATGGCCCAAAGAAGCGCGGCCACGGAAAGGGCTCTTTTTTCTTTCTTTAATTCATTTGGGTCGGGGATGGTTTGGGGCAGGGCATCAATTTCTTCTTCGGTTAAAAAAAGAATGGCGGGGAGGGTTTGGTTTTCCAAAAGGATATCCCATTGGGTTGGGGTTAAAAAAAGAATGGGATAAAGAGGCTTGCTTGGATCTTTGGCTTCTTTGGCTTCTTTGGCCCTGGCCGCCCAATCTTTTAAAGAAATTAAATCTCCCAACTCTTATTTCCCTTTTGGGGCCGGGAAAGCTTTGCTTGCCCAATATTTTTTGGATTCTTCCAGGGCGGCTTGGTAATCATCTTCGGATCGGGTATCCATGCCATAGGATTTGTTTCTTTCCATTGCCTGGGGGTTCATTGGCTCGTTTTCTATATCGGAAGCGATTATGGTAACGACGGTTACGAGGGTCTTGAAGGCATTTTCCCTTTCATCATAATGCAGGTCATTCATTGTTATTACTGCTTGGGCAATTTTGGCCTGGGGCTTTTCCCTGTTCTTTACATACCTTGTGGTTATTAGGGGTAATCTGGGATTATCAAGCTGATGTTGCTCTACCTCATAAACATCCGGATCATTTGGATCAACCGTTACCAAGCCCGAGCGAAAATTATCGGGCGGTAAGGGCACGATAAAAGTATCTTTCCTTTGACCCGAAGGAACCCTTCTGTGAAGGTTTTTTCGAATTAGATCTTCCAACTCTTCCTTGGTTCCATTGAATTGAGAATGGGTTGCTCCTTCTCCTATGTGCCTTTTGTCAAAGTTCTCAATAAAGCTAATTATGATTTCTTGCTTCTCTTCTTTGGCTTGCTTTATCAGGCGCTTAACCAAACTTGCTTCCGCCTCGAAGCCATTCAGTTTTAAGTAGCTTGAAATATAAGATAACCTATTCATCATATCAGACTCCTTCAAAATTCCCTTTGCATTCCTCGCCATTTTATTAGTATAAAAATCGAGGGTTGTCTTGCCCCTTTTTCCCACTTATTCACACGGGGCTACCACTTTATCCCACTTTATAAATTTTGTATAAAACCATATAAAATAAAAAAGATTGATAATCAAGGGTTTTTAAGGATATAAGGATCATCTATCTAAGAATAAGTTAAGAAAGCTTTAAAATAATGATGAAAATCATTAAGAAAAAGGATACTAATTTAAAGGCTAGGACAAACCTAGTTGGATTGCCCCTTTTGCTTATAAGTTATATATTTAATTTTGGCTTTTAAATATCAAAAAAGCAAGGGCTATCAATAAGGCCCTTGCTTATAAAATGATTAAATAAAGTCTTATAAAATTTTTTCTAATTTAGCCAATCCAAGCTGCCGGATCCTGGTAATTCCATTATGGGATTATGCTGGGACCATTCGCCTCCGCCCTGGACCTCGAAACCAAGGCTCTCTAATAATTTGGCCATATTTGGATTTACAACCCAAGCTTCAATAGCCCATTCTGCCTTGTTCTCATTCACAATGCTCTCAGTAAGAAATCTTCCAATTCCTTTGTTCTGAGCTTCTGGTGAGACGGCAACAGAGAATCTTAACTTTGGCTCTCCGTCGTAGATTTCTTTAGATAAAACAGAAGCCCCCATGACCTTTTTATCTGGGCTTATGCACGCTTCATAGAATCCTTCGTTTCTAGATATTCTTATTCCAACAGCCTCGAATAGGTTTTCTATATCATCTAGAATCTTGTAATAATCTAAGCCCTCTTCCTCCAAGGCTTCGCCTTCAGAGTCTTCCTCTACATTGTAGATTTTGCATTGCCCTTCAAATTCCCCGGCAACTTTAAAGATAGCCTTATAGGGGGATCTCTTATTTTCTGGACCTAATTTGCTTGCCAGCTTTAGAAGGTGATCCAGTCGATCTAATCTAGATTTTGATGTGATCGGATCTTCATCTTCTGACGCTATTTTTAAAAAATATGATAGCTTATTGAGCCTATTTCTCATAATCTTTATGCTCCAGTATCTTCGGGGAGATCTTCGTCAAATTCTATTTCTTCAAGCATATCCAGAATTTCATCTTCTGCAGCCTGCTTTGCAGCATTGGCTTTTTGCTTCTTTTTTGCAGCACTGGAGCAGGCTGGAATAAAAAAGGCTGAGGAAATTAGGCATAAAAATGTAAATTTAATGATGATATTCATTATTAAATAACTCCAAAAATAATCAAATGTGATCGATCCAGGCAAAAAATCTTCTAGACTCAAGGTAGCCCTCTGTCTCCTGGTGATCGTAAGCTTCTCTTTCAAACGGAATGGCGTAATAAGCTTCTTCTTCGCTCATTCCCTTCGCCATATTAAAAAAGTAGTAAAGCCCATACAGCAAAGGGAAGAGAACAAATCCAAGCTCCCGCCACTGGTGATAATGAATAGTTTCGTGCCGGCGCGTTAAGTCACTTATTTCACCCCGACAAAATACAAAAAAGCCAATTGAAATAGCCCAAGTATCAATAGAATTAAAATAAGAAGCTATAACTGGAATCTTGCTATTTTCTACGAATATTGGAAACATAGCCTTCTCTCAGGTTAGGCTAAAATATTAATAGCTTAAATGCTTTGTTAGACTACCTGATTCTAGATAATCTTCCCCATTCTATATAAGCAAGATTTATAGCTTCTCTTATCTCCTCTCTATCAAGCCCTTCTTCTTTAAGATCCGATAAGAGTTTTTTCTTTAAGTCATTCCAACATGCGCTGCGCTTTTCTTTTTCATAAAACTCTAATTTGAACTTTATTACAGACTTCACTATACCTGATCTTTTTGAGCTTAACAATAAAAATCTTTTTTTCATAACTGCACAAACATTTTAAAAAGTAAAATGCTTACAGTCAATTTGGCTGTAGCAAACTAAACTATCTGTAGATTGTGTAGTTATTAATATAACTATTTAATTAGATCGCTATATTGCCTCAGGAGGACATCTTTAGAAAAATTGTTTATGCAAAACTGATAAGCTCCATTTGAAAGGCGACTGTGCAAAATTGAATTTTCCATTATTTCAGCTATAGCTTCTGCATAATCCTCTATAGTCTTGTTTGTTATTATTCCGGTTTCATAATTTATTCCATGCAGATAAACTTTTGGGTGAGTAACCGACGGAACTCCGCTTGCCCAACTTTCCATAAGAGTTTGAGATTTTGTCTCAGAAATAGAGGTGCTTATGTATAGTTTTGCCAGCTTTGCTTCATCAATATGTTTCTTATAGTTATATGGTTTGGGATGTCCCATTATATTAAAATTATATTTTGTTAATTTTTCTTTTAATTTCAATGCAAAATTAACATCTTTAACCTGTCTCTTATACACATCTGACGCTGCCGACGACTCCTTACGTG